TTAGGGCTCCCCCGTCCAGACCTTATCTCCAGACTCAGTATGTTCGATTGAGGCAAGCCAGTTACCATTCTCATCACTGAGATACGTATACCAGTTCTTACCGCAACAACCACCACCGTTGAGAATATCACACGAGTAGCGGCCGTCTTCACCGATCAACTGAATGCTTTCGATTCGGCCTGTGTCCTGGTCTAAGGTAACTTTCGCACCCTTAACAATAGCATTGCCAAGGAAACAATCGTTAATCTTACTACCAGGTCGAGCATAGCGATACAGCCAGTTCAAGAGTTCACGGTCACGGTCAGCATCACTCCAGCGTCTGTTATAACGCAGGTGAGCCTTACGGGCACGCTTAAGACTCTTAATCTTCTTGTATGGCCTATAGCGGCTTAGCCAGTCGGAATCTCCTAGCCAGCCTCTAATTTGCTCTTGTTTAGTCTCACGACTACGGATGTACTTAATTTCCATCCAGGGTTTTGGTCTCATAGTAATACCTTCTAAGTATTGATTGCGGGATTCAGCAGCCGCGATAATACGTAGAGGTTACCTACGAGAGTAGATAGGGTGTCCCCCATCCAGTACCTGCCAGCCTGTCTTCTGTGAAAGAACACGCTTGTAGGCGGTCTTGCACAAACACAGATTGACGGGTATCGGCTCACCCCTCTGGGCGTGCTGTACTCTCTTAGCAAAAGTACGTGCAGCTTCAAGGTTCTGCCTGATATTCCCTTTGTGTTTAAGGGAATCTTCTAAGAGCCTTAGAACGATATCTATGTCTCTCATGAAGTCTGTACCACCTGATAGTAGCCAAGACCGGAGTCCCAGCCACAATATGTGATGTTCATCTGTTCGGTCAGGTCATACCCAAGAGCCTTCAGAGCCTTAGGAAGACTGCCAGTAGCAATCAGATGATGGAACTCACCAGTCTTAATCTTAACGACCCTTGTAGGGCCTTCAGCAGTGACAGTGGCGTTTACCATACATACACCAAGTGGTTATCAATGTGAGTGTTCATCTGGTCTGCTATGAACAGTACCAGACAAGGGTCACAGGGAGCTAGCTCGACAAACAAGTCAGGCCTAGCTCTCTTTACATCGTTGTTAGATTTGAACAGGCCCAGGTCTACCAAAGCCTTAGGCAAGAACAGAGACATACCTTCTTCACGAACGATGTCATGCTCTTGGACGGTTGAGAAAGGAGGCTTAGCGTATCCCCAAACCCAGTCACCTGTCCAGATCTTTATGTTCTTAGGACCTGTAGCGGTGAAGTGCTTGATGAACTTCTTACCGGTTAGCCCTTGGGTTTGGGCTATCAGTTCTTCTTTCGTCATACTCATAGCCTTTCTAAAATGGCCGAGGATCGGTCTGGGGGATATAACATAGTCGTCCCACAACTAAAGAAATATCTTTCTTATTAATAATAAGCGACCGCCCCGACGGTTATAATCCTTACGGATTGAGTGCTCAAGGCCGGACTCGAACCGGCACGCCCGAAGGCACTAGTTCCTAAAACTAGCGTGTCTGCCATTCCACCACTTGAGCGTGGTTGGGGAGAACTTAATCTCCCCGATGTTGTTAGCTCTTGGCCAGAACCTCGACCAGAACCTTGTAAGGAGCCTTGTTAGGGTCATCCACAGTCTCGTCGTTCAGGTAGTTTTCGAGAGCCTTCTCCAACTTCTGGAGCTTCTCGATGTTCTCCTTCTTGGTCTTGAGGGTGGCCGGCGTGAAGAACTCTTCCTTGATCTCTTCGCCATTGACGACCTTGATCTTGGTCTCGTCGGGCTTGACCTTGTTGATCTCCGACTTCAGACTCTTGACCTTGTCCATGGCCTTAGCCAGGGTCTCAGTTCGAGCCTGGACTTCCTTCTCCGCTTGTCCATCCACGTAACGCTGCCGTACGGTAGGCGTCGAATTTGCGATTAGCTCGGAGATCTGGGCATTGACCGCAGAGGCAGTCTGACGAGTAGTAGTCATACCGTTTCCTTTCAGTGAACCTTATCAAGTTGTGGTGGTCTACATAGGAGTCTACAGCGGAGCATGAATTCGTAGGTTTGTATCCATATCTCCAGATGTCTCTCTCCATTCTATGGAGCCTGATCTTACTAAGAGTGTATCTGACTCGCTCTATTGTCCTCGGACAAGTGTCAGGATTACTCTCTAGTAATTCAAGGTACTTCATGAGAACGTCAGGTAGTCTGTCATTAACAGCCTGATCGATCTCCTGTTGAAGTCGGTCGATGATGTCAGTCATGATCATCCTTCTCTGATGGGTGTAGTGCTCAAGGAGGGAGTCGAACCCACACGGAACTTAATCCACTGGAACCTAAATCCAGCGCGTCTTGGCCATTTCGCCACTTGAGCTTGGTGGGAGGACAGAGCACTCTGTCTTGTTCGCTAGCCTCTATAGTGTGTCGTAGCGCCTTAGGGTATACACCCACAGCTAACTACCGTCCCTATACAAAGGTTACTCCTCAGTCACGAACCTTTAGTTCCTCTCGCGCCCCGGTATCTTGGGGCTCTTTTATCAATCATCTTGGCTTAACTACTGGGGCGGAGGTCGCGCCATTAGCTGTCTCCTTTCTATAGGGGAGTCTCTATACTCCCCCTTAGGGGATGGGCTAACTCCGTCGATAGGTGATCAAGTCTATCTTCGTCTATGTTAGCCGAGTGCTGGAGGTAGGATTCGAACCTACGAAGCTTACGCAGCCGATTTACAGTCGGCCCCCTTTGACCACTTGGGTACTCCAGCGAGATGTTTAATAATCTTTATTGTGGTAGGAGCGTTCAAACTCCCATCTCTTATCGATTATCTTGTTGAGGTGGTAGTTCTTGCTGTCATAGTACATCATGACCAGAACACCACCACACACGAAAGAAAGGGCATACATCGCAAGAAATCCTATTTCGAATAACATACAAACCTTTCTTTAGGTACCGCAGGCGGGACTTGAACCCGCAACACCGATATTTTGAGTATCGGATCACTGCCAATTAGATTACTGCGGCACAGCGCTAATCATCCCAATAGTAGGGATCCTTCTCCCGAGTCAGCAGTAGATAAACACTACCCGCTGCAATCAGGAATGAGAACGTCCAGTTGTAGAAGTCTTGTAACTTCACAGCGGCCGTAAAGAAGCCATAAAGTAGTAGCCATACAGGGATGGTGAATACTACGAATTTGACTACTAGCCTGATAGTCTCTTTAGTCATAAAGACCTTTCTCTGATATCTCTGAATTGGGGTGATTAAAAGAGGTGCCTCCCAGACTTGAACTGGGGACCTTCCCCTTATCAGGGGGATGCTCTACCACTGAGCTAAGACACCGTGTGGTTCCCTTAAGGTGGGAACCTAACCTTTAGATACTTACACCCTTACCTTGTAGGTAAGACTGAACTAGCTCTCTATCCTCGGCAGGGACACGCTGCAGAATAATCTGTAGCTTACGAGCTGCTAGCTGCTCTTCATTGTCATAAAGAGTCACAGGAGTAGCACCGTCTACGGGCTCCCTGAAGGCGTTGAGTCCATCAGGTGACACATATATCGTATCAGGTCTTGAGCTGGCCTTCGTGGCCCTCTCAGTGGCCTTTAATCGGTCAGCAGTTCTTGAGGCAGACAGCTGACTAACCAAAGGTTTGAGCTTTCTAATACCACCCAACTCTGGGTGGTTCTTGTAGAAACGGTAAGAAGGAAGGGTGTCCCTAGCTTCCTGCTGTTCCCACAGGTTATAGTTATTCACGTTCGGCAGAGAACCGTGCTTATCATTGTAGTCGCACAGTAGGCTTAGAGCCTGAGTCGAAGTCATGTTGTTGAGATCCAAAAGGTTATTACTCCATGGTGTAAGTGTTTAATTACCTACTCAAACCATAAAGAGTAGGTGAGGCACGGGTAGCTGGATTTGAACCAACACCGACGGTTTTGGAGACCGTAAGACTACCGTTATCGTATACCCGCGCAAGGTAATATTAAGTTATCAAAGTTCAAAGGTGTACAGGAGGAGACTCGAACTCCCATATGGGGCCTACGAGGACCTTGCTCACCGCTTTAGCAGCCTGCACATACATATAAAAAGAGACCACCCAGGCTTGGAGGAAGCACTAGGTGGTCTCTAGAGAGAGAGGGTTCAGAAGAACAACTACCCCACCGTAGGCGCAAAGCAATACAGATCACTAATAAGTGACCATGAGTTGCTAAGTTGTAGGGAGTAAGTGTTAATCATCATTGCTATACCATATCATCTAAGTTAATAGATGTCAACAGTTAAATTGTAAATGCTAGTTCTAGTTCATCTTCAGTGAAGAAGCACCATATCTTAGCGCCGGAGTCTGTTTGGGTAACGATCTGGTAATGGTGATTCGGACCATAACCTAGACCATCGTAAGTATCATCTATCTCGTATACACCACCGACCATCTTCTGTTTGGTGGCTATCTCTTTCTCTTCATCATAGCCTTCATCTAGGGACCAACCCTTAATGATGACTAAGTCGCCTTCTTTATATTTATAATACTTTTCCATAGCGGCCATACTAGGATTCGAACCTAGAATATGAGATTCGTAATCTCATGTGATATCCATTTCACTATACGGCCTGAGAGCAGGATAGGGGATTCGAACCCCTGACGTCCGCATTGGAAGTGCGGCATTCTGGCCACTGAATTAATCCTGCAGAATAGAGTCCAGTGTAACACACCAGACTCTAAAGTACAAGTACTTACGTACCTGCAATCCTCGTGGCTTCATCCCCAATCACGAGCTATCTTGGGAGCCCTTGTGAATCAGCCCTAAGGCCTCACAAGCTTTTAAATCTTAGTCGCCTGATAGTCTTGGTTATTAGTAACCAATTCATTCATGGTAACTCTAAGTAGAACCTTATCCTCAGCCACAGTGCTAAGCTCTGGTCTGGTAGGAGTAAAGGGTTCCCACTTAGCTACATCTGTAGGAGCTGCTAGGTCTGCAACAACAAAGTATGCTGCTGCAAAAGGATCAGTCCACTCAGCTACTAGGTCATCTGGAGACTCTGAGCTATCTTCGTTCTTAACGCCACAGTCCCAGACTTCGTAGCCAAAGTCGAACAGTACCTCAGGTCTAGTGACTTTAAACTTATTCTCAGATGACTTCTGAACAATCTTACAACGTTGGCCTTGTCTGTTCATGTACATACCATTGACGGTAAGCACAAGATCAGGAGCAGTAGGATTAGTAGGCTTCTCAGGAATACTAACAACTAGATTGGCGTGTAGAGGGTTATCAGCTACACCGTCTAGGTAGAAGTATTGAATCTCACCTGTGCTGGTATCCATAGCAACAACATCAGGACCTGAACCAGGCCTATCGTTTACTAGAATCTTAAAGACAGTGCCGTTAGTGTTCTTTACATCTGACCCCACAGTTAGGGGGATACTTATTGCCATTTATTAATTTCTCATTTGTTATGTAGTGAAGAGCACTTCAACTTCTTTAGCGTGCAAAGGTACTCGGTATACACCTATCTCCACGTGGAAGACATCAGTAGTGCCAGTTACGGTCTTAACTTCTTTTATCTGATCCTTACAGAGTTCACGCCTATATTGTATATTCTTAATGATCCTAAGTAGCTCCCCATCTAGAGACGTTTCCCGATTGTTCATGTGGGTAAAGGCTTCTAGATAGGGCAGAATATTATTACAAAGAACCAAGTCACCTACACGTATCATAGATATTCGTTATTAGGCCACTTAAGGCGTTCTATAGAACGTTCAGCACTATTAAGACGTGACTCAAGGTCTTCAATCTTCTCAGCCTGGGTCTCAATCATATGCATGAGACTTAAGATAGTCTCTCTAAAGACCTTCTGCTTAATAGTAGACAGGTCGTCGACTTCTTCTGTAAGCTTATCAGCTATATCTTGTAGTTCAGAGCTACTGAACTTAGGCATGACGAACTCTTGAACCACCAGCAACCATGTCAGCCGTAGCATTATACATAGCACTGGTAGCTACGAAACCTGACTTCCATGACCACTCATCCATCACATACTGTGAGAACTGATTCTGGTCTAGCTCAATGACATCTTCAACAGACATCTCTAGCATAGTTACAACTTGGTTGTAGTCCTTCTCGTGGGACTTAGGATAAGCTAGTCCGGTACTATGTGAAGGTACATCACCAGCTTCTTTAGCTTCTTTCAGAAGATACTCTAGCTTATCTACTAGGACAATCTTATAGGCTTCTACAGCATCCTTGTGCTCTAGGATGTGCTTCTCTCGGTTAGTCTTAACCTTGTTTAGAAGCTCTCGACGCTCAACTTTAACTTGATACATTATATTTACCTTATTGTGTGAAAACTAATTCTACATAATCTATGGGTAGCCAGGTATCGTACTGCTTATAATAATCATTCAACTTACACTTTACATGAACTATAAGGTCAGATGGGCAATCAGTAAAGCCCCTAGCGTACTCAGGTATGATGTTATTTTTAGGTTGTACTTTCTCTACTTCAAGTATCATCCCAACTAATATTCTAAACCTAGCTGTATGTGTTTTAGGTACCTGGTTAACTAATACCAAATCACCTGGTTGAATCATATTTATACCTAAAATAAAAAGCCCTCCCCGAAGGGAGGACTTAAGTGGACCCGAGCGGACTCGAACCGCTAACATTCTGCGTGCAAGGCAGACGCTCTACCATTGGAGCTACGAGCCCAAGATAGCCAGGAGCGTACCCCTGACTTAATTATATTACCAGATTGCGTTAGCGAGTGCAAGCACTTTCTTAATCTCTGAATCAGTTACTGGTGTAGTCATGTCTGCTACAAGAGTAACGGTTACCTTCTGAGCTAGTCGACGACGTGCACGTAGCTTAGCTTTGCGATTGATCTTTGCTTTCATTTCGCCCCTCCCCAAGGCTAACTTTGGCTATCCAATCAGATAGGTCTATAGTCCTATCAAAGTCCTCGTTACCGTCCATACAGTGGATGTATATCTTCCCATCTGGATCAAAGTCTATAGACAAGCCCTTAGACTCATCAAACTCTATCTCCAGTCTGTATAGTTGATCTGGCTTCTGGTCCTCTGGCATACCGTCATAAGGACCAAAGAAGTCAATCAGGTGTTTAATCACCAGTAATCTCCGCTCTGATCTCTAAGACTTTATTATTGAGGTCTACATAGAGATCAAAGGTAAGTGAGTCATCAGGGACCGCATACCATAGGTCTTCCATATTAGTGGTGTCAGCGTTAGTATCAAATCTTACAGACATAGTCCTGGCTTTGATGCCGGCTTCGTAGTCATAAGTCATAACACCATCGCTAAGATCATAATCACATAGGTACCACTTATTCAGGTCGATACCTAAAATTTGAGTACAGTAGTGATTCATGACTCTGATGACATCAGGGTACTTAGCTTGGAAGTCTTCCCACTCCTTAGCGAAGCGAGCGTCCACTTCTTCTTGGGATGTCTTATACATCGGATGCTTTACGTTGAGTCTTGTGAGCGTCCCTGTGTAGGATGATCTCTTTAGCAGTAAGCTCTACATCTGGGTAAACAGTTGAGATTACCCAACCCTCTTCCCACTCTTCACCACGCTTAACCGTAGCAACACCATTCAGGATGGCTTTATCTACTTCTACCCAGGAGTGGTCAACCTGGTCACCTTTTCTTAGTTCACATTGAACATAATATAGAGTCTTCATACTTATACCTATTGATAAAGTGCCGGCCTACCGGCGGTATCGGATTAAAGCCACTTACCGCAGGTGTCGCAGACGTCACCGTAGTTGAGAGCTTGATGTGAAGAAGGATGAGTACAGACACCTGTCTCAAGGATGAGCTTGAGCTTAACTAGAAGCTCTTCAGTGTCCTTGATGTGATCCTCTACTCTGGATTTATCCACCATAAGAGATCCTTTCAAATAAAAGGGTAGCCGCCCACATCAGCTACTCGCGAGACGTGCGTGGGAGGTACCCAAGTGGAGCTAAGGAGACTCGAACTCCTAACCCCCTCCATGCCATGGAGGTGCGCTACCATTGCGCCATAGCCCCAGTTATGTGCTCTTAGTGGACTTGGCCATGAACGTGACCAACACGAAGAGTAACAGGAATACTAGTAGTGCTGGGTGGGTCTTACCAAGAACAAACAACCCCACTAAGGTCCCAACAAACACTACAACTTCTATGAGATCTTTCACATCTCTTCCTTTCTTTGATTAGTGACCCTATGGAGACTCGAACTCCATTCTGTAGATTGAAAGTCTACCGATTTAAACCAGGTAATCTATAGGGTCTTAGGCAGCGATACCGGGGCTCGAACCCGGTTCTGTGGATTGAGAGTCCACCGATTTAACCACGTAATCTATATCGCCAGAGTGGCTCCGAAGGGACTTGAACCCCCGACACCCGGATCTTCAATCCAGTGCTCTACCAACTGAGCTACAGAGCCAGAATGGTTAACCTCTAGTGGGAAACCCCAACAGGAGCAAGTTAACCAATCGTATGAAACAAGTTGTACGCTATTTGTTCGCCATCGTGGTGTTGATGTGGTAGCACGTACATTGGGCCTTACACTACCATCTAGCGAGGCTTACTTGTCGTTTGTAATAGGTCACACTCTTTGATATTAACACAGCAGCATTTTCAACTACAGCTTAGACCCCGAGTGTGTGGCTACCCTTGTCTAAGGGGTATAACCTATTGAAATTAATCAGGCTACATTCTGGTTGAAAGCTCGCACCGGGTAGGGTGTGATTAGTACAGAATGTATACGACCTTTACCAAAGGGTCTACCTAAAGAGCCCCCAGTCGGATTCGAACCGACGACCTGCTGCTTACAAGGCAGCTGCTCTGGCCAACTGAGCTATAGAGGCTAGTCCCCGCTTACGCAGGAAACTTGTTATCTGTTACGTCCCCGACGCATACGACCGATCTCTTCGAAGTACTGAAGACCTCTCTCGGCTTTCAAGGTGTCTCCACCTTTCTTACCGATCTGGGAGAAGTACTCAGGACCGTACTTGGCAGCAGTGGCTTGGCCACCCATGCGACCACATCTTTGATGACGGGCCTTCTTCTCTTCGGGGGTTTCGGACTCAGACATTGTTTCTCCTATCTCTGACTTAGGGGGAACGGGACAAGATGCGGGGGCTGGATTTGAACCAGCGTGTGTATTTCTACACTCCTGCGTATGAGACAGGTGTCATAGGCCGCTAGACGACCCCGCGATATAGTTTATTTAGTTTAACCGCTAATCTTGCGGAAGTCAAGAGGGTTAAGATTCAAACTCAGAATCAGCTCATCGAGTGAGATGGTATCGTCCTTAGAATCTTTCACTGCTTGAATGATGCCACGGATCTGTTCAGGAGGGGTGATGGTCTGCACTGGGTGAGAATCCTTTCTACCAATCTAGAATGAAACCTGGGATACCAAAGAACTGATCTATTGGATCTGTGTCATTAGCGCCGAGGGCATAAATAAACACAAAGGGCATAAGAGGTAAAGCTAGTACGACAAATGTAATCATTAGCAGTACCTTTACTACACCTAAGAAAAAGATACCTACTACGGGAATAAACTTATTGTTTCTCAACTTATTAGAATCCTTGAGTGAGGCCTATCTTCTCCCAAGACACACTGGATAATACTAATGGTCTTGTCTTTAAAGAGTAGCTCGTGTAACTTAACTTGATCTTTGACAGGCATCTCATCCAGTTCAATATACTGACAGTTGTTCTTGCGAGCTTCAGCTATGATACCCTCAGCATCAATGTTCTTGATGTTGGAGGATACATACTTAAAGATCTCATAGCCCTTAGGGAAGACTATGTGTAGTCCCTCTAGCTTAGCTTTAGCGTTGCGCTCTTGATGGTTAACGAATAGGATGTTAGGTTTCATTTAGTAAATATTATCTCGTAAGTGCCAGGTTCAAATATCCCCAGGTACTGTTCATTATTAGAATCTTTGTCCCCTGTAAAGAGCTGTATGTTATATTGTCCAGTAGAAGACCAAAAAGTAATAAAGTGAACGTGGGCTATCTGACCTACGAAATGGTAAGGAGGTATATGTGAATCCCCAGTCCATTCTATCTTAGGACCAGTAATTAGTACTAGGTCGCCGATCTGTGGTTTAGTCATTTGGTGAACATTATCTTTACTGACTGAGCATAGACATCTATCTTACGATTATCCTGTTTAAGCTTATACGCTAGGTTGCCGCCCTCTGTAACGAAGACTTCAGTGATCTCCCAGATACCTTCATACTTAGTATTAGGATTACGTAGCTCCAGGTCATATAAGACTAGATCACCTATCTCGTAAACCTCTTCAGGACCATTATAGTATATTGCCCCAGTCTTGGGGTTTGTTCTTCTTTTATTGTATGTGTACATGTTAATCCTAAATGGTTGCTGGGGTGGGATTCGATACCCACAACGCACTACCTTCGGGCGGTAGAGGCTCTCGGGAAGGACTGTGTTTATCCCTTCTTGGCCTACCCAGCAATTACAACCCTAGATGGGATTCGAACCCATGACCTATCCTATATTTTACGGAGTGCACTACCACTGTGCTACTAGGGTTACGGTTTTAGCTCAGAATAGCGATCTGCTCATCGATCTCAGCTTCGGTGAGACCATCGAGTTTCTCGTTCTGCTTGCGCTCCTTGAGTTCCTGGAGCTTGCGGAGCTTCTCAGCGTTGGAAGCCTTGAGATCGGCCTGAGCCTTCTCATTCTTCTTCACGGTGATGATCTCCATCACGACGCCAAACTTGATCTCCAAGCTGTCGTCCTTCTTGGGAGTATCGCTGACGAAGGAGCCGGTCTCCGCAGACTCCTTGCGCTGCTTGTCCAGAGCTTTAGCCACCTCATCGAGGGTGCCACCAGTCTTGAGGGGAAGGTCCCACAGCTGCTCCACGGTGAGATCACCCTTAGGGCTCGCGAAACGGAGCTTCTTACGGGTCGCTTGAGCGAACAATTCCATTGTATTGATTCCCTTTCTATAAGCTCTTGGCTTAGAACTTGAGTTTGAGGACGCGCTTGGTAGCCCCGGTCACACGAACGAAGGCATGATTGGGGGTGGAGTCGTTGAAGCCCAAACCAGACAACTGGTTATCGGTCTCAGCGGTCTGCATCTTCCTACCAACAAGCTCAAGGGCCTTGCGGTGATCATCGAGATCTGCACGGAGGTATTCGTTGTAGAATCCTCTGGCAGAACCCTCGTTCACGCAGTTCTTGAGCATGAAGAAGTAGTGCTTGTTACCGATGCCCACCTGTCCATCCCAGTGGTTGGGAGAGAGCATCATCACAGAGACCTCTTGGAAGGTCTGAGTCTGAAGACCCCAAACCGTACGGCTGGAGGTAGTCTCAGGCAAGTGATGCTTGATGGTGAACTGCCCACCCTTGAGGGTGATCTCAGCTACCGTTACCCACTGGTTGTAGCTCATGGGCTTGTCGTACTCGTACTGGAAGACCTCACCACCAAACTCAATCTCGGCCTTGAAGCCGCCCTGAGTAGGGGTACGGTGCTGGTAGTTGTGGACTCGGTAGTAGTAGGTACCTTCCGGCATCTTGCTCAGATCGGGGAACGTGATGTTCTCGACCGGCACGTAGCCAGCAGGAGCAGCCTGCACGTAGTCCACGTCCTGATTACCACCAGTACGGTTGTGTCTGCGGTGGTTCCAGCCCACACGCTCGCCGTTGCCGTAAGCGGTATGGCCACTGAAGTGCCCCGTAGGGTTATCGTGACCAGGCATGAACACGTGAGCATCCATCAACGAAGCATTACGCTTGTCGTGGTTCCAGGAGAACGAACAGCGAAGAACGCCATCCACTCGACCACCACGAGCCTGCACAGCAGCCCGGATATCCGAGTCAGCCATACCGCCGTTGTAGTCCCAGGAGAAGCCGTTGTTCCACTTGAAGAGACCAGGACCACCGGGATTAGCCGGAGCCACCAGACTCACCAGATTCGGAGACAGACGGTTCTCGAACATGACTTCCACAGACTTGGCATTAGGAAGGATGTCCTTGAGGAACTTCTCGATAGTCACTTCTTCGACCTTATCGAAGTTCTTGACCTTCTCGACAGTCACCGACAGCAGCTCATCGAATACGTTATCCGACAAGAGAGGCTTGACCGAGTTGTTGGAGTGCAAGATGTTGTTGATGCTGATGTCGTCCAAGCACGCATACCGACGAGAGAGTTCAGGCATGAGACCGGCTTGCTCGATCTGAATGCGGAGTTTCTGGATCTGAGCAGGAGTGGCTTCAGCTTTGGGACGCTTGTAGCTATCAGGAGCCATGACGTTCTTCTCGAACCTGTTCAAGGCATCATCAACATCAAGCGGCTCGATAGCAGGAGAATCCTCGCGAGCAGGTTGGCCGGACAGATCGATCAGCAGAGTACCGATGGCACTTCCACGGATACGAGCTACCGGTTCAGGGGCAACACCAACCTGAGACCAGACAAAGAGGGTTCTCTGGTCTTCGTTGGCACCAGCACCCTCAACAAGAGGAAGCTTGTCGTAGACTGTCTTGAGCTTCTTAAACTCAGTGACAGACCACTTGAACTCAGGACCACGATAGATGCTGTTCTGAGCAATCAGCTCCAACACCGTATCGATCGCCTCCATGGTGATCTCAGCCAACCCACGCGACATGACCTGATAGGTCGAGCGAGAGTCGGACAGGAGCTTACCAATCGAAGCTGGGCTAGCTTGGTTGTTCTTCGGGATGTTCACGAAGAAGTGGTTCCAGCTCTTGATGCTCTTATCGATCAACTGCTGAAGGGTCTTATCCTTACCAGCAGTCGGTTCGATATGGTAGAACTGATCCTGAATGGCGTCAGCCTTAACGAGAACCGAGAGGGCATCAGCCACTACCTGGTACTCGTCGTTGACCTTGATGTCCCAGATGGAGACGATCTTACCATCAACGATGGCCACCACGTTACCGACAGCACGGATGAACGACTTGCAGCAGTTGCAGTCGTGTTCAGTGGTGATCTTGTAGATGGGATCAGTTCCAGCAGGGAAGCTGCCCAGATAGGTAGACCACAAAGCTTCCTTCGAGGTAGCCGTGCGGAACAGCGGGTACTTACTCATCTGAGATAGTCGATTTGCTACGGCGACCTGGAAGGCCTTGAAGTCCATTCTATCTAACTCCTTAACTATGTTGGGTACTAAAACTTTAGGTTGTCCTTTCTCCGGTGGGAGCTGCCTCCATTAAACCAGAGTGCGACGGACAGTTAGGTACCCTCCGCAGGGGTACACCTTAAGGGTACGTATGCACGTACCAATCTCATGGGCCTCAAACCTAGGACGCACGCAGGTAGTAAGCATAGCCGCACTACGGTCCTGAATAGCAGGACACATTGGCGATTCTCCCGACTACTATCCGTGGGCACTGTTGTAGCATCTTCTACTGTGGGATTCAATCTGCTGGCCGTTTAGGTTGGTAAAACCAGCATCTCTATCCCGCTACTAGTGCAAACCCCATGAGAATTTAAGGGTATATAGGTTAAGTACCATTTAGACTCGCCAGGTAACCCTGCAGTCGCCTACCCCTATATACCCAATTCAAAGGAGCAGCGGCCAAGCTTTACCACGTCAGTAATAAAGTGCTGCTCCTAACGTTCGATGCAACCTACCAGCCGAGACTGCCGAGAATAGGGCCACCTACTCCTTGCACTGTTGCATCTAGAATCCTTATCGCGAATCGAACGCGCTAGACCTCTAATCACGAGGAGTGTTACCAATACACCATAAGGATTATCTTATTAACTTGGCTACATTAGCAGCCACTAGAGTCTCACCAATATGTGGAGGCACGTACCTACGATCGCCTACCTTGTAAGTCACATACTTACCATTGGGCTGCATAGGAAAGTACCACCAGTCTTCTACTGGTTGGGTGAACTCTACTACCCACTCTTTATCTACCACAGTGGTGTCCTCTAAAAGGGTGCCCCCGCACTGGTTACTTCCAGCTCAGTCCCGCCGAGGCAGGACCACCAATAAACTCTACTGGTTGGGGACATAAAGTTAGGTTAGTATTCTTACGGTTGGCTTAGGTACATCGATGCAGAGCTTCTTACCGCTTAGGAACCTAATAACATAAACATCATTATGCTCAGACTCTTTCAGCTCAAAAGACTCTACAGTCTCGCCCACCAACTGGGACTCAACCCAGTTAGACATGTTTAAGGAACCCTGAGAGGTCGTAGATGGACTCCCAAGGGATAGGAGTCCTGCCCACGACACCCTCACGAGTGAAGCTGACCTGGAACTCTTCGATGATGTACTGAGTGACCTCAAATTGGTACAGTTCGTAACCAGCTTGCTTCAACTCGAAAGCATCAAGAGGGGAGAACCAGTAGTTCATGCTGGCCACGTCGATGGCAGCAGAGTACCACCGGTACCCATCCTTACCGAAGCGCTCACAGAAGCCCATAGGCAGGTCTGCGGTCTTACCCTCAGTAAGTGTGTGAACGAAACCATTGTAGGATCCGTCTCGGTTGTACCACATACCACTTTCGGTATTAGGGTTCTCGATACGGTAGACGGCGAGTGCTACAGTCATTCATACCTCTTGGCTGCCTTAAGGCATACACGATAGACAACTCTCCAGAAAAGCTTCTGCTTAGCTAGAGAACTAATTAACGCCTTCTCAGCAGCTACCTTAGCAGCTTCCTCAAAGATGTTAGACATCACGCAGGTTCTTGGGCATGTAGAAAGCAAGGCCACCCTTCAGGCCGATCTCTGAGAAGTGCTCAGGACCATGGTTCTCAAGGGTCTTCTTGCCACCTATTCTGCCAACAGCAGAGAAGTACTCGGGACCGTACTTCTTCTTAACGGCCAGGCCACCCTTGCGGCCTGCTGCGACACAACGGGGATCCCCCTTCTGGGGTCCAGGCTTCTTCTTGACTTGATCCATGGAGGGGTTCCTTTCTCTGATTAGGTGAACTTGCTAGTTACATCCTGTAGCGTGATCTTCTCAGGTATGTGCTCGATCTTGATAGATTCGAATACACGGGTGGCGTAGTACTCACTAGAACCGAAGCCTAGCTCGTATAGAAGACACTCTTCAACACCCTCTGGGTCGTCACAGTACTTTGGACGATCAGGGTGTTGGTCTATGACCTTCTGTAGAGCTTCATGATATGCTTCCATCTCATGTTCGCTAGGCTCATACATGTTACCGAAACATTTTGTATCGTTACGGCCATTCTTACTTCTTAGTAGTTTACAGACAGCTACAATAAAAGGGACATGCTTTTCGGGCACTCCCTCAATGGTTTCGGTTCTGTAGTTATCTGCATCGTTCTCCCAGGTCGTAACACTGATACGATAACCGGGAGGAATAATAGTTTGACTCATTTATGTTTGTTTATACCTATTTGATTAAATTTAGTACCAGTAGCTAGAATTGAACTAGCGATCGAGGAGTATGAACCCTCTGCCTTACCACTTGGCTATACTGGCTTAGGTGTGAGCTTAGCTCACGAAGTTGATACCAGGAAACCTATATCCCACAGCAGCTCTGCCAGGAACAAATACTAAGTTCTCTTCTTGGGGATTGTCATGCACGTAGGTACATTGTAACTCTGCACGCTCAATCACATAGGGTTGGAAGGCCTTCAGTAGATCATGGATCTTGGTGAGGCTGTTTCCTGTGAAGTCGTAAGGACCAATGTTAAAGGTAAGCTGAATAGCCACACCCTTTTCAATAGTCTCTACACCGATAAACCTTGGAGGTAGCTTAGCATCAAGCTGAACAAAGAGGTCTTCAACCTCAGGAACGTCTATCAACAGAAGACTGCCCCTGACAGTAAGTTCAGTAGTCATAAGGCCCTTTCTATTTAGTAAACATAGGTATCAGACAGTCTATAGGTATACTCTTATAGAGTTCATCTGTTACCTTAATCATAGCCCACTTGTCGTTGACGTTTATAACCTCAACTATGAGACCATTCATACCACTAAACATCTTACGTCCCATTGGACTAAGATGACCAGTATATAGATCAATTCTTACTAAGTCACCTATGTTTATCATTTGGTGAATATTGATTCCAGTTCCGACTTAGCAAATACTATCGGAAGGGGATAATCAGGAAACTTAACTTGGATAGTCCCGGTCTGCTTGTTAAGCCTTACCACCTCTCCAATGTGACCCAATCGGGCTTCACGGATAGGTTGGATATATTTAATCCATCCAGACATACCCCTAGTCTGTTTGACTGGGAATGCCTTGAGGTAGGGCTTTACTTGCATAACGATGACTAAGTCACCAAGTTGATGTTTCACGTGTTACCAGAAGCAACCGTAGCCAGGAACGTCACCCCAAGGTAACCAACTGACTAGATCGTCATCTACAATCTCGTATTCGAACGATGGGTCTATATGCTTTAAGATAGATAACCATAGCTGAGGAAGCGTATCTATGTCTACAGTGTAGTTCTCTTCTTCGTCATACTCTATATACTGATTCAGGTTGAATCCCTGATCTAATAGAATCTTAGCTATCTTACGTGGAATAGAGTTATCTTCATAGTCTGAAGCTATCTCACCAATCCTAAAGCCTAGCTTAGTATTACACGACTTATGAATCTTGTCTAGCTGCTCTTTTGTCTTGTTAGTCTTGAATACAAAGGTGTCAGTCTTACCATGACCGTCATCTGAGTAGTCACCAATAGTTGATTTGTATGTGTACTTTAAATCCATGTGTAACCAAAATAAAAGGACACCCTCACGTGAGGGTGTCCATAAGAGCACTTGAGGGGATTTGAACCCCTGACCTTCTGCATGGCAAGCAGACGCACTACCACTGTGCTACAAGTGCATAGCTCCCAGGACTGGGATCGAACCAGTGACCATCCGCTTAACAGGCGGACGCTCTACCGCTGAGCTACCTGGGATCACGTGAGCAGATAACTACTCACAAATTTATAATACTATATGCTAGTCCGTGCTGTCAAGATAATCCAGAATTGGGGCAAGCCTAACATCTGGGATCTCTTGATCTATATGTATGATAGACCTGATGGCCTTGGTGGCTTTCTTAAGCATAGGGTTGTATCCTTGCACAACAGTCTTCTTGCGGTAGAGGATACTACCTCTCTTCTTCCAGCCAGCAACTTCATTGAAGTTAATAGCATGATGAACAAAGAGGTAATCGTTCTGCCACCCAACAGCTTTATTCTGCATACGGGAGGTGGCTTCACTATGGGTAGCTCCACCCATCACCAAACCCCAGAACACTAGAAGATTCCTACAGTTCTTGACTGAGTCTTCTATACGCCAATGTAGGTTCTCCTGTACATGCTGGCGAGTAGGCATGACAATAACTCTAGCATCAAAAGATGGATGCAGGTGTACGTATAGACTGTGCTCTAGCTCGAATCTAAGTATACTAGAGGCCTTGCCGGCCAGTACAGTTGCAATCTTCTCAGGACGCCTACCAAAGTATTGTGTATCTCTCTGGAAGACTAGAGTAATCTCATCTGATTGGGTATAGCCATAAGCTATCTCAGGGACCTCTTCCATAAGAGTCTTAACGGTCTGTACCATACAATCTGAGAAGAACTTACTAAAAGGTTTCTCTATACCTAGCTCTTTGGTGAGCCTACTAAAACCTACACCATCTAGCCTAACCATTATGTACATATCGGGAAGCACTACATTATCTTTGTAGGCCTCAAACTTCTTCATACGAATATCTAGATCGGAATGTCCCATTAGAATAAACCTCAGGGGATAGACCCCATAGCAAGAATTGAACTTGGATCGGTCAGTTATAAGCTGACTGCTCTAACCATTGAGCTATATGGGGATGAGCCTAGGACAGATGCCTAGGACAAAGTTAGAATGCTTTGGTAACCGTGAGAATATCCTGATACTTAGCATTGACGCTAGCAATCAGGTCATCACCCATATAGGGCAAGTCAACATCGCGGTCCATTAGCTGTAGAGAGAACCCTTCATCACTAAGAAGGGTTTCGTCGTTAGCAATCCAAGCCTTATCAACTACGGCATGAAGCTGCTCAATCTCGCTAGCGGTCTGCTCTTCATCAAGATCATAGCTCTCGATCCTGGCAGTGATAGCATCTTTAAACTCTTGTTTAGTGGGGATACCATTGAAAACGAAGATAGCGGTGAGGTCGTCTAGAATAGGACCAAAGGTTTCTAGGGACACGGTTAGGATTTTCATTATGTTCTTTCTTATTTAGTAAAGACTACTTCATAGTCTTGTTCCCTGAAGTAGATATAGCTAACTCTACCAGAAGGGTCGTGAATGGCAACCATACGGTCTTCTTCCTCAAACCCGTGTAGACCTATCCTGACTACTTCGTGTATTGATTGAGAGTCGTATATTGCTTTGTAGCCAGGTATATGTATCCAAGGATCTTCAGGTGCTTCAACCATAACGATCAAGTCACCTATCTTGGCTTTGTTCATTTAAGATGTCTTACCATCGATAAAGTCCAGTGCAGCTAGGATTCTAGCCTTAGGGGTATCCTGCTTGAAGCGTTTGTCCTTGCCATCATTGATGTCGGCAATACCGGATAGAGTCTTAGTCCAGATGAGCCTATTAAGGGCTCTGGATTCGTCTGTATCGTTCATGGTCTTACGGGCACCACAATGACCTAGAGCACAGAAGGCATTCTCTTTGAACTCATCTGTGAAAGATCCAACAGTCCACTGCTCATCAGGAATATCTTTAAACTTGTTTCTAAAGTAGTTAGTATCCATATTTAATCCCATAGTGAACAATAGTGCTTAGCGAATAAGTCTAGACCATTCTGTACACGTGCCCATAGGTCTGAACTGTATGTTCCCCACCTTTGCTCACCAGCTAGAAACTCATGAGCAAAGATCATCTCGTCTAACTTCTGCTCCCACTCTTCCATAGTCATACCTACAGGATAACCATGAAGATTATCTCTAAAGAGCTTGAGTCTAGGTAGGATTAGTTTAGATAGGGTTTGGTCCAGAGACCATAGATCTGAATCGTCCCAGCCACGTGTAAGTCTCTGAAAGAAGAAGGTTAGAGTCCTTCTATGTCTACGTGTCTTCTCATCTAGCCAGTCAGCTAGATTATAAGTCTTCTGATCTCCGGGGTCCATATTAGTTAAGTGTTCCGTGAGTCTCTATAATGTCTACAGTTACCTTACAGGTATTCATATCTCCAGGGGAGGGATTCTCGTAGGTGATACGAGCTTTCACGTAGGTGATATTAGCATGAGCAGCGTAGCACATAGTATCACTATCGTGAGTATCTACCATATCATCTACCATGTCTTGCTCGTCTGCTGAGCCCTCGTAGGCTTCTACAGTAAAGTTGCTCTCGTCACCCTCTATGTACTCATAGAGCCATACAGCTTTATTAATCTCAGCATCGTAGAGTATGTTAATAGCGTCATCACCAAAGTCCATCTCTAGACTCTTGATGACTGCAGGATCGTTTTTAACTACCAATTTACCCATAGTTTGATATCCTCTGGAAGATCTAAGTAATCATATAGTTGCTTAATGTAGGGTAACAGCTCTAATTCTTCAGACTGAAAGCAGTGAGCAAAGTTCTCCATCTCATAGATTCTATCCTTAAGATAGAACCCACGCATGGTACCGTTACCTACCTCACCATTACCCTCTACCCTACGAAATAGCCAATCATGTATTCTAACTGTAGGGACACCAGAGTCATATTTGAATAACTGGTTGACTGCGTTGGTTAAGTCTTCAGGAGTAATATATTGTACTGTTTTTACCACTAGGCTACTACCAAAGGGTAGATAACATCCATGTCTACGATGTTACCAGCTACAGAAAATCTATAGGATAGCAGTACATCTGCTAGTGTGTTGTAATCAGGATCAAGAGCTACTGTCTCATCACTGATTAGGGTCTCTACCTCTGCTCGGGCTACTTCTTTAGCAGTAGTAGTTAGCTCAGAGTAGTGATAAACTTCAATTGTGTATCTCAAGTTAATTGTCTCTTAAAGTAATGATAGCCGTCAGCTAGGACGGCTACTAACTCCCAGCCCTCTTCACCTAGCCAGTTAAGTTGCTCTTGAATAGAGCCACAGTCACAAGACCAGGAAGAGCAGTTACAAAGAGTGATGTGTTGGTGTTTGTACTCCCACCGGGGTAGCATATCTTGTTGTGTTCTCATATTTGTTGAGAAGCTCCATCATCCTGGAAGATCTCAATATAATCCTGTAACCAAGGATCCATGTTTAGAGTACCCAGTCCATCTTTAACCTGTTCCCAAGCTTTCTTAAGGCAAGATGAATACTCTTCCTCAGTCATATCCTTTAATGGGGTGTGATCCCCTATTGTAACTGTTACGTCTACTTTTAATGTTATGTGTGTTTGCATAAAATAAAAGGACACCCCTAGGTGGGGTGTCCTATAGTCGGCAATCCCGGATTCGAACCGGGAACCTTCTCCGTGTAAAGGAGCTGCGCTACCGTTGCGCCAATCGCCGAAATGGGAATACTTCATCAGTTCCTTTGATAATGGAGGTCGTTCTCCGACTGTGACGGTCCTTGCGGAACCTGATTCCCGTTTATAGACTCTATGAGTCTACATCTTTGAGTTGATCTTCTTCTTGATCAACCAATCTTTGTTCTTGTCTGTTATGAGCTTTACCACCATCATAGGATGTAGGGAATACAGCATCATCATAACCACAGGGGATAATCTTACGACGTGTACTAGTTCTCTTCTTCTTGAAGTGGGCCATCAGTATTCAAGTCCTTAATCTCTTCAATTATAAAGTCTCTGACTTTGGCCCTGACCTTTTGATGTCCTGCTCTCTTGGTTCCCTTGCGGGCTCTCCTGTAGCATTTCTCACCAGGTCCGTGGTGTACCATGTCCCAGCCATTACCTTCGACCTCTAGTTGTTTATCTAGAATGTCTTTCTTCATGAAGGTATGTTCGTGAGACTGATCGTCTTTAAAATCTCTTTGATGATTAGTCTTCATAGTGTTACCTATTAGTCTGGGCGGTAGGACTCGAACCTACGACCTCCGCGTTCCAAACACGGCTTTCTACCGACTGAAGTACGCCCAGTTATGAGCCCCACTTACGGGGCTCTAAGTTATATTACTACCAATCTACTAGTGTGTCAACTAGTGATTCGATCTGTTTACGTGTATCCTCGGGAAGAGACAGTTCAACAGCCTTGCTGTGTTCAACCCACTTAAAGGGCTCCAGTACAGGCTGTTGGCGTAGGTCATCACTTACATATAGTACATAAGTGAAGTCTTCAGCTTTCCTCTTCTCGATGTGTTGGAAGACTGTAATCGGTGTCGGTAGGTGAGTAGCTCTGTCAGAGACTGTATGTGTCTGGAATGTAATAACCAGACCAGTCTCTTCTTGAATCTCACGTTGGAGAGCCTCGTGAAGAAGCTCTCCATGCTCTACGTGTCCTCCCGGTCCCACCCATTCACCGTTAAGCTTAGGGTGTTCATGTAGAAGGATCTCTGTCTTACCGTCAGATCTCTCATACACCAAGAGAGCTGATACAGTCCTTACTAGTTCTAGTGTTCCTTCTTGCATACGGTGCAACGCTTCTTAGGAGGGTTGTCCGCAGTCTCGTTCATAACTCGCTGACCCTTACCGTAGAGAGCATCCTGGCCCTCATTCGAACAAGAGCAGCTACGAACCAAAGTCTTCTGTGCAGCCATATTAGCAACCTTTACTTAGTAAATAAAACTTGTACACTGTCTTCGATAATTCTGTAGTTATAGCCTGCTAGTCCCAAATATCAGGTACCATCGATTGCAACAAATATGTCATCGACTTCAGCTATAGCGTTTAAGTTGATAGTCCAGTAGTCTACCCAGTACTTCGGGTGTCCATCAGGAACCTTAATTACTTGGATAATATCTCCGACCTGAATCATTGGGTGAATACCACTTTGAGAGCTTTAGAGGGTACAGCATACCTACCAAGATCATACCACATCCAGTCATGGTCCCCTCGGAAAGGGGTTCCCATGACTTCGAAGATGGTAGTATTGGCATGCTCAGTGATCCACTCATAGTACTCGGTGTACATTGAGTAGCCTACTGGGTATTCAGTAATGTATACCAGATCGCCTTTACGTGGCTCTTGCTCTGATGTTTGCGAATGTGTCGTCAACTAGGAGTTTACCGTTCTCGTATACTGTCTGCATGAGACTACCTGGATTCAGGTGACCATCGAAGGGATCAACCTGGGTAGTAAGAGGACCATTACCGTAGTCCACTAGATCCAGACGGCCTCTCTTGGACTTCTTGCCAGGATCGGTCACAGGCTCTTTGTAGACATCGATGTACTCACCATTGGCACGGATAAGAGAACACTTCATTGCGAACTTCTGAGTGTCTCTGTCTACCTTCTGTAGAAGAGCACCACCCATACCGAAAGCAATATTGTCTGCAGAATAGCCGTTAAGAGCCAGCGTATTGAGAATCCTGTGGATGCTATCATACTCGACTCCATCACCCTGAATAACTCTGACCTGAGGAGGAAGGACCTTGTAGCCCTTGGAGTTGATCGTGGTACCAAACTGCTGGTCTAGAAGCTTAATGACACGCAACACCACAGTAGCAGGATCACCGCTATCGGGACGAATAACCAAGGTCCCTTCTCTTGACAGGACTTGATTTTTGAGGGCTCCGCCCCAAATGTTTTCAACACAGTTGAAGATATCGTATGAGTCAGATACACAAGCGACAAGACCAGTAGGGAACTGATCAAGCATGTTTCTACATGCATCTAGCTCATTAGCCCTTCCCCACGACGTAATACTCGAATGTTCAGAGGCTGGAATGGAGAAACCTGCCATGTCCTCAGAGTAGTACTCAGAAGCGTACAGGAGGGCAGGGATGGTGTCAGAGCCCATGAAGTTGACCAGATGGGCCATACCGCCAATACCGGCGCTCTCTTGGGACGAGACTCCGCGTGAACCAAAATCGTGTAGCTTGAAAAGCAGTCCGTCAGTCGAATCACAGGTCATCTCCATGTACTTACGGATAAGACCTTTGATCTTATACGAGGTGGTGGCAACGGTGATGGGGTACCAGACACGAAGCAACATGGTCTCAAGCCAGGACACGATCCAGAAGAACTCAGGGTCGGTCGACTCGATGGACATCATGATGTTGCTGGTCTTGAGAACGGTACCTTCGGGGACAGCTCTGATCTTCACAGGGAACTGACCACTGTACTTATAGTACATGTCGCCCCAGCCTGCTTCATTAAAGGGGATACCGTGAGCTTTACAGAGATCGCGCATCTTAGCAACGTCCTCAAGCTTAAAGCCCTTCATGACGTACTCTTTGAGGATGTACTGCAGACCGAAGAAGACGGTCTCATCGTACTTGCCACCACGTGACTCGATGTACGAGAACATGTAGTCGGTACCAGGAGGGTACTGCATGTAGTGCGAAGGCTTGTAGGAATCTGTATCGAATACAGGTGAAAGTTTCATTGTTATTGATCCTCCGTGGATTATGTTTATTACTACCCTACCTGGGTAGATTTATTTAGTAAAGATGTCTTTGATCTTATATGGTATAGAAAAGTTCAGCTTGTGAGTCGTAGCACATATCAGGAAGACCTAGCTCATCTGGATCGTCACTATAGTAGAGAAAGTATGGAAGTATAGTACTACCCCCTACCACTTCAACTATCTTGTTGAAGTCTCTATTATAGATACCTGTGATTCTAACTAGATCACCCTTTTTAAAACACGTGCCTATCACTAAACCTTCCGATTAACGAAGTAGTTGATAATGTGGTAGTGGTCTTCGAAGAACTTGTCTTCGTTACGACCAAGGTCAGATAGAGGCATCCAGAAAGCCTTCTCAGCATCATCAGAACCCTTAACGTAGGGCAACTGACCATAACCTAGATCGAAGAAGTGACCGATAGTAATCGTTCTACCTCTAAGAGATCTGAAGGGGTGAGCAAAGTTCTTGACTGCTTTAAGGCCAGCATCAAGCTCTTGCTTGGTGACCCTAATCTTAGTCTCTTCTTTTAGCTCACGAATGGCTGCTTCCTCTGGGAACTCGAACTGGCCCAAGAACCCACCAGGGATGGCGTATAGGCCCTTACCTGGATTAAGCTTACGCTGAACAACAAGTACATGACCTGATCTGATGACTACAGCATCAACTGTAGTAAACGTAACAGGGTAGGGCGTATTAGCCCAAGAAGCCTTGTAGTTCTTGTTGTATAGGTCCTCTGCGCCAAGATCTAGATAGCTCTGAGTCTTGCTGAACTCCAATAGGAAGTTAGCTACGGGTTCGGGAACTAGGCTAGCAACCTTAGCGTTGGTACCCCAAGCGAAGTATTCATCACGGACCTGAGTGGCGCTGACCTTGAGCTTAACGTGAATCTCTTCGTAGGTCCACTGAGGGAACATGTTCAGGTAATACGTGCTCTCATCTCTATCAGCCCCAAAGAGACAGATGTCTTTAGGTAGGGCTCTAGTCTTAATATCATCAGGATCATGGAAACGGTTAACAATATTCTGCACCGCACCTTGGACTTCAGCGACCCATGTAATGTCACTATTAAAATGATCTCTGACGGGCACATACTCTACTCGTTGATTCTGTTCAAGAGTTAGTGAAGCACTAATCATCCTGGCTCTATCTTCCCAAGTCCAAGGGTTCTTGATAGAGGGGGCAGAATAACTGGACCCAAGAACAACAATAACGCGGTCGCACTTCTTTAGAGCTGCATCCACGTTGAGTAGGTGTGCGTTATGAAAGGGTTGAAAGCGTCCGATGAGGACCCCAAACTTGAAGGGCACGATATTAACCTCCGTGGTTATTTTGTCTTAGCTCCTCTCTGGAGCATGGTATAAATTTATCACAAACTTCTTAGATTGTAAAGATAGGTGTTAGGTATTCTGGTTTAACTGAGGTCCAACCACCATCAGCATACTTGACACTATATCTCAAGAATTCACCAACCTTAGGTGCGTAGACGATCTCTACGATCTCGCCATTATGTTCGTACTCATAAGGGAATTGAATTATAGCTAGATCGCCAACGTTAAATTGTAAAGACAAGTTCTACCTCATTATCGAAGTAATAGTTGTCCCACAGTCCTAGTTCTTCCTGTTCTTCATAAGAGCAGTAGACACCACCAGATATAACATAATCGACCTTAAAGATCTTACCGATATTTTCGGTTACGTCCTGATAGTCAGACCTAACAATAACTACCAGATCTCCTGGTTTAAACTTACTCATGTAGTGAAAACTAACTCTATCTCATCAAAGCGGTAGAAGTCTACAGCTAGTTTTAGTTCATCCATCTCTCTAACAGAGACATAAATGCCATCGCTTTCGACATCAGCAACCCTTACTATCTTATCTTTATCTAGAGGATTATAGTCTAAGTCGGGATTGGAGATAGTTACCAGATCACCTATTTTATATTGTGAATACAAGTTGTAACTCTCTAAAAGAGTAGTAAGATAAAGTAAGCCCTACAGCCTTCTGCTCTTCTGGGTCTACCCACACCCCGTTTGTAACCACCCTACCAGCTTTAAAGATCTTACCTTGGTCTTCAGGATTATAATCCTGGTCGGCGTTAACTATGATTACGAGGTCACCGGTTCTAAATGGTAAAGACAAGTTCTACCTCGTGAAAGTAATAAAAGACATCAACTAAATCTTTAGAGTCTTCAGCAAAGCTATCAGCATAGACGCCCTTAGCATTCATCTTATCTATTCTAAAGATCTTACCTAGATCTTCCAGAGCATCTGGCTCTGTGTGTACGATGACTACCAGGTCACCAACTTTAAACTGTGAAGACAAGCTCTACCTCAGTAAAGAAAAAGTAAGAGCAGGTAAGCTCCGCATAGGACTCATCGTCACTGTCTGCCCAAACTCCATCACGGTCAATGTCCCTTATCTTAAAGATCTTATCTTTATCCCGCACATACTCAGGTTCTGGTTTTGAGATGATCACTAGATCACCTGCTTTAAATTGTGAAGACAAGCTCTAATTCATCCGGATAGTAAGCGTCGTGTAGCCCTAGAGATTCAATCTCTTCATCTTTAGGGTATACGTCGCCATCGTGAGGATCTATAGAGTCAATGATAAAGATCTTACCTTTATCATCTAAGGCATCCTCTCTTGGAGTAACAATTGATACCAGGTCACCTGGTTTATAATGTGAAGACAAGTTCTAACTCTTTTATGAAATAATAAGAATGACCAAGTTTAAGGCTCATGCGTTCTTCTGTTGAAGGATAAATCCATATTCTGGTTCCATCTTCATACAAGTAATCAACTCTAAATATCTTACCCACGTCTTCAGATATAGCAGTTTTACAATCAATTAATATTACAAGGTCGCCGACCTTAAAGGGTGAAGACAAGTTCTAATGATCCTGGTTTGTATGATGGAGTAATGATATTACCCCACTTACCGGTAAATCTAAGTACATAGGGATATAGTGGCCTCTTAGTGTCCACATTGTGTACAGGATGTATCTGGCCATAGTAATCACTACCCTCAAGAGTAATCATAACTAGGTCCCCTGTATTGATCTCAGAAAGCTCTAGCTTGTATCTCTCGATACGAGATAGCATCATGTCATAGTCTGCTACTTGACTAGAATAGTAACTAGAGTGGTCCCAATACTGAACGTGTCTAGTTAGGTTGTTAAACCGATCATAAGTCTTTAGTATCTTATCTACACAGAAACCCTTACCAGGGTTAGTCTTAGAGATCCAGAGTTGGCCTTTGACTAGCTTGATCATACACTAAAGAGCCTTCTAACCTTGGCAACTTCAGTAATCACGTCAATCATAACACCATTATAACTCTTTACCTTAGAGCCGGTCTTAAGTACAAAGGGAGCATTAGGTCGCCCTAGCTGCACCTTCTTTACTTCCAGAATCTTACCCTTATGGGTTCCGTTATCTAGTACTTCTACTAGGTCACCTACATTGATATTATCTGTGTATAGGTGCATGTTAAAGCCATTGATACGATTAACTACTTTGTGTTGGGATACCCAGTACCCCTTCATACCTGTAACCTGAGCCCACTCTTCATACTGATTGGTTACGGGATGGATGTTAGACTTAACATCATGTATGTAAATATTATAACTTGGGTCTTTTGGGTGTAACCATAACTGGCCGCCCTTTAGATCTGATTTCTTCATGTTGTAAATATTACTTCTAGTGCGCTGGGGTAGAATCCAGTTTGAGACCCATCAGGAAACTTTACCCATACTGAAACGTACGTATCATAGCCTCCAACGTTGATACCTCTATGAATACTTATTACTTCTGCTATCTGACCACGCCACTTACTGTGCGGATAATTGACCTGTACTAGGTCACCCCTATTAATATTCATACCGTAAATACTATCTCATAATCACTACCATCTAGTAGCAGTACACCACTATCGGTCTTAACCCATATTCTAGGTTGGTCACCGCTCCTGCTGGTCATGATAAATGCTAAATTCTTAACTTCGTAGATTCTACCAAAGTGTTGCTCAATGTAAGCGTATGTACCTGTAACTTGTACTAGGTCTCCAGGGCTAGGCGTCATACTGTAAATACCACTTCGTACTGTCCTTTAGTAAGGTACAGACTAGCTTTACCGTCTAAACAGCCACACCATACATAGATGGCCCCTACCGGGTTTACTGATGCGTTTCTTATCTCTAAAATCTCACCTACGTGACTACCGTCATCGGTGCTTAATACTCTGACTAGATCTTTCATACCGTAAACAATACTTCCCACTCAAAGACTTCTACAAAGCTATCAGCTCCATCAAAACAGTCACAATTAGCGTAGACTTTATTCTCAGAGGTAATAGTGTGTACTATTAGAAGTTCACCAGCATGACAGTTATCATCTTCACAGTAGATAACTCGAATGATATCCCCTACTTTGGGAATTGCGTTATTATTATCCATTGATTAAAAACTACTTAGTAAAAATGATATCCAACTCTCTTGGATAATAAAAAGCGTCATATACCCCACTAGGGTATCTTATCTCTACATATATCTGACCACTATAGACTGCACTATCAATCCAAGCCTGTACTTCGAATATCTCACCAGTAGCTTTTAGTACTACCAAGTCACCATTATTAATCATAGTGTGAAGGCTAACTCGAACTCGTTCTCATAGAAGTACATCAGCTTCTCTCGGATGTAGTATCTAGCCTGTACAACACCTAGAACCTCGCACTCATCTAAAGATTCTACAGTGTATACACCTTTAAAGTTATCTTTAAGTTTGCCATATGTGATGACTATTAGGTCACCTATGTTTGCTTTGTTCATAAACTTATTAAGGGGAGCCTAGGCTCCCCTATTGATCTTCCAGTACTTCTTTGATGACATCACCATGACATGCTAGTGGGGCACACCAGCATACTAGGTTAGCATCTTTGGGGATGGACTTGAGAGCAGTCAACACAAGAGGGTCCTTGTCCTGGATTCTCTTAAGTAGCCACTTCTTGTACAGCTCTACTGATTCCTCACGAGACTCAGTCTTGAACTTAGCCAAGGTATTGTCTTTGTGAGAGTAGGGATTACCTAGAGGACTAGGCCGTCCAATGTAGAAGTCTTTAGGAGTACCCTTGTGGGTACGCTTATTGACTACTGTTATCATTGGGACTTGACCATGTTGGTGATGGTCTTGATGGCATAGTACTCAGGGTTGATGGCTTTTAGGGCATTGTCAGCTGCACAGGACAGAAACACAAAGGATATCAGTCCTATGATTGCAGCTAATACTCCTAGCCCTATGCACATACCCAAGAAGTCGTACCTATCGTTATCCTTCCACACGCTGCTGATAGTTTTGATGCATATGACGATTAGCCAGATACATACCACAACGGCAGCTAGCTGGATGATCCCGTATACGATTCCTTCGGCCACCATCTGGCGGACGAGAACTTCGTATACGTGGTGAGCTGCTACACCAAGCTTCTGGGCTAAGGCTTCGATTGTCTTAGTGAGATGCTCTTGTAAGGCTTTGTCCATGGGTAACCTTTCTTTGATAGATGCTTCTCAGATGAGCCAATAGTTGCTGGTGTATTCTGTAACACTCACAATTCTTGGTCTTGTAGAAGCAGTTGTTGCGGGCATGCATAGCATTGTTGAGATGCCGTTTACGGTAATTCTTGTAGAATTCTTTGTTAGCCATGGAGTTTCTTTCTATCTCTGAAATAGTGCTAATGGGAATTGAGTCCTAAGGAACCGTTCAGTTAAAAAGAGAGTAAATAAATACTCTCTTTTATAGACCAAATAGATTGTTAAGTGTAGGGACCAAATCCAGATAGTAGAACACCAGAGGAATAGCCAGACACCCGAACATAACCTGTTGAGGTAGTTCAAGCTTACGGCATATCAAGCTGATGATAACACCGGGAATGGTAGCAAGCACAGCTACTGTATGATTACCAACAAGAGTGAGACTAAATACAGACATGACAAGCAGGAATCCACTAGTCATTCTTATAGGAAGTTTCTGTGCCACTTGGATGTATGGCATTGTAATCTTCTTGGTAATAACAGACCCAGCAGCAAGACTAGCAACCATACACACTACTAAGAGAGCAATGGTAATCGGTTCAGTCTTAATACTGGGAACTATGCGACCCAATAGAACAGCTTCACCTGAGCGACCAATACCTAAGGTCATGATTAAGAGAATAGCAGTGATACTATTAGCAGCTTGAGCAGCAGCAGATGCATACACATACTTCTCATCAGATGTAAGCTTATGCGTAAACAGAGTGATGAAACTAGAGGTACCAAGACCAGCTAAGAATCCTGTTGAACTACCAACAAGAGCACCAATGACAGCTAAGTCTCTGGGCATCTCAGGTATAGGAAGCTTGAACTGTTTCTTAATCCTGGACTTAGTATCCATCATAGCTGTGACTAGCATGGGGATGGCAATCAGACCGTTAAGAATCGGGAGCAGAGAGTGCTCGTTGCCACGAAGAAGAGGATGGTGTAGGACAATATATCCATAGAGTCCGGTGGTCATGAGACCTAGGAAAGTTAGTATAGCGTTCTTACTTTGAACACAGGTATAGATAATCCAGATGAAGATGACTACAATAGCCATCGGCTTGATGACGCTTTGCATCATTTCCAAGAGAGAACCTTGTACGATAGCAGACAGTGTAGCGAGAATAGCAACAATGATAGTAATCACGTGCATACTACTATCGATAGCATCAATCTGTAGCCGTAGAGCTGTTAGGCCTTTGCCTTTGGATGTCATCCTCAGGACGGGATCTTGGCCATCCATATTGGTTGACGCCACTGGATGGAAGGTACCTGCTAGACAATGTGTGTAGATACCAGTACAAGCAGCAGATATGATGAATACTGCTGTATTAACTGGACCGAATCCAGCAGATAGACTTCCAGCCAGTAGCAACAGGATTAATGTCGAGTGAAGACCCGGCACTAATCCTGTTATGGTTCCGAGTAGGATGCCTGCCCCTAAGAAGGCTAGCTCCACACCCCGCACAGCTCAACAACGTTCTCAATCTTGAGCATGTTGACCATCTGGGACTGAGCGAGCTTGTTCATGGCATCGAGGACAGAGATGCCCGAGATCACGAAGTCTTGGTCAGTGGACTTCAGGATGCCCTGCGCCACCAACTCTTTGTGGTAGTCGGGCTCAAGGTCAATGGCCCAGCAACGCTGATGCTTGAGCGAGAAGGTGTTCACGGGCTTGGTGGGCGTGACGGTACGCGAAGGACGGGGAGGATTGGGGATGCCCTGGAAGTACTGAGTGCGCTTCTCTTCGGGAGCAGGCAGCACGGTGGAAGCCTCTTTGGCCTCAACGGAAACTTCGGGAACAACAGCCACCTGAGGCTCGTTGTTGGACTCAACCGTAGCGGGAGCGGTAGGGATCTGACCATCAATCGTCATCATCTTAAATATCTCCTAAACTTGTTACTCGCCAGCTTGAACTTTGCTAGCAAGGTCTTGGGTACGCCAGTCTTTCTTTAGTAGATTGAGAATCGTGAGAAGTTGAGCCATAGGCTCTGGAAGGTATGCGAGTTTCTCAGCACCAACACAGTTGGTCTTTGTCCCACGAATATGAGGATAGGCGATTACAATCCTGTAACCATCATTCCTTTTTGTACCATGAGCATCTTCAAACTGAACATTCTTGGCAAAGATATATCCCATGGAACCTGGATATTCCAATAGAGTGATGTAGTCACTCACCTGGAAATCAGGCATCTGGAACCTCCCTTCTATTTGATACCTACAAGGGATATTAAGTAGTAATTAAGTAGGGTACGTAGGGGTCTATTTCATGGCCTTAAGCACCTGAATATTGCCTTCAGAGTCCTTGCAAATGATAAGTTCGGAGTATACTCCATCATCTAAACCACGAAGGATAATGCGAGCAAGACCTTGGCCATGTTCGAATGTACCAACATGGTTCTTTACGTTCACATTGTAGATGGTATCGTAGTCAACAATGGAAGTGAGTATCTTGATGTCTTGATAGACAGAACAGGTGTAAATGTCTTCACCAAGGATGTTGGCTTTGACAGATATCTTAGTACCTGCTTGGAGGGTGAACCGTTCTTTCATATCAGCAGTGAGGACTATCTTCTTACCATTATCAAGGTTGAGCATGATGCCGCCCTTGGATGCAGGTAACTTGGAGACAATGGTGCCTTCAATTGATTGTTTGGATAGTTCTGCTGTTTGATGAGACTTATTCATGTTAGACAGGAAGATGACTACTACCGAGAGCATACCGCAGAATATGAGTGCGATGATGACCTTAGTGTAGTCTACCTGAATGCTGGCCTTAGGTTGGGACTTGACCTTACGAGGAGCAGGGGGACTTTCGTCTTCTTGCTCCTCAGACCGGACTGCAGCATTCATATCCTCGATTGAACCGTGTATATTCAGTCCCATGATTACTCATCCACTTCGATGTTGGTGGACTTACATTGGGGACACTTGGTAGCATCCTTGGTGGTGAACTCGTGGTTGCAATCCAAACAGAAGTGCTTCCAGGACATACGTTTATCCTTTCTAAAGAAGATCACTCACGGCAGCCAGGATATACTCCTTGGACTTGTCCTTGAGGGTTTCATGGTTCACGTAGATACACCGATGATCAGCCTTCTTTACCTCGTAAGGTTCAGGAGACAGTTCAGGGATGATGGTGTACTTGTTGTTGAGTTGGGAGTTTACCCACAGGAGTTTACCCAGGAACTCTCCTGCCTCACGTTCACGTCCGTACAGAGCACGCATGAGAATCAGGTTAGCTTCCTTGAGCATCTCTGTTCTCTCATCACGCTTCTTCTTACGTTCAGTAAACTCATCCATCTTGACGCACCCACGCTTGAGTACGCCCAGCCTCTTGGGACCTGGCGTGATTGGCCATCAACTTGAGCTGGTGCTGGAGGGTGTTGTGCTTCAGATCACCCAGCTCTTTCAGGACCTTAATCTGAGAGGTGCCGATGAACAGAGGACTGCCAGAGGGCAACTGCTCAATGAACTCACGGAAGGCATTGATCTTAGAGATCGCCTGGTGGGTCTGATACAGAGTGTCCATAAACTTTAATCTCCTATCTCTGAGGTTGCCTAAGAACTATGGGTCAAGGTATTGACTTTAGTGATTTTAAGCGTTATACTTGTGAGTACACAGTACGATCAGTGTAGCCCCCTAGCCACGCGGCGACTGAGCTGTGAAACCTCCTAAGGGAGGGTTACTAGAAAAGGTTCCTAAGAAACCTCAGACACTAGTAAGGGAAGAGTATTAAGAAAGGGTTACAAGAGACCTTTCCTAAGAACCTAATCCTTAACTCTGACAGAGATAAAGATAAGTCTCTCAAGAGAACTTCTTAAGAAGTCTATCAAGATAGAATCTTGAGTTCCCTTCGGTCACTCAAGATTCTGGAAACACTAGGTTACAGCCAAAGAGGCTATTGATGATTGCGCCACCTTTAGAAATCTATACTGATGGATCCTGTTTAGCTAACCCTGGAGGTGCTATAGGATTCTCTGCTGTTGTTACTCAGGCAGGTATGGTTATCAACCAACACGTCTCAGGTTATAAGACGGGGACATCCAACCAGGCTGAGCTTCTAGCAGTGATCATGGCTCTGAGTAGTCTCGCTCCCTATAAGGATCTAGTAGTCTACTCAGACAGTCAGTACGTAATTAAGGGTATGACAGAGTGGAAGCCTAACAGACTCAAGAAGATGGTCTGGAAGGACAAGGTACCTAACGAGAAGATGTGGAGACAGCTAGACGACCTAGCTAGTAAGCATACTATCAGGTGGGTCTGGGTGAAGGGTCACAACGGTAACCACTACAACGAGATAGCTGATAGATTAGCCAACGAAGAAGCACACAAGTTTAAGGAGACAGCCAGATAGGTTGTCTCCTTTATTTTATGTGTTCTAGTTCAATCCACTTGGACACATTAGCGTAGATATGAAGACATACCCATTGCATAGCATCCACAGGATTCCCAGGAACCCAAGTGTTTGTTTGTGCATATGTTTCTCCTCTATGACTAAGGGAAGAATAACCCCACGGCAGGATTTGATACCTACAACCCGAGCTTGCCGGCCTACCCATTACTAGATAGACTGCTCGTGCCCTTCTTTAGACGATCGTGGGTGGCCTAAGGGATAACCATTACTGGCTCCCCTAGACCTGCTACATACCCCGAAAGGTATGCTCGATACCTCACTTGCATGCTCTGGTTATCATGCGAGCCACCAGGACCAGCCCCAGTGAAACTCATGGTGGGTACCATTGTTTGCACCATGTACGTAGTCTTCTCCTTATCGTGCGTAGGGAGAGACCTCTGGTGTAGACTGTCTGCTGCACAAGCAGCCGCGCATACCCAGGACGGGTACTGGGCGGCACAGACATTACAAAGGGAGTGCTAGTCCCTCACCTGCAGCTAGCACTTTGCAGGTCCATACATTCTGCTGGTGGACTCGAACCACCTTTCTCTAACCGTAGTTAGCGCTTTATCCTGGTACTGAACCCATCACTCTTTTGGCTGTCCCTATTACGGGCTGTGACAGAGAACTCTTCCGTATAAGCTAAAGCAGAATAGTGAGATAGGAGACCGAGGAAACCTATCCCGGATATACAAGCTACCTCTGGAAACGCCCAGAGCCGATACACCCAACTTTGACCCAGACGCAGAGCGTTATGGATCGTATCTTCTTCTCTTGTATAAGCCCGCACGCCTGGATTCGAACCAGGGACCCTCGGATTAGAAGTCCGATGCTCTATCCATCTGAGCTACGCACGGTGATGATTACTTCTTGTTGAGACCCTTGGTGACGCACCACTGAGTCTTACCGCAGTTACAGTAGACACAACGACAGTTCATGATGGAGAGTCCTTTCTCTACTAAGGGTAGCCCTATCACCTTTGTGTTGGTGACTAAGGCTACCCGCTGCTATGAAGATGATCAAGGTGAGTGGTGAAAGCAAACACCCTGATCACTCTAATCTGGGACAGTGACGAAAGATATCCCAGATAGAAACTTGGGCCATATTAAAGGCCCCAGTGGAACCTCAGGGATTCGAACCCTGGACCAATGGATTATGAGTCCACTGCTCTAACCGCTGAGCTAAGGTTCCCTGGGAATGAACGAAGACCTTCGATTAGTCCTGCTCGATACCGGTGTCAGCAAGGTCGTCTGCCTCGTAACCTGACCCATTAGAGGAATGACTCAGACAGGGATCATCAGTGATGACTCTGTTGAGGATATCCTCAGGCGTAGGCCTGATTAGCTTAGCATCAACCCATCTGGGTTTGTTGGATCCCTTTGGCATGACTTTGACCTTGTTATTGGTCTCATCATATTCCATGAAGAACCCTCGAACAAACGTGACACCAGTGATAGAGTATTCAATTTCAGTCTTCGGCTGTGGTCTATACTGCTGTGGCATGGTTGTGGGGTTACCTTTGAAAGCTACACCCAGAAGGCCCCATAGATATTACTACCTACAGGGCCCTCTGGATCTAGGGCTTACCTAGTAAGAAGGGTGCTACTTGCGCTCCGGACCACCTTGCCCTGAGGCTCCGTAGGTCTGGAAGTTCGAACCAAGGGGAACCCCCTGGTCTCCCTCTTCACGGGATTCCGTGAAAGGCGCTTGGGCAGCGAGTGTGTCTGCGGTCATGCCCTCTCGGACACCAGCCGTTGTGACGGGCTGCTGGCCAGGAGTCACGTGCTCAGGGTTATCGATCATCTCGAGTTTCCCAGAGAACGTGTCGTGCTTCTTGCTGATGGGTTGCCCCAACGTGGGAAGCTTCTTCAGCTCAGCGTTGACAGCCCAGGACTTGCCGGTTTCCCGGTCAAGCATATCCTGGACATCGAGCAGATGATCATTGACCAGCTTCTCGTTGTCTTCGTTGAAGTCGTCAGAATGAGCATGGACTTCACAGTAAGCCACGGAACCCATCAGGGTCACTCCGACCTTCTTGGCCCAGTCAAACTTCTGCAGGATCGATTGCTCGATCTGAACAGAGAGCTTGGACTGCTGGGATTGATAAACGCCAGTCTGCACGTGCGGAGCAGCGTTCACAATAGCCATTTCAGGGTGCTGAGCCTCCCAGAGCAACGGATTGTTGGCACGGGGAAGGAACTGCACGGGCTTGACCTGATCGTTGGTATCCTCCAACCGGATACCCGCTACCACAGCAGGATCGAAGTCATCCGGAAGGACAACGTTACGATACGCTGGGAGAGAGCTTTGCTGAGGGTTCTTCCCCAGCCGGATGTGGAGGTAGGCCGAAGCACGCCCGTTGAACCCACCGCCGGGGAAGAACTCAGCGTTCTCCACCTTCGATAGGGTGCTCATGGGAATGTTCGAGTCGTTTGCCAACAGGGTCTTACCCTCGTTGTTGACCAATACAATCTTGATCATACCGATATACCTTCTTTCTGTTTAGGTCAGATAACCATTACTGGCTCCGACCTGGTGGACTGCACCGCTACAGATTGATGATATTGTTGTCGCGCTCAGGCGAGGGCGTCTCACGACCGAACGGAGTACGACCGATCTGCAGGACTTGGTTGGAACCACGACGCTGCGGAATCGGCTGCTCAGCACGGTACCGCTCAGCGCTGTCCCTATTGGCCCAGCTCTCAGCAGTAGCCTTGACGGCTCGATCAGCTGCCCGCATCTTGGCGGACTCGGTATTCTCGTAGATCTCTTCGGCAGAGCCGGCAGCAGTACGGAGTTGAGGCCTGTAGAATTCGATGGTGTAGTTGACCGGCGTCACCCAAAGGGAACCCTTCAGGAGATTTCTGTCACGACCATCGGCATCGAAGCCTTCACCGTAGTTCTGATGGTTCTGCTGGATGAACCCCTCGCATTCCAGCATCAGAGCGTTCTGATTCTGTTTCTGCAAGAGGTACAGGTCCTCGTCCAGGATCTCGAACACCACAGGAAGGGTGTTGGGATCGATCAGGGCGATGTCGTCGTTCTCAAGATTGTGCACCTTGATCTTCGGGGAGTTTTCCACGCTGCCCAGAATACTGAACAGGTAGGCTTCCCGATAACCAGGGGGAACAACATCGAACTGCGTACCGATCTGACTGCTCAGACCAGCAAGACCCAGGTTGTAGAGCATCGTGTTGCGCTGCTCTTCATCGAAGGTATTGCTGATCGGGACGAGGGCCGTTCTGCGAAGAGGCGTATGGTAGAAGATACCCGAACCACCAAAGGTGGGTCGACGACGCTTGATAAGCATCGATATACGCTGTACGGCATCAGGGTGGACTTTTGCGATAAGCATTGCTTACCACTTCCCTTCTTAGTTCACGTTCTCATACAGTGAAACACAGACGTGCACATCTGCGCTCGTGTGGAATGCACACCCAGGCCCGGTTGCCCAGCCCGTTGAGATACGTGAGGAACCACTACTAATGGTCCCCATTCAATACGCCATTCTGGGGGGAATGGTTCAGGTGTATTACTACACTGGTGTACTGAATGGGAATCACTACCAGAAAGCTCCAGTCAACTCACTCGATAGCAAAGCCCCAATAGTTGGTTGACCTGCCCGACTTGTATCAAGTGAATTGAGTGGAGATTTCTCGGTGAAGGGTTTAAAAGGGGGAAGGCCCGAAGGCCCTCCCCGAAGGTGCTTAGTTCTCGACCGGCTCCTCGACGGTACCGTGAGTGACGGGGACTTCCTCGTCGTTCTTCTCCATCACCTGGGTACCGCTGGCCGCCTTGGCCGCCTTGGACTCCAGGTACTTGGCGTGGTCCTCGCGGGACGCGTTGATGCGGTCCTGACGACCGGCCTCGCGGCGCTCCTTCCACGACTGGGCGGACTTGGTCTTCGCCTGGATGTTCTTCTCGCGGGACACGCGGGTGGCGTCCTCGGCCTCGTCCGCCGACATGACGGAGCTGACCTGCGGAGCGGGAGCCGCGTTGATGTCCTTCTCGAAGTCCGTGCGGGCGTAGATGTTGCCCTCCAGGATGCCGGCGTCACCGGTCTGGGTCACCTCGGCGTAGAGGGTGATCACCCAGGCGTTGCCGTCCTGCTCGTTGAGCTGCTCGACCCAGTTCTCGGGCAACTCGAAGTTGCAGGTGACGTTGGCCTTGTCCTGCAAGACCGTCTCGCCGGTGGGCAAGAGCAGCTTGAGCATGGCGGTCCCGTCGCCGGCGTCCGGATCGGGCATGATGGTGCCGACCACGCTGTGGACGTCATCACCCTTGTGCGAGCGGTTCTTGATGGGCTTCGAGCGGAAGTCGTCACCCATCTTGCGCAGGACCTGCACGGTCAGCTTCTGGACGTACGTCTTGGCGTCCTTCTTGATGTTGAAAGCCATTGGTCTTTCTCCTTTCGAACTGAGAAAGAAGTTGGATACGATTCCACACGTGTGAAACCTTTCCAACAGAGTGGACAGTGTAAACCACTGCCCCTCCTGAAGCCTAGGAGTTAGAAACTTTGTAGCTTTGCAGCTTCGCGACTTTGTTTTCCTCGCCTCTTCTGAGGTTGAGGAGCTTCGGAGTTTTGCATCCTTGGCTAGATCGCTCCTTCTGAGGGTGCGGAGCTGCGGAGCCTAGCAGTTCTGTCATCCTAGCCCATTCTGAGGTTGCGGGGCCTAGTGTTCCTGAGGCAGATTCTGAGGCAGCGGAGCTGTGGTAGTCCGAGGGATGTAAATAAACACTACAGGATAGAGGATTAACTAAACCAAGTAGTGTTTATTTACTCCTTCTAGTTAGAGGACGCTACGGAGATCAACCTTGATCGGAGCGTTGTCGGAGTACTCAGCCTTCTCGATGGACTTGAGGATCTCGTTGACATCCGCAAGAGCAGGAGCAGCAGCCTTGAGGATAGCACCGGTAAGCGAGTAGTCAGGCATCATGAAGTCAATCATTTCAGGCGTGACCAAGCTAACCAGAGAGGTGCCGTCCTCGTAGCGGGAGTTCTCCCAGAGACCAGCGCCTGCACGACGAAGCGTACCGTAGATGATGGCCTCGTTGAGCAAGAACTCGTCCTGCATGTGGTCAGGCAGTTCCTCCTTGAACTCAGCCCAATCCTGATCGAAGTTCTTGTTCTCCTCGCTGTTATCCAGACCGGCCTTCTCAATCTTACTGTAGATAGAGGTGACCACAATGGACCACAGCATGGCATCGGCTTCATCCACGGTCAAGTCGATATCGATGAGATCGAACAGGACCTGAGTGGCGAAGATGCCCTCGAACATGGTGAACTTCTCACCGGTCTTGTCATCGGTCATGACCTTGAAGGAGATCTCCTTCTCCTTGAGCATGTCGAAGACGTTGACATCACCAATGCTTTCGGTAGCGCCGATACGCAGGGTGTTGTTAGAACCCAAACGCTGGATCTTCTCAGCCGCAAACAGAGCAATATCAGAGATACCACTCAGAGCGAGGCCCTCGTAGATACGACGCCACACCTTAGCACAGGCAGTAGCAACACCGGGGTTGTAGTTGTCCAAGATCTCGTCAGGATCGTGGCCCTCGTCAGCGAGGATATGAGGGTGCTTCTCCGCCAGGAAGCGACGGGTGTCCTCGTACTCATGACGGAAGGTCAGAGCAGAAGCCATCGAGAACGCTTTACCAACGAAGATGGTGTAGTGAGAACCAACCGAACGAAGGATCTGCACGTACCGCTGCAGGGAGATGATGCCCTTCTCGGGGTTGTAGGGGGCGAAGAACGACTTCTTGTTAGCACCATCAAAGAAGTCCAGGAACGGAACCTCCTTGTTGGCCCAAGAAGTGTAGTAGCCCTTCTGTCCGAAGAAGGAGTTGTTCAGGCGCTTCTGCATCTTCTCGACGCGAGCCTTGAACTCATCATCACTCTCATCGGCCTTCTGACGAGCAGCGAGCAGACCAGCGATACCATCACCGTCACCGTCGCCTTCGTTACCCTCGTGCCAGACGAGAGAATCAATCAGGAAAGTACCGATGGGAGCCTTGTCAGTGACCTTAGCCCGCAGCAGAACCATCGAGATCATGGGAGAGCGAGTGACGTAGAGCCAATCACCATCCTTGATCTTGCCCTGAATGACCAGAGGATCGTTGGGGTTGATACCCACCTCATCATCAGCGATGTAGTCGAGGTCAATGGTCTTAACCTTACGGCCGAACATGATCTTGTCCGTACGGGTCAGACCCTTCAGGACACCAGGGCTAGAAATCCAGGACTTCAGGCCACCATTGATCATACCCAGGTAACGGTTGAGAGCATCCGACCAACCATCGGGGCTGGTCTCCTCGGTGATGTGGAGCAGGAGCTTGAGAGCGGTCGAGCCGATGCGGTCAGCCTTCGTGGTGAACTTGGCCAGTGCATCGAAACGAAGGTGAACGGCAGTCTCCTTACCGCTACCACGCTCAGAAGCAATGGTCAGACCATCAGGGAAGGTCTTGTGGAACATCTCGAAGACGCGACGAGCACCCTTCTGAAGCAGCAGGTCAGCGAAGACAGGCAGTTCAGGGTTGTTCGTAGCACCATTCACCCAACGCTCAGCAGCAGGAACGCGAGCAGCCATCTTGAGCATGGAGACAGTGTCTTCACGCCGGTCTGCATTGTCTTCCCAGAGCTTGAGGGCCAGGTCGCTGTTGATGGTGGCAAGGGTAACCAAGCCTTCACCAATGAGACCCTGAACACCCATGTTCTCACGGACGGTGCTGACCTCAATGGCCAGAACGATATCCGCTTCGATGTAGGTGACGAGCTGACCGATGGTACGCGTGGCATCATCGAACTCGTAGCCCTCTTTGCCGTCCTTCTTGGCCTTGAGCAGTTGATACTGACGAGGCTTCATCGGAGGCGTGTAGAACCAGGCTTCCTTGGTGTTGTCCTCCTTCCACTGAACGAAGTCAGCGAGCTGTTCAGGGGTCAGGCCCTTGTTAGCATCGAAGTCGAGACCACCAGGAACAGTGTCTGCGTAGGCTTTCAGCAAAGCAGAGAAGCCCAGATCCTGCTTGATGGTTTCACAGCCGAAGATGACGTCCTTCTGCTCGATGATCTCGGTCTTGTCCTTGCTCAGCATCTTGATGGCCTGGTTGTACAGGGTCGCCTTGATGCCGAAGCCACGGAGCTTAGCAGCCCGCTCATTGTAAGCAACACGAATGGGAACAGTACCCGCAATGTCGATGGTCTTCACCTTCTCACCATCCGGGTAGTACTCGATGTTCGTGTAGGTGATCTTGGGCAAGCCCATGACATAACCACTCATGCCCTTGTCGGTCTTACCGAAAGTGCAGACAGGCACGCCCTTGAACTTGAGCAGATCATCACCAGGCTTGACCTTACAGCCCTTGGGAGCTTCGTGGACGTTCTCTTCAGGCTCACCGTTCTCCAAAGCAGTAGCAGCATCAGGGAAGGCAGCGAAGTGCTCAGCCACAAACATGTCAACGTCCTGACCACCAACAAAGATGCCGGCGTCGTTGAACTTCTCCTGTTTGTTAACCGAGATGGTCAGCTCCAAATCAGGGTGAGCGTAAGCAACACCCGAACCGGACTCGAACTCCCAGTTGCTGAAGATGGCACGCATACGAATGCCCAAGCTCTTGTCACCAGCACGGATAAGGCCGGACTCTTCCAAGAGGGACGGGTTGTTGAGACGGGACACACCAGTGCGCTTGTGGTAGAAGGTATTGGTATCACCCTCAATCACGTCTGCGGTCTGCTGGTCCACGAGCTGCGCACGGTTAGTGGTCTTACCCGGCTTGGAAGCGTCGTTGCTGTTACGCACGAACACTTCACCCTCTTCATCGATGAAGACGCCGAACATACGAATGTTGGCACCCTCACCACAGTAGAGAGTATCCACCAGAGCGGAGCTGCTAACGGGCACAGGATCAGGAACCCAGTTACCATCAGCATCCTTCTTCTTGCGGGTCAGCCAGTACTCGGCAGCATCAGAGATGCTCTGAGGGGAACGCTGATCCACCAGGACGGGCCTCATCTTGTTGTTCGCGGTGAGAGCCACAATACCACAAGTGTTGAGAGCCATCGTGATGTAGGACTGACCGCTGACAGCGTAGTCCATGATGTCACGGCAGAAGGACGAGGTAGCCGACAGAGCCAGCTTACCGGTCACGTCCTTGATATCCTGGCTGTTCTTAAGGAAGTTGATCCACTGCCACACCATCTTCGCAGGGGAGATCTCCCGATTGGTGTCGGGGTTGTACTGCCAGTTGGCGAAGATCTTCGGGAGCTTGTCGCCCGTGGTCATCGTCCACATGTTGCTGTAGATCTTGCTACCCATCTGCATGCTGAAGATGTGCTCGACCTTGATATCAAACCCACGAACAGGCTGGAAGGTCATGATGCCGACGTTGTTGAACTGACCGGTGGCCTCGTACGTAGCACCAACAGTCATGAGAGCCATCTCTTTGAGAGTCAGGTCACGACCAGTGGCGAAGCGGTTGGCGAGGATACGGGAAGGAGTCCAGATGTTCTCTTGGGGAGCGCCAGCCTTGAGCAGTTTCTTGACGTGCTTGGGCTTGGACACGAACCAGTGGAACTTCATGAAGCTCCCAGGAGGATAGCTCACCTCCAACGTGAGAGGATCGATCTCGGCTTCGAAGTTGCTCTTCTTGATCTGATCGATGGTCACGCTGGGAACATCAACATCGGTGAGGATGTTGCGCGCCTTGGTGGGAAGCATCGAAGCACCATCCGAACCAACGATCTGACGGAGCAGGCCCTCTTCGTACATCAGGGACATCTGTTCGGGAACGAACTCAATCCCAGCAGCGATGTGGCCATAGATGAAGTTGAACTTCTTGATGTGGATGATCTTCTCGCTATCCTTGAGACCAGCAGGCAGGTCCAAGGCAGCGTTGATATCCAGATCGGAGTAGCCACGGTTGATCATCATGTCCACGATGAGGTTGAGGTGCAGTTCACCAGGCGACTCCTGAGAACGCAGAGGCAGCTCAGCACGGTTGTCATCGATGAAGATCTTGGGCTCTTCCACCTCGGAATCACGCTTGACGGTGTAGCCCCAGGCTTCGAGAGTAGCGGCCAGGTTCTTGGTGTTGAAGCCCTCGTTGTTGGGGTCGAAGGTCTTCTTGCCCTTGTTAATGTTGAAAGCCATTGTTTGTTTACTTCCTTTCGTTGAAGTAACAAATCGGGGAGCCGAAGCTCCCCTGCAAACCTACAATATAGGGACTAGTCGTCACGCCCGATGATCCGGTTCATCTTGTTCTTCTGCATGTCAGCAGCGGGCGTAGAAGTGGTCTTCACGTCGACGATCTCATCGCCAGTAGCAGCAGCCGCCTGAGCAGCGTTCTTAGCGCCAATCTCGGTGGAGGTGCCGACCTTACGCTCGTTGAAGACCTTGGCAGCGTGACGCTTGTAGCGGATCTCCTGCAAGAGGTTCTTGGTGCTCACCGGCTCATCCGGCGTGTAGTTAGCAGCGATGTCCTTGAACACCTCAGCGTAGCGCTTATCGGGGTTGATAGCCCCAGGCTCGTTGAGGCGGTACATCATAGCATCGTGCATGATGACCTGAATGTAGAGAGCGACACGGGTCTCACGATTACCCACGTCAGAAACTTCCTTGGACTGGTACTGCTCCAGCCACATACTCACGATATCCACCTGAGCGTGAACCTGCATGTGAGTGCCGAAGCCTTCACGGGCATTGTAGATGCTGGTAGCCATAGGACCACGGTCATCGGTGACCTTGACGAAGATGTGCTCAATGCGGTTGATGCGGTCGGTAGGATCCACCTGAGAGTTGAACTCATCAATGGAGTCCTGGTAGGTCTTCGTCAAGGTCGAAGAGGTCAACGGGATCCAGTCGTCCTTCTTGTCCTTGTTCTTGGGGTCGATGGCCATGACAATGGCGACACCGTAGTGATCGGCATCCTCATCCATGTTGCCGCCGAGCGGACCCAACGTACCACCGTAGGTCTTGTAGAAGCCTTCCTTGTTCTTGAGCGGACCCAAGATGTTGAAGCAGATACCACCGGTACCCATGAGAACCTTGTTGCTGACCTTCATCTTCTTGACCGGAGTGGTGTTGTCCTCGGTCGAGATGCCAGTGGTGATCTTCTCACCGCCATTACCGGACAGGATGTCCTTCAAAGAGATAGGCATTAGTTTTCTCCTTTCGATTGAGAATAGCATGCCTCGCGGGAATTAACAGTACCGTCGAGGGACGACTTGCACTGATAATTTTTAAGGGTTGGATACAAGGGATAGATAACCATTGTACTAGACCTTAGTCTGCATCACCTCCTTTACGTGGAGTAGTAGGCTTCACCGTGCGCCTCCAAGAAATCAAGAATCTTCTTCACGTCACCCTTGATCGTGGAGATATGACCAATGCCAGAGATGATACCAGCCATGTTCTGAACCATCTGGGTCTCTGGCATGTTGAGCATCTTATAGAGCTTCTGGAGTGTGACCCGGAGCTTCAACCAATTGAAGTCAGCGGGCTCTTGCTTCATGTAGTTCCAGTCGATATAGGGAAGCAGCGGACCTTCCCAACCAAGGGATTGCATGAGAACGTAGATCTGCTGGCTGTGGTGGACAGTAATGCCCGCACCATCAATGGGTGCAGGGTTCTTATCCAACCACTCAGTCTCCTTCTTGAAGCGCTCTTCCATATCAGTGATGCGCTCCACCATGAGAATGGTCTGAGAGTTCTGGGTCATCTGGGCGTGATAGGTAGCCAGGACCTTGTTAGCAATAAACTCACTCATTAGTTATTCTCCTCATCGACATTGTCGTAGCCGCAGTGGGAGCAGATACCATCAGTCTTGTCCAAGTTAGTGTAGTTACGGCAGGCAATGCACTTATCCTTGTAGTCCGTGGAGCAGGTACGGCAGCCCACGAAGATGTACTCATCACCCTTAAACGAAGTAGCAGTAGCAACCACATTAGCAGACTTGCACTTAGGACAGCAGGGCCAGCCCTTAAGGCACCCATTAAAGCAGGAATACAGACCAGTCTCGTCCTTAGCCATAACCTTTTCACAGATAATGCAGATGGGCAAATTAATCATGTTACTTCACCTCCGACTTGATAGCGGTGAGGATGTACTTACGAGCTTCCTTCTTGTTGATGTTGTACCACATACGAGCTTGAGAGATAGCGAAGTGCTTGGTCATAGTAATAGCTCCTTTCACGAGCATACTAAGGATTGTGTGGGGATTTATCCTTACACCACACCATCAAGCACCAGAGTTAGTCCCCGTAGGTCACCCAGCTCCACATGACGTGGTAAGCGTACTCATCACCATAATCGTGGCAAGCCTCCTGGTAAGGCTCACCCAACTCAGTGGTGTCGGGATCGAAGATGGGAAGGGATTCCACCAATTGACGCACGGTCACAGCCACAGGGATGCTGATGCTCTCCCCGTTCAAGGTGCAGATGGGCTCTTCTTTCCCACGAGGAGTAACCATGCTGAGAGAATTGTACTTAGCGGTCTTCATGTTATAATCTCCTTTCACGAGACTAAAGGTTAGCCAGGTCACGGGTGTGGAACTCGCCCACGAACTTGTCACCAGCGTAGTAGATGGCGACAGTGCCTTCGTATTCCCCACGCATGACGTTTCCGGTGAGGGCCACGATCGACCAATCAGAGATCATGCCGTCTTCCGGATCATCAGCCCAGAGGCCGATCTTCTCGTAGGTCAGCTTCTGCAGCTTGACGTAGGTCAGGGTCTCGATGTTGTTGCGGAGCCAGTTCAGGTTGATGTTAGCCATTGTCTTTAGTTCCTTTCGTAGAACTATTAGATGGGTTGCCTGGGGATTTATTAAGTGGTTACACCAGGCTGTCAACCGAGAGGAAACTAATTAGGGGCAGTAACGGTAGGAATCGGTGTAGTAGTCGTCATCCTGGTCATCGTAGCTGGCCATCTCAGCCCGGTAGTCGGCCTTGTCCTTGGCCATACGGTTCACGTGCTTGGGCTGAGTCCAGCACTCGTTGCAGATGTCCATGGGCTCATCGCCCTGTGCCGCGTAGAAGTCGTACCACTTCCACTGACGCATGTCCCTGTTGAGCTTGAGCTGCTTGCAGTCCTGGCAGCAGGTCTTCTGGTTGTTGTGGTCCTCGATGTGCTGAGTGTAGCAGTCCAAGCACACCACGTAGCGAGTGAGTGGACCAAACGAGTCGTCTTCGTTGAGGGATGCGTAGGCTTGAGCTTGGGCATCCATCAGGTGAGGGCACAACTCAGTATTGGGGTGATCCAGGAGATCCTTCGTAATGTTGAAGGACGTAGCGAGAATGTTAGCCATTGTTATCAGTTCCTTTCACGAACTAATATGTGGGATTGTGCAGGGATTTACCCGGTTACACTGCACAGTCAACCGTGACATTAGTTCTTCAGCCAGCCCAGCTTGGCCATGTCTTCGAGGTTCAGAGGCGTGATGAAGTCGCCATCAGTGTCGCCCATGTTGTTGTAGTACAAGGGATCGGTCTTCAAAGCAGCCCAGGAGTAGAACTTAACATCCGAGCCATCAGCAGCGTAGCCCGAGATGAAGTAGTGCCACACACTGCCCACTTTACGGGCGTACAGCTTGGCGCCCGATTGCAGCATCATGGAGTGGCCACGACGGAGAGCACGACGGATCTTGTGGTTGATGTGGTAGGCCTGAACGAACATGGTCTTCATAGTGTTTAGTTCCTTTCGTAGAACTAAGGCTGGTCTCGCTAGGTTACAGCCATTAACCCTAGTCTCAGAGCCCTCCACATATCGTGAAAGGCGCTGAGTTAGAGTTAACTACTTCTGGTTCTTAGTAACCCAATCACCGATGAAGTTGTAGATCTCCTCAAAGGACATAGTCTCCAGAACCTTAGCGTTAAGCTCAAGGTGAGACTTGCTCTCAGAGATGATGAGCTGCTCCACAGGGAAATTGCGAACAGAGACCAGAAGGTTCTCCATGAAACGCTTGGTCCGCTTACCAAAGCCAGTGCTGATATCACTGATAGCGTAATCCACATCATCAGCAACACGCTGGTTGATGTTAGCAGAGGCATCACGCTCACTGTAGAGGATCTGCATGTGAGCATCATTGAACAGGCCAACATCCATGAGAGTCTGCACCTGCTCTTCGGTCAGGGACTGGAAGCGGCTAACGTTGTCGAAGTTGGTGAGACGCATACGAGGCATGTGGAATGCATCAATATCAAACGTCACGACCTGAATGGGCTGCTTGGGCAAGACACCGGCACGAACGCACAATTCGAAGTTGGTCTTGTTCTTACGGGTGCTGGCTTTACGAACAGCAGGCATAGCAACGTAGTTATCGGGGTTCTGCTTCACGTAGCGCTCTTGGAATTCACGCTCCTCACCCTTGTGCTCGACTTCGTAGTATTCGACTTGATAGGTGTAACCCTCAAGACGCCACTCGATCTTGTCATTGACGGCGTTGGGCATGAACAGCTTGTCCAGGTTGTCCTGGCTCTTCCAGAAGAAGTTGCGCCAGGCGTGAGGATGACCAGTGGTTTCGGGGTTGATCTGCTTGAGTTTGGTCTTGAACAATCCCTTGGTGATAGGCGCATCGAACTGCAGATCAACGTGGAGATTACGAGGACCAGAGATAACCATGTGGAAAGTCTTCATTTGTATTAGTTCCTTTCACGAACTAAAGAAGGGGAGACCATTAAGATCTCCCCCAGTAATACCGTTAGACGAAGTTAGCGGTAGCCAGGTGGTTAACGCTATCGTGGAGGTAGTTGGCCTTCATGATAACGCCCTGACGATAGCCCTCAGCCTTGAGGGAGTACTTGAAGGTGAGGTGATTGTAGAGACCAACCAGGTCATCCAAGACGGCGATCTTACGGCCGTACTCGGTGCCGTCCACACGGCTGTTGATGAACATGCTCTCCAGTTCATGGATGATGCCGCCGTAGCGCTGAACAGTCTCCATGATCTTGGTGGTGTTGTTGATGTCGATGGCCACGACCTCACGGGCGATGGTGATGGCGGTGTCGATGTTGATCATTGTCTTAATCTCCTTTCACGAGATAGACGGTGAGCAGTTTAACCTCATGCTCAGGAGGGCAGAAACTAATCGAACCAGGTGTTGTTGTACTCGTCCCGTGCACGACGGAAACGATCAGCGTCAACCACGTTACCCTTAGACGCCTTGTGCTTCTTGTTGGCTGCCTCAGCCTGCTTATCCCACTTAGCCTTGAGGGCCTCCATTTCAGGAGACCCGGCCTCGGGAAGCTTGATACCCAAGTGAGAGATGTCCTGACCAAACATATCAGGAGTGACCACGATCTTCTTGCTCATAATCATACCCTCCTTAGAACCGCACACCGGCGTTGATAGCGAGAGTGTAGCCCAGGCCGATGCAGAAGAGAACCATAGCGATAAGCATCCAGATGGTGAAGACAATGGTGATCCGCTTGTTGCGAGCTTTACGCTGACGAGTGCGCTCCCAGTTGATCTTGACCTCGATCTCCTGAAGCATGTCCTTGAGGTAGAAGTGCTGGTTGTTCATGGTGTAATCTCCTTTCACGAGACTAAGCCGAAAGCCAGGACAGGAAGAAAGCAGCGACAGCACCAAGCGTGTACTTGATGCCGGCGTGCCAACGGTAGCGCTGAGTGAGCTTGGCCTCACGCTTGGACACGTACGTGCCGCGCACCTTGGTCATGACGATAACAGTGTTGGAAGCCATGGTGATATATTCTCCTTTCACGAGAATACTTAGTCCACCTACACGATGTAGATAGTACTAATGACCAGGCCCTCCACATGGAAGGACCTGGATTTAGTACTATACTACTTAGCCTTAGTAGCGATGTACACCTGACCCTTGTTGTTCATAACCATAGCAGAGGTGATGCGGATACCCCGACCAGCGAACCAGTAGGCAGCATTGAGGACGTCCTCCTCGTAGAAGTCGTAGCCCTTGTTGTCAATGGTCATAGCGTTCTCAGCAGCCAGCTTGAGTTCGGCATCAGTGTAGGCCTCCATCCAATTCGTACCAGTAGGAGTAGCCAAGAGAAAGAGAACCGAGATGAGGAACGTGGTGAAACCGATAGCGTTCTTAATCATTGTTATTAGTTCCTTTCGTAGAACTAACATAGGATAGCGCCATACACTGTGTATAGCAATAACCCTAATGACTAGGCCCTCCCCGAAGGAAGGACCTAGGTTTAGAGTTATTTAGTTGTTGATGATACCCCAGTAAGTATCACGGTAAATGGTATCACCATGACCCTTGATACCGTACCAGGCATCCGAGAAACCCGAGTGAGGGTGGAAGTAGTTGTTCACATCGAACTTGGACATGTAAGCGTCCTGAGCAGCCTTGGCCTGTTCCTGAGCGTACGAGACCACGTGAGCGTTGAGGTTGGTGGACATAATATTCTCCTTTCACGAGAACATCTAGCTACCGGGCACGATACCCAATAGTCCTAGTGGCTAAGCTCTCCTCCGAAGAGAAGAGCCTAGATCTAAGACTATCTACGCCTGCTGGGACAGGAAGTACTGTACACGCACACGCTCAAGGTGCTCCTGCTCAGCACGGGCAGCAGCAAGGGTGTACTGTACAGCCACCTGGTGCTTGTCCTTGTGGGTGGTGTACTTGGACTTGTAGCGGTCCACGTAGTCCTGTGCACCGTAGGACAGGAGAGCGTACTCAATACCAAGCTCAGCAGCAAGCTCAAGCTCAGCCTCAATACGCTCATTGTACTCAACGCTGTTAGCATTAAGCATGTCCTTACGAAGGGCATCCTCGATAGCCTTCTGCTCATCAATGGTAGCCTGCTCATCCTTGTACATGTCAGTGACAAGATCAGTACGACGAGTGTTATCGTAGTTGATCTCCCACAGGAAGGCAGCGCAGGTAGCGGTGAACATACCAGCCATGAATGCCCACATGTAGATCATCTCCACGAAGGTATCGTACACCTTACCAGTGAACATCTCATTGGTAGGCATGATCTCAGCCACACCCATGAAGGTGAGGATGGAGGCGATGACAGGGACAATCGTCCCCACCACACGGGTCTTACGGCTAGCAACACGCATGCTGTACACCTCAGCACGCATCAGAGGACGACCGTAGTAGCCATCCGTGATAGCGTTGGTGCTACAGGTCTTCGCGATAGCCTGAGCGATGAGGCCAGCGAGAGCGGGGAAGAGAACGACGACCAGGAGGAAGATAACGTTAGACATAGTATTGTCTCCTTTCACGAGACTAAGAAAGTGCAAGTACCCACCCCCTACTGGGGGGTACCCCACCATCTACTATATTCTAAGTTTTCTCCCGACCCCACTTCCCACAATAGTTTATATAAAGTATACTATAGATTAGGTACCATAAATTAGGGTACCCATAAATACACTATGACCCATTGCCTCAACTGGCGGGGGTCCCATTAGGAGACCATCACACATGGACCATCACCACGAAGACATAAAGAATAGAATTCTAGATGAACAGATTCGTAATCTTCGCGCTACCCTTGAATTAGCCAACCAGATATTAGCCGACATTGAGCGTAAACGTAACTCAGATAAGTTGTTTGAGTTTATGAAAGACTCTATGCCTAAAGAGATTAGGGATGCTATGGATCAGATGAAGAAGGAGCTACTTGACGATGAATAATGACAAGCAACTATCACAAGTACTCAAGTGGTATGGGGACTGCTTAGAGGAAAACACACATCTACGTAAGAGGCTCCTGGAGGCCGATTCTGCTGCTTCAGCTTTAGCAGGTATCATTGCTGAGTTGGGCACTCCCGAGATGAAGCATGAGGCTAAGGCGGCCATTAAGTTCCTAATGATGTTGAACGCACATCCCTTTGAGAAACAGGCACCTGACGATGACGCCTAAGGAGTACTTGAATCACTTAAATAAACAGGCTAAGGTCTTCAAAGCTGTGTCCCAGATTATGGGTAAGATGGAGGTGATAGAGATGCAGCGAATGGAGATAGACCTACTAATAAATGATATAGAGAAGTTAGATCCTGAGATAGCCGCCTCCCTACGGTCGACGGACCTTAGAAACATTACCCTAAGGGGTGACGGAGGTGAAGAGTAATGGCTCAACAAAGAGTACAACTTAATAGGTGGGTATTACCTGAGACCCTTGAGTTCTTAAACAACCTAGCTATTGTTCGAGGATACAAGCAGGGACCTATGATGGATCGTGTCATAGAAGAGTATCAGGACCCGCCAGTATACTATCTAATGGATAAGTTGGTAGAGAAGCTGCCCAAGGAGAATTACTTTACAGAGGCAGAGAGGTTCCAGCTTGAACAACTGAAAGAGATTATCGACCGTGAACTTCAGAGACCATGAGAAACTAGCGCAGACTGAAGTCTTTAAGGATAATAAATTCTTAGCTGTCCACTTAAAGATAAACGAATTCAAGATTCAGATAAATAGACTTAACGAGCTACTAAAGAAGAAGATGTAGAAAGAGGGGGTCCCATGACCCCCTCTAACTACACCTATACCCAGAGAATGTATCTAATAGGATCGAAAGTCGCCTCAATGTGGGCCCTATTAGATACCTGGAAAACTTATCAAGTAAAATGGGGACCCCTCACAAAGGGGGTCCCCATATTAAGTTATATAATCGAGATCACTTCTTATGCATCTTTGTTGGGTTGATCAAAGACACTGTTGCCCTCTTGCTCTGTGCTTGCTGCTTCGTAACTAGAGAATGAGATAGTGTCATCATCAGCTTCAAAACCATGATCTTCTGAGTTCTCTCTGTGATAAACAGCTAGGACCTCACCAGTGGCTTCATAGATGACCTGATACTCTTGTTCACCACCAAACTCTGTATCCATATCATCAAATGCAGAGTCCTGGTAAGCTTCGGTTAGTCCTCCTAGTTGTGAAACCATCTGGTGTAGCGGACCAGGGGTCTTTAATAGTCCAGTGGCGTGAGCTGCGGCTTCTAATAGGAATGCTGCTCCTAGACCAACTAGACCACCACCGATAGCTCCTGTGACCTTAGAGGCAGTAGCTTGTAGTGACTTACCGAATAGGTTCTGAGTCATCTTAACTCCACCCATAGCACCACCCATACCGGCTGCGATAGATCCACCAATGATTCCTAGTCTTACTGCTGCTTCGCCCTTATCAGGAGTCTCATTAACAATAGACTTAATCATAACTGTTGGGTTCATCATTGTTGCACCGATAGCTGCGTTGGCTGCAAAGGCTTCTTCAGTACTACCACCCATCACACCTGCCATAGTAGCAGCACCAAGAGCAGCACCAACAAAGATGTTACCGAAGCCACTCATGAATGCTCTACCACCTCTAGTCTCAAGACCTTGATCGATCTGTCTGGCTATATCGTTAGGTGATAGTTTGTGCTCTGCAGCGTACTGTGAAGGTTTGACACCCAACATACCTGCCCATGAAGCTTCCATCTTATGGCGAGCATACTTTCTAAACTCTTCTGCATCAGCAGACTTATCTAGCTTCTCTGCATCTACCTTTTCGATAATGTCGTCATAGGCCATGTCTCCGAACTTATCGTTCAGGTCCTTTATCTTGGTTACGTTGGTATTATCTAGATACTGTAGGGCATGTGAAACATCAGTGCTCTTAGCGTATGCATCATAGATCTTTTGGATACTATCAGCAAACATAGGAGCATCAGTTACCTGTGAAGCTGCTTTCCTAATGTCGTCAGCGCTGTTGTAATCCATTAGGATATCTGTTAGAGCATCCTTGAAGTTATCAGCATTACGAATCTTGCCACGTGAAGCCATGTTAGCAAAGATCTGTAGCTTAGTCTTCCTGGACATACCGTCAGCTCTATTGAATAGAGTCTGAGAGTCTGCTCCGTTAAGTGCACTACCATAAGCAATGTAGTCCTGACGGTACTGAGCTAGTGAGGGGTCCCACATACTGTAAGATGCCCAGTCAGCCATATTCTGACCTTGTGTCATTAGGTGTTGCTTGAGTAGGTTATCTACCAGAGCCTTGCCCTTCTTATCAGCATACATACGCTTAATGGCATCGTCTCTAGTCTTCTCATTGATTAGGTCATCAGCAAAGCTTCTGAGATCATCTATGTTCTGGTAGGGCCTAGTCTTTAGACCTGTAACAGGATCCTTATACTCCCAAGCCATTAGCTCTTTCACTAGTGGTGAAGTATCGTCAGTAAAGGCTCCTACTAGGTGTTCCTCAGCCATAATAGAATAACCAGCAGAGTTCTTCTTAAGAAGAGCCTTTACTAGTTCAGGTCCACCGACCTTATTTAGTTCGCTAACCTGGTCACTGTAGAAGCTAGTAAAGCCTCTAGCCATATCTCTATTGATAGCGTCTAGCTGTTCAGGGGTATGACTATTGGTTAGACCAAGGAAGTCCTTACCCTCTACCATAGTGTAGAAGGCTTCGAGTGCTTGTGTACGTTCTTGGCCTAGTACAAACTCCATACCTGAAGCGACTTCACTAGCGTCATTTCTGTATAGACTTCTTAGTAGACTTAGAGCACCTTGGTCAATCTTAGGCTTAATGGCGTCACGCGCCATCTGCTGTGCTAGTAGAACAATACTGTGAACCTTAGTATGTTCTTCCATTACAGCATCGTATCTATCCACAGCAGCTTGAACTGAAGGCGTTAGATCCTTACCTCTTAGTGACTCAATAGCTAGTCTTGAATTAGTGAACTTGGTACCATCTGCACCCATAGCGTTCACTACAGCTGCAGCAGCCTTTGCACGCTTGGCATCGAAGTGTGTCTGTACAGTGAATGAAGCTTCATACACTTTACCGATTAGGAAGGTAGCAGCAAAGGCGGAGGCACTGAATAGAGCAGCTAGGTCTCTGTCAGTAACCTTTAGACCCTCAGCACCTAGTGCAACAGGAGATACTATACGGTTGCCCTTAGAGTCGTAGGTAACCTTCTGTGTCTTGTCATCTACTAGAGTACCTGACACTGAAGCGAGTTCTTTCGAGAGAAGCTTATATGACTCAGAGTCTGTAAGCTTACTCTTATTCTTACCCATGAACTCTAGGTAAGCATCCTGCTCAGTCATGTGAGAGTTAGCACTCATGATGTCTCTGACACCAGCACTTACGTCTGATGAGATACCAGTAATGTCAGCAGAGAACTTAATTGAAGCTACAGCTAGCCTAAAGGTGCTGTCCTTACGTGCCCTGAAAGCATTAAGCTCTATTGTCTGGTCTGCAGTTAGACTACCAGGCTTGTTCTTATCTCTACTCTCTAGAGCATGTAGGTAAGCTCTAGCACGAGCAGTAGATAGCTGCTTACCCTTACGAGTTACGTCATATAGGGAGTCATCACTAAAGAGACCATTGTCACCCAATACATGGTAGGCGAACTTAATGGCTTTCTCTTGAGCACTGTATCTCATGTCTCTGTTAACAGCCTTGAGGGATAGTTCCTCTTCCTGTGTTAACAGACCACTATCGATAAGTGCTAGTGACTGTAGTGCTGTGTATCTATTTAGTCTTGCTACTGAGGCCGTGTCACCGTCAAAGTCACCGAAGTTGAACATCATTGAACCAGCGCCCATTAGGACTGATCTTCTGAAGTGTCTCTCAGACATAGGAGCTGTCTTGAAGAATAGATCGTTAGCTTCCTGGATGGTGTAGATCTTATTAGCAGTCAGACCCATTGGACCCATAGGGGCACCAGCACGCTGGAACATACCAGTCATAAGCTTGTGTCTTGATTCTGGGTTCTCAAAGATCTTCTCTAGAATTTCGTCTGTACTTAGTGAAGCTAGCTTGAGGGCTTGGATCTCTCTACGTACCTGGTCACGCCTCTTAGAAGGATCAGTTACCTCATGACGTCTAGTCCTTCTCTTAAACTCATAGGCACGGCCGTGGGTCATATCCCTCACTTCAGCTCTTAACTTGGTAGCCTCGTGTTCTAGGTTACGTAGTTCATACCTAATGTCATCATTGAGAGCTGCTCCGTCACCAACATAGTAGTCAATCTGACTTTCGATGTTGTAGATACGTTGACGAAGCTCTTTAACGTCGTCCTTGAAAAGAGCCTTATCCTCTTCAACCAGACTATCGTAGTGAGCCTTATCACTACTGTCTAGGTTCCACTCCCAACGTCTACCACGAACCTTATCTACTAGACCGGTAATGGGATTAACTTCTACTGTTCTTCCACGACCAATATCAAATGTATCGTATCCCTTGATAACATCTACAACGATACCTCTGCGGGAACGAACTACCCTTCTGCCTCTCCAGTTGTCTTTACCCAGTGGAATATCGTGTCTGAGAGCGATCCCTCTATCATCTACTCCCTTGCCATACTTATGAACAACTTCTCTTCTAGAAGTTCTATCTGGTCTTTTTAGCTCTAGAGCGTTAATGTCGTCCGTAAGAGCCTGATACTCTTTAGCACGGGCTTCTAGACCATTAGCTACTGAGTGACCATAGAGACGACCATTTAGAACCCTGCCTACACCAAGCTTCTCGCCTAGTTGTAGTACACGGTCCCTGTAGTCTTTAGCAACCATGTCCTCTAGACCTGGCTTACCAAAATAGATTGATTTCTCCCTGAAGGTTTGCTTGATCTCAGCAATGGCTTCGTCTTTCATGTTCTTGTAGGCTTCTGTACCAAGAACCATTACCCCTTCAGGTAGTTCGTGGTGCATACCTACAATCATGTTCTGGCCACCGACGGATAGTTGACCTCCTAGTGCCTTCTGGAAGTCAGTAGCAGCCGCTGCTTTCTGTGCGTCTTCTAGGTCAGACACTAGCTCCATGAAGTGACTATAGACTTCTCTCTGAGCATCAGTTAGTCCACCAGCCCTTACGCGACCATTGGGGAACAGTTCTTGTAGCTCAGGTAGCATCTGAATAATCTCTACCTGCTTAGCTTGGATCTCGTGTGAGAAGTCCTCGAATGATCCTAGTGATAGTAGGCTGTTAGCTGACATGAGTCGAATCTCACGTAGAGAGGCTGTACCTAGAGATTCACTGAATACGAACTTACCAGTACGCTCATCAAGCTTACCTAGCTCAGGAACCATCAAAGTACGTGCACCCACGCCAGCAGCCTTCTCAGCCTCTAGGAAGCTGTGTATCATGCTAGACTCATACGAACCCACAATGTTATGTGAAGGGCCCTTGCTGGCCATGCTAGTGGCCTTTATGTTGATCTTGTCAGTGACTACCTTAAGTTTTCTACCAGCTTCAGCTAAAGTCATATGTGATCCGTCATACTTAGATGACTTACCAGCAATGTATCTCTGTAGTGCAGTAAGCTCAATGAACTCATTGTGCATGTCCATTGTGTAGAAGGACATGGGAGTATTATCTAGACCACCAACAACATACTCAGATGTTGGAGCTAGTCCTTCGAGTAGACCGTGACTGATTAGTTCGCTGTAGGCAGATACTCTACCAGTTACACGCTGGTCCATAGCCATCATGTCCATAAACGAGTCTGTGTACTTACCTGAGTGATAGTTCAGGAAGTTAACTCTGTTACGGCTAGACATGGTGACAGCTGAAGCAGACATCGTTGAGATGAAGCTTAGGGGGATGATACCTAATAGATCATCTCCAAGAAGACCCTTAAGTTCAGTCCTGTCTATATTAGATAGGAAGTTATTAGCGTGTAGACCGAAGGCTAGGAAGGCACTAGCAATATGCTGAGTGTGCCTACCAGACATCGTTACGTGACCTCTTCTGTTGATTTCCTTACGGGTGTTCTGGAAGAGTTCTTTAGCACGAGCAACCTTATAACTAGCGTCATCACTAGCTCTAATGTTATCGATTACTTTCTTGGTTGCAGGGTCTACATAGTCCTTAAACCTGTCGAATAGATCAAAGAACTTACTATCAAGAAGGTCACCTACGTTAGACTCATTAATGATATCAAAGGCTAGGCCTGACTTAATAACCTCTAGACCAGTCTGGATTAGAGCATCACCTGTCTTAATAGTACCTGAGCCGAATAGTACGTTAGCCTTAGCAAGACCCATCTTTGTGTATGTGTCTGCCTTGGTACCCTTAGTTTGTTGAGCGATCCTATCTAAGGTCGTGAAGAGTCTAGAGTTCTCTCTAACAATCATTAGAGGAGCCTTCATACCAGTCATCACACGATCACCAGTTTGTAGTGATCTTAGGACCTCACCTTCAACATTTAGCTTATAAGTATTGTCTGAGAGCTGAAGAGATAGCTTGTCTAGGTCGATAATGAATTCTACATCTGCACCCTGGTGTCTACTGGTAGGTAGAGCAAGACCCTGACGAATTCTCTTCTCAGTGCCTGGCTGGAGTATATCCATAATATTTAGAGTATGGCCAATAGAGTCTAGACCAGCGGTGCTGATTCTATACTTACCGCCACCCATGTGAGTAGCCTTGTTAGGATTCTTAGCTAGGTCGGTTAGGTGATCTCTCAATAGCACGAATGATTCAGGATCGATTAGTGCTTGTCTTCCCTTAACAGTCTTGCTGTATCCTGTTGAGAATTTACTCTCCCCTAGGCGTGCAGCATCGAAGTAAGCTACGTCACCACCCATACCAGGAGCCATGTAACCTACAAATCTTACACCCTTAAGGGCCTTACCGTCTTCTGCACGTAGTAGCGACTCACCAGCTAGTGAAGCATCAGCATAATCAGATCCCATAGACCTAGCTGACATGATGTTACCTAGACGCTGAGCAATCTGGTTGATCTTGCTCAGAGGCATCATGAAGAAGTAATCATCATCACTATTAGGTGATAGCTTAGCTGAGATTGGTAGTGAGCTAGCCACTTCTCTTAGGTTGTAGAACCTTGATGCACTATAACCATCATCCTTAGGTCCCTGAGATGTGCGCTCATTAGATAGACCACTAGTTCTATAGATAACGGGGTCTGCACCCAGCTTGTACTTAGTGATGTTAGTACCAATACGATTACGGACCATGCGAGCAAACTCAGTAGACTGAGAGAACTCAATGTCCTGAGGCATGATCTTAGCATGACGTCTCTCACCGTCAACATTAAAGAAGTACTGGTCTAGACGTAGGTTACCCTCAGCATCTACCGGGAAGGCTAGTCTTGCAGCAGACTTAGTGTCATACACAGCTTCACCAGGTTCGTAGCCTGCAAAGTTAGCGAAGGTATCCTCACGCATATACTTCTTAACTTCTCTCTTCAGAGTAGCTCTTAAGTAGCCAGACTGAGCAAAGGCGTTGACTGCATCTGCTCCGTATGCTTGATGGAAGGTATTTAGGATCTCACTAACACGCCTGTTAGCGCCACTGATGCCTGCTACTATGGTTTCTAGAGGGCTGTACTCTCTTACATCTAGGTCATTAGTCTCATCGAAGCCCACACCTTGAGACTTACCTACATACTTACCAAACTCTGGAATGTATAGCTGACCCGATAGACCCTTAGTGTTCTGTACAACACTAAAGTTCATGAGTTCGCCCATGTTAACGGTCATACCTGCAACAGAATATAGACCACCTAGTGACACACGTGAACCATATGCTTTACCGGTAGCTGTATCTAGTAGCTGCTTAGTGTTAACCGTAGCGTAAGGGTCTCTGGCCTGTTTGATAGCCAGCTCGGTAGATAGTTCATCGTGGACTGAACTGAAGGCATAATTACTATTCTTTCTGAATAGCTTCATACCGTAAGCAATGTTATCAAACCTCTTAGCTTCACGAGCTACATTAAACTCATCGCTGTGCAGGAGGATGTCTAGGTCCTTAGTCCATAGAATGTCATCGTTACCAAAGTTACCTCTGCTGCCCATGTGGTGGAAGCCGCGTAGCATACCATCAGACATGTTGCTTGAGCCTAGAATCATTTTAGATTCAGAGGCTCCCTGGTAGATAGCCATCTTGTTGTGAACGAAGTGTTCTGACCTAACTACAGACATGTTACGCTCAGCACGCCTACGGGCTCTACCCTTAGACATACCCTGAGCTTCATAGTGACTAGCTAGGTTATCTTGAACCTTTAGCATTACGTCTTGACTGAAGGTTGTGGCTTTGCCTGTATCGTTCTTAGAGTGCTCTACACCTGTTAGAACTTCTACTCGTGCACCACGCTTAACAGCAGCCTCTACCCAACTAGCTACATCTTCACCTAGTTGGAAGTTAGATATTCTTACTACGTCTCCAGCTCCAGCAGCCTCCAGAGCGTTGTAGTGCTCCATAGCTGTCGTGCCTGTTCCGATAAACTTTGACTTAGTCCATCCACCGAAGTCCCTAGCAAAGGTATCTTTACTCTTTAACCATTCTTTTACATTCTTGGCCTGGACCATAAGTGATGCGAAGGTGCTGAGTGAAACCTCACCAGACTTAACCATAGAGTAGTCTAGTGTGAAGTTAGATTCAAAGTTACGACCTATAGCGTTACCAACCCTACCCATAGCACCAGTGGTGGCGTTAGTAGAGCCAATAATAAAGGCTGACCTAGAGCTAATACTCTCAATGTCAAAGCCAAAGAACTTAGCGTGGGACCACTGGTTCCTAGGGTCAGACTTAACTGTGAGCTTATCTATTCCGTTTCTAGAGTTAAGGTAGTCATATCCAATCTCAGCAGCTAGCCCTAGGCCACTGCCTGTACGAGGATCGTTAATGACTACATTGGTGTTTACCTTACGAGAGATCTCCCTAATACCGTCTAGAACAGTAGGGTGCTCAATCTGGAAGGCAGAGATGAACACATCGCTCTGAGCTGTGCCCATACGATGGATGACGTTCTCTAGGTGGTGGGAGTGTTGTACACCTGAGAAGCCTTGAGTCCTGCCAGTAAACTTATATCTAACAAACGAATCTTCTAGTTTGTTGAAGTTACCGCCGAACTCTGTATAGATGAAGTTACGTTGGGCAGTCTCGGCAGCCTTAATGCCTGCTTCAAGGGCAGCTATCTCTTTAGGTGAAAGACCTGCAGTATCTACTGCACTAAAAGACTTCTGTGGATTAAACTTAGCAAAAGAGAAGGGGTCACTAGTGTTATACCCTTGCATCTTTGCCATGTGTTCAATCATGGGATCACGGCCTGACCTCTCTGCAGCGGTCTCACCAAAGATACCAGCATCGGCTTCAGCGATACTGTCGTCTATGGTATATGCAGCCTCAACACCCCTGAGTCTAGCCCTTAGGGTAGCGTACTCTGGAGTGTTTAGATCTGGGATGTATCTATTGAAGTATTCGCTTGGTTGATGCATTATAGTATGGTACCTGGAAACTAGTTGAGTTTTCTAGGAGTATTATAATATTTATAAAAGGAGTTGCCAACTGTGAACGAATCAGTTAATATAGAAGGGCTTCCAGAATACAAGATTACGAAGGTAGACCTTGACTGGTTACTTAAAGAACTGGTATTAGAAGTAAGTCTTACAGAACCACAATACCATGCCATCAAGGCTAGTGGGGCTCTGGAGATGCCAGACTACAACATTTCTATTCCGTCAAACGGGGAGACACTAGTAGTCGAACTAAACAATAAGCTAGCTAAGATGACTAAGCTAGCTGTGTACAAGTCAAGCTTAGTGGGGACGTTCGTAGTTCCCTTTTCAAAAGTATACTCAAAGGAGATAGTCGATAATGGCTAACAAGGATAAAGTTTCAGAGCTAGTTGTTAAGAGCGCTGAATACAAGCTACCCACTGGTGTTATTCTACATGCACGTAAGCCTAATAACGGCGACCGTAGAACCCTTCTTGAGGCTCCTGACACTAACCGTCAGTACCTAATGGAGATCCTAGCTTCAGGCTGTATCACCAAGATTGAGTTCCCCATAGACCACGAGAAGTACCCTGCTGGTAAGGTGTTCGAGTATGACGTAGATGACCGTAAGGATGTCTGGGCTCGTATGGACGTCCTAGATCTAGAAGACTCAATCACTTATGTTGAAGCCTTCGGTACCAAGAACTGGCCCTCAGAGGCTATGATCAAGCAGGTCATCGACGCAGCTACTAAAAGCAACAAGTAAGGAACAAGCACTAATGGATGCCCTTAATTTAGATTTATGGGCGGAGCTAGCGTTGGTAGGTGGCATGTCTATTGACACCTATCTTCGCATAGACGAGGAACTTGCTGTAGCCTGTCTCATGGCCCTTCAGAATAAGATTGAAGGAGTCAAGAAAGAGAAGGAAGCACAGCAAGAAGTTCACTTCAAGAAGCAACACTCTCTTAACCTCCTAGCTGAGGTTGAGGCTAAGCACAAGAGATAAGTATGGCGACACCTAAGAAGAAGAAGACAATAACCCCTAAAGCTAATCCAGATGTCAGCATAGGTGTACGTCAGGTAGGTTCAACCCTATCTTCGTACAACCCTGCCTTCAAGTTAGGTGTACTGGACGGTCCTGATAGATCCTATTACAGAAAGTATGAGTATGCTTTCAGGACCGAACCTGTCATCAATAGAGCTATTAAGTTTATATCTCTAACGATGTTAGCTTCACTCGGAGCCTATACACACCCCGAACAGTCCATCCAAAGGTTTGTTCAGGAGAACTTGGATAGATCTGAGGGTAACCTTCAGGAGTGGCTATCGTCACTTATCATCTCTGCTCTTATCTATGGTAGGGGCAACTCAGAGATTCTGTGGGAACCTAAAGAGGGTAAGGTCTTTATTAAGGACCTCGTTAACTACCACCCCAGATCCATCTACCTAGTACCTGACATGTATGGTCGTCTAACTAACGGTAAGCCCAACCCCTATCACCCTACCTTTAATAAGACAGGTGTGTGGCAAGAGCTACCCGTACAGGTCATGAACAACAGAAAGCTCACCGGTAGGGATAAGTTCTTGAACTATATCCGTATCGACATGAACAAGATGGTTGTAGTGACCCACAACAAGAGATTCGGTAACTATGATGGAGAGAGTGCTCTTGCGCCTATCTTCCTAAGTTACCAGATGAAGACCAAGACCTGGGATGACCTTATGGTCACTACCGAACGTTATGGCTCACCTCAGATTGCTGCTATCGTACCTAATGGTATGACCTCTAATCAGATTATTGATCCTGTGACAGGTATGGCCCGTCCTGAGACCATTGCTGAGGCTGCTGCTCGCAACCTACAGAATATGTCTATCTCAACCGCTATGGTGTTTGAGGAGCCTACAGGACTACCCGGAGAGAAGATTAGGATCCAACCTATCAACACAGGTAATAACTTTGGTGATAGCTTCTTGAACACTATGCATAGGTTGAACCACGAGGTCCTACTAGGCCTTGGGTTGCCTCCGCTCATGTTCCTAGAGCAGCAGACTGGCCTAGGGTCAGGTAACATTACTGCTATTCAGGCTGAGGCTTACAAGCAGACTATGGTGTCCATGTACAAAGAGTTCGTGGAGCCTTTCACTGAGCAGGTGATTGGTAAACTAATTCAGTACAACTTTGGTGACAAGCATGGCTGTGGAAGGTTTGAGTTCAATCCTTTCGATATCGCTGCTGCTGGTGCACTAGGTGAGATGGTAGACATGGCACTTAACTGTGGTATTGTGGATACCTCTGAAGCTGTCGATCTGCAGCTACTCAGGGCTCGTATGGGCTTCCCAGCCATCAATGATGATTCACTTGCTAAGCGTCTTCGTAACAACAAGAAGATTATCGAGAACAGGATCAACCCTGAGAAGAATAAGATGGAGTCACAACTCAAGATCACTGAACACCAGACTGCAGCTCAGAAGGAGATTGCTGAGGGTCAGCTTGAAGTAGACAAAGAACGTAATGATGCTCAGCTCAAGCACCAGAAGGAAGTAGAGAAGATGAAGCAGCAGACTCAAATTAAGGTAGCTAAGCTTAAGCCTAAGCCAGCTACTCCGAAGAAGTCAGCTACGAAGAAACTTACCGACTGGTTGACTGGAAAGGATAAAGAAGATTAAAATACAAGAGTAGGTTGCATTGAATGCGCCTACTCTTTTATGTTAGGCTATCTAACATGTCCCATCTCCCATAAGAGGTAGCACCAATGCTAAGAACCCTTATCCTCCGTAGCAAGCTCAAGAAGTACTATAAGCACATGATGCCTATAGCTCTAACAACAAACCAAGACTATAGTATTGTCTTTATTAGAAAGCTTAATCTACTAACCGTAGAGGTAGACTATCTAGATGTAGACGCACACACCCTTCTGGCGAGTGGGACTATGTTTATTTCAGACATCCAGTCTGTAGGAGATATATCAGTAGACTCAGTGAAGCTAAGACTACTAAGGCAGAATCCGGATCTCATTATTGATGACGGTTGGGGCGAAGACGATAGCGTAGACTGTCCAGTAGAAGACGAGGACTAACAACATGGCCAAATCAGACAATAATGATATGATCAGGGTCACCTTAAAGTCTTACAATGAACCAGCCACTAAACGTGTTCTAGAGAGCATAGAGAGGTTTGAGATTGAAGGCCACAGGGTTACTCTAACTCAGAACGAATACGATAAGGATCAGTCCTGTGATGTTATCGTAATTGAGGGACCCAAGTCGTCCCTACTAAAGCTAGCCCAATATATCGAGTCACTAGAGAAGCTGGCTAAGGACTGGGTCATCCCCGTCCAGCCTAAGAATAATATTGCGTAAATCTTGCATACTTAAATATGGTATTGTATACTATCGTAGTGTTATTTAAAGAAGGGTCTTACATCACATGATAACAACGCTTCGTATACCTATAGCCAGACTCGGTAGATGGTACCATCCCGTTTACAAGAACGATAAGGGCGAACCAGTAGTAGAGTTTAATCAGGCAGACTTCGATTCCATGAAGAATGCCTTCAGAAATGATGACCGTGGTTACGAGCCTTATCTAACCTATGGTCACGTAAAGGCTCTATACGATAAGACTACTAACGATGGCTTCCCTATCGAGGGATACCTAACCAAGATGGAGCAGGTGGATGATGTTCTCTATGGAGAGTTCACCCCAACCAATCCTAAGGTAGTAGAGCTAGTTAAAGACGGTAAATACCGTTACGCCTCTGGTGAATTTATTAGGGGCTTGCCATCTAAGGCAAATGGTGATAGAGTAAGAGTGTTCCTGAAGGGCGTTGCCCTCACTAATACTCCATTCGTGCCTAACCTGCCACTCAATGCAGTTAAGCATGTATCAGAGGACACTAATGAAGAATATCTTCTTATGTCCGAATCAATAGAGCTAGGAGACAACGCCGTAATGACAGAGAATCAAGATAAGTTAACGTGCCCTACCTGCGATCAAGCAGTAGAGGTTGGATGTACTCACAATGCGACTGAAGAGGTTGTGGTTGTAGAACGCCCAGAAAACACCGTACCGAATATGGTAGAAAATATAGAGGATGTTAAGGAAGTTAAGAACCTTCTCTCAGAGCTAGTGACTCTAGCCAAGAACTTCTTCACTAAGCCTGAGGCTACTGAGAAGACTGAAGAGATTGTTGAGACTCCTTCTAACGATTCATCACTTACCGAGGAAGCTGTAACACAGGATGCCCCTCAGGTAATCAATGAGGAGAATAATGTGGAAGACACTACCCCTGAGCTAAACCAGGAACTGCCTGTCGAGGAAGTTGTTGAGGTTGAAGCCCCTGTAGCAGTTGTAGAAGATGCACCTGTTGTTGAGGAGCCCACTGACCTAGACGCTGCCAAGAAGGACCTAGAGGACAAGCTAGCTGCTCTTGAAGCAGAGAAGGCCGCTCTAGAGGCTGAGAAGGTTGCTCTATCTGAGAGAGTAAGTTCATACGAGAATGAGAGACTTGCTGCTATCGCCGATGCTAAGGAGAGTCAACTCTCTGAACAAGTTAACGGTCTAGTAAGCGCCGGTCTCGCCCCTGCAGTTGCTGACAGAGTCAAGGCTCTAGTAAGTTCAACTTCAGATTCAGTAATCTCCCTTTCTGAGGGCGATGAAGTAAGTCTAGGTGATGCCGTACTAGATCTAGTCAAGGAGATTCTCAAGCCTGAGAACCGTATTGAACTAGAGCAAGTAGGTGCCACTGCTGACACTGCTACACTATCTGACGATGCTGGAGATCCTTGGGCAGCTACCCGCGCCAAGTACTCACAGCTTAGACAAACTAAGTAAGTCTTGACTATAAGGAGACATAATTTAAATGCCTAACGGACAAGGAAATCTAGTAAACGGTCACTTTGATGCACCGTTTAGTATCAAGGAGCTTGGTGGTACTTTCCTAACTAAGCTAGCTGCAGAGATGGCGCAGCTTCAGGCTGACCCCCTAGGTCAGTTCCTACCTACCATCCTCACCCCTGAGGAGGACATCAGAGTTGAATGGCTAGTAGACTCACTCGCTCTAACGGGCGTTGTGAAGCCTGGTATGCCTAACCCGCTCAACCACCAGGACAAGGCACGTAGCTTCAAGGTGGAGCCCGCTTACTTCCGTAAGGGTGACTTCATTGATATGAAGACTATCAACTACCTACGTCAGCCTGGTACTGTGGACAAGACTTGGGGTATGGGCCTAGTAGAGCGTCAGATGCGTATGCTAGTCGATCAGGCTAACATGATGATGACTGTTCTTCGTGCACAGCTATTCACCGGTGGTATCAACTACACCGACCCCCAGACCCAGGTAACTATTACCGCTGCTTCAGGCATCCCTGCTAACAACTACTTCACCATTGGCCAGGCCACAGGTGGTGGTTCAGGCAATGCTGACTTCCTCACCGCTGGTGGTGGTAAGCAGTGGACCGATCCTACTGCTAAGGTTCTAGACGATCTTCTAAAGATCAAGAACCGTCAGGAGCGTCGTAACTTCGCTAAGCCCACTCACCTCATCATGAACGGCGAGCTAATGGAAGTTCTAATGCGTAACGAGCAGATCCGTGAGTACCTACGTACTGACTCAGGTCTAGCTGATCGCTTCGGCTTCATCACTTTCGCTGATGGTGAGATCGCAACTCTATGCGGTATGAAGGTTGTTAAGTGCAACACCCTAGCTGACTTCCCTAAGGCTGATGGTTCATTCGGTTTCGATCGTAAGTACATCATCCAGCCTAACCAGGTCATCATGTTCACTGACAAGAACCCTCTCCTAGCTTCAGAGCCCCTCGGCTTCTCATACCTAACCAAGGGCGAACACCCCTACGGTGGAATGGGTATCTGGGTTGAGACTATGGATGCAAGGTACCGTGGTCCTCAGGCTGCTCCTGGTGTAGCAATGCAGATCGGCATGGCTGGTCTACCTTACTTCCAGCACCCTGCTTGGGTCAACGTACTAACCGTTGCAGAGCTAGCTAACGTATCCCTCCAGACTGGCGCTGACTACAAGTAAGAATTAAGATAGAGGGGGTGGTAACCCCACCCTCTCACTTATAAGGAGAATTAATTCAAAATGGCTAAGTACCAAACTTGGGAGCTAACCCCTAACGAGATCATCGAAGGCCTAATGGTCACCGCTGCTGGCGCTGTAGTATCATACACTGCTGGTCGTGCACGTATCGATGGTAGAGTTGTTGAGGTTGCCGCTGGCACCGTTACTAATACTGTAACTGGCGCTACTCCCGTAGACCTAACCCTATACATCAATCCTGATAAGGATTACGACGGTAACGTCCTAGCTCGTATCTCCTTCACCAAGGAGCCCGATCACTCACACACCAACATCAACGGCACCGTAGGTACACGTTACTCACGTTCACTACCTATCGCTACTATGAAGACTGCTACAACCACAGCTAACATTGATACTACCACTATCAACAACAACGCTAAGGATCTATACGCTTCATTCACCAACACTCGTTCAGAGATGGGTAACTAGTTCTAATGGTTAAACTCATATCACTATTTCCTCACAAGGGAGATGATGATGTATTTTATCCAGCAGGCGCCCACAGAGTAGTACAGGATGCTGATGCTCCTTTCCTACTCCAAGAAGTAGCCAACCTCAAGTACTATGAGCTAATCGGCCCCGTAGTAGAAGAGAAGAAAGCTGCTCCTGTAGTGGACGAAGCACCTGTTGAGTCTGATGAAGCAGAAGTAGTAGAGAAGCCTAAGAAGAAGAAGTAAACTATGAGGGTATCCTGGGCTATAGTGTTCAGGGTACCCTTTAGTTATAGGATACATTACAATGGCATTTGATTACACAACCGCCGTGACTATGACTAAGAGTCTATCCAGCCTCATTAGTGGTGTAGCAGATACTGAAGTTAGGGCAGCACTGGAGAACCATGCTGTACCTCGAATCAAGAGTTATCTGATGACAGCTACGAATACTGCTGGTCAGTATCTCTTCTACACAGCTCTATCTGACATGGCCGATCCAAGTATGGCTGGTCAGGTAGAAGCACTAGTAGACCTAGTTATGGATGAACCTATTGTAGCAGGCGCTGTAAGGCGTATAGCTGCTGCTTTTGCGTGTTCATGGGTTCTGATGAGTAACCTAGGTATTATTACCTCACAGCAAGCTATGGCTGAAACTCTTGAGAAGCAGGCTATGGCCGACCTCAAGAACCTAGCTAAGTCAGATGTTATTAGCAAGAGTATAGATAGTGCTCTACCTAAGTTTAGTGCCAATACCTCTGAAGTCTTTTACTTTGCCTTGGACATGGATCCTGCAACAGTAGACGTGACAGCTAAGACCGCCTCACCTTATGCAGGCGCTCAACAGGCAGGTAAGGTCACAGCAATCATTAATGGGTTTGTCGTGCAAGCTGATATAGCTATTGGAGACACCCCTATCCAAATCGTTAACAAACTAGCCCTAGCTATTAACGCTGCACAGACTACTGGCTCGGTTAATGTTAGTGCTGCTCCTAGTGAGGGTCCTGAGGTATCAGCTATTAGGGTTTTCTCCGATACTGATCCCGTAACCAGTGAACCTCGAAACACACAAGTCACTTATATTTCCAATGTGACGTCCCTGAAGATCTATCCCTTCAAGTACGATAACGTTATAGACGTAGCTACCATCACTATCTATATTACTCATGACAATACTGTTACCCCGACCCAACAGGATCCAGGTAACTTAGGTATTGTGTATGGACTATCCTCAGCTATCTCAGCGTTGAGTAAGAATGGTCCTTATGCAGTTGGTGTAGATCTCAAGACCGGTAAGACTACAGCACTAAGTTCAACCCAAAATACTGAGACAGGTGTAGTATCCGACTCCCTGTTCTTCCAAGGAACCACGGTAGTAGACGGCACGGTTAGATATTCTATCAATGACAGCGCTACTCAGATAGTGGATGTACCAGCAGGGACTACAGCACAAAGACTAGCAGAGATGCTTGCACAGGACCTTGCAGACAAAGCAGCCACCTTAAGAATCCTAGGAGCTGTTAGGCCTTCCACAAAGATTACTATTAACGGATCACCAGTAGACGCACCAGGGCTTACTGTTGTTGCTTTTGCTATAGACAGACTCATGTCCAAGATGGTCTTCACCCTGGTGTCAGTACCTCAAGGTATAACCTTTGGTGTAGTACCTCCCACACTTATTACCCTCGCTAACTTCGATGAGAGAACCAAGTCAGTAGTGGTCAATACTACTATAGGTACCGGAGGCTCTACAGGCACTCCTGCGCCTACTGTCCAAGCTCCTACAGGTAATGTACTAACATCAACCTATAAGCCCTCAGACAGACTTAAGATGCTTCTCGACCAGCGCAACACAGACTTCTAATGAATCCATATATCGACTTAGATACCATCATCGAGCGAACATTTATTATGTTGGCTCAGCACCCAGAAATAAGACAACCTGTTATCAAGAACTCTGCAGGGGCCACCTTTAAGATAACCAGGTTTAGAGACCACGATGGGTTTGACGATAACCAGTCTGGTGCCACTCTATCAATCTTTCCATATAGCTATGGCACTACCACTACTACCCAATCAGGTAATGCCGGTATTGTGTACGAGCCCTATCATGTAGGTTCTGGTACTGCTGAGCCTGCGTTTGATAGAGCTAGAGTACACCTTATGGTAAAGATTTCATACCTAGGCCAGAATAGATCCACTGCCACCGAGAACCATGATGGGTTTGCTATTCAGGTTGTACGTAATGAAACTGAGAGGCTCTTACGTAAGTGGGCTGAGAAGCTAAGACAAATATTGCTTACAAAACCCATGAGCAATGTGTCAGGATTAGTTAGGAATTCAAACGTTAACTACATTGGATACCCGACCACTGAATGGACTGGTAAGCAGGGCGAGAACGCCGTTCTACATAGTACTTACTTTGTATGGCAGCTAGAGCTTAACGCTCCCCGCAACTGGAAGACCTGGCCTATCTACAACCCCCTGGATGGTGTGAACACCTGGGACTATGTTGGAGTAGAGCTTAGGACTGGAACCCTAATCTATTTTGATTCGAGTATAGACAAGCTAGTAAGCGTTGATGGTTTTAACATAGCCTCTACTCCAGCTCCTGCTAATATTCCCGTCAAGTGGAATCCTGTAGCTAAGAGATTCGAGAATGCAAAGACCAGCGTTCCACTAACTGATCTTGAGCTAACAGACCCGGCAACCAGTAAACCCTGGATAGCCACTTATCTTAAGATCGTGGGCGTCATCAAGGCAGCGGGTAGCTTCAACAAGCTACAACAAAACCTATTCTGGAATACAACAACTTTAAGGCTAGAGCTAGCAGATGGAACCATTGTAACTGCTCTACCAGGAGAAGACGGAGTACTCGGTAATGGTGATGACATTGGTATTAGCTACGATCCTGACTCCGGTATTTTGTCCGTGACTTACCCTGGACAATCATCACGCCCAGTAAATACCATTACTGATCCCGTATACTTGTTAAACACCTCCAACGTTAATATCTACGATGCTAACGGTATGGTTCTCAGAGAATCCTTTAAACTGTAAGAGGAGATATAAATGTCTCAGTTTCAACTTTATCCATCATTCTCATTCGATGAGAGTAATGTAGGTCTAAGAGCAATCAGACCTGCTGGAGTCGATCGTATCGGCCTAGTAGGTGAGTTCGCTCGTGGCCCACTCAATCCTGTCATTGTTGACTATGCACTATTCAGAGCACTATACGGTGTAACCCTACACAACGGCTCTATCGGTGTTCAGGTTGCCAATGATCAAGGCGCTAATGACTTCGCTCTAGTACGTGTACTAGGTAAGGGCACCAAGGCTGCAAGAACTATCACCGTTACTGGCCCTGCTAGTGCTGCTGGTACTCTAACCGTTAACATTGACGACGGTACTGCTAAGACCTATACCGTAAACGTTGCTGAAGATGATAGCGCTGCTGTTATCGCTGGTAAGATCAACACTGCCATTACTGCCGACTCTGCTAACCTGGTTGTTAACTCAACTCTAAATGCAGACCCTACTAAGGTAGACGTAACTGCTGAGACTGCTGGCCTAGCTGGTAACTCTTACACCATTCACGTCTCTGGTACCATCGCTGGCGTAACTGTAAGTCCTTCTGTTTCAACCCCTCTCGCAGGTGGTACAGATGGCCCTATGAACGCAACCAAGACCCTGCTAAACGGTGCAACTGAAGTTCTTAAGCTAGATGCAGTATCACCTGGTGCATGGGGTAACAACATTAACGTAACTATTACTGCTGGTTCAGACACCGGTCTAGTTAACATCACCGTAGAGTTCGCTGACGACAACATCATCGAGATCTATAACGATGTGGACTTCACTGACCTCTACGATGAGGACAAGGTAGTAGCTTTCAGGTCATCAGTTCTAGTAACTGCAACTCTTCTAGATCCTACTCTAGAGCCCGACCTCGCAGCTGTTCAGCTAGAAGATGGTGCTAACGGCCCCGCTGTAACCACTCAGGACTACATCGACGCTATCAACAAGCTAGAAGATGTATATGTAACCTTCCTAGTTGCCCCCGGTATCAAGCCCGCAGGTATCGACCAGAATGCTATCAACTCTACTCTCGTTGCTCAGGCAGAGAAGGTAGATAACCTAATCGGTGAAGTTGGTGGTCTACGTATGGCTATCATCCCTGCTCCTCGTGGTACTAAGGTTGCTGACCTACCTGGTCTCAAGGCTAACATTCCTAACTCTAAGCACGCTGTAATGGTTGCTGGTTGGGGTACCTACGCTAAGCAGCAGAAGCTACGTCGTTATGGCGTATCACCTGATGTCATCTACGTCGGTCACATGGTAGCAACTCCTGTACAGGTATCCGCTGCTGCTCGCACCAGCTCACCTTTCGTACAGGCTATCCTAGAGGTAGACACCCCTATTGGTACCGCAGCTCAGAACGAGCTAACTAAGTACCGTCTAGAGGCTCTAATCCTAGATCCGACTACTGGTGGTATCCACTGCCTCAACGGTCGTTCAACTTCAACTGATCCTGCATGGTACTGGTCATGCATCCGTCGTGTCTACAACAAGATTCGTATGGACATCTTCTTCAACATGCAGTTCATCAAATCTGAGCCTAACGACAAGCGTCTCGACGCAGTTGTTCAGAACAGCATCAACGCATACCTAGACGTACTACTCCAGTCACGTGTGATCAACGGTTACAACCCCACCATCTCTAACGACCAGAACAACCCTGCAGCACTACGTGGCACCGGCCTACGTTATGTTGACTTCGGTATCGAGCCTCTCTTCCCTGGAGACTTCGTACAGTTCCGTATCGCTAGAACACTAACCGGCCAGATCCGTCTAGGCTAATAGGAGATACCTGATATGGCAGACCTACCTTACGCAGGCCCTGCGGGCATTGAAACCGCAGATCCCCTACAAGGTTATGACATTAAGGTAAAGACATATGCTGCTACAGGGGGTAACACCCACCCCCTCGTAGGAGCCTTTACCTCAGCAATGTTCAAGATCGTCAACCAGACTGAAACTTACCTACCTCTGAACTCTAGAATTCCTAGACAGCTAGATGGTGAGATTATCATTGTGTGGGCACTTGAGCAGGGCCTAATCGCTCCTGATGTTATGACTAACACCTTCGGTACTAACTTTGGTGCTGCACTCAATGAGGGTCGTGGACACAAGATTCCTCGATCATCAAGATTCAATATCTCATTCCTAGTGGAGCTAGCTGCAGACGAACTTGCTGCTTCTAACCCTGCTATCTTTGATAACAACTTCTTCTCAGCTGGTGCTTTCGGTGCCAATGATAATAAGCCTGAATTTGAGTTCCACCTACTATTCTGCAGAGTAGACACCTACTCATTCGGTATGACTTCTGGTCGTCACGTTGTAGCCAACTCATGGCAAGGCACCGCTGAAGGCATCAAAGTCGTTCCGGCAAGCTAAAGGATACTTATTATGGCTAAAGATACAGATATCGTATTAGACCCTATTCAAGGGTTTGACGTAGGTGTATATGCACAGGTCTCTCCTACCCTAGCAGGTGGCGGCACTCCTGATGCAGTACTAGTTGGCACGTTTACTTCCGTCATGTTTAAGGTGGTGAATCAGACAGAGACGTATCTACCCCTCAACCAGCGTATTGCTCGTCACCTCGATGGTGAGCTACTATTCGTCTGGGCAGCAGAACAGGGCTTCATACACCCTGGGTTCCTGGCCAATACATTTGGTAGTAACTTTGCTGGAGACCTATCAGGCACAGGTAGTCTAACTACCAATGCGGATCCTTCCAATCCTACAGTAAACTATAGGGGCGGTCGTGCAAGTAAGATTAGGCGTACTCAGCGCTTCTCACTAATCTTCCAGGTAGATATGTCAAGCGATGTAACCTCACAGAACGAGGCCAGCTTCTGGAATGATAACTTCACAGATGATGGTCAGAAGCTAGAGCTTAAGATGTGTCGTGTAGATACTTATACTTTTGGCGTAACTCCAGGTCGCAACATCGTTGCTAACTCATGGCAAGGTACAGCCGAGATGCTAAGTCTTCTAAAGCCCGCCGTCTAAACTATAACTACTTAGAGAGGTCCCTACAGGGGCCTCTTTTTGTTGCCTAGATTATACTACTTGACACGTCTAAACTAGAAATATAGTGTATAATCATAATAAATAGAGGTGATATAAACATGGCCAATAACAAGCTTCCCAAGGACAAGAGACAGGTAAAGTACCCTAAGGGTATGCCCATCTGTCGAGTCTTCGTATACAGAACTAACAAGAATAACCCTACCAATCCAGACTCACTACCAGTTCATCAACATGCTCCACTAGCCTCAGGGGATACTCCCTGGTATTGCGTACTAGGCTGGTCTAAAGATTTAGCACCAGATGCAGAGTCGTTAAAGAACAAGATGTATACCATTGATGAGACCTGCAAAGCAGCTCTACTCAAGGGACGTTCTGATCCAAGACAATGGGAAGTGATGTCTGCCAAGGTTAACCTAGTGCGTGCCTGGTCATGTTCAATGGCCACTGTACAGATCGCTAGACCCTACGATCGTGATGACAATGCCTATAGTCCCCCTATCCGTCCTGAGGATGTTATCGTCATTGAGATGGGCTATACAGATAGTATGATCTCTAAGAAGGCTAGATACGATCAGGTCTTCTATGGCATCGTCGATAACGTTAAAGAGCGTGGCGGTAGTGGAGACAATGACGGTATCACAGTAACTGTTACCGCTAGAGATGCTATGAGATATCTTGTAGATAATAAGATTAGAGGTCAGATTCTATTGGCCGATGCCGCAGGCACTAACAGAGCTGAGATTATCAAGAAGCTCATCTATAGAGGCTCCGCTATCAACTATGTTAAGTGGACCAAGAATACTGCTATTCACACCGACCCAGCACTCAAGGAAGCTTATCCTGATGGACTCAAGGTAGGCGAGAAGGCAGGTAGTACTAGAGCCGATGGTGACCTCCTAGTGCCAGAAGACTTTGGACCCAACAACAGCTATCTAAGATTAGGTGTTATTGAGAAGTCTAGACGAGCAGATATTAAGCCTGCTGACAAGAATGCAGGTAACCAAACCATTATTATCATGGACAGGTTCCCTCTAGACATAATCAAGCATTACTCACTTATTGAGACCGCTCCTAGAGAACTATACGCTGACCATCGTACAGGAACCATCAACTGGATGTTCAGACGTACTGATGCTCGTAAACTACTGGCTACTAAGGACCAAGAGGCAAACAAGGAGAACCCTGCAGACCTAGCTAAGGTAGAGGCGAGACAATACTTCTATCGTAGACCGGGTAATAGAGCAAACGTAATCTCCTACACCAACGAATGGACTACCATAGGTTCAGTTAGTCACTTCTCTATTACTACTCCGCAAGCGTTTAACTCTGGAGCTAAGCCTACTAAAGAACTGTATGTAGAGTCTCCCATTGCTCTATTTGATGATCCTCACGAGAATGATCTAAAAGGTAAGCCAGAGAAGCTTCGTAAGTTCACTCGTAATCGTTATGTATACGACGAGACCACACTAGGCAATGATGGAGCTGAGCAGGTAGCTCTCGCACTATTCGCTACTTGGGGTAGGGACATTCAGACAGGTATGGTACACGTACCTGGAGACCCTACACTAGAGATTGGTGAAGCTGTGCAGCTATTTAATATGGGCCTATTCGGTATGCGTTATGACCCTAAGGCTAACGACCCGAAGTCAAAAGCAGTAACCTATGGACCTGAAGGCATTCATAGGGTAGAATCAGTAAGTCACATGTTCGCAGCAGGTGGTCCAAGTAAAGGATACACTACGGTGTTCTCCTTCGGTCCTTGCGATCCCCCGATGGGTGAAGCTGAAAGCAGACGCCTCATCGAGACGGACGAACAGTGGAAGGCTATTAAAGGTTTTTAAGAATGATATTTGATTCACTTTGGGGTCACCTCAATGACCCCTTCAAAGATAGTCCTAATGGACTACTAGACGCCAAGAAGGCTAATGTAAGTCTAGAACTAGCTAAGGTTGAGAAGTACTATCCTGAGCTTAACGAAGCTGATGTTACTGTACTCAGTGCGGGTCTAGGTGATACTCCCGCTCGTATGTTGGTCCAGGTTCACTACCAAGGAGATACTCCAGGTACAGGTGAAACATATGCGTTTCACAAAGGTCAGTTAGTTATCGTAGCCTTCCTAGGTGGTATCTCTGATGGTTTCGGCCATCAGGGTATTATCCTAGGAACTCTAGCTACCCGTAACGACCACTTCTCCCCTAAGCACCCCATGATTACCCAGGCTGACAGTATTACACGTACTACTGTTGACCCTGGTGTAGATGGAGAAGGTAATGTAACTGTAGTAGAGAAAGATAAGGTCTCTAAGGTTACTGTAAATGATGTACACCATGAGAAGTATGGTTCAGAATCAGAATCACATGGTGGCCCTGTTAAGACCTACACAGAAAAGATGACCCAACAAACAGCCAGTGTCTTCAAGAACTCTGGCGGAGGTATTCCAGTCTAATGTCATTCTGCGATCCTAAAGATATTGATGACTTCTTCCTAAGTCTTCCAGAACAGCAAGCGTATGCGGACGTCAGACCCACTGTACCTGATACCCCATTTATTGCTCCCCCTAAGCCACCCGTCCCTGGTAACCAGATGGCGGCTATACAAGCGCGCACTGATGCAGACAAAGCTCAAGCTAAGAATGGCTTTGATAAGTTCATGATTGACCTTAGGTCTACTTATGAGAAGAGCAAGAATGTAGGTGACGGTATTAACCTAGCTTCTCAGGCCATCGCTAGAATAGGTACTATGGGAAGTGGCGGTGACAGAAGCACTGATACTAAGAAAGCTGCTGCCATGGCCAATGATTATAAGATCATGCAGGGAGCAGTTAAAGACCTAGAGACTTTACTTCTACAAGGGGCCATTAACCTAGATTGGCTAAGTCCTGATATGTATAGACAGATCAAGGACATTGAGAAGAACATGGCCCCGTTTGTGGATTTCACTAACAATGCTTTCACCGCTGTGGGACCTTTCCTGGACCTAAGAGATCCAGATACTGGAACTATGTCTATAGATAAGCTTACTGCAGCTCTAACGGGTCCTGGACTTACTGCTGCTATGGCCAACATAGAAACTATGATTGTTGGTGCCTTTGGCGAAGACATGTCTAAGTTTGCTAGAGGCATGGCTAATCAGTTCCAGAACATACAGAACAAGATTGCTGCTGCTCAGTTGTTTGTTAACAGTAAGGCTGACTACCTTGTGGGCCTCACTAACATTGCCGACTCTATGTTGACCGCTTCAGGCGAACTAGTTATCGGAATCTGTCTAATGATTCCCGGTATCCTAGCTCTTGTTAGGTCGGCTTGGGAGTGGATCACTCACATCAAGTTTAATGGACTTAACTTAGCTCTAAACTTATCATTCAAGTTTGATTGGCCTTCTGTTGACCTATCGGCTCTATGGAAGTGGCCTAGTCTGGACGCTCTTAAGAGAGTCGGAGCTAACCTAAAGAATGTAATGGGTAAGCAGCAGAAGCTATGGGAAGGCGCTGGAGTAGCCTGTGACCCACAGAAACTAGGAGTTGGCTGGAATGGCGTAGCTCCAGACTTTGCTGAACTATCCAAGAAGATGGGAGAGGTAGGCACAAGAGCGGCCCTTATTACCAGTGGCCAGGCTAAAGAAGGAATCAAGAAGCTAGACCTAGAGTCAGCTGCTAAGATGAAGGTAACTGACACACTCTGGAATCAGGGTGGTTCTATCCTTCCGATTGCCCCTGCAAGAGTTAACCCTCCTGCTGGATCCCCTTTGGCTGCCATGAATGGAGGCAGCACTCCTGTTGGTGATCCTACTGTCCTGAATCTACCTAATGGTTACACAACTATGAATAGTCAGAACGCTATGGCCATGCACCCAACAGAGGGCCTTCCTGTGCCCCCTGACCCTGCTGGACATCTCTCTAATGAGATTGCCAACGTAGCAGACTTGATAGCCTTTACGAGGTCAGGAATGGTCTCTGCTGAGGCCACCCGTGATATCGGTCTAGCTATTAAGATTCTTGCTCAACCTAAGGGAGCTGCAACAGATAAAGATATCAAGAAAGCAGTGAAGGTACTATTAAAAGCTACCCGCAGATTAAGAGCAGTTAAGAATAACCAGTTCATGTCTGATGGAGGGGAACTGGCTCCAGTAGCTAGAGATTATTATGCTTGTGGAGTTAAATCTACTAAGGGCTACAAGGTTCAGTCACTTGAGGATGCTTCTGAAAGACTAGCCTCAACAGCTAACCAGGCTCCGGGGCTAAACGGTTCACTGATGTCTATTGCTAGTATCAATAACCCTAATGCGTTCAAGACGGATGCCAACTCAGCATTCGATCCAGCTAAGGAAGAGGCCAAATACCAACAGGCTATCACTGCCTCATCTGCAGCTATGGCAGAGCTAGATAAATCATCATCTATTACGGAGACACTAGACTCACTTATCGAAAGACTACCTACTGAAGCTTTCCCGCCCACATACCACGACGCAGAGTATAGAACATTCTTAGGTACCCTTCTCAATGCTTCTAACGAAGAGCCAGAGAAGCTACCCTTATACATGGCATGTAATAGTTTCACCCAGAAGAAGTACCTAGACGACCTATTAGCTCTCCAGAAGCTCTTAAGTGACATTGACCCTAAGGTATCAGATGGACTCTACGAGAAGGCTTTCATGCAGGGTCTTCTAGATGATAACTCCTACACCTACCTATCTATTGGTAAGAAGGTACTAGAAGCCTTTAGTCAGAAGACTCTTGAGGAACACCTAGTAGACTTCCTATACCATAAGGGTGAGGACATTAGACCTATGCTCAAGTGGCTACAAAGCTCTATGAACCAGAACGTAACCAATCCGCCCCTACCGCTTAACTTAACTGACGAAGAGAATGCTCTAGCTGCACTAAGCTATGAATTCTGTAATGCTAGGAACAGAGACCTATCTAGTCCCTTTATCGATCTCAGAATAGCTTGTGACGATGTTGGAGGTCCTATGGGCTATGACTTCATTGCTGCTCTAGCTCTAGAAGGTATGATGATGGACGCAGAGAGTAGAACTATTGAAGGAGAGGACCTAAGTGAGTTCTTCACTAAGCTAAAGAAGATAGCAGAGAAGATGCCCTCAGGTAAGAATGTAACCACTATGATCGATATCATCAGTAAGGGAGGTAACTAATGGATATTCTATCTATCGGACAGCAACTAGCTATTCCGTCAGCCAAAGAAGCTAAGACTGTTATTAACCAAACAGGTGAATCGTTTGAGCATAGCGCCAAGGCTCAAGGAGTTGTGACTAGAGGTACTCCTGAAGAGGTTAGTGGTTCTAGTCTGCAATTCAACCCCGCCAAGGTACAGGAAAGAGAGAAGTGGGAGATCTATGAGGAGTTTATTCTTAGGTTTAGATCTAAGATGGATTTCTTAACAGAGACCACCCTGGTTGGTAAGGTTACACCCTTTAACGTACTACTTGGAACCTCAGGTGCTCCCCTAACTAAGCAACCCCTACTGTCAGTTATCTCTGCTAAGCTCACTGGAGTAATTAGCGGTATTGCTGCTGAGATGTCTGCTGTACGTGCGCTACAGAAAGACATTATGACTACTGGGTTCAAGATTATCAGGCAATCTGAATCTCTGTTCCAGCAGTTCAAGGGTCTGTTCGTTAGGTCTGAAAGTGTCATCGACTTCGAGGCACCTATGATCAACTCTACAGCATCGGTAGTTACCCAGAATGGTTACTATATCAATAATAATGCTGACCTTATGGCCGTTATGTGTAGAGAGGAACTTCACAGGGTTGCTAATGTATTCGGACTAGAGGCTGACTTCCTAACTGCTATAGTTAAGACTGCTGTGCTCATGAAGTCTGCTGGAGACATCCAGATGGATGCTAATGGAGCCATCACGCTTAGTTCTGTAGGAGACTTCACCATTAAGACTGGTGGTAAGTTTGCTGTAGAGACCATGGGCGGAGCTAAGATTAGTTCCCTTACTGGTATAGACTTTAAGGCAGGCACTACTATGAACCTTAATGCTGGCTCAGCTATCAGTGCCCAAACGTCTATTCTAAACTTACATGGTATGGCTTCAGCTAATCTCTTATCTAGTGGTGCTGCTACTGTTGTAGGTTCTGTAGGTGCTATGCCTATGGGTATGGCTCCAGTGCCTCCGATCGATGCCACCTATGCAGTTCCCCCTGTGCTTATTCCACCTATTGCTATGCTTCCCCCAGACCTCATCAAGAATGATTCTCTAATCAAACCTAGTGAGACAGTAAGGCAGGCTCAGGGTATGGGTTCCGTTGGTGGACCTATCGTCTAAAGATTACACAGAAATTACTTATAGATTATAGTTAGGATAGTAAGATGGCTGACAATTTTGATATCAACTCACAGAGTCAAGTAGTAAACCTTGGCGCAGATATACTCATTAAGAAGGGTGATCTGGACATAACTCCTACAGGAGACATCGGTACTGTCATAAGTACAGATAACCTCCAGCAAGCTATTAAGCGTAGGATCTTTACCCCTCAGGGGTTACTTGGTCGTAGGATTCTAGACCCCTATGTCTTATACACCGTTACAGATGAATACGGTAATGGTGCTCACAGGTTCTTGTCTGAGCCGTTGTCTGCTAGCCTTCTAGCTCAGATTAAGGACTCTATCATAGACTGCTTAGCCCAGGAGCCTAGGATAGAAGTGATTGATGTAACTCCAACTATTGAGACCAATGCAGAAGGACTAGTCTTTATTAACTTAGTTGCTGAGTATAATATTATTGGCGCTAACACTACAGATAACCTTGTTATCAACTTCAATCCGAACACCGGTACCATCACCTAGAGGTAACAATGTCTATAAACTTTAAATCATTCACTGAGATCTTCCAGGAGATGGCTGCAGAGCTAGAGTCTCAAGGTTCAGGACTAACTGACCTCAACGAAGGTTCACAGCTCTATGTCTTACTAAGAGCCTACTCTGCTGCGGTCAGTAACGGGTGGACTGGTCTAGCTGATCTCAAGTCACTCTTCTTTGTGAATAGTAGTCATGGTACTGATCTTGAAGCTAGGGTGGCTGACTTTGACATGACTAAGAAGCCAGGAGCATTTGCTGCTGGTGTCCTAGCTGCTTATCCGCTTAGTACCGGTCAGTCTGTAACTGTAGGTGACTACCTGACTAACTCAGACGGCACCCTTCTATATGAAGTCTTAGAGTCCAAAACTATTGAGAGCCCCTACACTACAGTAGGTGTAGTAGCTACAGATGTAGGATTTAAATATAACCTACCTGCTGGTGCTCAGCTCTTCGGAGTAGATGGACTTCTAGGAGACATTAGGTTCGTTGTTGCTACAGACGGAATAGACATCAATGGTAAGCCATCAGGAGCTTTATCAGGTGGCGTAGACGCAGAGACAGATGAAGAGCTTAAGTCCAGATTCTCAGCATACCTGAAGTCACTAGCACGCGGTACCAGAACAGCTATTGATCAAGCTATCAGGGGCATCAATGGGGTGGGTAATGTAATCATCGAAGAGGCTAAGCCTGCTCCCGGTTGGATCACTGTAACCATCGCTGACTCTCTTGGTATCCTAACTCCTCAACTGAAAGAGGAGACTGAGTCAGTGCTCAAGGAGTGGGGACCTGCAGGCATGGGCTACATAATCAAATCTATTCTTAAAACTCCGTTTACTATCGAAGTAAACGTATACTGTAAGGATCTAACAGTAGCCAGGTCTCTTATTGAGAATACTGTGACTGCTCAACTTACTGCTAAGTTCGGTAGTCTTGGTATAGGGGAAGGGTTCAATAGTTCACAGATTATCAACGCTTCCTTCATTCCAGATATCCTACATAAGGTAGAGGTAGTTACTCCTACAACTGAACCTACAGTGGCTCCTGGAGAACTGCTAGGTCTAGATAGTGTCAAGGTCAATGTAATCTATGCCTAGAATTAATCCGGGTAAGAGACTTACCGTTAAAGAGATAACCAAAAACATCCCCATAGGTGAGGGCTGGTTTACTAAAGAAGCTGTGACTAACGGCGAGCTGGGTAAACTAATCAATGCTGTGTCTTTACCATTAGGTAACCTCCTAAATGAGATTAGTGCTAACAGAACATCTCTCTATCTCAAGCAGGCTACCGGCAGCGACCTAGACCTATGGGGACTGGACCTAGCCGTACCTAGAGACTTCGAAGAACCGGACAATGTATACAGAGCTAGACTCTTAAATCAGTTAACTGGTGGAAAACTAACCAAAGAGATTATCACTCAGTTCTTAGTTGATACCTTTGACTTTGATGTAGCCATCTACGAGCCGTGGAGAGATCTAGATTGGAGAAGTCAGAACCAAGGACTTACCTTACCTAATGGAACTAATAGGAAGGCCGGCAGGTCTGGTAGCACCAGAAGGTCTAGCTTGTACTACACAGCAGGTGTAATCGACGTAGTGACAGGTGACTACAGCAGAGACCTACCTAAGATCGTTAATGCTCTAAAGGCAGCTAACGTTAAGGTATACTACACTCCCTCTATCAAGGCCGATAAGGTAGAGATGGGGGATAACCTGTTAGTAGCTAGTCAGACTACTCGACACATAATCTCATACACTACCCCATACAATAATCTTCCGGAATACGTAGGCTATGGTCAGAGACGTTCAGGTAAGAGAATTATTAATAGCGCCTACTGCTATGCATATAAGATTAAGTCCACAGGGGCTACAACGCAAAGACTATGGGATGACCCCTTCCAGAACCACGGTAGCTTTAGATACACGTCTTTGACTTGGGATACAGTCGGAGACATGACCTGGAATGAATTGCTAGAAGGCCATGAGAGGCAAGTTATGTCTCGCACTCAACAGTACAGTATAACTACTGACACAACCACAGAAGTTTAAGGAGAATATTTAAATGGCTTATGGAGATGGAAGAGTTCATATCATTCCGTGGAAGCGTGTAGAAGGCTTCCCAGCGGAAGAGATTCAAGATACTTCTGGGTCTAACGTTCAGGAGTATCTGAACACTCGTAGACGCTTTAGAGGTACCGTAGCTGACACCACTGCAAGAGATGCTCTAGCTAGCACGGTTACTAGTGACTTTGTATATGTGGAATCTGTTAAGCAGTTTCACTATTACAATGGCTCAGCATGGGCTACTGTTGATTCTGCTACGCTAGGTGGAGCTGCTCCTGCTACATCAGCAACAGCAGATACCATTGTTAAAAGAGATGCTTCAGGTAATATCATCGCTGCTGGGTTTACTGGTAGTGGTGCTAGCATTACCGGCATCAGTGCTGCAAACATCACAGCAGGTACACTACCGCTAGCTAGACTAGTTGGTATCACTAACACTGAGATCTCAGCCTCAGCCGCTATCGACTGGACTAAGATTAATAAGTCTGGATCAAGTCTTGGTGACCTAACTACTAGGTCTGCTGCTGATCTAAGTTCAGGTACTCTAGCTGATGGTCGTCTGTCATCTAACGTACCCCTTAAGAACACAGCCAATGACTATACCCAACCTACGAGCATTACCTATGGTGCTACTCAATATAAGTTTGGTACTGCTGCTGGTCAGGGTTCTATTACTGCTGACAATGCTTCAACTACTCTTGCTTGGGGCGCTGACTGGTCAGGCACTAATTGGGTAGCTCGTCAGACCACTTCAGCTCAGATGGCTATCTCCGGAGCTGATGTCAAGTTCTACGTCAATGCCGGCCTCACTGCAAGCTCTAACTTTACACCAACCCTAGTTGGTACAATCAACTCTAGTGGTTTCAACGGTGTCGGTACTGGTCTAACAGCTCTTAATGCTTCTAACTTAGGTTCAGGTACTGTACCCCTAGCTAGGCTCTCAGGCATCACTAATACAGAAATCGCTGCTGGTGCCGCTATTGCAGATACCAAGCTCGGTACTATTTCTACTGCCCTAAAGGTATCTAACTCAGCTACTACTGCTACCTCTGCCCAGACAGCCAATGCTATCGTTGCTCGTGATGCTAACGGAGACTTCTCTGCTAGATATATTACCCTTAGTGGCGATCCGGTAAATGCTCTCCACGCTGCCACTAAGCAGTATGTGGATAACATGGCTACTGGTTTAGATATTAAGGGTTCTGTGCGTGCAGCAACTACTGCTGTACTACCTACTAACACCAGATCAACCAATACTCTTACTGCATCGGTTAACGGCGCTCTGCCTGCTATCGACGGTATCACTATGGTTGTTGGAGATAGGGTCCTCGTTAAGAACGAAGCTACCAGTGCTAACAATGGTATCTATACAATCACGTCTCTAGGTGCTGTCGGCGCTCCATGGACCATGCTCAGAGCTACTGATGCTGACGGTTCACCTGCTTCAGAAGTTACTTCTGGTATGTTTACCTTCGTAGAAGAAGGAACTACTAATGCTGATACTGGTTGGGTACTAACTACTAACAACCCTATCACGCTAAATACTTCAAGCTTGGTATTCACTCAGTTTGCTGGTGTTGGTACGTTCACTGCTGGTTCTGGTCTAACCAACACTGGTACTACGTTTGATGTGAACGTAGATAACTCAACTCTAGAAGTTAACAGTGACCAGGTACGAGTAAAAGCTCTAGGTATCACTAACTCACACATTAGTGCTACTGCTGCTATTGCAGATACTAAACTAGGTACCATCTCTACTGCTGGTAAGGTTTCAGACTCAGCTCTATCTTCAAACATCCCGTTGAAGAATGGTTCTAACATCTTTACCGTAGGCCAGTCTATCAAGTTTGGTACTGCAGGATCTACCGCACTAGGTATCGGTGTATCAGGAGATACAACCAATAAGTTCCAGATTACTAACGACGGAATAATCTCGTTTGGTGCTGGCGGATCTACAGCAGTAGACACTAACCTGTACAGATCAGCAGCCAATACACTCAAAACTGACGATGACTTCATTGTTGGTACCAACCTATCAGTAACTGGTACATCTACTCTAACTGGTAACACCACGATGGGTGTCGGTGCTACGCTTACTCTTGCAGTTGCTCCCTCTGTGGATATGCACGCTGCTACCAAGAAGTATGTAGACGATAAGCAAGCTGCAACTTATGTAGACAAAGAGATTCCTACAGGAACTATTAATGGTTCTAACACAGTATTCACCCTAGCCAACACCCCAATAACAGGTTCAGATCATGTATATGTTTCAGGCATGCTATTCCTAGCAGGCACTCACTACAACATCTCTGGAGCTACTATTACCTTTGTTTCTGGTTACCAGCCTCAGACTGGTGAGTGGATCAGAGTATCTTACAGAAAGTAATTGCCCAGAATAGTCCGTTGCACTATTACTAGAATAGCTATATAATGTTTAATCATATGACCCACAATAGAGGAACCACAAATGCCTAATGCTACCGCTACACTTTTAGCTCATGTACGTAGAGCTGTTCAGTTCTACAACGAGACTGACGTTTATGTAGGCTTCGGTAAGTCCGATCCCTGGAGTAACGAAAGTGCTCCTCCGAATCCTGATCCTGCATCTAGAAATATAGGTATGGTAATCAACGAGACTTACACTGGTAGTAGCCTAACTTCAACAACTGCACAAGCTAAGATCAATAGAGATCTCTTTGTAGGCGGAGTTAAGGTATATAGAGTAACCGCATTAACCTCGAACACCTATGAAGTAAGAGAGGTTGGAGGAGCTGGTGCTCTACAAGGTAATGCTTCTTATGCAGTACAAGAAGCTGCTAGGGCCGACATTATCGTGGGTGTAGACATTAAGGTTAATGGAACCCTAACTCCCGCCGATACATACACCTTTACGGTAGATGGAGCTGTGGGCTTTAAGAAGGTCTCTGAGAAGCACATCATTGCTCAGGATCCAGATGGAACCATCGTGTTTGGTTCTGAGAAGTACTCTATTGTTGATCCAGCTCTAGCTTATGATAATAACGCTAGGTGGGTGTATATTAAGACCACTTTTGAGTATGACGAACTACCAGCTACTGACTACAGACAGTTAGGTATATTCGTAGGTCTAGTTAAGAAGGATGGAGTGGTCGCTGAAGCTCTACTGCCTTCAGATATTGAGTCTACCGGTATCATGGTTCTCACAGAGAACAGAAGGGTAGTTTACAGAGACGAGACTACTAAAGAAATAGTAGAGTTTATTGTGGAGCACTAATAAGAAATGGCTAACGAGAACGGATATTACAATAATTTCGACCCTAACGATAACTACTACGAAGTAAGAGCCATCGCCGGACGCGTAGAGCAGTCCAGGGAAGATAATGAGCTACAGGCCATTGCCAAGCATATCTCAAAGGGTATTGCGGATAACCTGTGGAAGAACGGCCAGAAGCTTCGTGGCGGGGAACTAGCACCAGACATTGCTAACCCAAAGAGTATCACCGTTAAGAGCGCTGAGGTGTACTATAACGGTGTTGTACATACTGTGCCTTCAAGCACGGTCACTATTGCTGGTGTTGGCAATGAAACCATTGGGGTCCTCTTTACTGAAGAGGTAGTAACCTACATTACTGATGAGAGGCTAAAAGATCCCGCTCTAGGTGAAGATAACGTAGGCCAGCCCGGCGCTAATCGTCTAAAGATTACCAAGCAGTGGACTGTAAACAATCCTAATGCCGTAGTGGTATATAACTTCATCGATGGTAAGCTAGCTCGCCTACCAGATGATGGTATTGATGCTGTCAATCAAACTCTAGCACGCCGTACTTATGATGAGTCAGGTAACTACACTGTTAACGGTTTCGACGTAAGCGTAGAGACTAAAGATAGCGATAGCTTTTATGCTGTGGTTGGTAACAACTCAGTTACTGGTTCTTCAAGTAAGGCCTATGTGCAGGGTCGAGAGATTGTTAAGCTTATTCCTGAGCGTATCTCAATTCAGAAGGCTAACGACCCTAGACTATACGAGCTAGACCAGGTTATTTACACAGGCGTAGCCCAGTCACTAGTTATCAACGGTACCACTGTAAATTCTTCAGACCTACTACGTGTAGCTGAGGATCGTGTGCGTGATTTTACAGAAGTCTTTGCAGAGTTCAGAGTTGAGAACAAGGCTGTAACTCATGGTGGTACAGACTCAGTAGATAGTTTCATTAACTCTGGAGAGTCTCTTCGTGAGATCTATGCAGTTAAGAACACCTCTGGTGGGGCCACTGCATACTCAGCGGGCACTGATTACCTGAAGACTGGTAATACTATTAACTGGGCACCCGTAGGTGCAGAGCCTGCTTCTGGTGCTACCTACTACGTTGACTACAGATACAAGCGCAAGCTTAATCCATCAGAGTACTCTCTAGTTGTGGATGAGGCTACTGGTGCTTCTTACCTAGACCTAACTAACTGCAACCCTAAGCCTGAGGCTAACTATGGTGTAGATGTAAGCTACAACTACTACCTATCTCGCATCGACGTTCTATACGTTAAGCCTGATGGTGTTATCGAAGTAGCTCGTGGCGAGTCTGAGCGTAATGCTTCTGCCAAGCCTGTTCCCCCTGGTATGCTCGGTCTCTGTGAGATCGCTATTCCTGCAGGCCGTGGTGCCGAGAGTGCTGTTGTAACTCAATACAACACACGCAGATTCACCATGGAAGATTTCCACAGGATCCTAACTCGTCTAGAGCGTGCTGAGTATAATCAAGCCGTTAAGGATCTAGACTCAAGCGCTATTCAGTACGCTGGTTCTAGCTCAACAACTCTGTCAGGTATCCTAACCGAAGGATTCGTATATACTGCCGACGACATCATCTATGATGGCGTAAATGGTATTAGCCGTATCAAGTTCGATAAGGCTCTAACTAACAATCGTATTATTGACGTACCCGCTCAGGAGCTAGTTCTCCCCGAGATTCAGAGCACCACACTGCTAACTATTCTAGAAGGTGATACAACAGCTCGTAAATTCGCTAACACTGTAACAATGGCTACCCTATCTGAAACCAATGCTCTTGTGTCTCAGCTAGTAGCTAGCAGTGCGCTAAAAATCAACCCTTATGGTACTTCACAGAGTTCTCCAACTATCTTTATCACCCCGAGTGTAGATAGCGAGACTGAGTCTGATGCGGTTATTACATCTAACTCAAATGTACTACTAACTCCTCTAGTTCAGACCAGAGAGCAGTTCCCTAGCACAACTCAGACCGCAGCAAAGGATAATAACCTAAGACAGTTCACTAACAGCATCAAGACTTATATCAAGTCTGGTAAGGTTGTTCACGTGAGAGGCTTTGGTTATCCTGCTGATGCTATTGTTCAGGCTTCATTCGATAACCAGACTGTAGTTCTAACCCCTGTAACAAGTACTGTTGGCCTACCTGCTGGAATGACTCTACCTGCTGGCGCTGCAACTATTGCAGGTGTTGACGGTAAGGTTCAGTGTAACTCTAATGGCGAGTTCCTAGCTAAGTTTAACGTTCCTGTTGGTGTCACTACAGGCATCAAGGGTGTAGTAGTTTCAGATGCTCAGGGTAACTCAGGGTCTGCTGCCTTTGACGGTAGAGGTCTTCAGAAGGCTGCTCTAGCTCCTACTCTCAAGAGAGTATCTGAAGTTGTAGCAGCACCTGTTCCTAAGATTGTTACTTTCAACGCACCTTCCAATATGGTAGGTGGTTCTGGAACTGTGACCTTCACTGGTTCACTAACTGGACTAGCTACTAAGGGTATCGTCAGACTAGGCACCGGTGTACTAGAAGAGTTCACTATCTCTCCTACATCTACCAACTTCTCCTTCACTACTACTGCTACAGTAGCTACTGCAACCCACTATGAGGTGTTCTTAATTGGTCCTTCAGGTAGGTCAGAAGTTAAGGCTGGTGTTATCCAGTTTGGTGGTCTAGACCCAATTGGGACCGCTCCTGTTGTTGATATCTTCAGTGTTCCTACAGATAGTTCTAACATTGGTTATTCAACAGCTACTGTTGCATGGAAGTTCTCAGGTCAAGTAGAGAAGGTGACTCTAAACTTCTCTAATGATTCATACACCAACCGCAGCACCCACGTCCTAACTAACCTACCCACCTCAGGTACTCTAAAGTTAGATGTGTTTGAGTCTGGTACTGTTACCATCTCAGCTTCTGGTCCTGGTGGTATCGTAAGTAAGACCGCTCAGGTCAATGTTCGTAGGTTCGTAGCCAAGTCAGCTCTAGTTAAGCGTGATCCTATTGGTCAGACGTTCTTCCTCAAAGAGGGTACTCTTGCTACTGAGGTAGAGGTGTTCTTCAAGGCTAAATCAGCTACTGTACCTGTCACTCTAGAGATCCGTAACGTTGTGAACGGCTACCCCGGTGCAGAGATCCTAGCATCTAAACAGCTAAGCCCTCTAGTGGACACCATTGCAGTATCTACTGATGGTTCAGCAGCAACTAGGTTTATCTTTGCTAACCCTGTGTGGCTAGATACTGATGGCTCGACTGGTACTAAGGAGTATGCCATTGTTCTGCAGACAGATAGTCCTGACTATGACGTCTTCGTAGCTAAGATTGGTGAGAATACTCTAGGTGCAACCCCTAAGCTAATCCAGTCACAGGCCTACCTAGATGGTGTTCTATTCTCATCAAGCAACAACCTAACCTGGTCACCGATTCAGGATAGTGATCTTAAGTTTGCCCTTAAGACTGCTACCTTCAATCAGACTACCACTAACATCCTAGCCTTCCAGTCGATCATTACTTCTAACTGTACCGGTATGTTTGTGAAGACTGACATTGCTAACCAGGATGCTCAGAACATAGTAGCCTTCCAGTATAAGCTCAACAACACAGGTGCTTGGGTATCTATGGCTCCTGGAACTTATGTAGACTTCGATGTTCCTGCCAGTCAGATCGACATCAGAGCACTACTATCTGGATCGACTACAACTTCACCTGTAGTGGACTTCAGCACAGTAACTGCTAAGCTTCTGTTCAGACAGTCATCAGGTGAATACATCTCAAAGAGAGCTACCTTTGCTCAGGCCTACAACAAGGTAAGAATGGTCACCAGATCACTAGTACCTGCTCAGGGTACAGTTAAGGTCTACTTCACGGATGAGACCCCTGGTGCAGGTCCTGGAGGCTTCCAGTGGACGGAGGTTACTAACTTCGGTGCTTCTGTACTCCTACCAGATGGTAAGTACATCGAGAAGGATAACAAGCCTGGTACAACTCTAGGTACTAACTCTAACCGTAAATTCTTCAGATTCAGGGTAAGACTAGAGACCACCGACATTACTGTAACTCCTAGAGTTCGTAATGTCATGGGTATCGTAAATGCATAGTTATATTGATAATGGTTCAGGAGCGGTGGTATTCGTACCATCGCCCGAACAACAACAAATCAACGAACTGAAAGAGCGCGTAGCCCAGCTAGAGCAACTAGTCTATGGGCTTAGCCTCATGGTGAGGAAAGACTAATGGCATCGTTTAACTTTAATCCCATTACCCGTGATCAGACTATCGACCAGTCGTTCCAAGGTATCAACGATAACTTCGATAACCTAAATGATGCGTTCATTAACGTTGACTCTACTGTTTCTAACTTAGGTGGTGCAATCCAGACCATCGATGAGAACTCAGTTAGAATCAAGGTATTCCAGGCCATCATTTCTACGCCCAACCAGACCGTCTATTACACGCCTGAACCTTATCAGACTGGTAGACTCATGGTTTACTCTGGAGGCCTACTCATGGCCCCAGGAGTGCACTATACTGAGACCAATGATACTACCATCACATTTGTTGAAGGTCGTGAGGCTACAGAAGTAGTTCAGATTATTGAGTTCCAGGTAGGTGACGGAGACAATCTACCATTCCCGATCGGCACCATTACTATTTTCACCAGTACAGAGACTGCTGCAGGTACTATCGATGGTACGGACGGTACAGATGGTAACGGCACGTTCACCCTTACTCACGACATCCATACTGGTTCTACACCTGCTGTAAGAATCTCAGGTATCGTCGAGCTAGTCCCCGAAGAAGACTTCACTTGGGTTGGTAACACAATTACTATCCTAGCCCCTAACAAGCCCATTGTGGGAGAGACTGTAGTAGTACAGTACCAGTGGAGTAGCTAATGGCGGGAGGGCTTGGTGGACACAGAGTTATTGATAACTCAATCCCTGCGGGTAAACTCAAACAGGACGCCATAGCTCAAGTCATCAATGCTGTAGCCCTTATCTTTCCTCTAGAAGTAGAGAACGTAACAGTAGTATCTGGTCAAACTAGCTTTACTGTTACGGTCTCTACAGGGCCCAGCAGCGGATTAAAAGACTATGGAATCGTGGTAGCTAGTAACTCTTTTGAGTTGGTAAAAGAATACGGTAACGTTATTCTATTAAACGAGTTTGATGAGGAGATGACTGTCTGGGGCCGTGTAACCATGGCTTCCGGTAGCTCTGGTTCTTACACTTACACAGTTACTACCTACCAAGGCAATAAGGGTGTAGAGAATCCTTCTATTGCTACGTTGCCTGGGAGTAGTATAGCTACAGTTGTATTACCTCTTCGTAAGCAATTATCTAACGTGTCTCAGACTGAGTTAACCAACGCTAGACTTATAAGTGGAGGCACTGCCACTTCGGAAGAGGTAAATGATTTGTTAACTAGAGTGGCTCAAATCGAAGCTCAGGGAGTAGAGCTATATAATGAAACTCCAACAGGGGTTGTTAGCCTTGGTAATCATGCCTTTAGCTTAACCCATTCACCTATTGCAGGAAGTACGCAGCTTATTGCTTATGGGTTGTGTTTGACCCCTGGAGTACATTATAATATTTCAGGTAGCACGCTCACGTATGTAGATGGATTCGAACCTGCTTCTGGCGACACCCACAGAATAAGTTATCGTTATTAACGGAGAATATTAAATGCCTTTTGGAGATGGAAGAGCCTGGGTTACGCCCTGGAAGAGAATCCAACCTATCCCTGCCAACGAGATTGGTGATACAACCGCTGGATCTACGTCTAATGCCCAGACCATTCTGGACAACGTTAGGCGCTATCGTGGTAACGTAGCTAACGAAGCTGCTCGTGATGCCCTAGCTAATAAAGTAGACGGTGATTGGGTACTCGTTCGTAACGATTCTGGTGGTAACGCTGCTATTCAGGTATACGACTCTGGCGCAGGTTCATGGGAGTCTATCTCAGGTTCCGGTGGCGGCGGAGGTGGTGGCAATAACAATGGCCACGGCGTACCCATTCAAATCGGTACTGGTGATGGTGTAGATACCACGTTCACGTTACCGTATACGGGTGCTAACGAGTTCGTATGGATGGACGGAGCCCTAATGATCCGTACCATGGACTACACGGTAGCTGCTGGTGTTATCACCTTCTTGACTGCTCCTCCTACCGGAGCAATTATCATTGCTACTGCTGTAGAGCTAACTCCTGCAGAAGATGTAGCCACCACTCAGTTCAAGGGTGACTTCCCTACAGAGGCTGAGAGACCTTCCAGTGGCCTTATCGATGGTGACTGGTGCTTCGTAGCTACTGCTGCTTCTGGTGTCCCTGAGATTCAGTACTACACTGTCGCTGATGGTTGGGTACAGATCGGTCAGGGTGGCTTTGCTGTACTTGGTACTCCCGAGATCATCGGTACCGGTAATGGTTCTACCACTGTATTTACCCTACCCGGAACCAAGACCAATGAGATCGTCTGGAAAGGTGGCGCTATTCAGCTACCTGGCGTAGACTACACTAAAGCTGGCGGTAACATTACTTTCTTAACCGCTCCTGCTACAGGTGCTCAGATCCTAGCATCATGCCCGACTGTAATGCCTACCGAGAATGCTGCCACTGCCGGGGGTGCTACTGGTACTCCCGTAGTGATTGGCACAGGTGACGGTACTACTGCAACGTTTACTCTCCCGTATTCTCAGACTAACGAGACTGTTTGGAAAGGTGGCGCCGTACAGGTAGCTACTACAGACTACACTAAGTCTGGAGCTACGATTACATTTGTAGCCGGTAACATACCTGCTGTAGGCGAAGAGGTAGTAGCTACTGCTGCTGTTAATCCTCTGCTGGGTACTGATGCTCTAACTCTTAACGGAGCCACTGCAACTAACCTAGCTACTGCTAACATGATTGTTCAGCGTCGTAACGATGGCACCATTGCTGGTGTCTGTGACGAGGCTCTAACTCTATCTGGTTCTGGTGCAGCTGACTTCGAGCTACTAGCCAATAAGGGTGAAGCTAATGGCTACGCTGAACTGGATGCTACCGGTAAGGTTCCCCTAGCTCAGCTACCCCCAATCAGTAACGGCTACACGGTCGTTAACTACACTTCAGGTACTTCAGCTACTCTAGCAGCTACCACTACGTTTGCTACCCTTAAGCTAGCTTCATCAGCCTTCTTTACATTTACTCTACCTACCGCTGCCTCTATTGAGAGTGGTCATTCAGTGGTCATTAAAGATAAGAAGGGCGATGCAGACGTCTATGCAATCACGGTAGCTTCACCTGACTCAGCACTTATCGATGGCTACTCAACATTCGCCATGACAGGTGACTTTGCTGCTGCTACGTTCGTCTTTGATGGAACCGACTGGAACGTGATCTAATGGCTCACAATCTTATTCACCCTAATCAACTTACTCGTGATCAGCTGGCTGCTATACTCTCGCAGTCTGGCGGCAAAGCCTTTGTGTTTGGTGGTTCTATTACGGGTGGCTGGCGAAGCACGGTAGAGCAATACTTCTTTGCTACTCCCGGAACTAAGGGAGCCGCACCTATAGTATTAGCCGAAGTGTTAAACGGTAGAAAGGCATCTTCAAATGCTACCAATGCTTTTGTCTTTGGTGGTGATGATGGCGCTGCTACCCCTGTTATGAGAACTACTGTAGAGAATTATATTTTCTCTACTCCTGCAACCAAAGGTACCACCCCTGCTGCACTAAACGAAGGTAAGAGTTTGTGTATTACTGCAGCCAGTGCTACTAATGCTTTTCTTTTTGGAGGACGTACCTCCTCTACTACATATTTGGACACAGTAGAGAATTACCAGTTTAGTGTGCCGGGTACAAAGGGCACCACTCCAGCTAATTTAACCACTGCTATGGGACGAACAGAAGCCTCAAGTAATGGTACCAATGCGTTTATATTTGGGGGGAGTCCGTCATCAAACGCATCAGCCACTAGTACAGTTGAGAACTATATCTTTGCTACACCGGCAAGCAAGGGAACCAGTGCGGCTGCACTAGCTGTGGCATGCAGTAAGTTAGGAGCTGCAGGTAATGCGATTAATGCGCTTAAAATGGGTGGTTCCAATACTTCAGATACTGACCTAACAACAGTAGAGAATTACATCTACGCCACCCCCGGCACTAAAGGTACTGCAGGTGCTGCACTTAGTGGAGGCTATAGTTGGATTACCTGTTCTGCGTCTGCTACTAATGTATTCAAATTTGGAGGCAACGGTGGCGGAGCCATTCAAGCTGGCGTTGAGAACTATCAACTTAGTGTACCCGGAACCAAAGGTACTGCACCTGCTTCCCTATCTGCAGCTGTAAATAATGCTACTTCAGCGTCAAGCCGTTACTTCATCTCATAGGTGTAACCATGTCTTATAACTTAACCAGAATCAAAGATGTAACATCTGAAGTTGCAGCTAACACCTTCGCTAACTGGGGTGGTGGTGTAGCGTTTGTAATCGGTGGTATTATCCACCCAGAGTGGACCGAGATAGATACCTGTGAACAATATGTATTTGCTACACCAGGTACTAAAGGTGTAGCCCCTATCAACCTTAGTGCAGCGCTGGGAGGATACCTATGCACAGGGTCTAACGCTACTGATGCCCTTGTGTTCTCAGTATGGATGGATCACTATATATTTGCTCAGCCTGGAAGCAAAGGAGCTATGCCAGCAGCACCCTATGAGAACGTTTATGGTTCCAGTGCTGCTAGTAACTCTACTAACATGTTTATGTTTGGAGGTATAAGAGGATCAGGGGTTAACGCTGGCGTTAATAGTACTTATGTTGATAATTATATTTTTGCTACCCCAGCTAGTAAGGGTATAACTCCAGCGGTACTATCTATGGCCAGATTCATATCTGCTGCTGCATCTAACAGTTCTGTAGCATTTGTATTTGGAGGCGACACCACTGCGTCAGGTAATGGAAGTTCTCTCACTAATACAGTAGAACAGTACGTGTTTACTACGCCAACATCTAAGGGAACAGCTCCAATCAATCTGGCTTCAAATAAGTATATTATGGGTGCCAGCGGGAACGCTACCAATGCTTTCGTATTTGGAGGGGCTCCAACTACCACCTCAGTAGAAAACTATCAGTTTAATGTTCCGGCTACTAAGGGTACAACACCTGCGGTACTTAGCGCTGCTCGCGCCCATATGAGTGCAGCTGGAAACGCAACTAATGCCTTTACCTTTGGAGGCCTGGATGCAACTACTGATGTGACTACCTGTGAGAACTATCAGTACAATGTTCCTGGTACTAAGGGTACAGCTCCTGCTGCGCTAGCCGTAGCTAAGTATTCAAGTGCTGCAGCATCTTCAAGATACTTCATCAACTAAGAGCATGCTTGAAATTTACCCGCTAAGGGGAGTATAATAATACAATGGCTTTCGGACTACACAAACCAACTATATTTGATACAGATGCTATCTCAAATGCTCTCCAGAGTACTAACGCTGGAGTGGCCTTTGTCTTTGGTGGTGAAGATGGAGTAGTTGCAACCGACTACACCACTGTAGAACAGTACATCTTTGCTACACCTGCCACTAAGGGTGCTATGCCTATCAGTTTAGCATATGGTTTGGCAGCCGCTAGTGCTGCTTCTAACGCTACTGTGGCTTTTATCTTTTGTGGGCAAAAGGATAACGTTTCTGGTGATTTTAATCATCAATATATCTTTGCTAGTCCCGGTACCAGAGGTGCCACCCCCGTAGCTACAGCTACTGGTAAATCTAAGACCTGTGCTGCTTCTAATGCTACAGATGCTTTCTTATTTGGCGGCCACCAGGGTGCAGGTGCAGACCTAGACACAGTAGAGAACTATATATTTGCTGTCCCTAGTAGTAAGGGAGCTAGTCCAACTTCATTAACTCAACCAAGAACTAGAGCATCAGCTTGCGGTAACTCTACCATGGCATTTATGTTTGGTGGAGAGTTCATGACTGCAGGTGCTATGCCTATAGGTGCAACGGCTGACTGTGATATATACTTATTCACTAAACCCGGTACACGTGGATCAGGCGCAGCAGCTTTAAATAGTGCTAGAAGGTTAACCTCAGCTGCCAGTAACGCTACCAATGCATTCGTGTTTGGAGGTGGTGCTACTGCTTCAGCCACTTATTACACCACTGTAGAGAACTATTTATATGCTACACCCGGAACCAAGGGTACTGTACCTGCATCACTAAGTAGCGCCGATAGAGCAGATTCTGCTGCTTCTAGTGCCACCAATGCATTTACATTTGGTACTGCCAGCATTTGTGAGAACTATCAATTTAATGTACCAGGTACTAAGGGTGCTGCCCCGGCTAACCTATCAAACAACAGATCTAACCACTGTGCTGCCTCTTCTCGTTATTACATTTCGTAAGGACAACTAATTAATTTATGATGCATGTCAAGAATTCCGCCTTTCATATCCTAACCATCATGGTCGGGACTCGTAACACTCCTGACGAAGCCTACAGAGTTCTGTACTTCGAACTAGAAGATCGTAAGCGTGCATACGATGCTGCTATGGCTGGTCGTCTACGCACTAAGGCTAAGCGCATGAAGCTTGAGGCTAAACTCAACACAGCTATAGATGAAATCGAGCGCCTAGAGATCGAAGCAGACCTCATGGAGCTAGAGTCAGGAGAGAAGACCACTGAGAACGCTATCCTAGGCTGTGAGCAGGAGATGATGTTTATCCGCCAGATCATGGATAAGCTAGAGCCACAGCGCAAGTATGGTCACTTAGAGCTTGGTGCAGCGTTTCAAGCATGCCAAGCCGAAGAGTGGGCTCATGAGTACGTCAAGCGTGCTAAGCACTTCCAGTTGACCACAGGCACGATTCCTACGGATCACCTAGACGTAATGGTTGCTCACCCCATGTTTGAATCTTTTATTGCTCCTGCTATCGAAGACTTCAGAATGGAGCTTGTAGACCGTAAGGCTGGCCTCCACGCTATGCCCGAACTAGCTCCACCACCGTTCATGCAACAGCTCATGGTGGACTTCGCTCCACTACTACCTGCCAGTCCAGAGCAGGCCCAGCTCCAGCTAGAAGCCACTAAACTAAACCTACTAAAAGAGAACAACGATGCCTAAGATTCATGAAAATGCAGTAAACATCCCAGACCTAGGTTTGGGCACTAGAATGGTAGCTAACGTAGCTAGCCAGGCTGACCTCAGGGTTACTGGTGGTGTTGAGCGCGTAACTCTAGACGGTGAAGTAGATTCGCTTACCGGTGCTTATGTACCTAAAGACAAGCGCATTACTCTTAGCAGAGGTTGGATAGATACATATGGTGCCTCTACAGCTTATGGGCTCCCCTATGATAACCCCATGGTGTCCAGCACGACCAGCCCTGTTCGCTTGTATAGCAATGTAGCTAATACCACTATGACGATCAACTGGCGTGGTACTGGCCTTGTCGCTTCTCTTGCTCGTATTGAGACTGGTGGAACGTTCACCGTTAGTAATGATGGTGGCGGGACCACAACTCACGATACATACAACCCAGGAGCTAACAGTAGCTTTGGTAATAGCATGGTTGTTGCGTCGGGGTTAACTTATGGTGACCACACTACTGTTATTACAGTTACAGGCACTAAGGGGGGATCGGGAGCTTCAAGTGGTGCTACAGTTTATGTTAATGGCTTTGACATCCTAACCTCCACGGATGCCACAGTTAAGTACACTACCGGTAGTGCTTTCCCTAGCGGAGAGAAGGCCACGGTAGCTACTGCTGGGTCACTTAGTCTGACGGCTATCAGCACTGCTACTGGCCGCAAGGACCTAGTAGTCATGCGTGCTGGCGAGACTATCCCTGAGGTGATTACTGGTACTGCTAGTAATTCTGGTGATAACCTAGCTACGTTCAAGTCTAAGAATGAGATTGCCTATACTGTTGGGGTTACTGACCAATCAGGTAAGTTAGCTAATATCTGGCAGACTTCTGGTGTAGTAACGTATAACTCAACTATGGTGACTATCGGAAGTAGTGGGACTGGCGGAACAACTGATTATGTTATGATCGGCTTTATTGGTACGGGCATCAGCGCTGTATTCGAAACCGGTCTAGATCGTGGCGAGTTTGGTTGGAGCATAGATGGCGGAGCAGAGACACTGCACGACCTTTACAGTAATCCTCGTAGTACAAAAGCATTTGATACAGGTAAGAATCTAACCTACGGCTATCATCAGTTAAAAATTAGAAAGGCAGGAAGCAAGAACCTCAGTGCAAGTGATTACTGGGTAATTCTAAGCCACTTTGATATCTACCACCCCAAGGCTCCTGCATGCCCTGCAGACGCCATGCCCCTTGCTGAGGTCATCCCTACCCCTGCTAATGGTTGGGTGAGGTACGATGATGCTGCTGGTTGGGTGTACACTGGAACTAACTGGACTACTGTTAGTGCAGGCGCAGCTACTGGCGGGATTGTTCGTCAAAACGCTAATACAAACACAACGGATAAGGCCGAGTTCACATTTGTAGGTACACAGTGCCGAATCATCACGACCAACAATACAGCAAACGGTAAATACAATATCTCTATTGACGGGGGAGCTAATACATTAGTTGACTGTTATGGTAGCAATAACTATGCTGCAACCTATACCTCAGCTACACTAACTCCAGGAGTCCATACAGTTACCATTACAATGGCTAACGCTAAGCACGCTAGTTCTAGTAGTAACGTTGTTAACCTAGACTCTATCGAAGTATTACCCCTACCTGCTCAGGTTCGTGATGTTCGTAACTTCAGTGTGGTTGGTGACGATGTTCTTGAGAAGTTAGAAGAGAAGATTGAGATAGTTAAGGCTGGAGTTGAAGCTATTAAGTCTAGAGTTTATGTAACTTCAACGGCTGGCATCGCATTCCCCATCAACAACTCTACTTTGAAAATTCCTTATGGTAATCCAACAGTAGATACCAAGGGAGAGTGGGATAATGCTACCAATAGGTGGACAGCCAAAGAAACTTGCACTATTCATCTAACTGCTGCGTACACCCCCAGTACGTGGGTTAGCAATATGTTAAGTGAACTGCTAGTCTACAAAAACGGTGTACATGAAATCAGCATCAGCAAGGGTTCTTACTCTTCAACTAACTCTGGTTGGTTCGGGTCTACTTACATAGATGTCAATGCAGGGGACTATATTGAACTTTACATGTATAAGTCTGGCGGCACAAACGTTACCCCTACAACTGAAGGTAAGACCACTTGGGTGCGTCTAAGAGAAGTATAAAATTATGCTAGAAGCAACAATCACAAATACATTCCCATCAGGACTCAAGCTAGTCCGCCACTATGACTCACATGAGGTCGGTAGCTACTCTATCGACACTCAGTGTGGCACTGTGAGCTACTACTCAGCTATGGTGGACCAACTGATCTACCAGTCACTTGAGTACTACAACAAGCCTGACGGTAAGAATAAGTTCTTGGAGAAGGTAGAGCTACACGTCTATTCATTCTTCATCCCTAACATGCCTAACTCCACTGCTCAGGCTTACTGTATCGATCTAGGTAACTATCGTTCACGTATTGATATTAGGTTTTACGATACGCCTAGCTTCGGATCTTATAAGATGCTAGCCGCTGTCTCACATGAGATGGGCCACGCATACCATAACTGGATCAGATGCTTCTCACACGCTAACATCAACGGTGAGTTCTCTCAGTTCTGGGAGAAGCAGGTGTCTAGCAACCATACCGTCTGGAACCCCAACATGAAGCCTTGGGATCAGCCCTGGGGTACTGGGTCACGTGACGAGGATAAGTTCGAGCAGTTCGCTAATGCATTCAGATACTTCAAGGGAGTCCTAGCTACTCGTGGCGTCTCCGGTGCTGGTACTACTGATCCGGTGGTCCCTGGTTTCGAAGACCCTGCAGCCCATGCTGAGTGGGGTAAGCAGCTTAAGATCCTTCCCGAGACCTGTGCCTTCTGGGAGACATATGGCCTAAAACCTGCATCACTTGTATGGTATGGTGGTACTACAGGTTACTGGCAGTTCCAGCAATCAGATGGTACTTGGATTGCTCAGACGGACTATAACACTTGGTTCAAGTGGCAGAACAACGCTTGGGTACAGTACTGGCCCACATACAATAGGACTTAATTAGATGCCTGATATTCATCCTTCAGTGTTCGATGCGGCGGCCATCGATCTATCAACTAACCCTCTAGCCACTGATGTAGCTGAAGCAGTCGCAGACGCGGACAGTGCTCTTGCTGCTGCAGGCTCAGCCCAGACTGCTGCTAACACTGCTAACACTACGGCTAACAATCTCAAGTTCTATGATATCGGTGCAGGCTGTATGGGTAAGCCTGCTGCTAGCGCTATCATACTTATTTACAAGCTCCCCAGAGCAGTTAACTTTGGTGCCAACATGGCAGGCAGTTATGCTGTTGCTGCTACGGCTGCTACTGCTTCGACCGTGTTCACAGTCTACAAAAACGCTGTCCAGGTAGCTACTATTACCTTTGCTGCTTCAGCCACCACTGGTACGTATTCAGGTACGGCTAACTTCGCTGCTGGCGACAACATTGGTATCGTAGCTCCTGGTACCCAAGACAGTACCTTAGCTGACATTGGCTTTAGTCTCGCAGGAGTAATTCCCTAATGCCACCTATGGTTAGCGTCTTCAATAGAGCGCGTCCAAATCTAGATACTGCAATGGGGTTTCTGTTTGGTGGTATCATCACAGGCAACTCCAGTGCGGTTGTAGATACATACCAGTTTGCTAACCTCAGTACTAGAGGCGCTGCGGCTGCTAACCTTAGCGCTGGTAGATACAACTTCAGAGCTGCGGGTAATAATACTAACGCGTTTACATTCGGTGGCTGGACCAATACGACAGTGTCTACTGTAGAGAACTACCTGTTTGCTACTCCAACTACTAAAGGCACTACACCCAGCGCATTAAGTGGTATCCGTCACGGTACTGCAGCATCTAGTAACAACACCAATGCCTTTACGTACGGCGGTAGAACCAGTAGTGACTCTAATGCTGTAGAGAATTATGTCTTTGCTACTCCGACCAGTAAGGGCACATCCCCTTCAACCCTATCTACTGCTAGAGCCCACCTAAGAGCAACTGGAAATAATACTGTTGCATTTGTATTCGGAGGAAGCACTGGCGAAGGTTCTGCCTTTGTGAGTACCGTAGAGCAGTACCAGTACGCTAGTCCCGGTACCAAGGGCACTACCCCCTCGGTCTTGGCACAAGCTAAAGATGGTATGGGTGTAGGGGCTAATGCCACTATTGCCCTAGTTATGGGTGGTAGAACTACTTCTGGTGGAACCAACATTGCTACCGGCGAGCAGTATATTTTCGCTACACCCACTACTAAGGGCGCTGCTCCAGCAAACCTAGCGTCAGCTAATGCTAGTGCTGGTGACCTCTGTAGTGGAATATCTTTACTGTTAGTTTATGGCTCATATGCCGAGCACTATATCCTAGCCACTCCTAGCAGCAAGGGTGCATCCCCCGCAACCTGTACCGTGGAGTGGGGCGGCGCTGGTGCAACCAACTATACAAAGTCATAATGGAGAATAACAATGCCTAAGATTGGTAAAGCTGGAGTGCACAGCGACATTGCACTAGACTCGGAAGTAACAGCAGCTCTAGCCAGTAAGGCTGACACATCAGCACTAACGTCTAAGGCCGATACCACTACAGTTACTGCTCTTCAGTTCTATGATGTGGGTGGCGGTTTTGGAATCAAGCCTTCTGCTAACGAAGTCATCTTGGTTTACAGGACTGCTAGAGCCCTAAGCTTTGCAGCTAACTTTACTGGATCAGTAGGCTATGCTAACGTAGCCCCGACTGCTAGTACTACCTTCACTGTACATACTAAGACTACCCCTACCGGTTCTGAGACCCAGATCGGTACCATCGTGTTTGGTACCAACAAGTCTGCTACCTTCACCACCACCAGCGGTACAGCTAAGTCCATGGCAGTAGGTGATATCCTCATCGTTAAGGCTCCCGCATCCCCCGATGCTACTCTAGCTGAGGGATGCTTCACTCTTATTGCGACCTTAGTCTAATGCCTTTTATTCAGAATAGGACAGGAGGTCGAGGAGGCTTCGGCTTCTTTAAAAATAGTGGAATAGAGTTCACCTATAACTTAGGTGGAGCATCTGCGCTTGCTCAGCCAACCGATGATAGAAACGAGATAGGTTTTGCTACCGACGGGAATAAGTTATTCTTCTTCGGAGGTAAGAACTCAGCGGCCTCGGCTCTCTACAACACTGTACAGATTTACGACATCGCCTCTAATCAGTGGAGTACAGGACCCACGATGGCGGCATCCAGAACCTCTTCTGCATGTATATACTATCCACCTACTAACAAGATTTATGTCTTTGGAGGCGGTAATACATCGGATGGTGGTGGTGGCAGTAGCACTGTTTACATATACAATGTTGCAACTAATTCATGGGATGTTAACGGTGCTCTCGCTCCAGCAATTAACTCAGATGACCAGTGCTTCTTGGTAGGAAGTGATGTCTATGTAGGTAGAGGTACTGCGGTGGGTGCAACTAACACCACCTGGTACAAGTACAGTATTACCAATAATACTTGGTCTAGTACTGTGGCCGCGTACCCTATTGGTAACTGTTCAGGTGCAGCAGCCACCGTTCTAGGCAAGGGCTACGTATTTGGTGGTCAGGGCTCAACAGCAGGCCAGGCCGTATATATGTACGAGAACTCTAACAACACTTGGGTAGGTAAAGCTAGCATGCCCGGACTTGTTATGGAACCAGTAGCAACCACCCTTCCAGATAATTCTGTATATGTCATAGGTGGTATGGATGGTTCAAGCGTAGCACAGAACTACATTCAGATTTATAATCCGGTAAGTAATACATGGGACAACACACATACGTTAACTACCGCTAGGACCAGACATGCTGCTCTATCAGTTAAAGGACGAGTATACGTTGCTTACGGTTCAAACACTACGTCTATGGAAGCTTTCGATACAATGGCCTACATTGGAACAGCAAATACCGAGGGTACAGTTACCTGCACAACTAACGGCTACCAGGTGACTAACGTAACCTCTGGCGTGACCGCAGATTCAGTAAGCTTTACTATAGGTGATGTTCTAGTAGTTAAGACAGCCCCTATTAAGGTTGGAACCCAACAGTTAGAAATAAAGGTTCGCATAGTCGGAACCGTAACCCCCTAAGGAGAAAACAAATGACTAACATTCTAATCAAACTGGTCCAGGTGGTAATCGCCATGGTGACCGAAGCTATCCTACGTAAGGGTAATGCTGCCGGTGCAGATGCTAACGAAGCCCTTATTATCGAAGCTATCGTGACTGCTGCAAAGCTAGCCATTGAAGCTGCTAAACTACCCATCTACGTTAGGATGTTTATTAATGATGCCATGCTGTATGCTGTTGCTAAGGCTGCAGCTGACCTAGTAGAAGAGCTTATCGCCAAAGGTCTCGATCTAGTCAACAAGAAGTAGTAACACCTTAATATTGCTCAGATATCACCCCGCCGTATCAACTATGATTAGATGTTACAGTGGGGTAATATCTTTAAGGTGCCGAAGCTTGAGCTAGGATGAACACCAAAGGAACATCAAAATGGATAAACTATTAGAGTCAGTCATGGCTGCACTACCCGCATGGAAGATGTTACTAGCAGGAGCCCTAGCAAGCCCTCTACTAGCCTTCTTCAACGTGCCCGCCCTCCACATGTTATTCCTCATCCTAGTAGTTGATTTCATTACCGGACTATATAAGGCCAGAGCACTTAAGCGTCTGACCAGTAATAAGTTCTCAGGAGCACTAGAAAGAGCATTTGGCTATGCTATGATCTTTACCGTCATGCATGCCCTAACCGTTATCTCCCCGCTACTGTTCGTTGTAGAGCAGGCTATCCTAGCAGGCTGTGCCCTCAGAGAAGCCATCTCAGTAGTAGAGAACATCAAGACTGTAGAGTTGTACAAGGGTAGAGAGAACAAGGTCCTAGATAAACTAGTAGAGTTACTAGGCCTAAACCTAGACAAGCTTCTTGCTGACGCCGATAAGGGTGCTAAGAGCAAGACCCACAAAGAGGAAACTAAAGATGAAACTAACGAAGGTCAATAACATTGTTCTTCACCACTCAGCCAGTGGTCGTGACACAACTACTAAAGCTATGATCGAGCAGTGGCACCTTGGTAAGGGCTACGCTGGTATCGGCTACCACTATATCATCACTGGTGATGGTAAGCTCCACACTGGCCGTCCTGCCACTGAGGTAGGCGCACATGCATATGGACGTAACTCTGATACCCTAGGTATCTGCCTAACAGGTAACTTCGATAAGGAGAAGCCTTCAGATGCCCAGATGAAGACTCTAATTCAGCTCCTAGCTACTCTATGTCAGAGACACAAGCTAAGAACTGCAGCTATTATTGGTCACAGAGATACCATTGCTACCTCCTGCCCTGGAGCCAACGTCTACAACAAGCTAAGCTACATCAAGACTGAAGTAGCCAAGTACCTATAAGGTAATCAAGTCATGGGCTACGAATTCAACCTGGATATGCTTAATCCTGTCCAGAGGAAGATAACCAAACAACTTCAAGGTGTCTACAAGGTCACCGAAACAGCAGAACCTGGCGAGCAGGTGAAACCAGCTAGACCGCTAGGTGATAGTGAGTATCCTCACGGGGATGTCTCACTTACGTCCTTTGCTGCAACTGAGAAAGGGTTTGCAGAAGCAGGTGCTAAAGTAGGCTATGACAAGATAACTGAAGAGGACTTTCGTAAGAAGACGGGTGTTGGTGGTCGTGCTGAGTTCTGGCTAAGACCCCTAGATGGTAAGAAGAAGGGTTATGGACCTGGAGCACGTATCGAACTGATGCCTGCTCGTAAGTCCATGACCCCTAACCAAGGACAAGCAGTACCTGGTGCTGGTGCAGGACTAGAGATCAGAACTAAGTCTAGTATGGCTAAGCTTCTAATCCCTGGCAGCTACCCTATCTGGCAGTACATGGGTACAGCCGAAGAGACTATCACCCTTGTAGGAGCATTTGCAGGGTTCGATATTCCATCTAGTATGGATGAGAACCCCGCTATCTCCCAAATGTCATACGACCGTAGACGTCTAGGTAATGCTTGGGACGAGGCCATCAACGTTCTAGAGCAAGTCAAAGCTGGCTACGAACTAGAGCTAGTGATGCGTTGGAACAGCGACAGTGATAGTCTCCCTGAGGACCTATCTCTTGAGTTCCTGCCCGGTCTCAAGTACACAGGTTATGTACGAAACTTCAGACAAGAAAGAGCCACAGCTCAGAGAGTATATTACTTTATCGAGTTCGTGGTTACTAATCGTGACCATTCAATTCTTAACGAGAAGGCAGATGCTCCTAGCCTAGCCCCTAAGACTGTAAGAGCTGATAAGCTTGTCACGGCTTCTGGTTCTGGAGCCACTCCTGCTGAGATCAAAGCCGCTGAAGAGCGTCAGAAGAAGGAGCAGGAAGAGCGTAGAGGCGACACTACCCTAGAAGTAAGCAAACAAGATCACAATGCTAAGGGCGTGCCTATCTATGTTGATGACAAGCCCAAGGGCCACATATACGTTAAGTACACAGAAGAGAAGGTTCACACTTTCAAGACCTGGCCTATGCACTATACCACCAAGGGCCTACCTATAGCTCTACAGTCAGCTAGCTTCGATCCAGTAAATGGTAGAGCTACTCTTGTTGCAGCGCCTGGAGAAGAGTCCAAAGGAGTAGGAACAGTCTTTTACATTGAGGCTGCTCCTAGAAGCATTGAAGGTGCTAGGGAGAATTTTATTCAGACCTACATTGATCCAGTGTTCAAAGCTAAGGGTAAAGCTTATAAGCCTACCTATACTAAGATCTCCCCACCTAAGGCCAAGGCTACTGCGTCTAATCCTAACGCTCCTGCTACACCTGTTCCTGCTAAGGCTCCTAAGGCTCCTGTGAAACCTAAGACTCCTACACCAACAGCAACATCAACGAGTAGAGAACTACATGCACCTGGGACAATGGTGAACCTAGAAGGTGGAAGAATTATAGTACCTGCTCCTGACACCTATGCAGTTGATAGGAGTACTGATGTAGTACCTGATCCGGCATTACTAGCCCTCATCGGTGGTAAGGGAACCACAGTCAACGTTTGGTGGGTCTTACCCATAATAGGTAAGACCTTGCCGGGCACTAGTCAATACTGTTACTATATTGAAACTGAAACTCTATATAGACGACTTCCAGATAATGTAACGTGGATTCCTCATAAAAATGTTTCTATGAATGAGTTCTTAAGAATATTTAGTATTAAAGTGAAAGCAGTAAATGAGTAAACTAGTACCAGAGGACTACAAGCCTCGCCTATTGAACTTAGCACGAACTCTTGGTAGTATGGATGCTGTGGGTAATCTACCTGAAGCAACCATACTACAGGCGGTCGCCCATCCGGAAGACGTTATTGGCGTAACGTTAAAGAAGTGGGTATTTAACCTCACCGGCATCACTGCCGACTATGAGGTGTTTGACAAGAACCTAACGTACCTATACGCAGCAGATGCTATCGATGGTACGTGGGGCATGGACGAGAAGGACCAGCTATTATTAGCTCAAGTGCCATCAGGTCACTGGTTCTATATCGGCTACGAGACAGAGGAAGAAGACCGTTTCATAATGGTCATAAAACAATAATGACACCAAACCATGAAGATGAAAGTAATAACGAATTCCAGAAACTAATCAAACATAGTACGTTCGACCTCGATCTGTTCTCTGCTCTTGAGCAGGGCATCAAGGGTCAGGAACAAAGAGATCTCAACATCATTGAGTTTGCAAACGAAGTGGTGACAGGATTCGACAAGGGACTATTCTTGTCCCAGAAAGTAATTCTAAAGTCCATCTACTCAATTCCACTAGATGATACCATCGTGGACGAGAAGTTCGAGATGACTGAAAAGCAGCTCATGGATAGTTGGGTTGCTGACCGTAAGACTAACTGGGTCGACCCAGAGACACTGCTGGTCAAAAAGAATCAACAGATAGCTGAGCTTAACTTAAGCCTAGATCCTAAGAAACAGCTAGCACCGCTAGAAGCATGGCGCTTCCAAGAGTTGATTATCGAAGCAGGAATGAGAAGCTCAAAGACAACCATGGCTGCTCTCATGACCGCTTATGAGTTCTATAGGTTGATCAAGACAGACAACCCTCAAGAGTTGTTCGGACTACCTAAGACCTCACTACTGTTCTTCACCGTAATGGCTACCACTGCTGGTCAGGGTGAAAACACGGTATACGGTAACGTTAAGTCTATGATTCAGAACTCTAACTTCTTCAAGGAAGAGGAGAAGGCTGGAAGGCTTATCGTTGGTGCCGAATCAATGAAGTACCCTAGCAAGAATATTATTATCTCCCTAGGTCACTCAAGAGCTGCATCTATTGTAGGTAGATCAGCACCCATTGTGGTATTCGACGAGATCGCCATGTTCGGCCTAGACGATACTGCTGCCGTTAACGTATCTGAGATCTACGCCCGAGTGGGCCGTTCAGCAGCTACGTTCGGAGACAAAGCTAAGCGCATCACCATTTCATCTGCCAAGGTGAAGGGCGATTTCATGGAGGTCCTAGTACGTGATAACTGGGACCGCATCGAGCAGGGTACCTTAGTGTTCTCACTGTCCACGTTTGACGTGAACCCTATGATGAACATGCAGAACCCCATCATTTCAGGTGACTATCACCGAGACATTGAACAAGCACAGCGCGACTATGAGAACCTACGTCCAGGCTCTATCTCAGGCTTCCTGAACCCTACAGTTATTAAGCAGTGCATTTCTCACGAGCCTATGAAGTACTGTCAGTACGAGACTGAGCAAGAAACCGTAACAGTAGATGGAGAAGACAGGACTTACATCAACTTAGTGCTTAACGGTATTAAGCGTCCAGACAGCGCTGCAGTCATGTATGCCCACGCTGACCCTGGAGTACGTAAAGATAGCTTCGGACTTGTTATAGGACATCCAGAGTACTCTAAAGATGGTGTCGTAACAGTCATCGACTTAGTACTAGAATGGATCCCACAGAAGGCCGGTAAGGGTATCGTATACGAAGTTAACCTAGACGACGTAGAGTCACGCATCGTAGAGCTGAATAAAGAATTCAGATTCGTACACTTGACCTTTGACCAATGGGAGTCTCACGGTGCTATCCAGAGACTGTTCAGAGCAGGCATCCCTACATTCAAGCAGCAGTTCGCTAAGAACAATCAGCTACAGATGTACAAGGCTCTCAGGCAGCGTATGAAGGATGGTCTGGTTAAGATACCTAACCACCCAACCCTAATCGAAGAACTAGAGAATCTAGAGCTTCGTAATGGTTCAAGGGTAGACCACCCTAAGAACAAAGATAGTCAGGTTGTAGGTCGTGGTAAGATCTCAAAGGACCTTGCTGACGGACTGGCCATGGTCAATTGGATCATCTCCATTAAGGAGAGAGGCTATGACCGTGACTCAGGATTCGCTAACACCCCTGACCAGTCAGGTAACTTTATTAAGACCATTGGTCGTACTAGAGCTGCTGATCTAGGCCAAGGGTGGCGCTAACAAGTAAACACCACTTCATAGTCTTTATGGAAGACTGTCATCTTATGAGCTATACCTGGAATCTCACATCGGATAGCTGCTTCCTTAACTTCTAAAACTTCACCAAGATACCCTGCGGCTTTACTAAACCAATGGGTATCTTTTATTATGACAATATCTCCTGGCTGGATCATACAGTAAACATCACAGTCAGATCAGCAGGCTTACAGTAGTAGGCATGACCATTATCGAATGTAACACAGACTGTATAGGGATCCCCCGATGCAGGTGTAACCCATTCGTGGACCTCTACCCTACCGATACTGCCATCAGGTACGATACAACTATGAGGCTCACACTTACAATTAAAGACTACTAGATCATCTATTCCAAACATTACTTATATACCTACAAAAAGAGAGCCCCCGAAGGGGCTCTCATTTATTATGTTTACCTTACAGGACAAGCACCAGTGGCACAAGCTGCATCAAGATCGTCATCAGCAGAGTTAGAACCATTCTCGATAGCGTTGAGTAGAGCAATATCGATAGCCTGCTGGCCAGCAATACGTTCGTTGTACTCGTCTTCCTCGATAGCCTCATAAGGGGCTAGGTCATACTTATCATTAGATTTGTTCTGGAAAGAAACACCAATGTAGTCATCCCAGTTATCGTGTAGCTTCTTGAAGAGAGGGAGCCACTCATCATCACCAACCTGAATGGTTGCTGAAGTGTTGTGGTCAGTCCAGTTCTTCTGAGCAGCTAGATACCTATCAAACTGATCAATGGCTGACTCATCAGCAGCCTTACTCTTAGCAGCGGTCTTCACTACGAACTCCACTACCCAGGTGTCGGCTAGATCAAGAATCATGTCCTTGGTGTAGTCGTCTAGCATATCAAAGTGCTTAGAGGTCATGGTGTAGAGATTATCGTTACCGGTTACCTTAAATACGTGATCGTGGAACTCTGCAGGGAGCTTAGTCCATCCCTTTCCAAACTCAGGATACACCTTGTAGCCTTGCTGCCTTACAGTTCTCGCAAGAGCATCGAAACTGTTAATACGAACGCGACGAATAAAATAAGGGGCAAAAGAACGGTGGAAACCACTGGAACAAGCAACCAACTGAGAAAGAGTACCAGAGGGCTGAACAGTAGTAACCAGAAGAGGACGGGGAATTCCCATCTCGACAGAGTACGTATCAGCTTCCTCATTAGCAGCCTCCCTTAGGTCAGCAAGTAGTTGATCAGCGTGGACAGTCTTGATATTACCATCTTCGTCAACGGTGTGGACCATACGACCACCAGCAGTAGCTGCATCGAATGCATCCTCGATACCAGTTAGATTCACACCTAGTAGGCGGTCACGCTTCTGTACAGCATCCCACTTAGGTAGCTCGATGTCTACGTTAGTAATACGCATACAGTGACGAGTAGCCTGACGCACTAGTCTCTTAAGCATACCTACATCAAGCATGCCCCCAGTAATAGCTGTAGTCATGAAGACAGTAGCTAGGTTACAGAAGCCACGGTTGGCTAGTAGGATCTCAGCACAAGGGTTCACACCAGCGAAGTTAGGACGACGCTTAGCAGCAGCCTGAGCATTGATGAAACCAGGCTCGTAGCTATTCTTGATGCTATCAACCAACTTGTTAAGGTAAGAGCGCTTAGGCTTGCCCCAGAACATGATTGAGTTGTTAGACATGTTACGGTGTTGGGTCCTAGGGTCAGCCCAGAACTCATCCTTAGCATGTAGCATCTGATCATCTTCAGCATCAAACAGAGCAATCTGAGCAGTCCTACGGACGCCGCCAGCTACTACATTCTTACCGATAATGTTGCTAATATCTAGTACGTCAATAGGACGTAGGCGAGCCATACCGCCATAGATCTCTTCGTGCTGCTTACGGGTCAAAGTATCCCAACCAGTAATCCTACGGTTGATATCTAATTCATCTGGACCAATAAAAGGCTCTTCGGGAGCTTCTACAATCACCTGATGAATGAGTTTGAGCATATCTACGTATGACTCAGGACCAGAGGACTTACCACCAAAACGCTTTAGACGCTCACCTTGAGGTCTGATGCTATCTACGTTTACAGTAATCTTAGTAACAGTTTTCTCAGCTAGAAGCTCAAAGAACTTCTGCACACCCTTAGCCCAGCCCTCACGTGAGTCACCAACATAGATGACCTTAGCGGTAGGGTTAAACATCTCATCTTGAACGATAGTCTCATCTGCGTAAGACTGATTCCAGTTGTAAGGTTGAACTACTAGTTCGATGTTCTTGTTAAATAGGGGTAGCTTCTTTACATGCTCCCACTCTGTTGAGAAGCCTACTCCACAGCCTACCATTAGGAGGTAGAACATGTCATGGAAAGACTCAATACTGTCAACAGCAGTAAAGCTACAGTTGTAGTTAGCGGTAGGAATCATATCAATGATGTCCGTTCCACCAACCCACATAGTACGGCCTGAGGGTAGCTGCCTCAGATAAAACATATCATCAAGAGACTGGATAGCCTCCTGCATTAAAACTTCTTGTGCTTTAGGGCCTCTGTAAAGGCTGTAACTGTACCTGACACACCTTAGACAGGTCTCTAACCATGTCTCTCGGCGACCCTCGTTCTCTAGCCATCTTGAGTATGTTCGTAGGTAAACGAACTCACTAAATGCATTGGGGAACGGGTTAATACCAGTGTACTGTTCTAAAGCTTCTTGACTAAACATTTATCTACTTTTCTCCGACTTCTCTAATTCTCTGAGACAATAAAGCCCAACCACTAGAGTAGCTGGGTGAAGTATATTTAATAACAACTAATGGTGTATTTACTTAGCAAATCCATGCTTGCTAAGTCCTGCTTCAAGCTGGGTATACTTAGTACCAAGCCATAATGCCATGTCAGGCAGGTTTACAAAGGACGTACTGGGCTCTACTTTAAGTAGTAAATGTCTTCCGTCTAGTCTGATACGAGACTTGTCCTGTTCGATTCGGTGGGACTGGTTTAATTTATTTACTCGGAGAACCTTGGTGAGCTGCTGGGCTAGAAGTCTAGAACCAGTAGTTCCCATAGGCGAGCCTACCATACTGTTTAATTGTTTAAAGGTCGCTTCACCAAACTGTGACAGAATGTGAGAAGCGATGGTGTCTATGTTTCCGATAGCCAACCGACCATTAGTGTAGTTAGTTTTAAGATACGATATATCTCTAGCTAAGTCAACTAGTAGTACTGATCCAATAGCTACTGGAGTGGGGTCTCCCTTAAACACGGGTGAGACTCTGAGAAGGGTCTCTTGATAGTAAACTCCAACCCAATCAACTAGATCGGGTACGGAGTGAATGATTTCGATCTTCTGATCAGACAGTAAAGGCGAGTTCAAGGTCATCCTCATAAACTAGAATAGGGTAAGGGGCAGGGCTATGAGCACTACTACCGACATAAGTACTAGCAGTGGTAACCGATTTCTTAATAGCCTCACGGTCCTCGTCTGTGGTGAAGTCCACCCGGTAACCAGAAATAAGCTTAGGTCTGGTAAGAGTCTTGTTATCATCATCCAGCTCCAGCACTAATCGAGCACTACTTCGCTGAATGATCTTACCGATCTTCTTGTAGTAGGGAGAAGACTTATCCATACAGATGACTAGGTCATTGACAGCAAAGTTGAAGGCTGCTGACACGAAGCCAGCGACATCTACTTCTACGTCTCCCACTTTAACCTTAATAGAGGGAGCACCAAGATAAGCTGAGTCTATGTACATATTGGAGGGTCCATTGCCTAATCCAATAGGCTGAGCTTGAATTACGATACTGTTATTGGCATTAAGGCTAGCAAGAGTATTAGCCGCTTGCTGTGCAATAGTTGTACCCTGAGTAGTAACGCCATTAGGTACAATGGCAGCTACCTGCGGTGTCCCATAATTATTATTGGGTATATTCATACGTGATTATTAGTTCTTTGCCAAGCTTCTTGGCGATGTTGATAGACCCTTCGGTCCCTCTAGATAGACCGTCCCAGTATGCTAGTACTAGATCGGCATCTTTTATAATTAGCTCATTACGGACATGACCGGCAGCCTTACCATACTTCTTCCAATCAGGCAGATGTATCTCTATGCTCCAGCCTAGATGGTCAGCTGCTTTAGCCCCCATGCTATCTGCACCAGAGGCTCCTCCACTCACAAGTGTAAAGTCTACTGTACCGAAGTAATGTTCCTGTATGCAGGACAAGTGCCGGAAGATAATAAACTTATCTTTCCAGCTCCTGCTTCCTACTACGGCCACCCTTAGTTGATTCATATTGAAAAGACCATCTCTATGTCGTTCTCAGATACGAATCCATGGTTCCACATAACTATGGGAGTCTGAGGATCATGAGAGTTAAAGATCTCGTGCTTACTACAATCGAACACATGGTGATAGTGTAGGTAGGCTTCGTCCTCTTCACAGAGAGCCCACTCATCTGAGCCATCAACCCAGAAACAAGCACAAGAGATCAGTTCAAATATAAGGCCAGAAGGCTTATGTAGGACTAGGTCCCCCGGCTGGTAAGTGTGCGCCGACTTATAGTCCTGCGGACATTCTGGTTGCTCTGGGTACATGAACCAATGATCGTCGGTATCGTAATGAGTATTTAGTTCTTCTACTGTGTAGAGAGGTCTGTGCACTTGTGAGCCTCTATAAGAGCTTGTACTTTCTCAAGGTCTCGTAGTGCATCTAGTACAGTCGAGGCCTCTTCTAGGCCATCCTGGACCATCAATTCATGCACCCACTTGAGTGCTGATTGAGTATTAGGATGGAAGGGGCGGGGAGCCTGAACCCAAGGTCCATAGTCCCCAGCCTTCACAAAGTCATACTGAGTGACCCCATCTACCTTTTTGGGTATCTGAGCATCCTCTACATAACGCTTGCGCTTATGCACAACCACATTGAGTCTACCTGACTCTACACCTAGACCGTAGTACCCGTCTTCCCAGACAGGCTTTACGATAGTCTTCTCTTGTTCTTTCTTCGACATTAGTTAGCACCGTTGTTAGATATAATAGCTGTGAGTTGGTGCTCATCAATAATAGTCACTACCCTAAGCTTCTCAGCCTTCTCAAGCTTACTACCTGCTGCCTCACCGGCTACAAGATAGTCCAGCTTCTTACTGACTGAGCTAGTCACAGTACCACCATTCTCAATGATCTGCTTCTCAAGAACACCCCTAGGAACAGAGTGAGTACCAGTGATGCAGAAGGTCTTACCAACTAGACTACCAGAGGCCACTACAGTCTCATCTTTATCGGTGTAAACCTCAGACCACTCAAGGTCATGTAGCCAGCCAGAGTTATCGTCTAGCCAGTTAACAAAACTATTGGCTGTCTCTTTACCGATACCCTTGAGAGATATTAATTGTTTAGTAAGCTCTTCGTGTTCTTCGTTCATGATTGTGTTTAGAAGTTCTTCTAGTGACCAATTCTGAGCAATAGCCTTACACTCAGGCTCACCTAAACCAGGACAGCCCATAGCATGAAGAGTCCTGAACCATGGTAGCGTCTTAGCCTTCTCAATCTGCTCTACGAGCTTCTTAGTACGACTAGCCCCAAAGGTAATGCCATCAATCTTAGTCTTAGCAATCTGAGACGCCATAGACTTAAGCTTAAGCAGGTCAGGAATAAACTTAACGAAGCCTTCAGTTACCAGCATCTCTGCTACTGATTCGCCTAGGCCATCAATATCCCAATTCTTCTTGATACCTGCATTATATACAGCACCACTAAGTCTTGGACCACAGTGGAGATTACCACAGATCAAGTCTACACCGGTCTCGTTCCATTCAGTCTTGTCCCCACAAGAAGGACATTCTTTAGGGAGTAATGGGCCACGCTCAGCGGGCATAGTGCAACCCACAGGGTATTCAAACTTCTCAATAACCTTAGCTACCTGTGGGATGATCATGTTGGCCTTAAAGACCTCTACAATATCACCAACCTCAATATCTAACTCTTTGACATTCTTGGCGTTGTGTAGTGTAGCTCTCTCAACGGTGGTCCCGTCTAGCTCCACAGGTTCGAACACAGCAGTAGGAACAATTCTACCAGTTCTAGTGGCAACCCAATCAATCTCTTTAATAGTTGTTTCAGCTGTTTCAGTTTTGAACTTAATAGCGATACCATATTTAGGGAACCTCGTGGATAGGCCCATAGACCTCTGGATGTTCATGTCATCAATCATGACGACTACACCATCGTTAGGATCGTCTACGTTACCTAAGAACTCTTCTTCTAGATACCAGAAGGGCGTACCGCCGTCGGATAGCTGGAAGATGTCTGACTCATCAAACTCACCTTCAAGACCACCCAGCGTAACAGACCCTCCACCCTGAGTGGACATATCAGCTATAACCTCAGGTGTGTGGAACATCTGATCTCGTAGCCACCAGATCTTATCCTGGAACCTATCAAACCACAGATCTTCGTGATGCTGCTTACTTTGGTCAAAGACCTCATAGGCAGTGAATCTCAAGAACTGTACGAACTCTTTATCAGACTCTTTACGTAGGATGCCTGAGGCAGCGTTACGAGTGTTCTTGAACTGATCCTTCTTACGCTCTGCACGTAGGAGATTGGCCTCATACAAGTCCTCTTCAGACATATACACCTCACCACGGATTTCTACTGGGTGGCCCATAGCAGGAATGTGTTTGGGCAGGTAGTAACTGTCCATGGCCAAGACCTGTGAAGTGACGTCCTCACCATAGGACACACCACCCACAAGCTTACCTCGGGTGATGGCCTTAACAAGCTTACCTGTGGGGTCATACCAGAGAGACAGAGAGCTTCCGTCAATCTTTGGCATGATAAAAATAGCTAGGTCTTTACGGTCACCGAAGAACTTAAGAACCTCCTCAGGGGTGTGGGCCTTCTCAAGTGAAAGCATGGGACGCTTATGCTGTACAGTTCCAGAGTTACCGAACTGCATCCACTTCTCTCCCGTGAGCGAGAAGTACTGCTCAACTAGAGCGTTATACTCATAGTCTTCCATGATTGGATTACTAAGGTCGTAGTAGGCTACATCAGCCTCTTGTAGTTTCTTTGTTAGTTCTTCTAGATTCATACAGATAAAAAGAGAGGAGGCTTACGCCTCCTCATCCTCGGTAGTAGTTGGGGGAGCTTCGGTAGGAGCAGAGCCTTCGATCATATACTGAACGTCGGCTCCCTCAAAATCTACCAGAGGCTCAGGTTTCTGAGTCTCTTCTGACATTAGATACCCTGTAGGTGCTCTAGCTCAGTGCGCTTCTTAGCGGTCTTGGGCTGGTCGGCCTCTACAACAGGAGTCTCCTCACCATCACGAGCACCACCTAGAGCAGCGACTAGGTCGACTGATACTGAGCGCTTCATACCCTTTAGGCGGAGTGATACCTTACCATCAGCTAGTAGTTCGGCTACTACTGCTCTCTCATCACCGTTCTTATCAATTAGAGTCACATCTAGCTCGCGAACTACTGACTCAACCTTCTCTGCCGTTACGTTTAGCTTTGCTGCCATTTTAATTGTTTCCTTCGGTCAACTCTGTGACCTTATCGATAATAAATTCTTTAGTGCGCATACCTAGGAAGAACCCCTTGCTCTCTCCGTTTTGGAATACCACTGTTGTTGGGACTGTCTTGACCTTATACTCTCTAGCTAGGTCCTGGTTCTCTGCCAGGTTTACCGTATAGATGTTGTACTGGTCGTCTAACTGCTCTAGGGTGGCGTCAAGAATCTTACAAGGGCCACAAGTAGTTAGATAAAACTTTACGAGGCTCACGCCTGCTGATTTGGTTACCAGCTCATCGAACTGGTCATGTTGAATGTCTTGCATTACTTCTTAAAGATCCCGCTAATACCGATGTTCCAGGTATTAACATAGTTAGCTCCCTTAGGGTGACTAGTTTGTAGGTTGGCAGGAGGCTTAGATCCGTTAACCTTATTGAGAACATCATCAGCCATCTTGTGAAGAATGGGAGGAGCACCTACACCAGTAGAACCGTAACCGCCTGTGCGATTAGAGTCTTCGTCCTTCTCAGGAACGACACCCTCTACTGCTTCCATCTGGTAGTATCTCTCTACACAACCCTGAGCAATACGGTCACCTGCAGTGACCACAAAGTCTACATCACTATGGTTGTATAGGATGATACCAATCTCTTGTCTGTAGTCCTCATCAATAAGACCTGCACCGACTTCGATACCGTGCTTAAGGGATAGACCAGACCTAGAGTGTAGCCTAATTCTAAACCCTTGAGGGATTACCATCTTTAGGCCAGTCTTGATGAGTAGTCTGCCACGAGCAGGGACCACAGCATCAACAGGAGAGACGAAATCACAACCAGCAGCCTTCATAGACCCATAGATGGGCAGAGCAGCATTGGGGTGAGTCTTCTCTACTATAAACTTAGGGTTATCGAATTGGGGATAGCCCTGTTGATTTAAATAATACTTGTTAGACAAGTTTAAATATCCTTGTGAATTTGGTATAATGCTTACTATAAGCACTTGTTTGCTCGTTAGAATAGTATAATTATACTCTAAACGAACGAGGTTGTAAATAACTAATTATGGCCGAGACGCCACTTAACGGTAACGTACCCAACAACTCCCTAGAGAGTAACTATAGAATGGTGTACCCTGCAGACCTTAGTTCTGACAGGATGCTCAAGTATGGGCAGGATACTGTACAGTCCCGTATGGACTTGGTTAACAGGTCCAACAAGTATGAAGTTACCTCTTACGATGTAAGGTTCGGTAACGAGTTTACTGATCAGGTCTTTACTAACCCTAACTTCACACTATACGGATCTAACCGCTCTACTAGTGAGAACAATGCCTATGCTTATGGTAACTATGCTAAGGCTGCTAGATGGGGAGCCGCTAAAGGTACCCTAGTAGAACTACCTACAGAGCCCTTCGGCAGGCAGATGCACATTAAGGCAGCCATAGCTGAACTTAAGACCGGAGAAACTGTAGGATTTGTTGGGACAGCTAACGCCACGGATAGTGGGCTAGGTGAGGGCAGTAGAGCCCAGTTCAACTATGGAGTAGAGTTCTCAGACAAAGAGCTAGTAAGCCAGCTAAGAACCGTTATGAACCAGATTGCTACTGGTGAGTCCCCTACTTCAACTAAGAACTTTATTGTTCAGTCTCCTAAAGATCCTGACGCAGGTTTAGCTGCTGTAGTTGGGTTTATCAATAATGAAAAGAATCATAGTGATCTATACATCTCATCTGCTTCACTGACCAATAAAGATGTCATAGGGGCCTTAGTGGCTAAGGCTGGTCGTGGAGAAGATGTATACGTAGGGTTCGGTGGATTAAGCCAAGACGACGATTGGCGTAGTCAGGGTGCTTATGAGATGCTCATGAGTGACCCGGAGACCGCTAAGCACATCCATGCGGGTATGCGTAGAGGTGGACGTCACGAGAACATGATAGCTATGGGCGACGAAGCCATAGTTGGTTCTATGCGTTTCTCTAAGTCAACCCTAGACGGAGTTATGGATAGAGAGACTGGTAAGAGAACACACGGTACAGAGCTTCTACTCTATGCTAAGAACAAGCATCTAGCTAAAGACGTACAGAATAAAATTGCTGAAGGTTACGACTACAAAGCTACAGAAGCATGGGCTAACAGATTTGAGTCTAAGTATAGCTGGCTAGCTAACCAGTTCATGCCCCTTAACTCGGCCACAGGTAGAACCAAGTATCTTATTGATCCCACAGTGCCGACCTTTGCTAAAGAGTATGCCATTGAGTCAGGAACTATAGATAGGTTCGAACAGAGTGCATCACTCGGTACGTCTATTTATGCTTCACTCTTTAACGAAACATACAACCGTCTTCCAACCGCTGGCGAGATGCCTGAAGAGGTCAAAGCTTTTGATCGACTAGCCGCTAAGCGCACCTGGGGTCAAGAGTCATTCGGACTAGAGAAGGTTCCTGTAATTGGAGACCTTATAAAGAACTGGGGTGGACTAAGACAGCTAGGTACCAGAGGCCCCATCGATTCTATGTTGATCCGTGGAGCCATGTGGGCTGATGATCATGTCTTTACCAGCGCACTACGTGAGCGTAATCCTTATACAGGAGAGTATCAGAAAGAAACTCCTATGCAGGCTCTTGCAAGATTCACCTATGATTCCACTTCAGGTATCGTAGGTAACATCGCTGGGTACTACTGGGTGACTCTACCTGGTCTACGTGTAATGATTCACGCTAGGTCAGCCATCCAAGATCAACTTAACACTTGGGCAGCTAAAGAGAGAAGCCCTGGTGTTGGTCGTGCTGCTAAGTTCCTATTCGGACGTAACTACGATCTAATCGGCCACCGTATTGCGGGTGAAGTAACCGGTACTGTACTCAAGCCAGTAGCCCAGATGCTAGAACCAATTCTAGGGTTTACCCGAGGCATCAACGAAATTGAACAGATGTACCTTAATGGTGGCGACTGGGATGATGACGTTAAAGCCAGAGGTAGTGCACCTGCTCGTCTACAGACAGAGATCAGTCACCCTCAAGGTAAAGAAAGAGCATTCAGGATAGCTGACAGAACGCTAGCTAACCACCCTCTACTTAGAGCTGTATCTGGTATGGGTATCGCTAGGTACTTTGCTGAGTATAGCCCCTACATGCTGTACAAGACAGCTATGGATGGTATAGATGTAGTAAAGGCTGGACTAGATGTCTACAGAACAGAAGGTACTCACTCGACCGAACTACGTAAGGCTATGAGGGATGTAACCACAGGTAAGGTCCTAAACAAGTTCTCATTCGGATTGCTTGGTCAGGATATCTATCAGCGTGGTTATGAAGTCTGGGACAAGATCTATGGGGAGAACAGCAAAGCTGTAGGTAAGACCTCAGCTAGGGGTCCTGCGGTAAATCGCTTTGGTAGGCCTACAGGTAACGCTAAAAAGGGATATACCCTCAAGAGCGGTAAGTTAGAGTTCGCTGGAAGAACTATTACAGTCAACACTGCTAACGTACTTCTTGACGATAAGATGACCAGAGTACACCAGAGTATCAACAGCGCTACTGCTGACTTTGATACACGCTGGAACAAAGCCCTGGGTATCGATAATCAACTTAAGAAGGCTGTGCAGAACACTGACGGTATGTGGGCGCGTAAAGCTCTAGCAGTGGCCATTCCTCTTATCTTCTTGAATAAGTGGGCTGGTGATGTTGGTGCTGCCTCTCGTGTAGACGTAGCTGCACAAGCTGCCTTCAGAGATAGGGTTAATGATCTCAACTCAGTTAAGGGTTTCAGAAGAGACATAGACATTAACTGGACTGGAGGTATATCTGATTGGGGTGGACTTGGTATCCTAAACCCAATTACCTTACCTCTACAAGCCATGGCTTATAAGTTCGATCAACTAAAAGCTTCTTGGTATAACTACACCACTACATCAAAGGCCCTAGATAAAGTACAGGTAGCTTCTGGTGGTGTATACGGTCAGGCAGCTCTACAGCTAGCTGGAATGGCCATTGCTAACCCAGGTAAGGTGTACACCGGCACCGGTAACGACTCGGCTGCTATGAAGCAGAGAGCTGCTCAGTTTGCTGCATCAGGTAATTACAGTCTAGCTAACAGTCTACTTCTAGAATCTAGATTAGGTCCTGGAGCTAACACACAAGCCTTCTCAACCAGGAATGGCCTATCACTAGCTCTACAGATTGACGCTGTACCCCTACTCTTCACCCCTACTGCTGCTGTAAGCTTTATGGGCGACCAGGGTGTATTCTCATTCTCACTACAGGGTCCTGTTATGTTCCCTGTAGGTTTCACCATTGGTTCACCCCTAGGACTTAAGAAGCACGACGGAGCACCTGAAGACGCTCACCTAGGATTCCTAAAGGGTATGGGCCTTCTTGAGCACATCTCAGGTTACAACGTAGACTACGTATCAGGTACCTCAGGTGAGAAGCTATTCAGGCTAGGCATGACTGCTTATGGTGCAGCTTCAGTAGCTAGAGCCCTTACCATGGATTATGAGTTCAGAGGTAAGACTTACGATAACAAGCTCAAGTTCCTAAAGGAGATGAACACCTATAAGACCCTGAGCAATGCTAATAAAGTAATTAAGTTTGCTTCAGCCACTGCACCTATGTCACTAGTGAACCTAGGACTAGCAGGGCTCAATCTAGCTGGGGATGCTTGGCACTATGTAAACCTACAAGAGACTGGAGGATTTTCTAGAGACGCAGTTAACAACATTCTACGTCATAGTGATAAAGACCTAAGAGCCCAAACCATCAAGGAAGAGATCTGGCACGCCAAAGCTGGTAAGGTTGATGTTAAGATCGGGTCACACTTAGATAGTGTTCTTGAAAGGATAGCCACTGAAGAAAGAAGACTAGGAGTAACTGGACTACCTAACAATCACCAGTTCTATAATGATCTGGTACAGGATGAATATAAGCACCTTCTAAAGGGTAAGTATTCAGATAGATTCTGGAATGGGCGTCTATCTCAAGGTATCGCCCTTGCAGGTGGTGTACTAGCTGGTGCTTACTTCCTAGCGGACCTAGGTCTCTCAATGTATGGCCAAGCATTTGCTAGTGGTCCTGGTGGTTCTGCAGATTGGTACAAGCGTATCAATGAAGGCATCATGAGAACCACAGGAGCGCTATCTGAGGGCATAGACAATACTGTAGGTAAGCTACCTGGAGTATTCGGTCTACCTGGACATACTGCTGCTGCAGCTGTAAATGTTATAGGCGGTCTGTTTGCATCACTATTTGATGTAGGCTACTCTACTGCCATGAGCAAGGACATGATGGCCATAGCTGCCTTCAAGAAGCGCATTGGAGATAGAGAAGGCTTCGAAGAGTACAGTGGGGATATGAATGGTTACTTCATTCGTATGGGTAACAGATTCAAGGATGCCTTTGCAGGTACCTATGGTGGCGTGGCTCCTAGATTCCTAGGTACCAGTAACCTCGGTGCTGTGTTCGGGCAGGTAGGTCTAGACTCAACAACATTTAGTAAGGTCTACGTACAGGGCGGTATTCTTGGTATCACAGGTACTGTGGCTACTGGAGCTATCAACACCCAAGAGGACACCAACACCTCTAGGATGATGGCTGCTTACATTGAAAGAGCCTTTGTTGATCCTGGTCGCGACGAACGTACATCTAATCGTAGAAAGTCTGGTGTGATTGGTGAGATGTTCCACAACGAAAGTGGAACTCGTAGCCAGAGCGGTATTGTACAGATGCAGATCCGTAACCGCACACAGATGACTAACTGGATCCTAAGCACTGACACGGTAGACGTGGCCAGACACTTCTTCATGCCTACAGAGCAGTCTAATAAGGGAGCTGGTCTTCTAGATGGACTGAAGGCTATCCTGGGTCCTAACGTAGACAGGAGAGTTAAGCAGTGGGGTACAGGTATTGCTGACTTCGGCTATATGTTCGGGTCATCTAAGTCTAAGAGCTTCTTTGAACTATTCGAGTCTACCCGAGACTACGCAACCCAGACAGGCGAACTAGGAGAACTAGACTTCTTTGCTCACGACTACCAAGGAGAGAGTAACAGAATAGCTTTCGACAACCCTAAGGGTATGTCCCCAGAAGATTTCCATAGAGAAGTCTTCCAGACCAACCCGGCAGCTAAGGCCGGTCTAGTTATCGGTACCTTAGGTACTATTGGTATTGGTATCCTGGCAGCTAGGAACGTCCTTCGTGGAAAGGGTGTTGGTCAGATCAAGCCTGATATGATTGGCGATGTATTAGGCGAATCAGGTAGAGCAGCTAGAATCGGTGTAGTGGGAATCAGTCCTACTGGATCACATGCTATGCAATCTACTTCAGCTTTCAAGCCTGGCTCTAAGCCATTCACGGGTGCTCAGGTAGCTGGTAAGTTCTACGATAGATACGCATTTGTTATTGGTTCAGGAACTAACCAAGGCCTATACTCATTCGGTCTGTTTGGCAATATCGAAGATGAATACGGTAATCCTTACATGCAGAAGGGCCGTGTTATGGGAGCTGTCAACCACAGAACCTTTAAAGAAACCCTAGTACAAGCTAAGACTCTTGCTGGTGGTAAGGGTGTTAAGGACCTAGCCGTATCCCTAGAACTCATGAGAGAGACAAAGGGAATCAATATTGCTGGACACCAGTTCCCCAAGCTTGCTGTTGCTGAGAAACTAGAGAAGTTAGTATCACAGATTGATGACCTAGACGATGCTCTACGTACTCAGCGCAAGATGCTACAGACTAGTCTCCAGGACATTAAGGAGCTAACCACCAAGGGTAAGCTAATGGCTGATGGAACCCGTCAAGCACTAGACACTACAGAACAGGCTGTTATGGCTCGTCGTAGGGACACCCGCAAGGTAGCGATGAGGGGCACAGATCACTTACTAGCTAACCTAAACTACAAGACAGACCTAACAGACTTCGTACAGGACCTACGTGGAGGTCGTGGTGCTGCATGGACTGGAAGTAAGGTTCAGGTAGATGGTCGTAAAGCACTAACCCAAATGAGTGATGAGCTAAGTAAGAGACTCACAGCTGCTCAGAAGGGCGGAAGACTACTAGCTACTCAGAGGGTAGATCTAACAAGAGAATTCCTAGAGGAAGCTTACCTACATAACGGTAAGGCTATCGATGTCGGCGGACGTAACCTAACTAAGGGTGAAGTCCTAGGTCGTCTATCTGCTGTTGTAGATAGCGTTACTAACGCAGCCTACACAGAGTCAGAAGTAGTTAAGAACTTCGCTATGAGTGCTCTTAAAGAGGGTAGGATTCAGCAGTACGCTGGCAAGACTATGCTACGCCGTAACGCCAGAGAGGGTATGCAGATCACTCTAGGTCAACTCTTAAGAGGAGAACTAAAGGACTACATCAACTCTAGCTGGGAGCAGATGCGTGAAGTAGCTATTGAAAAGAATAGACAGGGATACATCAAGAGTCTAGCCCTAGCTTATGAGAAGACTCATGGAGGTATCGTTGGAGCAGGTAGCACTGATCTACTAACCGAACTACACCAGCACCTAGCCAAGAAGGCTCTAGCTGGTGAGCAGGTTGCTGATGATATGCTACACACTGTGTTTAGCACAATGATGAACGCTAAGGGTGAAGCTGCAAGACTATCTCCCGCAGGAGAATCAGCATTCCTAGCTGAGCAAGCTCGTCTATACGCCAAGTATGATATGGCTGGAACCGGAGGACTAACCACAAGAGGCGCTCTAGCCCTAGCTGCAGACACTGCTCTAGGTAAGACTGTCGGTGGTGCCTTCTGGGCCGCAAAGGGTGCAGCAGTACATGGTGTAGCTCTAGCCCCTATCATGGGTAACATGGCTTCCATCTACTCACTAGGTCAAGCAGCTAACGATACCAACCCATATAGACTAGAAGATGCTCAGAGAGGCGGAGAAGGTCTCAAATACATGGCTAAGGTCCCTATGAACATAGCCTTTACGTCCATGCTCTTAGCTGGCCACAACGCTAATAAAGCTGCTGGTCTAACCTATGGAGCTGCCTTCAAATCAGCTAAGGTGGCTAGACAGTCATTCAGTACAGCCGTAGCTGGAATGAGATTTACTAGGGCTATGTGGGCAGTTGGAGCCTTAGCTATTGCGGGTACCGGCGGTGCGGCTATGCTACCGGTGGTAGGTGGTTTGCTAGCTACAGAACTTGTATTTGCAGGACTACAGTACTTCACGCCTATGGACGAAATGATCGACAAGTGGGCTGAAGAGAATAAGGAAGGTATAGCTCACACAGCAAGCTTGCCGGTCATTAGCCAGATGCTTCAAGCTGGTGGTCATATCTTCAGAGCACTACAAGCAGCTAATGATTACACCTTTGGTAACCTAGCAGGTTGGTCACGCGATCCCAACAAGGCAGGATGGCAGCAAGCCCTGGGATCAGGTTTCGATATTGTACATAATATTCTAAGCGTAATCCCTGAATGGCATCCAGCTAACGAAAGCTATAAGCCCTTCAAGGGAGGTCCCAGTCCATCAGTAACTGATAGAGTACTGGCCAGATCACCAATCTGGTATGGTAGCTATGAGGACTTCTTTGGAGTCCAGCATGGTCGCCAAGAACGCATGATGATGGGTAACCCTACATCACTAATCTATGACTGGTTCCATGAGAGTTCATTTGGTGGAAGTAGCGTAGCCAGTAACTTCAACTCAGGCAGACATGCAGGAGGAGATACGGCTGATATGATGAGAGGTCCTTCACTGTTCTCAGAACCTGTAATGACCATCCTCAAGAGCAGAGCAATAGACACTCAGTTCCTAATGGCAGGTCTATCTGATAGATCGCTAGCTTATGGTGGCTCCGATAAGGACGTAAGGTCAGTAGACAGCGGTTACTTCAAGGATCCCTACATAGTTGCTAAAGGGTCTATGACGTTCTGGAGTAAAGGCTGGGGAGAGAACTTCATCGAGGGTGTTCAGAGCAAGCTTGTTGAAGGGTTCTCTGGTTCAAGTGTCAACTATGACATGCTACCAAGTGCTAAGAACCTTAAACAGTGGGAGCCTCTAATCCAGAAGGCTGCTAAACAGTTCAACCTGGACGCTAACGTTATGCGCGCTGTTATGATGCAAGAGTCTGGAGGCGACAAGAAGGCAACCTCATGGGCAGGCGCTGGGGGACTAATGCAGTTCACACCAGAGACATTTGCTATGTTCAAGGCTAAGTACCCTCACCTAATCAAGGGTGATAGGTATGATCCTGAATCATCACTAATGGCTTCTGCAGCTTACCTATCAGATCTCAACAGACAGTTCAAGGGAGACATCAAACTCATTGCTGCTGGCTATAATGCTGGTACAGGTAATGCTCGTAAGGCTCTATTACAAACTAGAGCTGAAGCTGAAGCTGCTGTAATAAGATCTAAGAAAGGTCCTAGACCGATCGAGATGAAGGATACCTGGTGGGGCCAGACTCAACCATACGCTAAGATCATCGAGAGTAACTTCAAGAAGCTCCAAGAGGCCAGTGGCGCTCTAGTAACCCCATCACTAGACAAGCTAACTATCACAAGTCGTCACGGAGTAAGAAAGCACCCTGTAACTGGTAAGGTATCTAAACACGAGGGCACTGACTTCAATGCTCCTCCTGGAACCCGCCAGTATGCTGTTACTGCTGGTACGGTACTTCAAGTTGGCTGGAACGATGCTGGAGGTCAGATTGTATCTTATGGCTGGACCGACCCTCAGGGCAAGGAACATGTCATTAAGCTTATGCACAACTCTACTGTCCACGTTAAGGCAGGAGATAAGGTTAAGGCAGGAACCCTATTAGCTAGCTCAGGTGCTTCTGGTAAAGTGAGTGGTGCACACATCCACATCGAACACTGGGTTGATAAGGTCGACCAAGGACTAGAAGAAGATAGTGACATCGCTCGTAGAACAGTCGGTATGGACTTCGGACCTATCCCAGCTCACAATCATGACCACGATCATAAACCTAAAGCTAAGCCCAAGCCTAAGAAGAAGGTGGTCGCTGCTCAGGAGAAGCCCAAGACTGTCAGAGTAGATAACAAGACTAAGCCTCTACCTAAGAGAACTAACGTCAAGGTATCAGTCAAAGATGGTATGCCACCAACCTTCTCGTTGGGCTGGTTCGAAGGTCAAGAGTTCGGAGCTGCTATGGACAATAACTACAGGCCGTACTGTGGACCAGTTAGAATCGATAACTGGGGTTAAACATAAAAAAGGAGAGACCCTAATTAGGGTCTCTCTTTATGCTTAGAATAAACTTCTTAGCTGCTTGTATTGATTTGTCTGGATAGTCGCTGACTAGCTCGTCAATTAAGTCAGGGTCTCCTTCAAGGTCTGAGTGACCGTTGTTAACCTCTTTCCATTTGCGCTTCTCTTCTTCGAACTCATTATCTTTCATTATCCGATAAGACCTCTGAGTTCTTTGACTGCCCCTAGCTCGTCCATAATCTGCTTACGTAGTTCAGGGGATACTCGTCTGATGCACTCTAGGATGACTTCGATAGTATGCTTCTGAGTCTCCATACGTTGTACCTTCTCCAGGATCTCTGAAGCTAGCTTAAGTTGCATACGCTGCTCGGCTAGGTACTTAGCGTACATCTCAGGATTGTTCTCGACCAACTTAGTCATCTGCTGCGTCTGCGTGTAGATCTTCTCTAGCTGGTCTTTAAGGTTAAATACTGAATTCTCTTCCATTAGTTTAAGCTGGTCCTTTTGTTGTTTAGGGCTCAGCGCATTAAAGTTACGGATGAACCTCTGTGTTGTGTCTTTGTTGAGGCCGAGTATTTGAGCAATCTTAGAAGCACTATACCCTAGCTTCTTCATCTTGATGATCTCTGGACCTAGGCCAAGCCTGGTAATCTTGTCAGCCTTGAGGTTAGCAAAGGACCTCTTCTCAGGGTCCATATCCTCAATCCAGGTAAAGTCATCTCTTCTTGGCATTAACCATCTCCGTAAGTTACAGGTGTATCTCTTTCCTCTATTGTACCATCTGGCTTACGGATTGAAAATAGACCCTTAGGCCACATTCTCTGGTGCTCAACAAACTGCATAATGACGTCACAAACAACATCGAGCTTACGCTTAACTGTGGTCGGATCCATGAACAACTGCTCTGCTGCTCTGGTTCTCTTCAGTCTGGTATGCATGTGATACCATAGTACCCTCAGTAGTTGAGGGTCGTTATCCTTTAACTTCTCTATACACTCTTTTATGCGAGCATAAGTGTATACTTTCCCGTCAGGATCTGTGTAGTCGTATTTGTAAGGGAATGACTCTCTTAAGTACTTAAGGAAAGCTGCCCTTTTAGGATTAGGTGCTGGCATAATAATGTGTACTCCAATAATATACACATTAAGATTAGCATAATTATAAGGGAGAGATCAAGTCTCTCCCTTATATAATTACATATTAGGTAGTAAATCTTTATGGCAAAGACTGAAGTAAGGACAATAGGTGGGTCCTTTACTACTCTGAGTAATACACATCGAACCATAACCATTAGGATCTTGTTTGATAAAGACCTTAGCGTTGATGCCCTTAATAGTACCCATCTTGTTCTTGACCACATCTATGGCCAGATCAAGATTAAACTTCGCTAGAACCAGCTTATTGGTTCGTAGGTGATTGACTCCAATAAAGTCAGGAACCTCTCCTGTTAGCCTCCACACGGCCCACCCGTACATGAGCAACTGATTATGTCTTGCAACTTCCGACATAGCAGGTGCATCACCTTTAGATGTCTTGTGGTCAATAATAGCCAGCTTACCATCGGATGTTCTACAGATAAGGTCAATAAAACCATTGAACATAACATTGTCATCGGGATACTCTACCTCCCCCTCACTACCAACTACCAGTTCATCATTCTCATCAACCAGCGGGAAGGTAACCTTATTATCTACACCTAAGACTTCAGGCTGACGCTTATCGTCATACCACGGTCTAAACTTACCACGACCCCTAAGAGTCTTGATATAATTACCATCTTCATCTTTTAGCTTGATGGTCGGATCGTTGGGATCTGCAGCCACTACGTTAACGCTAGAGATAGGCATCTCTACCAGCAGGACCTCAGCAATATCTTTAGGGTTCTTATACCCGAACATGATAGAGCAGGAGTGAGCAAACGTATCAGCTAGCGAGATAGCAATCCACTTGCGTGGCTGTACCTGAGCAGCTAACCTATCAATACGTCCTGCACGTTCGTCTAGCTTAAGTTCACGTACAGCCTTCTTCCACTCAGCAGTCATCTCAGGTGACTTAGGTACTGTACCAGTACTAGTCCTAATTGCGTCCTTGCCTCCGTAAGATGAGGAAGCCCTATGAGACAACCTACTAATATCAGATGCATAATGGTTAAGATCAGTGTAAAGTGCTTCAAGACCATCCTCTTCTAGTTCCCTCTTCCAGTTGGCCAGGAGAGCGTCATAGGGACTAGGACAATCAGGATTGAGATAAAATACTTCTAATGCTTCGTGACACTTGGATCCGATAACGGTGGCCAGACTTGAAGTATCTACCCCTGAGACCTTATCTACGTACTGATGCTTATACTGCATCGAGCACCTGTTATAGGTCTCTAGTTTGGAGTAGCTATATACAGCTACGTCCTTTATAGTTGTTTGTTTAGCCTTCTTTCTTGGCGGCATTATTACTCTCTGAATTGAGTCTCTTGGATATAAACTCAAAGTTGCAATCCGGACAGTTGTGCTGTTCCAGATCCATGGCTATAGTCTTACTAGAGACTACGGCACTACACGCTGGGCAAGACAGCTCTGCGCTGCTCTTCTTATCACCTAGGTAAGCCTTAGCTAGAATCTTAGCAAAGACATCCCCTCTCAGCGTTACCAGAAACCCTTGCTCTCCCCCACTCTTGGTGGGCAGAACTAAGAAGTCACTCTTATTCTTTACGTACTTGGCTTCACACTCTTTAAAGATGGTATGGAAAGACCATCCTCCGTTCTTGTATTTACAGTCTGACTTCATGTTAGGTATCTCAGGCAGGTTCACATCATGGTCTGAACGACCGATGTCCCCTGCACGAGAGATACGCTTAGCTTTCTTAAAGCCAACTGTCTCCAGAGTCTTGGCCCAAGCCTTCTCTAGATTCTTCCAAGCATCAGATGTTTTACCTGATTTAGTTTTGTGTGCCATTCAGTACTTGTTCCCATATAGATTGTCTGGCTGACCGGAACCTATCATAGCCTGGCCCCCAGAAGGTGGCATCATTACAGGTCTCTAGATAAGGGTAAGCCTTACTTAACTTCTCAGACTCTACAAAGCTGGCACACCCCAATAGACTGATCTTCTGGTCGATGTACTTAAACGCTTGGATAAGAGTTACTCTATCTTTATAATCCTTACTGGCCCAAGTGTCAATAGTCTCGTACAAAATGTCTTCGTACTGCTTAGCTAACTTAAGGCTGTCGGGGAAGGTACTGTCTATGTATCGCTTCACTATTTAATCTTAATTACAGATACTCTGTTAGGATGCTTTAAGAAGGGAATACCGGCACAGCCCACCTGATAGGTATGGCTAGCAGGCCCCATTACATCTCTAATCCAGATACCAGGAACTTTACTAGGGTTCTCTCCGGGGGTTAGATATGTATACCCGACGGGCTCCGCATAGTCAGAAGCCACCACAGAGACTGTATTAGGGTCCCAGACATATCTTCTGATAAGCTTGCCATCCTTCTGCTCATCATAAAGCATTGATGTAGCTAGCACAGGAGCACCGAAGATCTCAGTTACCTTACCATCCACGACAACCATATCTTCAGTGGGATTCTCAGCTAACTGGTATGCTAAGTTAACATTCATAATAATCTTAGCACTAGCCGGAACGTGTAGCGCAGCTAGTCTATCTAGCTCAGCCCTGATGACTGTGGGTAGGTCGTCCCTAACAACATCAAATTTGTTCCTGATGCCTGAAGCAACATATACGTTTATACCGGTCTCAGGGTCTGTATAGTCGATGTCCCCCTGGAGTAGGGTACCCCGTAGAACATCAAACATCATAGCCACATCCTCAGCTAGATGCTTGTGTGACTTGGTACCTGCACTATCCCCTTTACGGAAGTAGGCTGGGGAGATAAGCATAGTCCTAGTAACAGGAGTGCTAGATAGTTTGTTAGCCATGCCAGGTTTGATAACTCCGGTGAGCCTTAAATTGCTCTCTACCCATTCAACCTTAATGTCGTACTCTTCAATATTCTTAGTAGGAAGAATGTCCTTGAATAAAGAATACTTGTTGGCCTTGACCATAGCTTCTTCCATCTCTGCTAGAAGCTTGGGGTCGTTAATAATTTCAATATAGTCTTCGTTGTTTTGAAACATAATTAATATCTCTGAAAGAGGGGAGAGCCGAAGCTCTCCCCAGAATAGTTATACGGTCTCTTCAACCTGTGAGCCTAGGTTGCTGACAGTCTCTAGGGCCGCTAGGACCTCTACTGAAGGGCCAGGTGAAACAGCATCCTTAGGACGGATGAGTAGACCCTCTTCGGTAGCTACGACCTCTACCTCTAGCGCAGAGGCTAGAACATCAACTGAGTTGATCTTGGAGGCTGAGATGGTGATACCCTTGGTGGTGTCCTTACGGCTTAGGACGTCACCCGCCTTACGGCCCTTGCCGCGTGAAGGCTTGTCTAGCATAACCACTAGCGCAGGGTTGGCTAGCTGGTTACGGGCAGCGTATAGACAGATGTCCATATACAGAGTAGTACGGTGCTTGTTGTACTTCTGAGCGAACTCACCTAGCCAGGTCTGGCCATTGTCGTTCATGATCTCGGTGTAGATGGACTCGATGTTGTAAGTAGTCAAAATTTATTAAACCTGTTGTGTGAAGCCTATAAGAGGCTAAGTACCATTTGATAATTATCTCTGAGTGTTTCGTAGCCCATCTTATTGAGCCTACCTTCCATGACCACTGGTACGTCCGGACGGGACTGTAGCATGTTCCAGAAGTAGCTCTGACGAGTTACGGGTGTATGATGGTCGTGTACGCCATCGTTCTCTGATATATGAATCTCTAACAGATTCGGTAAATCTAACATATATTGGATAAGCTTGGGAGTGGCCGTACCCTGCTGTATCATGATCTGTAGGTGAGCGAAGTCCAAGATAAATGGAATATCAGGGAACATCTGGTTAAAGATCTTCACCTCAGTCTCACTGGATAGAACAAACTTAGCTCCAGTGCGTGTAGGGTACATAGTCTCAACAGCTACCTTAGTACCGTACTGAGCAGCCATCTGGTTGACCTTGTTTATGTTCAAGATAAACTTACCAAAGGCAACCTGTCTCTTCTCATCTGAAGAGAAACTCCCTCCATGCACCGAGTAATGAGGTGATCCTGCGCTAATACAGAACTCAAACACATTATGAAGGTATGCTTCCGGAACATCCTTACAGAGGTCTATAGGATGACTACGGCCATCAATAGGGGCATTGTGATGAGGGATGAACTTAAAGCCCTTCTCGATGTACTTATCTAGAAGAGTAGCCGTATTCTTATCCCCAGGAGCACCTACAGATAGCTCCACGTTAGTTATGCCTGCCATCTCGAAGTCCCTGAGGGCTTCTCTAAGGGGCACACCCCCATAGCCGCTGGTGGACATGTATAGTTTAGACACTAGTCTATCTTTCTTTCAAACCTCAGCACGTGGCTACTGTACTGACCAATACCTAATATAATAGCCATAAGATCGCAGTCTAGATCCAAGTAGTCAATAAAGGCTTCCATATGTTCCCACTGGTCGTCTTCATCCTCTGGACCACTATCAAGTAGATACCTAATGCTGTGCTGTCTAACTCTATAAGAGTAGTCTTGATCATCGTACTCGTGAATGATAGCAATAGAGATATGAGTAACGGTAAGGTTCTCAGATAAGTTTAACCAAGTCTGAGCTTCTTTCTCGACCTCTGCCATAATAGCTTTACCAGCAGGCTTAAGGATCTTCTGGATACGCTGGTTAAGCGACATCCTTAGGCTCCAAAGCATAAGGGTTGTCGAAGGTGTTACTATACCACTCGTCTAAGAACACAGCAATGTAGTTAGCATTAGGGAGAACATAATCAATATGCTCTTTGTAGTACTCTTCAACGTCTACTTTGATCTTATCCCCACGCCAGTTCTTAGTCTCTACTTCTTCGTTTTCGTAGCCAGGGACCATATCAACAGAAACTCTGCTAACCCAGTCATAGCCACTATCGTTATATTCACTCTCTAACTCTAGAGAGAAGGACTTTACCTTAGGACATTCTTTTAGAAGGTTATTAACACCTTCATTGAAAGCTTCCTTGAAGTCATTGGTCCACTTTACCATTACCTTATCTAAGGTATCAAATGCATTACTTTTCATAAATCTTATTCTCGAAACGCCAGCTGTCCGTCTCACAGTAGTTCATAGCTACAGCTAGGGTTCCATATGTTTCCATGTGTTCGATAAAGCTCTCAGCTAGGCTCTCTAGCTCGAACTCGGATGCTCCGTCCTGGAAGGTAACGACTGACTCAGTTAGGTCATATGGGTCTATCTGGAAGTACCCACTATAGCCCTCATCGTCATATTCTAACCGAGTATAACAATCGACACTAACTACAACAGGGTTCTTATCGAACCACTCTTGAGCATGCTCTTGTAGGAGAGCATCAATATTAGCCGACTGAACCAGATCGTTATACTTCTTATTTAGTTTCTCTATTGATTTCATTTATTGTTTCGTAGATAGGGTTCTTCAGCTGATACTCGCCAGACCAGTCACAACAAGGTCTAAGGATCTCCTCGTAGTTATAACTAAGGTACTGCTCAAGGTCATCGTCAAGCTCTTGCCACTTCTCTTTGGTCATAGGTTGATCGAGAATAGTAAAGTAATGCTTAAAGGTTGGCCTAGGCCAATACTGGAGAGAGCCTTCACTACTAAAATCTATGTCAACACAGATTTCAGTCACATGAGGGTTCTCACGTAACCACTGTAATAGAATCTCTCTCATGAGATCTCTAGTTAGTGCATTGGCCCGATCCCGTAATGCTTCAATCTGAGCGGTGATCTCTTTAATCATGAGAGCTTCTAAAGTTGTTATTCTTGTGTGCGTCGTAGATAGCCAGTAGATCTCTATAGGCTTGTCGGTACAGACTATTAGGCTCTAGCCTAGTGTGCTGGTTACGAAGCAAGTAAGATGGATGATAGATAGGCATGACCTTTGAGTCCTGATAGTCATACCAGCGTCCTCTGAGGCGTGTAATGCCCGTACGTCCGGTAAAGTGTTGAAGAGCAAAGTTACCCACTGCAACAATGATAGTAGGCTTAATCAAATCTATCTGTTGGTCTAGGTAGGGTCTGCACTCATCTAGTTCAGCAGGCTCGGGGTTACGATTACCCGGAGGCCTACACTTAACGACGTTAGTAATATAACAGTCATGATTGGTATCTAAGCTAACAGCCTGGAACATCTTATCTAGAAGTTGACCAGCCTTACCCATAAAGGGTTTACCTGATTCATCTTCGTCGGCTCCTGGAGCTTCACCAACAATCATAAGTTTACTTTGGGGGTTCCCCCGGTAAAAGACTGTATTGGTCCTAGTCTTAGCTAGGTCACATTTCTGACAGGAAGCGCAAGCGCTCTCCATTTGTTCTAAGTTCATATTGTAAATAGTATCTCTAGGTGCTTTTCCCAAGCATAACAAGTTGTGGAATCATGTAGTTTTAGTTCGTATCTCCAACCACACTTTTTATCATCCACGCTCAGAGGATGGATGTAGCCAGCAAATACAACCTTCCCAATAACTTCAATAGTGGTAACTTCAAAGTCGTTGGGAAGGTTATATGCTTTTGCTAGAACTAGATCCCCATCATTAAACAGACGGGAGGTGTTCGAGGACATCGTGAATCTTACTGACTACAATAACGCCCGCCAGTAGGGGCTCAATCTCTGCAGACCAGGTAGTCTTGTGAGGAATGTAGATAGCACTCATGCCAGCTCTATAGGCAGGGTTAACATCTGACTTGGGGCTATTACCAATAAAGAAGCTATCACGAGCACTAGACTTGGTAGTCTTGAGTACGTCATACATCTCAAGGGTAGTCTTATGATCAAACACAAACCACCCATCTACCAGCTTATCCAGCTTGGTATCGAAGATCTTCTTCTCCTGGAACTCTACATTACCTTTGGTAACGATATACTGTTTATAGCCAAGCTTAGTCACAGCCTTGATAGTCCTAGTAGCTGAGGTAATCAACTGCACAGGCTTGGTCATAGCTGCTAGGCCAATCTGTTTGGCTTGCTCTTTAACCTTAAAGTCTGGAGTAGAGCCTACATCAAAGCATAGAGCTGTGTAGGCCTCCACCATAGAGTTACTAAACCTGAACTTATCACCAAACCCATGAGTAGCCACTGCAGTCGAGTCGATGGTCTCCATCATAGCGTCTGCGTGGTCATAGTCAAAGCCATGATTGTTCATCAACTGGGCAAACTCTCGACGAGCATCCACGAAGGCATTATTATATGTTAGGGTCTCATCGAGATCCCAAAAGACTGTCTTATTCATTTCTGTGTGCTTTAATTATGTGTGTAGCTTCAGCAAGTACTTCAGCAGGATTACCAGGAGCTAGCGTAAAGTCAGCCATATGAAGATAATCCATAAAGTGATTATAAGTCTCCATACGCTTGACGATAGACTCTTCCGAGTCACCCCTAGCTTTCATGCGATCTACCAGTTCTTGCCCATCTGTGGGCCTTAGGAACAGTGATAGAGCCTCAGGATAGATTTCCTGTAGCTGCTTAACACCCTCAGGCTCAACCACAGCAAAGGCGTCGCCCTGAGCAAGCTTATTATTAATCTCACCCTTTAGTAGCCCGTAATAGTTACCTGAGTAGCTAACATACTGAAGTAACATATCTTGGTTGATAAACGAGATAAAGTCCTCTGTAGACCTATAGTAATAGTGAACCCCCTCCTGTTCTCCAGGGCGGGGGTCTCTAGTAGTTACAGATACTGCAGGAAAGGTTTTAGGGACCGTAGCTAGAATGTTCTCAAGTAAAGTATTCTTACCCACACCAGAGGGTCCAACAATAAGGTATAGTTTATTCTTCATCGTCTTCTAAGTAAAACTCCGGATGTAGGAAAGCTAGTAAGGTTACCTCATCGACGTCTTCCGGATAGTTAATCATAAACTCAGCCAAAGCGCTGAGATGATCATCTGTCCATTTATTATCTAACTTTAGAGTTAGAAGGACTCGAACATAGAGCTTATAGACATGACCAGTCATAGTAACCGGTGGGCTCAGATGCTCAACGTCGTCCTCATCAATGTAAGGTAGTTGGATCTCTCTGACCTCTGTATCGTTCACCCTAAAGGTGTAAAACGTATACATTAGCCAAAAGAATAGTTTCTGTATTAAATTCAATTATATCTCTTTATTTAAATGACGAAGAAGAGTAGAAGCTCTGTCTAGCTCAGTTACACCAATAAGTGCCAGATGGTCTTGTGCTCTAGTAACAGACACGTACAGGAGCCTAAGCTCTTCATCATGTTCACCACTACTTAGAGGGAACATTCCATCCTTAAGACCCCAGACACCCACACAGGGCCATTCTTTACCTTTGGAGCTGTGCACAGTGTTGACCTGAACTACGTTCTGATCATCTGTCTTACCCGCAGCTCTCATCTCAATGGTCTGGACAACTCTAAAGCCATCAGCACCATACTTAGCTACCCACTCACAGAACACTTTAGCAATGTCTAAGTGATAATCCAAAGTCTGTAGGTTGTCCCCAAACAAGTATGCCCAACGATCATATAGATCCTCAGAGATACGAGTAGCAAGCTTACCGGGATCACCAGCAAGAGACTCATACTTGCTAAGAGTGGACATAAACTTATTCCAGGCACTGCGCCTGTCGGATCTAATGGTCTTAGGAAGATCAGCAGGGTCCCATGTTAGGGGCCTACCCTTAGTATCTTTCCACATGATCTCAGCAGTGGTGGGACCAATGCCAAAGAAGTGGTTAGTGATATGTCTGAAGTAACCGTACTCAGCCTTGGGGTGGTACATCAGATAAAAGTAAGCTAGGATGTCTTGGACTACAGTCTGCTCAAAGAACGAGTTACTGTCTACTGTGAATGGTATTCCAGCTTCTGCTAAAGCAATCTCTAGGTCTGGGGTGTGCGCTCTAGCTCTATACAAGATAGCAATGTCAGAGTAAGCAGAACCACCAGCAACCCTAGTTTTAATCCAGTCAACCAACTGGGAAGCGCCATACCTAACGTCTGGTATAGATTGAGAACGATTAGTACCAACCAACAAGTTGCTAGCCTTGATATCATTCTTAAGAACCTTGTTAGCAACTTCGAGGATCTCATCAGAACACCTATAGTTAGTAGTAAGTGGATATAAGATAGCCTGAGGGTACTGTTCTTTGATGGTCTCAAAGATACGAGCATCACAGCCCTGGAAGCTGTAGATGGACTGATGAGGATCGCCTACACCGGTAAACTGCTTAGCATGAGGAATGAACTTATAGATAAGCTGCCTCTGCTGATGGTTCAGGTCCTGTAGTTCGTCCACTAGAACATCTTCAAAGCCCATAGACTTGTAACACTCGTCAGGTAACTTGTTAGCTAGAACCAATAGGTCGGTAAAGACTAAGTTGCCCGTCTCATACCTAAACTTCTTAAGAACATCACAGTAGTACTCTATCTCACCAATCTTCATGTTCAGCCTCATGGCTGTCCTAGAGTCTTCGGCATAGACCTGCAGGATGGTCTTGTTCAGCATGTTGCTCTTCTCTTCAAGAGCTATGAGCATCTTAATATTAGAAGCCTTAAGCTTCTTGATTCCGTTGGCATCCATCCAGTCAGAAGCCATAGTGACTAAGTGACTAGAATTACTTTGGATACCTGGCTTAGCCTTAAGCTCAGGCAAGTGGTCCTTGTAGAACCTAAGAACCAACATATAAGAGATCCCGTGGAACGTCTTAACTAAGGTTCTCTTGAAGTCAATAACTGATAAGTCTTCTTCTAGCTTTTCCTCTAGAGTCTGCTGTACACCTTTATTGTAGGCCATGATAAGTATCTTACTACAGTACTCACCTTCAGCATCTCTAGCTCTAAGTAGATACTTGGTACGGTATCTTAGAAGAGTAGTCTTACCGGATCCGGCTAAGGCTTGAACTAGGTGAATGCCAGTGTGAGGTGCAGTAACAGCAGCCTTCTGCTGTGGATTTAGTTGCATAGTATCTTTTTAAGTTTGTCCTTTGATTGGGCCCACCTAGGGATACCCATACTATTTTTCTTACAGTAGTTTTGTATAGCCGTAAAGGTAGGGTGTAGCTTATGTACTCCAGGTAATGGCTTCTTCTTGATAATCATTGCAACATGGTCTGGAATCGGATAACCACGATGGGTCTTAAAATCCCAATCAGGATATAGACTATCTAACTTGGCCATCTCGATATCATGACTAAACTTAGCTACTATGCTAGCAGCCGCAATCATCGGATGTATAAGGTCACCATTAGTAATATAGGTGGCTTTAGTTCCCATCTCTTTAATACCATCGATGACCCTCAAGCCATCCACGAATATCTCAAGGTCAGTAGGATCGTGATCCTTGATAAAGTCTCTAACCTTTATATCCAGTGCCTGGTTGTGCTTGTTCCTATTGATCTCCTCCACCGAAATGATAATGGAGTGGGTCTCAGCTATCTTACCAATACTGTTGACTAAGGTTCTCCTTAGATCTTCAGTGGTAAGCTTACTGTCACACACTCCAATATCCCATAGGCCTTCTTGATAGAAGTCGTGGGGGGCTTTAATTAAACCAATGGTCATAGGCCCAGCAATAGACCCATGACCAGACTCATCTAGAGCCAATAGATTATGCACTGGTATCTGCTGCAAACCCTAACATGTCTGTAGGTATACCGGTTATGTTAGATAGGTAAGCCAGCATAGATTCTCGTCTATCAGGAATAGACCTGATCAGACTATAGATCTTACTACTGTAGGTTCTATCTTCCTTAAAGAAGGGTGCCCACTCATCCAGGATAATATTAACAGCCTCAGGACTCTTAAGAGCTAGTTCTCCAAAGTCCTTCTTGGTCTTACTGTACTTGGCCTTATAGTCGTTTACATCTACCTTGTTGCCCTCACCAGCAAGATCTGGAAGAGTAACATTAATGATAGTGCTATTAGGCAACTTAACCTGTAGGTTGTATAGTTCGTTGACTATCTGCTTCTGACTATTAACATCGTTGTCTAGGACAAAGTAGATACGCTTAAACTTCTTGAGCTTATGAGCATGCTTAGCTATGCCTGTGTTGGTCATAACGCCTACAGCATTGATGCCCCATGACCTAAGTGTTAGAGTATCAGGCTCCCCCTCACAGATGAAGACATAATCACTATAACTTCTTAGCTGTTCTTCTAGGTACAGACAATCCATATGGCTATGTCTACCCCAAGGACCCTCAGCTTTAAGGGGAAGGGACTTCCTACGAGAGTCTAGATTAGGAAGGTCACCAGGATTGGCTCTACCTTTTAGACTGATTAGGTTACCGTTAACGTCCCTCACTGGAAATATAAATCTTCCACCAAGGTGGTTGGTGATGCCAAACGTAGAAGGATAGGATAAACCTAGACCCAACATCTGTTCAGCTGTTAGGCCAGAGCTATCTAGGACATCACCTAGGACATCACAATAACCTACCTCGTGCTTCTCTAGGGTCTTGAGGTCTAAGCCTCTACCCACAAGATACTCTAACTTAGAAGGATTCTCTCTTAAATATTGTTGGCTAGACTGCAAGAATCTCTCTAAGAGCATAGTTCTCTCAGGGTGAGGCTCTAGAGCTACTCCAGCATGATCAGCTAGAGTTCTCAAGGCAGTGCCAAAGTTACATGATTGAGTTAACATTACCCAACTGAAAATGTCCCCACGGGACTTACACATAAAGCAGTACCAGCTATCCTCGTAGGGCTGACAGTCTGCTTTTCTTCCTTTACCATCACACAGAGGTTCAGGACAGTCAGTACGCCTGTTAGAGCCTATGTACTGACTGACCTTAACGATCTGTTTGATCTCGTCTTTTATAACGGAGAGATCCATTAGAGCGACCTTAGTTTATCCTTCAAATCTTTGAGTTCTTCTCGGGTACGGATAACTTGTTTAGCTAAACTCATAATAGCTTTATCTGGATTGCTAGCATAGAAGTTCTTAAATGAACTCATACCCTGAGCTATCCTGCTCTCCAAGTCACTAATCTCTTGGATAGCGATACTAACTACTTCTGGCCCTTCATCTACCACAACCTGTTCAGGGATATTATAGATGTTCTCCGTTAGAGTAACTTCTTTACGCCTGACGTTGATGGCTGGGTTAGGAGGAGCATGTTTAACATTTACCTTAGGGATAATCTTATCAGGTTCGTCGTTACTTTCCTGAGCAGTATCAAATACTCTTAGTACTGGCATAGTGAGGGGTTTGTGGAACTCTCCCACTAACTTACGACCCTTGGGGGTTAGCCAGTATCTTGTCCGGGTATGCCCTTTAGGTTTATAGCTTCTAAGTATACCATCATACACCAGGTCACCGACAGTATGACGAATCTTACGTTTACCGAGCTTATCGTTATACGATTGCTTACCTAGAAGCGTAGCTACTTCTTCAGCAGTGATAGAGCCCTCTGCACCTGCAAAGACTCTCAACATCTTCTTGTTCTTCTCTGAATACTTAGACATTATCGTAGTGGCTCAATTGTTATTTCTTTTACGTTACTGAAATACTTCGTATAGAAGAACTTACGGGTGTTAGCGTGGTCTTCTATATGTAGGGGCTGGTGGTCTATGTAATCCACAAACGTTACTTCAGTCTTACTAGGGTGAATACGTAAGGCTCTACCGATACGCTGTAGGAGTAGGATTAGGCTCTTACCAGAGGCTGCATTAATCATAGACTTGATTGTAGGAACGTCAACACCTACGTTCATAACTGAAGAGCCGATCAGCACAGGAGTCTTACCTGATTCAAAGTCATCAAGCATAGCCTGACGCTTCTCTCGTGACTTCTCTTGACCAGAAATGAAAGGGGCCCCTAGTAGTTTACTAAGTCTCTTACCGTGCTCAATCTCATTAACAATAACCAAACAAGGTGTCTTACCGGCTGTAATCAGATCAGCTACATCCATAGCAACAACTAGGTCTGACCTTAGATCGTTCTCAGTAATGGCAGTCTTGTAGACCTGCTTATACGTAGGCTTCTTATCCCCTTTGGGGATGGGCTTATGATCTACGTGTCTGAGCATGATGTTCACAGGACATAGGTATCCATCAGCCATAGCCTGTTTAAGGCTGTACTCATAGATGACCCTACCTAAGATGCCTTGCATTAGCATCTCTTTACCGTCTTCACGCATCCAGGTAGCTGTTACACCAAACCTGATATTACAGTTGACCAGTAGTTTAGATAGGTCTGTATAGCTGTCAGCAGCGGTGCCGTGACACTCGTCAGCAACCCATACAGTAGTGCCCTTTAGAAAGGAAGCCACTACAGGCTCTGAGTGCTTACTAACCAGTGACTGAATAGTAGCAACAGTTATACGTCTGATGTCGGTTTGGTTATCACCTAAGATACCGATGGGAATCCCCATCATCTTCTCCAACTCGTCACGAGACTGGTTAAGGAGATTCAGGTTGGGTACTGTAATTAGAATATTCTGGTCGGGCCAGCTCGAAGCTAACTTAGCACAGAGTAGTGTCTTACCTGTACCTGTAGGTAAGATAATAACACCTCTGTTATGGGCCTTGGCAGCCTCATGAGCCTCACTCTGATAGTACCTAGGTGTTCTGCTAAGTTCTATCTCTTCTCGTGTCTCAGGGTATTCAGGATAGCTTACTTGAGCATCGGGAATAACCTGGAGTACAAGGTCTATCAATCCTGCCGGAAACTTACGAGTACGCTTATCGTACAAGTACTTGCGAGTGTCTGCCATGTATCGGGGGTTATACTTAACCTTGCCGTTTACACGAGTAAACTTACTTCCAGCAAACTCTGCCCCAGGCAGCTCATAACTTAGCTTGTTTCTTAACTTGGTCTCCAGGGCACTGTCTGGAGTATCCAGAAGCTTACCGTAGTGGGGACCGATTTCAATTCTCATATTGTAAAGTATATCTCTAAGAATTCCCCAGAGAAATATACTCCCTCGGGGTTGACTTCACTATCAATAATATCAGTACCGTAAAGAGGCTCATCAGAATTATAAAATCCCTCATCCTCTTCGTCAGCCGTAGTGATGTAAGTAATCTTAGCTAGTTTGTTCTCAAACTTCTCATACTGTTCATAACTAATACTGATACGTCTCTTGGTGTCTCTACGGCCCCTAGGCTGAATCATGACAATGTCGCCGATTTGTGGTGTTCTCTTACTACTCATTTTGTAAACATAACCTCTAAGAAGTCAGCTGTAAAGAAGACGCCATCAAAGTTCAATCCGTTTACAATATCGGTGTGATAGAAGACTGGGTCTGTATCTAGGGATACGGACTTTATAGTTGCCAACTTGTTAGCCAACTCAAAGGTCTCATAATGATTGGGTTTAATGTGCATCTCTCGGGGAGAGGCATCAGTTTCTTCCAATGCCAGTACTCTGACAATATCCCCTACTTGTGGTTTCTGTTTCATGTTAAGCCTAAAAAGGGAGAGCCGAAGCTCTCCCTCAAATTAATCAAGATTTAGAAAGGAATCTCGTCGTCACCAGCGGCTGAACCACCAGAACCACCCTTAGGAGGGTTCTTGGCCTTCCAAGCCTCGAAGTCCTTAGCGCGCTTCTCTTCGATGCGCTTTAGCTCGACTTCTAGAATTCTCTTAGCCACGTCGGGAGTGGAGTAGTGATCCCCGATATCTACCTTAAGCATCTTAACAGGAGCCTTAGGGTTCTCCTGGCTGGAGAAGATAGCCTCAACCTCAGTGGGATTGGACCTAGCCTTGTTCACCTGGAATAGGAAGTTAGCGTACTGGAACGCTGACATACCAGAAGTAGAGATGTGGGCTACGAAAGGCTCACAGTCTACCATACCGATGAAGTCGTCGTTCTCGTCAACATCACCGTGGTCTAGACCAGTAACCACAATGTAGATGGCACCAGTCTGCTTGCAGCCTTCGTTCTCGTTAGCGGCAATACAGTCGCCACAAGACATGCCCTTGAAACCCTGAGGGTTAAGGTTGTTAACTAGCTTCTCACGGCCAACAGGAATCTGCCATAGGCCGTTACCAGCTGAACCGTCAGGCTTAGTGTGGCCAATGCTTGAGCACACGACCTTAGCCTTACCATCAGGCTTACCCCACTGCTGCATTAGGAATACAGAGTCTAGTACAATGGCTCTGACCTGGATTGCAGTCTTGGGAACCATTACGCCCTTCTTGTTGGGCTTGGAGTAGTTAAGACCACCCTGAGGACCGTTGTTAACGGCAAACTTAATGCCGGGGTGCTCTAGATAGTGCTGACGAGGCTTCTTAGCACCACCGCCACCGCTGTTATTGTTGTTCTTTGATGAAGAAGACGCTAGCTCTAGCTCTTGGGCGAATAGATCAGCATCAAAACCGAATGTCATAAGTTAAAAGTTTATCCTTGTTTTATTGTTTGAAGCACGTCACGTACCCCAAATCTGTTTCTTAAATGTGGTTTGAGAACCATGCCAGCCCCACCCGGTACTGGAAAGTAAATGTACTCAGCTTTAGTAAAGTGTAGTACGTCTTCGTACAGATAATAAGCTATCTTGTTATTACAGTACGGTAACTTGTCAGTGGTCCAGACAGCGAGTATGAGTTTATCTTTAACAACTAGTGTCTTAATCAAGTCGTACTCTAGGTCTGGGTGATTCTCTGTCTTAAATGTAATTGTCTTATCAGTCAGTTCAAACACTGAACATCAACTCTAAATCTTCTTCGATGACATTAGTACGACCATAGTCATCAGCCATGACTACATACCACCAAGTCATAAAGCCCTCAGGAGAGCCCTTGCTATCAAACTTATCGTAGTAGTCTATAGTCTCTATTTTAGCAATCTTACCTATTAGATTTGTAGGCACAGGTTCGTAGGGTTCCGGGCACTTAACAATAGTTACCAGGTCATTGACCGAATATTTCGGTAGCGGTTGATTCATGTAGGCATGCCATAGTGAATAGTATCAGGGCCATCTTAGGGGACCATCTCTTAGAGACAATACCTTGTTTGGCCAGGTCTAAGTACTCTAGGTATAGAGGATTCTTGATCATCTTCTCTAAAATAAATAGACCTCCCCAAGCTTTCTTGGGTTGAGTCTTATAGGCCAGAATACAGGCTCTAGTAGTTCCGATGGACAGTTTAATATCATGAGCGTCCACCTCATCTCTAATAGGCCAATGACCCATCATATCGTCCAAGGTAATTGGTTGAGGTAAGTTCATATCTATTAGCTGCTGTACCGGCCAGTATAGACTCTGTAGGTTACGCCCCCTAAGCTCTAGCATCATATCAGCCGCTTTGGGGTGAAAGGTCAGACCCAGCTTACCAGAAACTAGTAGGCTCCTCATCTGACCTTTTGTCAGGGCCACAGACTTAAAAGTATTCACCTTAGGCTTCTTAGACCACTTGGTCAGATTAGCTGTCAGGGTCTCTTTATCTAGCTGAGCTATGTGTCTGTCGGCTCTTGGTACCAGAGTACTAAGGTCCCACGTAGCAGGTACATCTATAAAGACTATATGTTGAGGTGGCATAAGTGGAGTAGTCCACTGCCTAAAGAAGTCAGCCTCAGACTCAAGGTTGCCCTTTTCAAGTCTCACTAACTTAGCATTAGGAATCTTAGCCACATCAGCCATTACCTGCTGACGAGGACCATAGTAAATATTACTCATTCAGAAGGCCGAGGTGCCCAGCAATAAATGCGGTAGCTCCGGCCCCTAGTACAAACAATACAGCTCCAGTAATCACACCGAAGGCTGCACAGAGAACGGTCAGAGCGATAAACACCGCTACACCGATACCACCAGTAACAACCATCTTATCTTCTTTTTTCATTACTCATTTTACCTTTGAAACTATTCCATGAACCGTCGTCACAAGCTATACAATCTTCTTTATGCGTATGACTACCAAACCCTACAGGTATCCAGCCATACCAAATTAGACCTTTAGTCTTAACTACTACTTCTCGGTAACCTTCACACAAAGGACATACTTGGCTAATCATACACGCTTGGGCAAACTCACCAAGCTTCTTAAACAACATAAAAGCGGCACCGGTGACCACAGCACCGAGTAGCATTACATTAGTAAAGATTCCGATATCAATCACTGAATATCCCCTTATACATCTGTTCTGGCGTGGGTAGCGTTACATCAACCTTAACTGGTTTATCTTCAGGAAGCATCAATAGAGACCTCCTGAACATCTCAGGCTTACCTAGTACAGCAGCTTGGGACAGGATCTTCAAACCCTTTGTGTACTGAATATTGTTGGGGCTCTTGATAGACAGTTTACAGAGATCCTCTAGTAACTGTTCACCAATGCCAGTGACGTCGTGACCTTTCTTAAGCCAACTAGACCAGATTCTATCAACTCTAGCAAAGTCTCTTTTAAAAGCACTATGTAGAATATCAAGTCTCTCAGACTCGTCACACCCACCAATAACCGCATTAAGGGTCTCTTTACTGAAGTCCCCGTCAAGCCTATCAATCATAGACCAAAGTCTACGTTGAGTTCCCCCAGAGTTCTTAGCTAAGAAGGTTATCTCTTCAAGATAGTCTTCTAGCTCTGGTTCGAATTTTAATACACCCTTGACCTGATCCTCGACAGGGATAGGTCCGAAGTCGATCTCATAAGCTCTATCTCTAAGAGCTTCATGAATAGACTTCACGTCGGTGGTCGTACAGATAATAACAGATCTACTAGATAACTCTTCAAAGATAACTAGTAGAGCACTCTTAGCGGCTCCGCTGAATGCTTGAAACTCATCAATGATGCAGGCTTTATACCTGGACCCCATAGCTGGAGCGTACTCCATAGTTGTTTTAAGATCGTTTCTAACCAGGTCTGCTAAGTCACCCATACCACCGTCCATAAACATAAAGTTCATACCAGAACCGTCGTCTACAGATCTACACCCATCACAGGCATTACAGGGGTTGTGCTCACCATTCTGTCTGACCATACACACTAGACTCTTAGCTACAATCTTAGCTGTAGTAGTTTTACCTGTGCCGGAGGGCCCTCCAATAATAATTACACTAGGTAGTCTATCTTCAGCTATGCGTTTAGCTAGCTTCGGAACCCATATAGACTGCCCTAGGACATCCTCAAAGACTTGAGGACGATAAATGTTTGCTTTGGTCTGACTAGACACTAAACGCTAACTCCAGCTCTTCCTCAGTAAACCAGTCAGTAAGAGAATCATCTATATCAACCTTATACCATTGAAGTTTATCAGGCATAGCTAAAGCTATTACTTTACCTAATTTACCTACCCTTTGTCTGGCGTAGGCTTCATGAAGACCATTGAGGACTACATTGACAGATTTAATAATTACAATATCACCAACCTGGATCATAGAGTGAACATGACCTGTAATTCGTCATCCCAGAAGGTCTCCCGATCAGAGGTACCGTCCAGAGTGACCTTGTACCAGTGATACTTGTTCTCGTCCATACCTGAATAGGTAATGGTTCCAGTCTTGTTATAGTACTTACCAGGTTTAGTCACCGAGACAATGTCGTTGACATTTAGTGGGGGCTTAGGGGGTAGCAGTCTCGTAGAGATAGCCTGAGGGGCTAGAAAGTACACAGCTCGCTTTAGATAATACTTAAACTTATACACTGAACATTAATTCCAATTCTTCTTCATAGAACCAGTCACCACCAGTTACACGACCAAACCTATCTCTAGCTAGGGGATTAGTATCTAGCTTGTAGTTAAACGAACCGTTCGGTTGAAGGGACACCCTAACAATCGAGAATAGTCCATTAACATACCTACGTAGGTTCCTATCAGTTACGCTATCCCCAGACTTAGTTCTGTCAGCTACATAATTAATTCTAACAATATCTCCGACATTATATTTAGGATGTGGTTTATTCATAAATAGAAAGGGACCCGAAGGTCCCTAGATAGTAAACATGGGAGTAAGCTTAAACTCGAACTGAGGTATATCTATTCCCTTAAGTCTGTAGAGGTAATCCATTTTGTTCTTGTAACCGTGGACATGCATAAGGTTAGGTAGTACCCATATAATCTCAAAGATTCCATCATAACCTCTACAGGTAACTAGGTCCCCCGGACTATATTTAGGCATTGGACAGCATCTCAGCTAGTTCAAATGGATCAAGTGAAGCGTTCTGTAGGTCGTCCTGCTTAGAGAAGTCCCTATCGATAAAGGCTGACGTGGCAGTGATCTTAGCATTAAGTAACTGTTCGATGTAGATATCAATCGTACCATCGTTGACTAGATCATACACGTCCACATGGGTATGTACTTGACCAGGCCTGATAGCTCTAGCGAGTCCTTGCCAATCTAGTGCTGCTCTCCAAGGTCTTGATGGTCTAACAATACCAGAGGCTTCTGTAAGGGTGAGTCCCTCACTAACAAGCTCTAGCGATGCTACGAGACAGACCACATTAGGGTCTTCCTGGAAGTATTCTAGCACTTCCTCACGAGCAGCCTGAGACATCATCTTGGGCTTTACTGTAGGATCTGATGCATACAGCCTGGCAGTTACTATACCAGCAGCATTTAGCTTCTGATGGATGATTCTACCTTCTTCGATGAAGTTGGTGTAGATTAGTAACTTACGACCTTCAGCTTTAAACTTCTCAGCAATAGTTATAATTGCGTCTATCTTGGCTATAGGTCCTGAATAGTCTAGGGCTGTAGGGGCACTACTGGCTAGTCTTAAATTGGTAATCAACTCTAACATGTTCTTACGTTGAGCTGCTTTGTTACCGCCCTTAAAGACCATGTTCTCTAACTGCCTCTTACCACTCAAGTGGAGACTATCATAGAACACTTGCTGATCAAGGTCCATACTAACCAGAACCCTATGGAAGTTGGCTGGAGGGAAGACTACGTTACCCTTAACTTCAGGGTCAGATAGGTTAAGCCTATGCATGAGAGGCTTGATGATCTTAATAAAGTTAGGTATCTGTAGTTGGCTCACACCCGGTACAGGTCTCTCACGACCTACAGTCTCTCCGCCTGTGGCGATATCTGTAGTGACGACCTTGGTACGGGTAAACTTGTTAGCAAACTCTTTACTAGTAAACGGAAACGCTGGAGTGTTAGGTCCGTAGATAAACTCTAGGATAGTGCCTAGGTGCTCTACCCAGCCATCCATAGGAGTACCTGAGAGGCCCAGGACACGCTTTGCTTTAGTTCGTAGATGCGAGACTACTCTAGTACGGTCAGACCCACTACGGAGTCTGTGGACCTCATCTACAATCATAAAGCTCGGAGGACGCTTCTTAGCAATTAGCTTATACATCTGCTTACCTAAGAAGTAAGTACCTTCCCCGTCATCTTTGATTCTGAACCCTAGGCTCTTAGTCTTCATGACTTTACCATCATGGGTTTGCTGCTTCAAGAAATCAAAGTGATAAATCCAAATGGGCGCTGTGGAGTTATGTACCTGAGACTCAGATTCGATTACTTCAGCTAGGTGGGATATCCCCACCATCTTGAGGTGCTCCATCCAGACATGATTAAGGGTGTGCTTGGGGGCTAATACTTGGATGCTACCAGGGGGCAGGTTAGACTCAGCAAACATGAGTCCCTTCTTTACAACAGCCTGGTGACCAATCTCATTGAGCTTCTTGGCGCTCTCCCAATCAGTTTTGTAAAACAGTTGGTCGCCATACCAGCCTAGTATATGTAAGATGGCCGTAAGGGTCTTACCAACACCCATAGTCCATGACAGGAAGTTATGACGCCTACATAAGCCTAAACTGGCATACATAAGCTGGTGTTCTTTAGGAGGGATTCCTCCTTGGCCTCTGGGCTTGAATGGGGTGTGGAGGCCAGGTAATCTGGCACACCACTCCTCAAGCAACGCCCTAGACCTGCTGTAGTCATAAGTGTTGAGTAGTGTCTTACTACCAACAACCTCTAGATTGTTATCTAGTAGATCTTGGGGTGTCTTTAGTATCATTATTTCTTGCGGCTCTCAACGAGCTTAGTTACTGCATCATCAAATAGTTTAACTGCATCAGTGAATCGGTTAACCATACCAGCAACCGTAGTCATGCCATCTATCATCTTTTGACGATGTTCAAAGTTGATTTCAGAAAGGGTATTCTCAAGAAACCTTAGCTCAGACTTAGTCTGTTTGATAGACTTATCCAAACCAGAAACTTCAACGTCCTGATTACACAGGATAGTAAATTCATAGCCACGCGCCTTTAGGTCTGACTTAGTCGAGACAAAGGTATGGCCATCCCACAGCTTAGCTTTAGCTAGTTCTAGCTGACCTGTAAGGTCTTCTAGATACTGCTGCTTCTCAAGTATGCTCTTCTTGACTTCAACCCTATCTGGGTAAAGTCTACTTATATCTTTAATATCAATCATATCGTAAATACTAACTCTAAGTCTTCAGAGTACAGGGACAAAACGTTATAAGGGTAACCTGGAACGGTAACAGTCTCGAACTCAACAGCGAAGAGCTTGCTATCATCTATCCATGGGTCATCATAGATAGACTTTATTTTACCTACCTGACCTACAAAGTAATCCCTTACAGCAGGCACACCAGGCTCTCCATATTCGTTTTGTCTATATATGTTTTTGGGCCCTAAAGGCTTTAGAATAACAAGATCCCCATCTCTAAACATTAGAGTAGTCCTAGCTCCTTGAGCTTAGCTTGTAGTTTGACCATATCGTCCATAAAGAACTTAGGACCAGTACCAGGCAGCATCAATCTAGTAGATCTCTCAATCTCGATATTGATGTCACCCTTACGGTCCACTACTTGATGTTCGATGGCCTTGTATATACTGTTACGCTCTACCTGGTTAACACTAAGAGTAACCATAGCTGTCCTAGCCTGGTTACCTAGGTTGATGTGGTGCCAGCCTAGTCGGTTACCAGTAACACCGCCCTTCTGCCCAGACAGGACAGATTGGACGGCTACTGGACCAGCAACAAGGACTAAGGGAGCAGTAACATCAGTTAGCTCAGAGTTAAGGTTGTTATTACACATCTTAACGTCCGCAGGCCTAACTGACTTAGCTTTCTTGTATGGGTTACACCTAAGTGAGTATACCCAGTATACATCATTGTCGGGGTCCAAGCCAATATATTTGAGAGCCTTTCGCATCACAATGCTAGGGCTCTCTTTATTGACTCTGCCTGGGTGAAACGCTTTGTTATACTCCTCAGCGGACTTGTCGGGGAATTCACCCACAACAATTAACTTAGCGTTCTTAGGACCGTGCCCAGATACCTGCTTAGTAGAACTTAGAGGACATCTGGAACATAGGCTCATGATAGTAGTTTATTCCTATCGGGGCTGATACCCGCTACAGCAGCATCCACGATCTCTTTAAGACGAACTAGCTCGTTAGTCTTCATACCTGTACCAGTAACAGCATCCGCCTTACCTAGCAGGTAGTCGATACCATGGGTCTCAGACTCTGTGACTTGTAGCTGCCACATGTCGTTGCTGTACTTGATTACTTCTTCTTTCTGAACTGACATTATATTACTTCTTTGCGTAGATAGCCTTGACAGTGCCGTTAGCCCTACGGAGGTTAACAATCTGTCTGCGGGAAGTCATGGTAGATATTACTCTACGAATGCTAGCATCAGGACTATTAGGCATTAGGGCTTTAACGTCATCAAAGATGAAGTAGATAGGTAGTTCAGTTACGATGTTGTTAATGTTTGTTCTCATAATACTCTTGTGCAACCTGCACAAACTCGGAACTGACATCACAGATAGTAATGTCAAAGTCATCTTTATATTGTTGAAGGATGTTAACCATCTTAATAGCAACATCCTTTTTGGAGAGTCCACCCACACCCGTGCCCAAAGCAGGGAAAGCAATAGACTTGACTCCTAGGGATCTGGCTAACTTAATAGAGCTTAGAAGAGCACTACTAATAATTTCCATCCCCTCGTGTTCATAGCCACGATAGCTGGTACCAGGATACATCATAGTTACAGCATGAATGATATAACTAGCATCAAGGTCACCAGCAGTAGTAAAGTAAGCGCTACCATCAGGCATCATGGTACGACAGGCTTCACGAGCCTCTTTGTCGACTTCAGGGCCACCGGCACGTCTAATAGCACCGGCCACACCTGAACCCATGATACCAACACCGTTGGCAGCATTAACGATAGCATCCACCTGGAGAGTAGTGATATCTTCTCTAACGATATTTAGCATTGAACACCTCAAATACTTCAGGGTACATCTCTTCGAATACATTGACTTGATAGTCAAGTAGCTGAATGTAATCAGACTTAATGTTATCGTAGATCTTCTCAAGAAGATTGTCGGCTAGGTCAATGACCCTAGGATGCTCGATAAAAGCTGGGAATGTATCATAGACCCAATCGAACACATCTCTAGCCATAAAGGCAAAGAAGGACCCATCCTCTACTTTGAGTAGATAGGTCCTATCTCCAGTGTTATTATCTCGCCTCATGGCAAGGTTAAATGTCTTCATTCTCTTCCAATACGATAGTAGGAGGGGCATCCAACATAGGCTTAACCTGCTTAACAGTGTAGACTTTACTAGAGACTCTATCTCTAATATTATCCCCTATTTGGAGCCCCCAGTACTTCTTATGCTCTTCAGAGTTATCTGGAAGAGGCATCTTAATGTTGTCTATCTGCTTCAGCTTACGCTCAAGCTCGACAGAAGGATAGGTGGAAGTGAACATACCCACTTTACGGGTGTTCAGATACTGTTTGTAAGTATCCTCCCAACTAACTTTACTGTCTTGTACAAGACCAACTGCAAACTCAATTGCTTCATCTATGGTGTGATGTCTAACCTTGATAACACCCTTAGAGATGTAATCACGGGTCATCTTAGGATCTAACCTTAAACCATTAGACTTAAACTTAATCTCTAGACCAATGTTAGTGCTAACATCAGTATAGAAAGCAGGGTGCACCTTCATTAGGGTCTCCTGCTTTAGGACCTTAACTAAATCAGATATCTGCTTGTTATTGAGGTCTACCGTACTAAACTGCTGCTTAGCCAGGGCAACTATATCCTGATTAGACCAGGTGGATAGATGCTTAAGAGTTGACTTGAGTTTAGGAATAGGCTGCCTGTTTATCCAAATGTTAGGCTTCATATTGTGAACATTACCTCAAGCTCTTCTTCTAGAAACGTATCACTACTCTTAGAGCAATCAGCAAAATCTACGGTAACGGGATACTGATCACTCGGATCTATAGCCCTAACAACACCAATCAAATTAATGTGCTCGGTATGAATAGCGTTAGTACCGGGAGCCTGACCAATCACTCTAACCATGTCACCAATATTTATCATATTGTGAACACTAACTCCAGATCAGCCACACGATAGTAGTGGGCTTCGGCTCCATCCTCAGTCTCAAACTGCACCATAGCTTCGTAATCTAAGTCTATGTCCATGATCTGGCCTACCTGTCCTATAAACTTAGCACTATCAGGACCACAGCAATCGTTAGTATCCCTAACGAGAAGAACTAGATCACCCCTACTCATTAGGTTACCGCCAACGTGGTCATGATAATCTGCCTGAACTCAGGTTGGTCTTCGTCCTGGATTCTAAGGTTGTAGAAGATGTCAGGCTCTTCATTAGGGTCGATACTAGGAATCTCAGTCTTAAGCTGTTCGATAACTAGGGTGTTAGCTCCCAGACCACCTAGGGCTCTAGACAGAACCTTAGGGTCAATATTAACTACCTCAAGGTCACCATCTTGATAGTTGATATCGTAATAGGAGCCTCTGATGTGGGCCTTACCTGCTGTGCCACAGGTAGCCTTAATGCGCTGGCCGTCAGGACTAAGCTTAAGACCTCTGCGGTCATTAATAAACATAGCTCTCTTGATGTCTTGGTTTAGGGCATCGGACTTGATAACAAAGGATCCAGTGGGCTGCATATCAATAATGGTATCGATATGGGTGCTGGTGTTATCTGTAGCAAAGTTATGGATAACTAGATGCTCAGGACCAGACACAATGGCAAAGTCTTTAGTTTTGTTATCAATACACAGCTCTGCCTCTCCCACCATATTACGGGGGAGCTTACCAAACAGATAAGTCGGAATAGCTACGGACCAGTCGTATGACTCTTCAAGAGCCTGAACAGTGGTTCTGGAGAATAGTCTACCCTCGTGGGAGGTATAGATATCTACAGAGCTGTTAGCTGTGTTGGCCTTGATGGTAATAAACTCATTCTTGTTACCACTGAGTAGCATAGCCTTCTTGATACACTCAGAGAACCTCTCACCATCAATAGTGGTTACCATTGGAGGTAGGTCTAGGTTAACTGGAAACGCTGAAGGCGGTTCGTTAAATAGTTCGATGTCTGTAGTAACGTTACCCACCTGTAGGGTCAGAAGATTCTTCTGTTCGTCTACTGATAGAGTAATAGGTTCATCAGGGAAAGTACTCAAGAGGTGATTGAGAGTATCAGCATTAACCAATGCTCTACCCACCTGGAAGGTTACAGCCTCTGGAACCTTTAGTGTAAGCTGTGAGGTCCTTGTATCTAGAGCTGTGATTGTGAAAGTCTCTTCTGTAGCGTGTAGCAGCAGACAAGACTGTAGGGGTGTGTTTTTATTTATAGCCGATGTACATTGCTGCACGGGCATCTTTAGATTTCGTACGCTTGGTACTTCTACTGTTAACATTTATACCGTATATATTAATTCAAAGGCTTTGTCATCGTACCAGCCAGCAAGGTCTCCATCACTGAGTTTAATCAGATATGTTGAGAGGGTTTCGTTTAGCTCTAGATTCACGTAGACTATCTCAGCTATCTCGCCGATACCATACTTCTTACCCTTAAGGGTGGGGCCGACCACAATAACCAGATCGCCTTCGTTAAACTTATTCATAACTTGAATATTGCTTCTAACTCTTCTTCCGCTACCTGGAAGACCTTACCGTTGGGGAACCTTACCCAGTAATCAAAATGAATGCTCTCGTTGGGCCAGATATAGTCTGTAATCTCAACAATACAACCAGGAGGGAGGTCATCTTCAGTAACTGGGTTACCGTGCTTGTCCTCCCCCTCATAATAGTCATCAGGCCTGAATATAGCCAGGTCACCAATCATCAACTTCTTCACTTGTCGGGTCCTCCATTAGGGGTGTGCTCCGACTATAGGATAACTTATTTACTTGGTGAAAACTAGGTTGAGTTGGGTAGTCATAACCCAATCCACGTACCCATTAGGGTACTTAATTTTATAGGGATACTTGTAGTCTTCTAGGGGATAGAGAACGCCCATCACCTCTACGATATAGCCGTTAAACTGTCTCTCGTAGAAAGAAGACATTCCCTCTATATAGGAGAATACTACTAGATCTCCTGATTGTATATCTTGTGTCATAGTGTGTAGATTGTTTCTAACTCGTCAGGTTCAGCGTACACTAGCAAGTTTTCATACTCTAGTTCGTATACAGCCAAATCTGAGTTACCGGCATGGAAGATATTAACTATCTTACAGATCTTACCTTCAGCTTCAATATCTGCGGGCATGTCGTAACTGGTTGGATTAAAGATAACTAGGTCATCTAGATTAAACGTCATCGGGTAAACATGACCTCCAGGAAGCGTTCACCTGCGTAGGTTTTAGCTTTGGTCCCGTTGGTATCCGTATACTCAATTGAGTATTGCCAGATACGGTCATGATCTCTGTAACCAGTGATCTCAGCCAACACAGGACCGTATACTCCCGTATACAAAACTATGTCCCCAATATGGTGTTTATACTTTATTGATGATTTCGATGATGTGTTCATGTGCGTCGTCACTCACTGCCACTTCCACGTAAGGGATGCTGTGAGCCTCTAGAAGAGCTTTGATATGTTCGTCAATCTCTTGAGACTGCTCAAGTGTCTGAGAGCGTCCTGCGGGATTGTAGGGGTGTTTATCTAAGTTTCTGGTTAGGAAGATGTTCAGGTTGTTAAATGACTTGAAGGTCTCTAGTAACCATCTATCAAAATTCTCACCAGTATAATGTCCACTATAGATAAGACCATTAAGGAGAGGGCTATCGGTAATAGCAATGTCAACTTTGTCTAGAATCCTGTGTTGGCGTAGTAACTGTTTAGCGCTGATATAGGGCTGACAGCTTAAAGTAAAAGCATTGTCCTCCCAAGTCTTGTCCTTAGCATACTCTTGGATGTACTCACAGTTAGTACCTAAGGTCTTAAGCTTATGAAACACACCAGCAGCAGTGGTAGACTTACCAGTACCCGGTCCACCAAATAGATTAACAATTAATGTCTTACTCATACCGTGAACACCGTAGCAACCCTCCAGGACATACAAGCCAGGGTAGGTAGGGGAGCATCCTCACCAAACTTAAGATAAACAAAATCACCATTGTCTTCGATCTGAGTAACCTCTGCAATCTTACCTTTGTTACCGTGAGTGTGGTCACCGAAGGGTTCGTTGTAAATAACCAGGTCACCGACCTGAAACTTGTGCTTCATGTTGTGTAAAATAATTCCATTTGGTCACTTCGGACCATTATACAGTGAGACATGTCAGCCTCCCAGACTCCCCAGTCTACATCCCAAGGGACCGTACCTGGAAAGTGTAGCATGTTCATTTCAATCTCTAGGATCTGATTAACATGTCTCTCTTCAACAAAGCCTTCAAGACCAGTAATGTCTGGATCGTCATCCCTAATGCCAAGCTCTTCACGAGACAGGACTTTGGTAATCCTCACTAGGTCACCTGGTTTAAAACTCATATAGTAAACAGAGCCTCTCCCTTTATGAATCTGGTACTTAGCCAGACTACAGGGGTATCTGCTGAATCGAAAGAAGTAAGATAACCATAGCCATCATGATAGAAGCGATCTTCTTTTACTTCAGTTATTACCCCTAGAAGCCCATGACAAGGATGGTCCGTAGTCCAGTTATGATAACCAGCAGGGAGATACATCTCAACTATATCTCCAACACAGAACTTAGGTGGATTGTTCATATTAGTGTGCCCAATACCTTTTAGTAGCTAGGGAGAATCCAGCAGGAACGATGCCCTTCAAGAAGTACTCTCCAGCATCCTTCATACACTCACCAACAATAGTCTCGTACCTGGTTACACAGTCTTCAACACCGTTCTCGTGACAATGATCTTTACAGTCCTGTTCACGCTTAGCGATATGCTCGGGATCTGTAATGTGACCTTCACGTACAAACTTTAGAGGACAGTTATCATCAGTCCTGAAGGTTACTAGTAACTCATCATGGATACAAGCAATAAGCTGCATCGGTAGATTATTATCCTGAATAACCTGGTCTAGCTTAATCATAGCTAGTCTGGTCATCCAACTAGACAGTCCCTGAATCTGGAAGTTCATAGCAGCTCTATAGGCTGCATCTTTGTCACGGGTGTTCTCCGCAACAAACCTCATAGCGCCATTGGCTAACTTAGAGAAGCCCTGAGCTACACCTAGTTCACCATGGTACTTAAGCCACTTGGTAAGCTGAGGGAAGCGCTTCTCAAAACCTTTGATAAGGTCCTTGGCTTCCTTCTCGGAGATACCCCAATCATCAGCAAAGCCCTTAGCAGTCTTACCATAGGCTAGCGAGAACATTACGATCTTGCCACGATCCCTATAGGTCTGCCCGTTACCGCCAGGAATCTTGTCTCTGACTTCGGCTAGAGAGATGTTAAACATACCCGCAGCAGCCTCACCATGTAAATCACCATTCTCATTGAGAATCTTACACATAGCTTCGTCACCAGACATGGCAGCCATTACAGCTAGCTCTTGTCCTGAGAAGTCAGCGGAGCAAATAAGCCAACCCGGATCAGCCTCGAAACAGTAACGATAGTTAACGCTAGTCCCTGTAGACTTGTGTACCATGGTAACTTTTGAGGGGACCTGTTGGACGTTAGGAGAAGTGCAGCTAAATCTTCCGGTCGTAGCTCCTGAGATCTTAAAACCTGGATGGATTCGTCCAGTGACCGGATGGATATATTTCTCATAGTCAAACTGGGCCTGCTTGACCAGATTGTAAAAGTCAATAAGAGACGCAACGCCAGGATTGTTCTCTTTATACGCTTCCAGAGTTGTCTTCTGAACATTATCAATGTCTAGTCCTAGTTCCTGTAGCATGGGCAAGACCATTGCGGTCTTAGACATAAGTAGGTCCTTACCTGCTTTGCCTCCACCCCAAGGTAACTTAAAAGGTACAACCTCTGTGCCGTCATTATGTAAATCTACATAAGTGATAGCAATGGTCTGGCCGATCTTCTCATGGAAGAACTTACCAATCTGCTGCAACAAGCCAGGAATAGCGAAGTTAGCTGCTTCCTGACACATCGTATACATGTCTTTGTTAAAGGGGATCCCGTTATACTCCATACGAGCGGTAGGTAGGATTACCCCCATCTCTAGCTGGACTACTTCAGGCATCTTGTAATCATTTACAAGAGTCCCATTTAGGATGTCCTTTAGCTCATGCAGGTTAACAACATCTAGGGCAGCATACTCTAGCTGTTCGTCTCTGAGGTCTGTAATAGACCAGTCAGAGATCTGTTCAGTCTTGTCTAGATTCAAACTCAAGAAGTCTCTTGAGATATCAGCTAGACCGTTACCGCGCTCCATGAATCCTACACCATTTCTGATTAGGATAGAAGCCTGCATGGTACACCAGACCTTTTTTAACCACACCCCAAGGGTGCCAGCAAACATCTTGATATCAAACTTAATGTTATGGCCAATCCACAAGACGTCATCTCTTACAAGAAGAGTCTTGAGTAGACTATGGTCTTCAAGTCTTAGTAGGTCTACCACATAGGGTATAGTATCACGGCCCTTAAGTTGAATAAGTCTCACTCGGGCAGTATGGGGATCGAAAGCTGCAGGACCGGTCTTAGAACGATTATATTGATTATCGCAGTTAGGGTCTGAAGTCAGATATGTCTCAGAGTCGATAGCGATCTCTGTTTCTTTCTCCAGAGCAGCACACATATCTTTTAGCTGCTCAAGGGTCTCTACGTAAATATAATCTTGGTTCTTAATTAGGTCCATTAAACTGTAAATGCTAGTTCTAGCTCATCTTCTTTGAAACAAATATAATTGGAGGATACTGGACCATCTTTAACAATATAGATATGTCCGTCTTCAGTGTAGTAAGCATCATACTCATCCGAGTGATCAGCAAAGAATCCATAGGGCTCATCTAGCTCAAAGACCTTACCAATCATGGCAAGCTTTAGCTCATAGTTGTTCTTCTGGTCTTCTTTGGAAATGTCCGGATCAATACTAGCTGCCTTAACTATAACTAGGTCACCCTCCCGGAACTTATATCTACTTACCCATGTGCTTCTTGTAAAGGTCTCTTGCTTGGTATGCATAGTCTCTTGTCATACCGATAATCTTAGCTACATACTCCATATCACTATCCGTTAGGTGAATAGCGTATGCTGTTAGGTAGTCCATTACCGCTTGGTGTTGGGCATCAGTAAGAACATCATTCATATTCTTAATGGCCAGTATTAAATCTTTCTTGCTATCGCTCATAATATAAAGGGAGCCCCCGAAGGGGCTCCCATAAAACTCTCTGATTACTTCTTAGAAGACTTCTTAGAAGAAGCGGGCTTGCTTAGAGCCTCAGCAGCGTTAGCGATGTTAGTCGCATCTAGGCTGCTCTTCTTGTGCTGATCCATGAACTTCTTGGCTAGAGGACCCGCCTGGGTACCATCAGCGCTCTTGTAGCGTAGGAGCTTGTCTCTCCAGAAACCGGCATTACCGTTCTCGTTGTAAAGCATCTTGCGCATCACGTCCATACCGATGTCCTCGGGGATGTACTCAATGAAGTTGCAGAGGTTCTCGACCTGCTGGGTGTCGAACTTCAGCTCTCTGTCGTTACAGACCTGAGCCATACGGAAACCAGTCATCACGACTAGATCGTGCTTACGGGCCTTGATGTACTCTTCGAGCTTCTTCTTGGCTTCGGGCCAGGACTTGGAAGGCTTGGGAATCTCGTTCTCGTGCTGAGGATCGTTAGAACCAAGAATCTCCCAGGGCTCGACGGGTAGATCACCCTCAAGAATCTGAGCGAGATTAGCCATCATGTTGGTGCCGAACATGGCCTCAGCGAAGTGGTTAAGCACGATACGGTCGTTCTTGATAACCGGGTACATGTGGTTGAACATCATGCGAGTACGGTCGTTGACCACGGGCTGAGGGAGGCTCTCCATGACGGAGGGACAGGTCAGCTCGTCCTTGAACTTGTGGTAGTAGGTCTGGAGGTTGGGATCAACGTGCTGCTTGTAGAGCTGCTCGAAGTACGCCTCAAGGCTACGGCTGTAGGGAAGGTTAATGGAACGCGACATCTGCGCACCATCCAGTGAAGTGACCTTGTTACCCTTCACACCAGCAGGGTTGCTGGCTAGAGCAATACCCCAAGTGGTGGGAAGCTTGGCATCGTTCCAGATACCAGTGTTCACAAACTCCATGAGACCGCCCAGGATGAAGCCCTGAGCACGGTTGTAGTCGTCCAGGAATAGGAGACCCATTGAATTCTCATTCATGGGGAAGCTTGAGGGAGTAGCAAGCGAAGTACGCTTGTTGCCCTGCTCGTCCTCGGTGACGGTGACTAGACCGAATAGGTCAGCCACGTCAGTGATGGCACCGACGGTACGAACTAGGATCTTAAACTCGATGGGCTCGTCGCCCTCTTCACAGAAAGTCTCAGTCAGCCAATCCGACATGGTGTTACCGAATGCGTAGGTGATGGCTGACTTACCGTAGCCAGGAGCACCAACGAAGTTTAGAGGATAGATCTTAGGGTTGATCTCGCGAATGACACGATTGGTGATGGTACGGGTGTAGGTGTAGAATAGGGCTCTCTGATGCCAGTGAGCATTACCAGGGAATAGGTGCTGAGCAATGGCGGTGATCTCACCGGGGTTCATAGCACGAATGGCGGTTACAGCGCGTGAAACGGGAGTGGATGATACTGACGACACGGCCTTCTTAGCCTCCGATAGAGTGATGTTCATTTTCTGTTAAATTACTTTCTTCTGTTGTAGTTACGAGCCGCTTCAAGGGCCTCTAACTTAGAGTTGAAAAACTTGTAGAGTAGAGTTCGGTTACCCAGTAACCTTTGAGCCTCTAGTTCTTTCCAATGTACTGTTCTAGTACCCGAAGGTGAACCATACCTTGAGATGTAAGCTCCCAGAGCTTTAGCGTACTCCTCCCTAGACTGGGGGAGTGTTACAGACTTACCAAGAAGTCTATTGATTAAGTCTTTGATCAAATGTTAATAGAACCGTTGTTGATGTAATCGTAGACCTGCTTGAGGCTAGGAAGCTTCTTGAGGTTTAGTCTACGCTTAGCGTGCTTTCTGATAGTTAGGGGATTAGGAAGCTCATCGGTAGCGGATTGGTCTTTGTATGCCCAACCAGCAGCAACCTTAGGAACACCGTTAACATCCGAGTATTCTTTAAAGACCAGGAATACATCGTTACTGAAGTTAGTGTAGTGACAGGCAGAACAGGCTGCTACGTTATAACCAAACGAGTCAGACCTAGTATTATACTTCCTTCTGCTAGTGTCCCCACAGTAGCCACAGGGCTCAGTGTAAGACACTACACCACCACCAGGGAGTCTACCAATATATCTCTGAGCGTGAGTGTTACCCGCAACTGGGGTAGAAGGGAAATTTGATAGTACAGCCATTCTTCTTCTTTCTGTTTTAGAGGAGGGGACGAGCCCCTCCAATATTAGTTACCGTTTAGAGCTTGGAGTTGAGCTTGTCCATGACGTCCTTTACAGACACCATGACCCTTGTCACAAACTTAGTGACAATGGACTTACCCGTATCAACGATCTGGGTAGCAAGATCTTTAACTTGATCCATTTAGATTACCTTTTTAGGTGCCTAGCTTCTTGGCCTTGTTCTTGAAGTAGATAAGGTCTCCAACATATTTCTCGTTAGTGATCTCTTTACTGCCGTCAGGCCATTTGCTAGTCTCACGTGTAAACACGTATAGTAGGGGAAGGTCGAAGTTACCCTTAGACATGAAGCTGCTCTGAGGCAGCTCACCATCTGTAAAGTTAACAACACCACCAATATCGAGAGAACCGTTCCCTCTCATTTCCTGAATCATGTTGAATGCGTCAGACATGCAGGTACCGCCATAACCGTGACGGTCAAAGTTCTCAACGTCACCGTCGCCTTCCTCGTCAAACCAGTATGCAGACTGAACAGCCGCATCACAGTTGATAAGGTAAACAGCAGTGTTGAACGTAGAAGTTAGCTCTACCAGCTCGGCCATGAACTTACCGAACTCTGCATCGCTTACTGATCCAGAGGTATCACAGACCACAGCAATAGCTGAGTTGGGCTGCATTACAAACTTACCAGGAAGGTCATACTTATTTAGACGGGTACGCTTAGACTTAAGATCACAAGTACCGATACCGCCGACGAACCTTCTTAGGTTCTCCTGCCAATCAATCTCAGGCTCTAGAGCTTTGATCTTATTACCGATCTGACCAGCAATATCGCCGGGAAGACCAGTCATACCTTCGTGGTGGGACTTAGCATGAGCAGCAGCTTGAGCCTCGTACTGACGTACAATCTCCTTCTCCTCAGGGCTTAGGTCTTCCCAGTGCTTGTGGTTGGTGTAACCGTTAAGCTCGTCTAGTAGTTCATCTACCGTAGAGCCGCCGCCAGATCCTCCCTGGCCTCCGGGCTGCTGGCCAGAACCATTGCAGCAATCACAAGGTTCACTACCGCCAGCACCATGCCCGCCAGGACTAGAACCACCAGAGCCACCTTGGCCCTGACCTTCCCCGCTGCCGTCGCCGTCTCCAGGCTGGTCACCAGAGTCTCCGCCCTGCTGTCCATCTTGAGAATCACCCTTGTCACCAGGCTGTTGACCATCCTGACCCTGCTGACCTTCCTGGGAGTCTTGACCATCTTTCTTCTCTTTCTTACCAGTACCGCCACACTCTTGGCACGGACCAGGCTTCTGCTTTTGGCGCTTCTTGTTCTCTTCCTCTAGCTTCTCTAGAAGCCAGTTGAAGTAGAATAGAGCATTCTCATCAGCCTTAGGAGGGGCACACTTAAACGCTTCTCCTAGCACCTCGGGAGTAATACACTTAACGTCTTGCTCAGGAGCTTCGTTTAGAATACCCTTACCTGCGGGCAGAGCGTACTTCATCGCTACTACCTGCTGGTTGATAGTACAGTCGGTAGCAATGTTCCAAATCTTAGGGTGAGTACGAGCCTGCTCATAATGCAGGTGGTCATACACGATATGAAGAATCTCGTGCACCACTAGCCCTGAGGCCTGTAGCAGGTCTAGATTCATAAAGTTATCAGGATTAATAAATAGTTTACCAATGGGACTTGAAGGAGTGAAGCCCACCGCAGCCAGGGCTAGAGGACTCTTACCACCCATAGGCAGATCAAATCCATCAGTTTCTGTATATCTTAGACTCTGAGCAAAGGTGTGGAAGAATGCGTGTGCAGGCTTCTTAACCTCGTTGCTACCCTCTACTCTCCAGCTCAGCATGATAAACGCTAGAGCTTCAGAATAACGGTCACGTGCGCTCTGAAGAGACTCTTCATCGAAGAACATGTATTTAGTTTCTACCTTTTCTTAGTTGTAATAATAATAGTTGTTTAAGAGCTTACCAGGTAAGAAGCTATCTAGAGCTGCGACGATCTCTAGTAAGACTTCTTTAGGCTCTTGGTAACCATCCACCCTGATGATTCTGTGTTTGAATTGTTCTGCCAAGTAATCGTAACCACGATCTACCCTGTCAGCAAAGTCTTCACCATACTTCTCGGCTAACCTAGGGGTCTCTCCCCTCTCTTTAAGCCTTCTGATTGATTCAGCCTTAGTTATATCCAAAAGTATAGTCTTCTGGGGCCTATAGTTACCTATAGCAAAGTCAGTAACCTTTACAATCTCATGTAGAGGCAGACCTCTAACAAGACCCTGGTATACATAACTAGAGTCAACGTACCTATCTAGGACAACCCATTGACCCTGATCTAGGAGAGGTATGATCTTCTCTTCTAGGCACTGAGCAAAGTCAGCATGATATAGTAACATCTGGGCTTTAGCTGTGAGGTCCTGACTTAGCAGAACATCTCTAAAAGACCCATATGGGAACTTAATGTAAGATGCTCGCACACCACACTTGTTCATGTGATCTACGAGCATCTTGGCTTGTGTTGTTTTACCGGCACCTTCGCGGCCAGCTTCGAAACTGATTATATTATGAATCATATTGTAAACATCGGTTCAAGGTCTTTGGGCTTATACCAGCTACCTTTAGATGGCTTCTCTAGTTCGATGTCGCCATCAGTGTAGATATAGGAAATCTGAAAGATCTTACCTATATCCGTAGCTATACCATAAGCACAATAACTCTTAACTAAGACTAAATCTCCGACGTTATACCTCGCGGAAGGTGACAAGTATATCTACCCCATAATGAAAATCATCATAGCCACCCTTAATCTCGAAGATATTAGCTTCAGCAGATAGAATCTCTTCAGCTAAGTACTTAAAGACATGCTTGGCTTGGTCCCTAGCCAAATAGGCTATGTGATTGTCCTCATCATCAAAGACAGCAACCGCAGTGGGGTCATCATGCTTATTAGTCTTAATCCCTAAAGGATCTAGACGTAACACAACCTTCTGACCTCTGGTTAAGGTTTCGAAGTTATAACCAGACTTGGTGGTCCCTGCAAGAGTGAAGACTCTCTTGATGGTCTGCTTAGCTTTAGGAATAGGACTCTTAGCTACTGCAGGCTCGTTGCTATCAAACTTTCTGCCGGACTTACCGCCGGTTAATTTATCAAAACTCAATTTAATTAATATCTCTGATTAGTAATAATATTACATTGTGAAGACTGGCTTCACGCTTGAGGGCCAGCACACAACTGTGTTAGGCTTACCGTTGCGGGGACCCTTAATTTCGATCTGGAAGTGTGTGTAGCCGCTATTATTACCGCCACCATACACCTTTGTGATCTCACCAACCTTGCCCTTGAACCTGTCTGTACCCCCACTAGTGGGTTCGTTCCAGTAGTAGCTTGAGTACTTACCATTACGAGTATTTACAGGCCCGATGATCTGAACAATGTCCTTCTCATTAAGGCTGTCAGAGTCCTTAGCTTCCTCGGGATAGCTTAGACTCTCTAGGTTGAAGATAAGCTTTTTATAGGAGTAGACTTCATGAAAATCATGGTAGACTATCCCAGTACCTATGTTTTTACTAAGTTGGGTTCTAATAAGAACCTCTTTACCTTGGAAGAACTCTAGCTCTTCCCCAACAGGTGTATAGATAAGTCCTAGGTTATCATCCATTAACTGAAATGGCCCTGTGAGGACTAGATGCTCACCCGGTCTAATTCTTTCAATCATATACTAAACATGACCTCCACTGATGAAGGCCAACATATAGCATAACTATCGAAACTACCGTTCTTCTTAAAGATCTTTAGAGATAGATGCTGACTCAGGTTCTTAGCTGAATCAGGGTTCTTCTCAAACCAAGCTTTATGGGAGGGAGACATATAGTTCTCGACCACTTCAGCTAGCCTACCTATATACCGATTAGTATATCGATCGTCAGGCCTATCATGGTATTGGGGCGGGCCACTTCGCGTGGACACCGGTCCAGTAATTGTTACTAGTGCTCCAATCCCCAGGAAGTTGGTATCAACCTGGTCGTTGGCCTTTGTTACGTGTTGCTTGCCAGCGTAGACTCTGGTCTTTTCTTTCTTGCTAAACAGTTCTAACGTTAGTACAGGTAAGTCATATACGCTCTTCACGAATGCTCTACGGCCCTTATACTTGTCCGTTGTAATAAACATGTCGGTAGTCTCATCATATTCGTGAACTAGGTTCTCGACTATAACAATGTCACCGTTACTTAAATCTAAACTCACTCTTTACCGAGTACCCTTAGGTGTAGTCGTTCGACAGTCCGAATGATACGCCTGTAATTTTCTATCTGTAACTTCTTATAGGGGTCCTCAAGAGTATGTAGTAGCCGCTTGAAGCCCTCTAACATCTTAGCTGTATCCTTTATGGATTGAGCTTTCTGTTCCTCATTAAGGTGGGGCTTCTCTTTGACCGGTCTTCTAAGCTTCTGCTTAGTCTCTCGAAGGACAACGTGCAGTTCTTTCTTACTGTGCACACAATCATGACACGCACGACACAGTAAAACTTTATTAGCTGGTTCGTTAATGTTCTCTGATCCATTGGGATATGACTCCCTAAAGTTCTCAGGATGAATGTGATGCTCAGTAAGGAATTGAATACTGAAACAGACTGCACACTGTCTCATTTTTACCTACCGTCCGCAGTTATTGCTGATCATTGGTCTTGACCCTTTTGTTGTTAGTGATAGACTTAGCAAAAGTCTTGAAGCCTTGCTGTAGCTCATCTAGAGTTACAGTCTTACCGGTATTAGCCTTTAGGAACCTAGCGGCTAGTTTCTGATTATTCTTCTCTCTCTTATCGGTCATTATTTCTTCTTCTTAGCGTATGTGTAGGCGTATACGCCCTCTTCACGATTAAGAGTCTCTATACCCTTAACGTAGAAGCCTTCTTCAAACTCAGGTAGCTTAACGTCGCCGTCCACAGTATTCTTAGTTAGAACAGTAAGCTCCACTTCAGAGATATAGGGCAGCGCCTCTTTAAAGACTCCAGCTCCACCGATAACCCAGCCAGTGTTATTAGCTAGCGTTAAGGCCTCTTGTAGATCCTTAGCTACGACTAGACGCTGACCAGCTTTAAGCTTAGCATCAATCTTACCAGACGAGATGACAATGTTCAAGCGCCCAGGAAGGGGCCTGTAAGCCTCAGGAAGGCTCTCCCAAGTCTTCCTACCCATGATGACAGTCTGACCAAGAGTAAGTCTCTTGAACCTAGCCAGGTCTTCAGGACAGTGCCAGGGTAGTGTGTTGTTATGACCAATAGTACGTAGTTCGTTCATGGCCAGGATAGCTTTAATCATTTAGTAAATACCAACTCTATTTGTTCTGCACAGACATAGACCCAACCGACTTCATCACCATCATAATCTACCCTACCAGGGTCTGTTAGACAGATTATGTGTTCATCCTCGTCGTGTAGAGCATACTCTTCATCAATAGATTCTATCTCTAGAATTCTACCAATCTCTCCAGGGCTAGGATAACAGGTTGTATCACTTACCTTTTCACCCTTACGGTGGTGGTCTTGGGGAAATGGGGGAATAGGGACAAACTTAGTTATTGTAACTAGGTCCCCGACTTGAAACTTAGACACTCAATGTCACCTTCTTTATTTTGATAATAGACAGCCCGTATGCCTGTCTCAGCCAGCATCTCCTGACAGATAGGACAGGGCTTAGAGCAGACTGTATTATCTGCTTTACTCAAACCTGTGACATAGAGTATAGCCCCATCTAGAGAGATACCTAGTCGTTGAGCCTGTAGCACAGCGTTCAGCTCTGCATGTATAGATCTACCAAGGTTGTATCTACTATCCTTAGCTTCAGCAATAGACTGCTTGTTAACTCCTCGTGATACTACCTTGCCAGACTTAACGATAATACAGCCCATCTTATAGGGCCAGAATTCACTTTGTCTAGCTAGTCTCAGAGAAGTATTAATCCAAGCGTTATGTCTCATTTAGTAAATGCTGGCTCCAGGAATTCATTGGGGACCAGGAAGTAAGAGGTCCCCTCAAAGCTATCAGATATAACCCAGGTGTAGGTGTTATCATTATAGTAAGGGCTATTCACTTCTACTACCTTATTGATAACTGCCTGATACCTTCGAAGCCTATACTCGGGACCGAGAATATCGTAATGCTTCAGAGTGGCTCCGGGTTTAACTATTACCAGATCCCCTGGTCTTAGGTTTGATCCAGATGTAGTTGCCATTTCTATCTCTTTCGAAAGTCATATAGTAAATACTACCTGTAAATAATTAGTGGGTACAAGTACAGTCCGGTCCCCGTCAGGATGTTTAATTTGATCTTTAAGCTTAAGGTGACGCATCTTCCAATCAGAACTTACACCAGACATAAAGTCTACTTCAAAGACCTTACCGATACATTCGAGATAACAGTCGTAGTCAGAAGGAATGGTAGAGTAAGGTTCTATTGGAGCGCCAGGAAGCACTAGTACTAGATCGCCATTGTTCATACACTCACATCCATCTTGATATGAGAATGGGGGTTGTAGTCCTCTAGAATAAAGTCTTCCATCCTAAAGTCATTCATAGTAGTCACTGGTCTAATAATACTGAGAGTAGGTAGCGGCTTGGGCTTACGTGTTAGCTGAAGTTCCAACTGTTCAACATGGTTGAGGTAAGCATGAACGTCACCAAGAGTAATAACAAGCTCCCCAGGTTGCAACCCAGCAACGTGACTATACATATGCAGTAGCAAAGCATACTGAGCAATATTGAAAGGTAAACCGAGTCCAATGTCTGATGACCTCTGGTACAGCATCAAGTCTAACTTACCGTTAGCTACGTATAGCTGGTGTGACTTGTGACAAGGGGGTAGAGCCATCTCTGATAGCTCGCCAACGTTCCAGCCCTCAACAATAATCCTACGTGAGGTTGGATTCTCTTTGAGCTGTCTGACTGCCTCAGCTACCTGGTCGATATAGCCATCCTTCTTGTAGAGAGTGGTATCACCCATCTTCCTGAACTTAGGCCAGAAGCGCCACTGACGACCATAGATAGGTCCTAGGTCACCAGTAACAGGATCAGCCCATTCATTCCAGATGTTGATGTTCTTCTCAGTAAGCTGCTTGTTGTTGCAGTCTCCCTTGAGGAACCATAGCATCTCTTCAGCGGGCAATCTGAAGGGTACCTTCTTGGTTGTCAGTAATGGAAATCCATTATCCATAGAAAACCTAATAGTCCTGCCAAAAACAGACCTAGTGCCGGTACCTGTCCTATCTGATCTATCGGTGCCATTGTCTAACACGTCCTTAACTAGTTTTAGGTATTCATTCATATAGTAAACATTAATTCCAATTGATCGGGAGTAGCATAGTAAACCTTGTTAGAGTCTATCTTAATAATGATATGGTACTCCGGGTATTGATTCTCTAAAAAGTAATCATAACCTAAGTTCTTTACAACCTCAGCTATAGAGTTAAGAAAATCTGGAGGAACGGTGTCCAGCTCAGGAACAAGTTCTACTGAGATAATCCTAACTATGTCACCCGCATTAAACACTAAACATTAATTCCAATTGCTCTGCACAAGCAAAGACAGGTGAGGTGTTAACAAACCCTATTACGTAAATAAACGGGTCTCCATGCCACACTAGGGATCCAGGATATACTTTAAGTATCTCGTAGATACCGTCCACATAATCATGACCAGGGCCACCCTCAATATAGTGGGTGACCCTTATAATATCGCCTTTAACAAACGGTGTGGGAGATAACTTAGACTCGTCGTAGTTATTCAGTGTCATCTAAATCAAAGCGTTGGTTGCGCTTCAGTTTATTCTCTAACTCGTCCAAGAACTTCATGATGTCTTCCTGGGTACTGAACCCGCCACCAGCCATAAAGAAGTCTGCACCAGGAGCAACGCCGTTAAACTTGGAAGTCTTAGGAGCTGCAGGCTTAGGAGGGTTAGGGTTATTGGGATCCAGCTTTAGCTGTTTCTCAAGAGCAATAATCTCTGCGTCAACCTCAGCCCCTAGTTCAATAAAGTGATTTACCTTAGCTTGAGATTCACACCATACATCGATCCACCTGGATCCTTCAATAGCTAGGTCTTTGGGACCCGAACCGATTCGATACTTAAGAGGAAAGTCATTATTGATTTCGTTTAGTTTATCTAGTACAGATACCATACGCAGGAAATCAGCTACGTCTCTACATTTAATTGATACCGGGTGCATTATGTTCTTTCTTGTTTATTTAGTGAATGCAGGCTCAAGTCGAGCCTCGTATTGATGTGTCCAGTAATGTAACCAGCCAGTGTTAATTTCAAAGGTATAGTACCAGTCCCCATCACGCCATACGGCTTCTGATTCGATCTCTCGGATAGTGCCGTCATCTATTACAAGGTCACCGACCTTATATTTAGGGCTTGGTGCATTCATCGAGCTTGTGCATCTTTGAACCACCGAAGAATACTACTTCTCCGAGGGGTTCAAGATCCTCTAGTTCTAGGTTATACTCTAGGGCCATTTCTTCTACTGTCTTCACTAACTCTTTATCCTTGTTCTGCATACTTCACCATCTCAGCGATGATAGTGTCTAAAGTTTGATCAGAAGGTATTCCCATACCTGCTGCATTCTTATGTCCACCACCACCATACTTCTTACAAAAGAGACCCAAGTGAACCTTAACGTCTTCATGACACCTAAAGCTAATCTTGGGTTTATCCTGGGTAACTAATGCTACAATTCCACCGGTCTCTGTATAGATAGCGTGTGACACAAGTGACACATACTTACCGGCTTCAACTACAACAACGTTATTAGAATATTCTACCATAGATTTACGTGCAGTAGCAATAGCTCCTGTTAGTTCATTCTTGGCTAGACGCATGTAATAAGAGAGTACGGGGTGAGAGTTAAATACTTGTGACCAGGTAAGACCATTCCTGATGGTCTTTTCTTCGATGCACCAATTAAGGTATTCCATAAAGCTATAGCTGTCATGAAGAAGCTCACCCGCAAGTCCCAGATCGCCTGCAAGGCCTAGAGGATCTCTCCAGCAGTCTACATCTCCACAGAGTCTCATGAGGTCTATTACAGCCTCCTGGTAGTCTTTAGTGATGTTAGGGCAGTTATCTAAGAAGTACCTGCCTGCCAGCTCAGAGCCAGCTCTTGGCGTTCCTTCTGAGTCATGAGTCTCCAGGATGCTCCCTTCGTCCAGGGTATCGTGGTAGAACTCGGCCATGGGTACCGCCGTGGGATGATGGTCCAGAACGATAAACCTCCCACCAGACTCGACAAAGTTAGTGAGGGCTTCCGGGAGGGCATAATTAATGACTTCGTACTCAGAGAGTTCACCCTCGAAGCGGGTTTCAGAATTACATCTATCTCCAGGGATCTTGATTGAGCAGTCTGAGAGAATAACGATGTCATACTTCCTAGTCTCTAGTTCTCTTAACAGTTTAAACGCTACCTGATGTACCCCTACAGGGATGGTTCTAACGTGATCGTTAGGGTGGGCTAGTCTAATAGCCACACCAGCAGCATTACCGTCAAGGTCGTCATGCGTGATGTTTAGAATTCTAAGCATCAACAGTCACCATATTAGTTTCGTTGAAGTTATTCCAAGTCTCAGCTTTATACACCCACTGACCTGCAAACTCACTATAGAAAAGCATCTCAACAGTGTGTTCAACTTTAACACCATAAGCTAGAGTAGTATCTAGATACTCGGTTGAAGTAAACTTGTCACCCTTACTAAACTTAGGCTGGATGGGATAGTCTTCCAAACGGTAAGGGCCGCTCTTATGAATATCCATAGCACGCTTGGCTAGAGAACCTGAAGCATAGCCATCAAGACTCTCATATCTCAGAACAGTTGCTCGCCAAAACGTAGTAGATGGGCTACTTTCTGTGTACAGTAAGTGCTGCATAGCTGCCATAAACTGGTACTCATTGGTTTCACTTACCATAGCTTGGACAAAGTCATCAATCTCTGCCTGTGACAAGGTTTCATGATTCTTGGTTGCTAGTTCTCTAGCTCTTTCAAGTAGTGTCATTAGCTGGCCAACGCAATAGGCATCTGAGACTCAAGGACCTTCACACGTGCCTCTAGGGCAATGTAGTCAGCCCTTAGAGCATCTAGATCATCAAAGACCTTTACGAATACTTCTTCTGCTTTGGGGTCCGGAGTACCGTCTAGCTTCTTGCTGTTAAGAAACGCATTCAGCCTTTGGGTATTCATCTTCCAAAAGATACCAAGTTTCTCAAGCATTACTTAGACACCAGGTAATCTACCCACAGTAGCCAGTGCTCCTGACGGGCCGTAAACTTAGCTGTGTTATCTTTATCAATAAACAATACAAGATCGTTAGGATGTTCTTGATCAAGACTCTCGAACAGAACCTTCTGCTCTTCTGTAATATTTTCAAAGACCCTACTGAGGGTCATGTCGTTAGGACGTCCTTGTTTCTTCATACCGTAAATATTAATTCCAATTCATGTGCTTCACAGGACCACCCATCGTGGGACTGTTCCTGACCGTAACCCTTTTTTCCAGAACCCAATATAAGACTATTAGGGTAAAGATCAATTCTGTATAGTAGTTTACCGGGATCAGCCCCTAGCCAATCTTCAAATATCTCTACGACCTTACCGATCGAGCCAATCACTTTATCGTAGTTGATACAATAAAGCCCACCATCAACCTTAGTGTCTAGTTGTGTGCCATCACTAAATGACATAGCTTTAACCACAACCAGGTCACCGACTTTAAATGCTGAAGACAAGCGTTAGTTCCTCATGCTTGAAGTGAGCTTTTCTGTCCCCCTCAAAACATACAGTATAATCGTATGTGTTATCGGCCTTAAAGAGATAGATTATCTCCCCAACAGGTCCTAAGTAATAAGGCTCTAGTGCTTTAGATAAGACCCCACCAGGAGTTATAGCGTGGGCAACCACCAGGTCACCCACTTGATATTTAGACTTTGAAGTATTCATGATTGCGCCTGATCTTACCTAAGATCTCTTCAGCCTTAGTTACGTTAGCCTTCTTACGAAGCACACTGTGTTCGTGACACTCAGCTAAGAACCTAAGTCTTAGGTCTAGAGCCCTGAGCATAGCAGTAGGGGATACTTCTCCATGCTTGATACTGAGATAGAAGTCTACATCTGAGGATGCAACCTTAGGGTTCATGACACGAGTAGTCAGAAACTTACAACCTAGGTCAACAACACGGATAGCGTGCATGACTTCTTTGCCCGTTACTTTCTTACTATAGTCACCCATATGAATGTCTTCTAGGGTCTTACGAACCTTAGAGGCGTGTCCACGAACACAATTAAAGTAATCATCTCTGGGAACAATATGAGGGACAACCCTCTGAATCTCATTGTAGATCTTTACGTGACCGATATGCTGTGGCTCAAAGAAGAGCATCTCAAGACATCCGTGGTTACCCTTAGAGACTAGCCTCAAGAACTTCTCAATCTCATGGAACTCAACATCAGCGGGTTCGTGTAGGCAGACAGTCTCAGCAGGTTTACTAAACCTAAAGAAGTCTACTGTAGGAGCAACATAGACTCCCTTATAGTCATAATCACTGGTCTCTGTAGCTAGACCAAACCCATGACTACCGCCAACTCCCCAGAAGAGGATCTTGCCTGGTAGCTGGTCTTCATTGATTGGTAGTTTATCCATGGTTACTTTCTTATAGAGAGAACATCAGTTCAATCTCATCTTGTTTAACATTCCAGTTACGTTGGGTACCTGTTTTGTAGGTAAACGTAACTACATAAGGATATGTTGCTCCCTTACGTACTCGTTTGACCTCACCAATAGATCCAATAAACCTAACTATAGTTGACCCCCTAACTCTACCTGTACCGTATGTACCTGGAGTTACGTTGGTCATTACTACGATGTCGCCAACCTTGTACTTACAAGACTGCTTACCCACTAGACGGTAAACACCGGCTCAATCTCAGCTTCAGCCAAACAATAGGACTTATCGATCTGTCTGCCAGACTTAGCTGTAAACTTGAATCTTACATAGTAAGGGTACTTAGGACTGGAACTGCGTAGATACACAATCTCTCCAAACTCGCCCTCAAAGAAGGGAAGAGCTGAATCTCTTACCGTACCCTTACCATCACCAAAGTTCTCAGTGATCTTCTTAAAGAGAACCAGGTCTCCTTTATTATATTTACGAGGCTTCTTAGCCAATTAGTTTATTCCTCTGGTTTAGCTTTAGATGCCAGAATAAACTTCTTGGTGAGACCCGTCACATGACAATCAATCATATACATACAAAAGTTACAGCAGTCCCAGCCTGTTGCAACCTTTCCTTCTACAATTATGTAGCCATCGATGTTGTCGCGGGGACAGTTAAGTGTCTTTGAATAGTTATCAGAGTCCACCAAGGATTCAATCCTGGTAGCTTTATTAGTTGGGTTATGCTGGACCATAGCATAACTAAACTTAGAGCTTAGGTATGGTAGGTCCAGCTTACCCTTTAGTAGAATAGGACGACTATCGTCCATACATAGATGCTAGTAACATACCAGCGATGCAGATTAAGTGCAACCAGAACCGAAGTCCTGGCTGCTCAACAATCTTAGCCTCAATGGTAGGGTAGAAGAGAAGTGCTGAGACAGCACAGAAGAAAGCCACCCCGTATGACCCAAACAACAAGTTTAGGATACAGAGGACAGCCATAAGAACTGAGGAGAACATTATGTCTTTCCTTCATACTTGTTGCGGACATCTATAACAGACATCTCTTTCAGCTGCTCCGGGTCAAGCGTCTTGATAAACGCGTAGACCTGGGTGTGCTTAGGGGTATACAGTTTAGCTAGGTCAACCTTACGATTGTTAGCTACAGCATCCTTAACGGTACGAATCTGTTTCCAGAAGTTGTACCAGGGTAGCTTAATCTTCACCATGAAGCCGGCGCTGTCTTCAATGACGTAGCCTTCTTCACGAATCATCTCATTCTCAGCATGAAGCTGGTACCACCTCAAGAAGTCCTGCCAGTTACTAATGGTCTCGATCTTCTCCTTACAGGTGAAGCCATACCTATTAGCAGTGACCTGGGTCTCCTTGAAGTCTACCTTAGAGTAGTTCTGAGTCCTATGAACAAAGTCCAATAGGATAATCTCAGGCTTCTTGTATTCAACAATATGAGGATCGTTGACAGGCTCGATAACCTCAAACACCGCAGAGATGTTATTGGTCTTGAGCAGGTCCTTGAACTCAGTCTGAAGGTTCCAAGCTATCAGATGGTCGTTTAGCTGTTTAGTAAACCACTCAGCAAACGGACCAGTCAGACTTGTCTTGCTGGCGGTAATAACACTATCAGAAGCATTATCAAAACCTGCAAGACCTAGGAAGCCATTGGACTTAGCGTAGATCCTAATAGGGAACTGGAGAGAGTTCTCCAAGCTATGTAGCTTCGTCTCTTCTCTCTCGTTCATGTTGAAGAACTTATTGTATGACCGAATAACAATATCTTCGGTCTGAGTGTTCATGAACAACCCACGAGCTTCGATGGTAGTATCATTCCACTTCTTATCGTAAAATACATCACGAGTAAAATGAAAACTACTGATATCTCCGAACTTCTTCTCCTGAACCAACTTACTGGATCTTAGTCTCTCCAACAGACTACTAGAAGTAGTGTCTGCATTCTGAGCCTTACCAACGGTTGCTTTAAAAGTGTTGTTCTTGATTTCGTGAGTTGTAGGAGCACCTGTTTTGTTGAATATGACGACCCTCAAGTGGCCACCGAATTCAATCTTTCCCTCTAGGTTAAATGACCTGTCCGCAGCTTGCACGGGGAAGCTTTGGATATTACGGTGTCCGTGTACCTGGTAGATATTAGATACAGGATCTTTGTCTTTAACTATAAACTGACTGATATCTGTGTATAGCTGTCCCTTGGGGGAGACCCACATGTTAGAGGTATTGTCAGTAAACAACTGATCAATATGGTCTTTGTAGTTACCTACACCCTTAACCATCTGTTCAGTAGCAATGTAGATGAGATTCTCGGGTAGAGTGCTCAGGCCACCATGAGTGACCAGCACAGCTTTATCTCCGTGAAGGAAGTACACAATCTGTACTAGCTTACGGCTAAATTCTCTGAGTTCTTTCTTAGTGATACCCGCAGCCTCAAGCTGGGGCTGGGTGCTGTTAGTAAAGACACCACTGGTAACCGGATAGTCAAACGCATAGTTCTCGATATGGTCATCGTGGTTACCGCGTACGAACCTAACGTTAGGCTGGTCGTACATCTTAAGTGCCCACTGAACAACCTTATCGTTTTGAATACCACGGTCTACTAGGTCGCCTGCAAAGATATACATCTCGTTAGGGTTCTCTTTAGGATTACCATGAACATTCAAGTACTCTGAGAGGGGATCCCAGCAACCCTGAAGGTCGCCAAAGATGTGAACCTTATCGTACTGATTAAAGTCAGTGGGCTTGTAATTGAATACACTTTCCCACTCATAAGGCTTAACTACTGTAACCCAGCCGGGCACAGGGGAGACCTTGAATCTCTCATAAGCATTGAGAATAACATTCTCAGGTACTTGCTTGTGTTCGGGTCTCAGAAGGTTCTGGACAAGAGCGGTGTCCTTATCGACATCCGAGAAGTCCAGTACGTAACATCTATAGCGGTAACGCTCACAGAGCTTCTTGTATTGGTTAATCTGATCAGCTTTCTGGTGAGTGGCATCAATAATGGTGAACTCACCCCGCTTCATGCGCTCTTCGAGAAGCTTGAATAGAAGCTCCCACACCTGTCTGTCGTGCTTCTGACTGATCTGGTACTTACCATCGAGACCTAGCACAGGTCCCTGGTACATCATACGAATATCGTCAGCGCACAGAGCATACTGACTAAGGTTGTTATTTCTCAGAAAGGTAGACTTACCTGCGCCAGGCGCTCCACGTAACAGGACTAGTTGCTTCATATTATACTTTCTTATTTAGTAATAACCCGAATAGCTTGAATATATTTCATTACATTCTGAACAGGTTCCCCAGTTAAAGGTAACCATCTTACCATCAATCTCAACAACTACATCAGCGCCCATGTAGACAGTGCATAACTGAGGGCCAGTGTACTGGACTATCAGAGTACCGTTAACATCGACGTTCTTCCTATTCTTCTTACCAACACAGTCACACATCACAGAAGAGTTGGTTACACAATAGCCGGTCTTAGTAACGTGCAAAGGTTTATCAGTATTGGTTCTAGCCCTAATATAGTTAGCTATGATCTCTGTAGTCGAAGGCTTAAACTTAATGCCCAGCTTGGTCAGTAAAGACTTAAACATCTTTCTTCCACCTTAGCCAGTTGTTCTTGAATAGGGACCCTTTGAACAGATAGAATGATCTCTTATCTCCAAGCTTGAATCCGTCATAGTTAGACTTAGTATCTATAGGGTAAGTTAGTTTACCGTACTTGAAGACAACCTCCCATCGGGCAGGATGATTAACAGTATCTCCATCATCGTCGGTAGTCTTGTAAGGCTTGTAATAATTGGTATCAGCTACTACAGCGTCCACTACAGTTCTAGTCGCTTGAGCATCATTGATGGCAAACGGAGCAATAGTTAGAGCTATAAAGAGAAGCCACAGAGGCATCAAGAGTCGCATATAGTCCCTTTCTTATAGGGTGAACATGGTTTCGAAGTCTATGTATTCTAATCCATAAATACCTGGACTAGTATGGTACTTACTTTGGGGAGGGCCTTGTACAGATACCAAAAAGGTAGAACTCCACTTAGAGAATTCTACCTTCTTAACTTCTGCTATAGAGCCATGCATAATGTGTTTGGGGTTAACTATCTGAATTAGATCTCCAGGAACCGGGTAGTCTGTTTCTTTTACAAGGGTCAGTCCCATAATTGCTGCCCTACGATAGAAGTTAGTATAGTTACACTGTTGGTAAAAGATATTACCATCGTGCATAGACCGTTGTCTGTAATATACATTGACGTGATCTTCTCCAGAGAGTCTCTCAAGAAGATCGGTCCTGATTATACTGACCATAGTTTTACGATCTTTGGAGACCCACGTCTGACCTGCTTTCAGGTCTTTGTTATAGGTCATCGTAGTCTTCTTCATCTAACTCGTCTTCTATAAGCTTCTTGTCGTTGTGACGGCGGTTAGACCTACGGTCCTGCTTGTTGATCTCATCTTCAAAATAGGTTGAACGAGGACGGGACCTACCCTTCATGTTCCTCATTAACTTCTCTGTTTGCTTATCCCACATGGCCCTTATTCAATTTCGTAGGTAGGAGCGGTGTGAGGCGTACCCCAGTTAGTCCAGGTAGCCGGCGGCTCTTTATATCCAGGAAACATAGTCTGGTGGTAAGTAGTGATAAGTCCAGTAAGTACATCTAGGTGATAGCCTACATTGACCCTTACAGCAGGATCTAGGGACTGCTCTACCTGCATAGCATTGTACTCATCCCTATGAGCATCAAGAGCAGTCTGAGCCTCTAAGAGGGTCTTACCTGGCCAAGGCTTAGGAATTAGTATCTCCCCTTTAAGGGGAACCGTAACATTATACTTAGGCCTACCGTCTAGGTACTGCCCGTTAATGTCCGGTACGTCTGTGAACTGGGTAAAGACCCAAGTCGATAAATCTATTGGCATTTATATCTCCGAAATAACAATAATGTCATAGTATAGCATAATATCCTATGAGATTATAGTTATCAAGGGAGAGGCCTAAGCCCCTCCCACCTCACGCATGTTAGCAAATCCGTTATCGTGCCTGAACCTGATCAGTTCAAACCCTTTACGGAACTTATCTTCCTTGTCATACTCTTGCGAGATGCAAGCATGATAAAGCTTATCAACGAAGCCATCACTGACTCTGTTGAGGACGACCTCCAGCTCACAGAGCTGAATATCGAGGAGGTATCTAGTAGCACGCACTACCAATTGATGGCCGGGCTGTTGAATGAGATTCAGGTAATCCTCAATGGATTGCATACCACAGAAGTTCAACTGGTTCTCGATCTTGGCCATACCGCCCTTATAGGTAGTGAAGTAGCAGAAGACCGTAGGATTCTCGATTCCCTGCTGGTGCATATACTGTCTGATCTTGGCTTCATGTTTACCGGTGATCAAGCAATCATCAACAAACAGCAGGACCTTATCTTGGATGAAGTCCTTATTGAGGTAGAACTCATCAGCCATGATAAGGGCTTCCCTTTTCTCTTCAGGAAGGGTCGAGTAGTCATCGGTGTAGGAAAGTGTTCTCTGCATGAGAGTCCAATCCAACATCGTGTAACCCTCTCGGGTGAGCTTGTCGTTCAATTCATTTCTGAAGTGACGAGCAAGAATGGTTGCTGCGATCTCCACAACCTTGAAGGCCGAAGGGATAACAACACATCTCTGAGTGGTTAGTAAGGTCTTGTGCTCTTCCCAGAACTTCTTAGCCATCTGACGACCAAGCAGACGAGCTGCTCTATCAGAACCAAACTTCAGCTCAGAGTAGTCTCTGGGGTCGAAGTTGGCGGTCTCAATGGATTCGAAGGTATGGGCGGTGAACTGTTTCATATCTCTGCTAACACTCTCTTAATATCTTTAGGGCCATTAACGTGTCTGTAGTGCATGCCATACTGGATAGCCGAACCATCACAGATGACATTATCGCCTATATGAAGGATCTCTTGAGGCTCTGCCATGGCCAAACTGTCTGCATCACAGGAGACTTTCTCCCAGAACACAGGACTAGGCTTAGCAGCACCTATTACATCGGAGAAAACCTTGAAGGCCCACTCTACCCCTAATTGGTTCAGCACAGCTTCTGACAGAACCTTGCCTCTAACAAAGTTAGTATTAGAAGCAATGGACAGCAAGATGTCTTTGTTGGCCTCCTGGAAGACCTGCAAGACCTCTCGAAGGCCTGGCTGGACAGTCGGAGGATAGGCTCTGAACAAAGCCTCTACGCCTGCACGGATAGGCTCTATAGGCATGCCCTCTCTGCCTGTGTACTTCAGAAACTGATTGTACACTCCCACAGAGCTAAGACCGATGCCTTGCTGTTCAGCGTCTTCATCCAGGGCACTCTTAAGAGCTTTGTAGACATTACCCACCTGGACAATGTCTCTACCCAAAGCTTCACCCAAGAATCTATTTCTAGCTTGGCCGAACTCAGGGTTAGGGCTTATTAGAGTATTCCAGACATCAAACGACACCACTTTAATCATACTAGGGCCTTTCTTCTCTGAAAGGGGAGAGCCTTAGCCCTCCCCCGAATGGCTGGTTAGGTAGCTGCTTCGAGCTTCTTAGCCTTGAGGCTACTCATGAAAGCAAACGCAATGAACGCTGCTCCCACAAGGCCTGTAAAGACCTCAGGTACTCGAACAAACAAACTACCAAGCATGGCAAATGCCAAGAAACCGATACCCCAATGGGCACCATGCTCCAAGTACTGGTACTCAGAAAGCGTACCCAGCTCGACCAGCATGATGGTCATAGACCGTACGAACATCGCACCGATCATCAGACCAATCATAATAATCAAAACTAGGTTAGTCACTGCAAACGCACCAATCACTCCATCAAAAGAGAATGATGCATCCAGGACTTCCAGGTACAAGAAGGACATGGCTCCGCTACGAGTAACTACACCTGCAGCGTCTTCCTGTTCGAAGACCCCACTGAGCACATCGATGAGGCGCTTGAGACCAAGGCCAGCTACCGAAGCAACAGCAACAGTAAGCTGATGCTGAGCAGGAGCCAACAAAGCTAGGGAAGCACAAACCAACAGTGAGAAGCCCAAGAGAGCATTCTGATACTGGCCAGCCTTAACTAGCAACTGTTCGATAGGCTCAAGCCAGTGATGGTCCTTCTCGGGATCAGCAGCCCATGCCATGAACACTTCGAACAAGAACATGCCACCGAATGCCGAAATAGCAGGGTGGGCTTCATGTAGCTTGTGAGCATACTCGTTAGGATTGGTCAGAGCCATATGAACAACTTCATACGGATTCATCCAAGCTGTGACACAGACAATGAGAATCGGGAACACCAATCTCATGCCGAACACAGCAATGACCATACCCCAGGTCAAGAACCTACGACGCCATACAGCGTCCATCTTCTTAAGCTCTTTAGCGTTGACGACAGCATTATCAAAAGACAAGCTTACTTCGAGTACCGCCAGAATAGCCGCAGAGACAACTGCTGAGATAGCCCCAGCAAGGGCCCCGCCCTGCCATCCGTAAACAGCAGCCAGAATCAATCCGATAACTGAAACAATGTAAGACCACTTGAAGAACTTTAGCAAGCTCGTCTCTCTTTCTTATGTTGAGAAGAATAGCTGTCTCTGAATTAGGTTAGTTTCTTTATAGCCTGGATAACTTCATTAAGCTCCTGCTTAAGCTCATCGTAAGTCTCTTCTGGAATGATTAGATCATCCCACATGACATCTATATTTTTAAGCTTACTAAGAATCTCTTTAAAAGTCATTAGCCGATGTTAACACCGTAGTTACGTGCTAGAGTACCAAGGTCCCAATCCTGAGGGAAGCCCTGACCAACAGCATGGAAGTTCCACTCACCAGCTCCATTCTTACGAAGCTCAGCAAAGATAACCACAGCCAGTCCAGTAAACTCGTCAGCTAGGTCATAGCGACACAAGGTATTACCTGTGTTCTCATCTACAACCTGCACAAAGGCTCTACCTACATCACCAAAGCTCTGCCTACGGGCCTTGGCTTCATGAATGGTCACAGGTAGCACAATCTTATCAATCTTAGAATCAACACGTGATAGAGAAATCTTTAGGGTCTCGCACACATCGGTGCCTGAACCACCCTTAAGGTCATCACCCATAGTCTCGACAGAGAGGTCAATGGTCTTAGGCTGACCATAATAACAGAAATAACCGTTAGTAGGGACCTTATCATTGCTCTGCACAAGAATAGCAGATGCATCAAGGTCAAAGTCATCACCAGAGGTAACACGAGCCTTCCAACCTAGCTCGACACGAATCTTATCAAGGTTAGCAACAGTCTTCGAAAGGTTAAGCTTCTCGCTCTTCTTGAGCGTCAGTGCAACAGCGTTAGTAGTCATGGTTCTTTCTTTAGTTATAGGTAATTATGTTGTTAGGCTCTATGATTTTATAGCTTGTCTTGTTGATAGAATCCCAAATAGTCATCCCTCTAAGATGACCGTGATGATCATACTCTCTATAGGAAATTCTACCTATAATAGTTGTCCGACCCGGAACCATTATATTATATGTTTCCTCTGGAGCTTTTGTAGTCTCAGCTTTAGCTTGCTTTGTATTATCACAACTGGCAGCAAGTAAGAGGGTGGCCACTAGGACCACCCCCACCAGTTTACTGCGCTTAGCTGCCATACCCGTAGGTCTGGGCGATGTCAGCCAGCGTACCAGGCAGGGCAGCACCCTGAACCTTGGCACGCCACTCACCGTTGGAGTCCTTGTACAGCTCGCCGAACAGGAGGGCCTGTGCAGTGGGCACGTCGTCGGACAATGGAACTGACTCAGCCAGCTTGGTGCCGGTGTCCGCATCACGGAACATGATGACAGCATCCGTGACCTGGCCGAACGTCTGGTTGCGGGTAGCAGCCTCGTGAATGGTCACAGGGAAGACCACCTTGTCAGCACCCAGAGCTTCGAGCTTCTGGAGGTCGATCGTCAGCACCTCGTCGGGACCATCAGCAGCACCATCCAGGCTGTCGCCCGAGTGCACCACCGAGCCGTCAGCGTTGCTGAAGCTGCCGTCAGGATTCTTGTTCAGGCCGTAGTAGATGACCTGATCCTTGTCCAAGAGCTTGTTGCCCTTGAGCACCATGGCCGAGGCATCCAAGTCGAACTTGGTACCGGGGCTCACCGAAGGCTCCCAGGACAGCTCCACAGCAACCTTCTTGAGGCCAGGAGCAGCTTTGGCAAGGTTGAGGTTCTCGCCCTTACCGAGGGGAAGAGTGGCAATAGTCAACTGAATTCTCCTTCTAGACGCTCAAGCTCTGCTCGTAGCATCATGAGTTGGGATTGGGTAATACAGCGGTCCTTACGATAAGCCCACCATAGGTCGGAACCTATCTGGTTATCTGGATCTAATCCACGGACCCGGTTAAGAGGTTTCTCGACTATAGGTCCCCAGAATGTCGGCTCTGGACCCTCAGGGTCAGGCAGAAGAAACTCTGGAGGCCCAGGGACTGATGCTAGGTCTCGTATATTACGAATCCATTCATCAATCTCTTCATCATCAAGATCACTCATGCGACCCTCCTTCTTGTTCAGTCGGAGTTTACTTGGCCTTCTTGAATCGACCAAGTAGCTTGTTGGCGAAGTAGATCCCCACCCCAATGGCCGCAATGACCAAGATGGGTAGAAGAGCTACAGCAGCCTTAAAGACGGTATGAGCGAGAACTAGACAACCAATAATGGTTGCTACACCCAGAGCCGCTTTAAACTTATTCTTAAACATTTACACTCCAAATATCTTTTCTATGTCTCTAGCTCTAGCTGTAAAGTAGTGGTCACCGTACTTCAAAACATACGGTCTATCTCCCCAACTACGATGGTCTATAATCTCAGCTATCTGACCTATGGCAGCTTTAGCTTCAGCAGAGAGGGTATTAATACGTGCCCAATCGAGAGTATTACTAACTACTACAGAACTATTAAAGTCACTCAAGTATTCTGTACCCATACCATTAACTCCAGCCTGTAGGTGTTTGATTATAACTAGGTCTCCGACCTGGAATCTCTTATAATAAGGCATAATAAAAAGGACCCCTACATGGGGTCCTTGAATCTCTTCCAACTGTTTAAGTATAGTTCGGCTGGTGCAAACGTAGTCAGCTCCCAGTCTGGGTGGTAAAACATAAATGGTCCGTAGTCCTGCATCAAGTAGAACTTGGAGTACTGGGGCCACTTACTTACATTGTTGATAGTTATCTTTTGAGGAGAAACTAAGTCTAACTTAGGGCTGTACTGTCCGGTGACAATAAAGCCAGGTAGAGCTTCATACTCTACAGTTTCTTCCTCTAGTGTGCCGATTTTACAGGGAGTCCACACCTTACACTTAAACTGAATACTGTCAGTGGTTGGGCTGTAATCTGATTCCCATATTTGGCAAGTAACAGACATAACTTAGTCAGGCTCTACTTCAATATTGATTCTGTAGAATTCATAACACGAATTACATTCGATAGGATTAACAAACCTACCTGTAATGTTTAAGACTTCTTGGGCATCCCCACAGTGGGGGCATTCTAGTAGGAAGTCTTCAGTTGAAATATATAGCTCTGAGTTGCTCATGATCGGTTACCTAGGGATTGCTGTACACTACTTTAAGATAATCTATCTGACATGTGTTTACTAGGCATGTTAGTCTATTAAGGGCTTATAGATGAGCCCCTGACAGTTACCCTTCACAGCTCTGTTAAGTCTGTGGACACACGTATCACATAGATTATTGCTAGCCACTACAACCTCAGGTTTATGTGAAACCATCTTGGGAGGGAAGCACGCAGCAGAGGGAACCGGTCTAGGCTCAGCGGTCTGCTCGAAATAGGCTTTATCAGCATCCTGAGGACAAGTGAATGACTGTTGCATGTAAGTCATTCTATCTTTGGACTCTACCTTATAGTTGGGCTGTCCATCGACTTCTTCGTAATAGAGTATATACGGCTGGTTATTGATAATAGCCGCAGCGGATGCTGTACTTATACTGGCCTTGATAGAATCGGTTATATCAAAGCCTACATTAAAATGAATGCTAGAAGGGTCTAGCTCAAACTCTGGTAACATTAGTGGTGAACCTCATATCTGATTTGATACAAGTATACCACTAATGTTACGCGATGAGAAGATTATTCTCTTCTCCTTTTGATGACGGTGGTCTCTGTTTCTTGCAGGTGAAAGATACAGTTGCTTAGGGTACTGACATCAACAGCAGTGAACGGAGTAGTAGGGGCTATTAGCTCTACTATTCTCGTAACGTTCTTGTCATCAGTAAAGTAGAATTCGATTCTGTATCTTCGTTCCACACTAGAACTTGATGGGATCAGGTCTAGTATGTCCATCATCAGCTTATTGTTACGAGACACGGCGTAGTGATAGGCCCCCCGGCCATTCTCATCTACTATCTCGGTGTTGGCTCCACAATCAACAAGCTTCTGAACCATTCTTATTCTGTCACGCCTAACCGCTAGGATGAGAGCTGTCTCACCTTTGTGATTGATTGTATCCAGTTCAATGTTTGGTTCATGTAAGAGCCTATCGAACATGTAGTCTTGGTCGTTGAGTACCGCCAGCATTAATGGGGTAACGTGATCGTGGTTACCGATGTTAGGGTTTGCCCCGGCATCTAGTAGTCCATCAAACAGTTCTTCGTTACCAGCAATAACAGCTTTGATGAGAGGCGTCTCCCCCGAGTTGCTTCTCTTGTCTAAGCGTTCAGGATGTTTTCTGACATCCTTTAGGTATTGCTTTAATGCATCTCCAGTTAGATTAGGATCGTCTAACATAGTTTGCACTCCTATCTCTGATATCTCTGAATAGCTAGGTGGTAAAGAGAACCTCTACCTGGTCCTCACGAACAGTAAACTTATCTTCTATCCAATAAATGGTATGAATACTATCTGGGTACTTAGCAAGGTCAGGCTCCAACATATCAGTGATCTTACCTATATAGCCTATATACTTACTAAAGTAGGGCTCATCCTTTAGGCTTCCGTGATCTAGATCTGGACCTCTTGCCGGATCCCCCGTTATGTCTAGTACTCGCACTAGATCGTTTAAATTGATCGACAATGTATCTCCCTGAAAGGTCATTAAGAGGACTATTGTTAGGAGGCAACTTCTTAGCATTGGCATGCTGATTGCAGAACCTACAGGGGTACAGCATAGCTTCTCGCTGAGACTGAATGTCTCTTATGTCTGTGTACCACCTGCGGTCAGCGCAGCCCCAACACTGTTTCTTATCTAACTTCTCAGACAACAGCCCGAGTCCGAACAACACACTGTCCGTCTTCATTGAGCATTTCTTGCTTGGTATACTCAACCAACTGATCTAGGAGTTTTTGTGTAGTTAGGCCAGGCTGTCTGTACATAGAATTGAAGATCAACTCTCCGTTACGTTCAATCGTGCCTACTAGTATATTAGCAACCATGTTCCAGCTTACCCTCAGGAATGTAGACTAGCCATCTAGTCTTATGTGTTTAGCTGTCTCGTAGCTCTGAAGAAGTTCTATACCGAAAAGATTAACTCTAGTTCATATTTGTGAGCCCAAAGGCCCAGACCATCGAATACTATCCAGTACCAACTGTTTATCATGGGGTCGCCCATTGGCCCACGAGGCATGATAACCTCAGCTATCTGACCTACGTATCGGCTAATGTAACGACCCCTACCTGTGTTATAGACTTGACCTGGTGTACGAACAGCAGTATTAACTCTCTTGATTACAACAAGGTCACCCTTATGGAATAAAGTCATTTAGTAAAGAAGAGTTCTATCTCTTCTCTCCCAAAGTAATCGGCCTCATAGTCGTTATAGTCCTTATCAAACTTTAGAAAGTACTCTAGGCCTTGACGACAGCCAAGGTCTAGATGCTCAACCTCATAGATTTTGCCTATGTGGGTGCCCTTCCAGTCGTCTCTTCCAGACCTGGGGCCATCAGATAGAACTATAACCAGATCACCAGGTTTAATGTTATTCGTCATACTTGAGGTTAAACTTAGGGCTGATAACCTTGAAGCTTACGAAGCCAGCGTTTAGATCACCCAGATCAAAATCGAACTTAGGCTCGACTAGTCTGTAGACATCACCTTCACGCTCAGTCTTCTTGTTATGAACCGACTTACCTTCGGCCATAGCCACAAGCTCGTCCACTGTGTGATTGAGAACAAAGTCTCTATCGATGATAGGAACCATGTTAAGGCCTAGAGCTCTAACAAGCTTCTCAGTTTCTTCAAGACTATAATAGGTAAGGCTATCCGGATCGAATGCCTGAAAGACGAATAGATCCTTCTTCTTAAAGTCATACTTGTTACCCTGAATACCGGGACCACACATCTCACCCTGAATAACCAGATTGGTTCCAAAAGGAGTGCAGAGTGACCTCATCTTAGTTTCCAGGTCCAGCTCAAGGGCTAGCTCCCAGAAGGTAGGATCAACTCCAGCATCAATGTCCACAAGAGCTAGCAGCTCGTTGAAGAACTTCTTACGAACAATACCAGTCCACTTAGGATTGTACTTGTCCATAAAGATAGTCCACTTGTACTCAGCCATCTTAATCTTCTTACGAAGGTTAAACTTAGTACAGACCTTGGACCACCAATCATCACCAGGACGCGCTAGCTCTAGGTTACGAGAAGCAATACCGAACTTACCATCTTTGAGGTAGGCAGTGAAGCTGGAACCGTCCATCTTCTCAGCCCTATAGAATCTATGACCTCTGTACTTCTCCAGGAGCTTCTCCAAGATCTGTACACGAGTCTCGTCAGTCTTATAGATGAACGAGGGGAAGGGCATACCAGACTTCTTCCGGAAGACACCAGCCAACTTAGGCTGACCCTTCTGAGGCTTCTGGTAGGGCTCCCACTTCTTGATACCGATGACATCAGTCACGTCAGTACCCTCAGGGCAGCCTTGCATGTTTTTAGGTAGAATAGTTACAGGGAAGCAGATACCCTGAGAGATCTGACCACGGAGCTTAATAGTCTGGACTCTGAACTTACGCTGACGCATAAACTCAAACTCAGGCTTCTCCGGTAGGAGAGAATCGATCTCAACGTAAACACACTTATCACCAGGTTTAAACTCGTCAAGTTTTACAACTACGTTCCAACCAAGTACCCTAGCTCTCTGAATAGCATCAGCGCCCTCAATGGGCTGAATATCTTTGATAGTCTGAATAGAGGCTAGTTTTCTCATTTAGTAAATACCAATTCCAAATCATCTGGGTGTACCAGTCTAGTATTATCCGAACGTCCAGGGTATGCACCCAGTGTAATATACACATGGTCTTCCCAGAGAGTAGAGCCAGTTGGATACAGATATTCGAACACAGCCCCTATATCTGCTTCTGTTGGAGCATAAGAAGTTGCTTTTCTGTATCTGCAATTATCTAGACGGGTTAGTATAACCAAGTCACCACTAGAGAAGTTCTTCGAGGCTCTCACGAATAGCTGCCTCAACTTCTAGAGTGTCGATGTAATAATCCTCGTTTGCATCAAGGTAACTCAACGCAGTCATACCAAAGTTATCTTCGAGTTTAGGGTTAGCACCCTGCTGTTTGAGATAAGCATAGACAGTAATGTCAGTACTTAGGGCAGCTAGTACTAGAGGTGTTGCTCCATCACTATCAGTACAGTTAATATCTGCACCAAGAGTTAGAGCTTCGATAACATCTTCTATATTGTTCTCTGAGGCCGCTTTTAGCAGCATAGCGTTATACGCTTCTTGAAGGATTTGTTGATTCATAGTTTTAAGGCTTCGGGGGCTTAAGCCCCCTCAGCTCGTATCTTTCTTTGTTAGATTAGCACGTTGGGCTCAAGGTTCTCGATCTGCTCAGCTGCTCGCTTAGCGTGCTCGAAAGCCTTGGAGGCGATCTGGCTCACCTTCTGGGTGGGGTCAATCTTAAACCCTTCGTGTAGCGCAACTGACTCGGGGTTGAACCCGATGAGACAGTTGATAGGAGTGATACCCTTGGCGAGGAAAAGGTCGCCGTTGATCCCGTAGTGGGCCAGGTAATCCGTATTCGCCCATTCCTTGAGTGAGCCAAAGAAGCGGTGAGGCTCCTGAGACAACTTAGGGAAGTAGTACTTGGGATTGTCCTTATCGTTGGACTGCTTCTCACCAATGAATCGGTCTTCACCGATACGCCACTGATGGAACCCGCAAGCTTCGAAAGCGATGACAGAAGCGTAGTCAATGTTCTCCAGCTTCACGTAATCCGTGTTGATGGCTAGATTGACATGCTTGGGAATGATGCGCTCACCATCCTCACCGTCCACGAAGACCAAAAGCGAAGAGCGACCCTCTTTAAAGTCGATACGCTTCTTTACTCGGCCGGTGTACATCTTCTTGTTCATCTGGGAGTTCCCCCTAATTCTTAAAATAACAAGACTAGGTATCTAGTCCTTCAGGAATATTCTCGCTATCTCAGATATAAGTTTGGGGGCTTCAGTCATTAAACCTCCGGTAGACAACCATTTGATTAAACAAACGTACTTAGGCAACCTGTGGTGCTCTAAGTCTTGGATAATGGTTGCTACGACAGGTACCTCCAGTAACTCATTAGTTTTATGGTTACAATAGACCTTCCTATTTTGGCCTGCGTACACCCCAATCTCTTTAGCAAGGATATCCTTCTCTTTAGTGGTCCAAGGTTTGCCTGGATCTTTATGGAGTTGGGCTACCGCTCTGCTGAAGTACAGGGAGTAATTAGGAAGGCTATCTGGAACTTGTAGTTCATCAATCATGTAGTATTAAGTAATTCTCCGGTTAAACAGACATAACAGTGACCATGTAGGGTCTGCTGTCTGTTAGGTTGGATGCACACGTAACACATACAAGAATGACTAGAGGGAGGCTATAACGGCTTCCCTGAGATTAGTTGTTAAGCGACGAGGCCTTTGGCACGAGCCTGCTTGAGCCAGCCGGGGAACTCGGTGAGGATCTTCCCATAGAGCTTAGGCCCATCGAGGGTCGGCTCCATGTGGAAGAAGTCAGCATTGTCCAGGAAGCGACCAGTCAGGTCGTCCAGCTTCTGGAGGAACTTGAACTGCTCGTTGCCGATGCCCACGAACTGGAAGAAGATGGCATGAGTCGAGGCGTCACGAAGAGCCTTCTCAGTCTCGGGGTGATCGAAGTTCTCACCATCGGTCAGGAAGAACACGAAGGTAGGAACCTCCGGAGTGCGCTCCTCGCTAGACACGTGGGTGACAGTCTCGGTCTTACCGAAGAAGCCCATGATGCCCTTAGCCTTCTCAGTGGTCGTGGTGATCTGCTGCTGCTTGTTGCCCATGTCAGCCACGATGGCGTTGATGGTGTAAGCAAACATGGTACCACCACTGGCACGGATGTTCTTGTTGATCCAGCCATCCGAGTTGGAGACGGACATGGTACCAACCTTACCATGGTTGATGGTGTAGACGTCGATCTGCTGATCCGGATCCCAATGGGCCGACAAGGCGAGCAGACGGTCAGCAACGTTCTGGACCTGGCCAGACGAATACTCACCACCCATGCTACCGGAGTCGTCCAGGACAACCACAACGTTCGCTCTCAGAGTGTCGAGGTTCTTCTTCTCCAAGGTCAGCTTGACTTCCTTCTGGAGGGTCAGCTGGTCTTCCTTCTTGAGAGAAAGCATAGTCATGTAGATTACTACTCCTTTTGACTTCCGAAGAAGTTATTACCAGACATAAGCTGGGTAAGCATTAGCATCTCTGAAAGGTCAGACTTACCTTCACCCTTGCCCATGAACATCATCATAGCCATAGGGTTCTTGGAGAAGTCCATAGTAGTATTGCCGCCACCCATGAACTGAGACAACATCATCATCTCAAGTGGATCGGACTTTCCTTCGCCCATCATGCCAAACATCATGAGCTGGTTAAGGTTAGCGTTGTTATCGCCACCAAAATTCATCATAGAGACGACCTTAGTAAATAGCTTCATACCAAACATGTTGGAGCTAGGTACTAGAGTCTCTTCTTTACTGTTACGAGGATTGATACCTACAATGTTACCATTCTTCTTGATATCAGTTACAAATAGATACAGATCAGAACCACCATTACCACCACTGTTGTTTAGGATTAGATCACCCTTCTTAACGTCAGTAGCCTGGACAGGCATATTGTATAGAAAGTCACCACCCATAGCCATCCCAGCGGGTACACGAGTAAGCTCTGAACCATTAAACGCAGCATACTCTTGATTACCTGCTAGAGCTACAGCTACGCCTGCAGCAGTGAGGCTAACTTCATTAGAAGTGTTCTTACCAAAGGTGACACCCAGAAGCTTCTTAAAGTTCATATTGTTCTTGCTTTCTTCCTTGGGCGCTTCAGCCCCAATAGTAGTCTTGTCTGTACCATTAAGAGTTGTATTAGCCGCTAGCTTAGTACCGGTAGATTCAACTTTCCACTTACCATCTTCACCCTTAACAATACGTTTGGGGTCAGTTGGGTTTGCTCTGAGACCAAGCCAACCGACATGGTCATCTTTCTCAACAATAGTTAGTTCTAGGTCGTCAGGGTCGTCGGCACATTGTCCCCGAATATTATAACAATAAGCTGTGCCATCGCCGTCTTCAGCAGTGACTGCCCAAGGCCAGTCTTTTAGCTCATCACTGATACCAGTTACTGTAACAAAGGTGCCGTCATCATCACCAAGAACATAGGTATCACCCACACTCCAGTCAAACTTAGGTTTAGGAATCTTGGCTGTAGGCCCGACTACACGCATAGGATCTAACATTGAATCGTAACGACCCTGTCTTCCATCCTCCATGTGCCACTCTTCGTAGGTCCCATGAATATCTTTCATTAGATATGGATATTGATCATCGTCGTCATCGTATTCTACGTATCTCAGAACGGTACCATCGACGGTCTCGTAGTACCGCCCTAGCATCCAGTTAATCTTACTCATCTGTTACCTTTCCAGGTGTATTTAATATAAAGGGCGATTGAAGGGTACTGCCCCCTCTTCTCCGGCTTCACAGGCCGGCGCATCACTAAAATGCTTCAAACGCCACAAACTTACTTCAGTGCCGAAAAGATCGACAACCCGAGCCCAATGAGGCCCATACCAATACCAGCCATAACCAGATGAGCGTAGGTAGCTGGATCCATGATACCCATACCGATACACACACCGGCAAAGATACTAATCGTCTGACCTACTGAACGAAGGAATAGCACTTACTGCCCTCAACTTACTTAGATAGTCCAGGCCTTTAGCTCTGGTGTCCTTAATACTGTCTAGTTGGTCTTGTGTCAGGTTAAGATACTCTAGCCCACAAGCCCACTCATAAATTCTTCGATTGATCTCAGGAACCTTAACCATACGCTCAGGATACCCTAGACTCTTAGTTCTGTACTCTAGGGTGTATCTATTGTCGTAGGGTAGTCTTTCATCTCTGAGCCTACGAGAACCTAGCTCATAGAAACTAAGCTGGGGATCTAGACCTTTGGTGAACTTCTCAAGGTTCACAAACTTCATCACACTGTCATCAAACAGGATATAGGTCTGAACATAGTCCTGCGCTACGTGACCTGAGCAACAGTACTGTGTCTCATAACCTTTACGGTTAAGTTCGAAGATGGTGGGTACCATCATGTCATCTATCTCAATGAGGCCGTTCTCACAGGAAGGACACTCTTTAGGGTCAAATCTCGGATCGTGATAATACGGATGAGCTGCCTCACACTTAAGGCATACACGAAATGTTGACATAGGCTACCTTCTATATTGTGTAAATGACTTCTACGTTCTTCCAGTAAAACTCACATTCGTTACTAACGCCCTGATAGTATTCAGGGGTATCCACTAGAATAAACCAATCAGTAACATCAAAGTCAGCACTAGACACCCAGGTGTCCACCACCCACATGACTCTAAAGATCTGACCATAGTACTTAGACTTTGTATCTTTGATGATGACCATATCATCAATATGTATAGGTTGTGGTTTCATAAAGTCGGCCCTACGGGATTCGAACCCGTGCTAAGAGTTTTAGAGACTCCTGTGCTATCCGCTAACACCAAAGGCCGACAAACTTGTTTACGTTAGACTAGCCATATCTCCTCCAGATACCTATCTGTTTGTTCAGCATCAGCCATAAGCTCTGCTGCGTCTTTAAATAGGGTAATCCTGAGGACTAGGCCTCTAGTCTTGTTTAGGTTGGAGATGATGCCGTACAGACCGCTCTTACTGATCTGTCCAGGTCTAAGCCTGTCACCCTTAATGTATTGATACGGCTGTATCCTAAGGGTACGGTCATCGGAGTTATCTATAATATGCTGAGCAAGGGACATAGAGAACGTAGCTCTATGAATCTTCTTGTCTGAGACAATACAATAGACAATGTCACTGCTCTTACATGAACAGCTGATCTTGGGTTTAGGGTCCTAATGCATCATTTACCTCTTTCTGTAAATCATAGTTAAACTTAGTACTGTCGCTGAGAAGCTCTATCCCATCGAGGTTACGGGCGTAACTATTAATGTAGTTTTGTTTACGTTGTTCCCACTGCTCGTCTGTGTAGTGAGAAAGTTGCTCTCTAGGGACAGCCAGTTGGTTTAGACAATAAGTTACACCTTCACGACATCTCTCAAGTTCTTTGAGCCTGATATTCTCGAAGATGGCCTTCTGATCCACCACACCGCTATCTAGTAGAGGTTTAGCTACCCTAAAGAGACTGGTGTGCCCAAAGCTCTCACAGAACTCTTCTTTAATGGGCTTATCAATATTATCGTATGTTTCCCAGGTATGTCTACAACCTTGGACCATATTAGCTATAAGCTCAGTGGTATCCTGAATAATCTTCTTGAGCTTATCAATCTCATCCTGTTGTTTCTGGATGTATGCTGCTTCAGCGTACGTCATTAAAGTTCTCGTACCACTCTACTATGGCCTCGGCGGCCCGTCTTGGGGGAAGTATGTCTTTGATACCCAGATTCCTAAGCCCAGGAGCATGATTAAGATCGCAAGCAAGTTTAACGCCAGTAGCGCTGTCTTCAATATAATCAATGGCAAACACAGGCAGATAAGAATAGTGAGGTACTCTAGAAACATAGTTATCAATTATTTCTACCTCTGCACCAGAAGCATTAGTCATCCAGTTCTCAGGATTGATTATCTTGAGCATGAATGCATGCTTACCTATTTGTACGTATTTATAACTAGTAGCCACTGGTCCTGTGTTGATAAACATACTAGCCAGTTGATTACGAGGGTGACTAGATCCATCCCACTGCCCACCGGGTCTAGTAGGAGAAACTATATCTCTAACTTGTTGAGGAGTATAGAGTTCTTTGCCTTGGGCAGCATGTCTCCACTCTTCTGTATAGACTACCTGGCTTCTCATAGGGTACTTAGCATAAAGGGTGGCCATGGTTCCGTGGGGAACTACGGTCTCACCGAGAACATCCCTTAGTATCCTAAACTGGTCAGACTTATGAGGATAGCTAGTTTCAGGGCTGTTACCTGCTATACGCTTAAACTCAAAGTCATAATTTGTACAGTGCCTGGACTCTAACCAAATATCGTAATAGTCTATATAGTCAGTAGTTAACTTTACTTTGGTCACTTGGAGAACATAACCTCTAAATCTTTAAGGGGATACCAGAAGCCTTTGTTCAACTCTAGTGGGAATATATAAGCATAGTCTTCTTCAAGAACAGCATGATGCTTTCTAGTGGCCACATACTTAACTTCACAGATGGTCCCTAGCCTAAAGATAGCTAGTAACTGATAGAAGTCTGGATGATGCTGTTCGGGAATGTTAGCCAGCCTAACAAGATCACCGGGACCCATTATGTTGTGTACACCGGTTGAACATCATCAAAGCCAAACAACCAGTAACGGTCAGTGACTCTGGTACCATTCAGGTCGCAAGTGATGTCCTTCTGAGGGAATTCTACAACTAGTACACCCGCTGATCTGTATTCGTCATCGCCATTGACTATACGACCAATACGTCCCACCAGCTTAGTTGGACTAGACACTAGCTTGAGTTTACCTACCTGTGTAGGAGTTCTTCTGATCATAACCTGATCATTTTCATTATACATTGTTATACCTATAGAGAAATATAATAAGTGGGCGCACTGGGACTCGAACCCAGAACCAACGGATTAAAAGTCCGCTACTCTACCATTGAGCTATACGCCCCAAGAGAAGCCCCTACTGGGGCTTCTTAGTTAGAACAAACTCTTCAGCCTGCTCTACTGTTGAGATTAGACCATCTACAACTAGCTGCTTCATTTCCTTCATGACAGCACCTAGCTCAACACCAGGCTTCATGCCTAGCATCTTAGCTACTTGGTTACCATCAATAGGAGTCTTCACAGCCTCACCAATCAACTTGGACGTATCCAACTGACTGATCATCACTTCTAGTTTAGCAAAGCCTTCTACGTCTCTGTAGGCCTCACTATGTGCAAGCCGATCAGAAACCATAAGTTGGATATGCTCTTTCCAGAGGTGGCCCATCTTGTTGACGAACCTTCTTACATTGCGTATGTTCCACTCGCCATGGGCATAGTTAACATGTTCGCCAACCATCATGGTGATGTCTGTGATGTCTTCACCAGAGAACTTGAGTCTCCTCAAGATCTTCTCGGTCATGTCTGCTCCCCAGTAGTCATGCTTCAAGAAGGACTTACCCTCACGAAGAGCCCATGAGCCACAAGTCGGACACTCTATCTTGTCTACCTTATCGTACACATCACCAGGAAGCTTAGACTTGTAGTCACACCTGTCTTCTATGCACTTGTATCTGATTTGGAACGAAGTCGGTTTAGCGACGTCGTGAAGGAGGCAAGCGAGAACGACTCTATAGCTAGCACCGAGATCAACAGCATTTTCCACTGCCAGGAGGGTATGCTCCCAAAGAGGCAGATGATGATGGTAATTATCTTGATCATAGCCAAGCTGCGATACAAGTTCAGGTATAATGTGAGTGATAACTCCATCTTCCATCATCTCCCTAAAGGCAAGCGCCGCAGTACGAGTTCCAGCAATCTGCACGAGTTCGTCATGGATACGTTCCCATGAGATCTCTTTGAGATAGGGAGCCCATTGTCTGATGGCTGGACGGATGTTATCATCAAAGACAAAGCCAAGTCTGTGTTTGAAACGATACGCCCGAAGGATCCTGAGGGGATCGTCCGAGAACGAGGTTGATGCATCGATAGGGGTTCTGAGTAGTCCCACCGAGCTTGGTCTGTCCAAACAGGAGTACCCTTCCAGACTAGTACTGTCACTGATATTCACCTCGGCGTAGTAATTGTAAGTGGGGTCCCAGCACAGGTAAGCTGCAATGGCATTACAAGTGAAGTCTCTACGCACTAGGTCATCACTGAGATTCTTGCTGAAGTTGACCTTGGGTCTACGATTGCCACGTTCGTAGCTTTCGTTGGCCCTGAAGGTAGTGATCTCTAGTTGTTCACCTTTGTAGATACAATGTACCGTACCGTAGTTACCACCGTTCTTTTCAACAATGGAAGCACCTAGCTTCTTCATGATTTTGGTGATAACCTCAGGCTCTGCGTCGGTAGCAAAGTCGAAGTCTTTCGGTTCACGATTAAGAATCATATCTCTGACACAGCCACCTACCAACCACAGTTCATGGTTGCCGAAGGCCTTAACGAGTGGAAACAGGGTCTCCAACTTATCGTGGAATAGCTGGGTGCGCATGAGTACCTTCCTATACCGTAAATATTATATCTATATCTTCTTCTCTGACGCCCCGTGTGGTTCTATCGTTTAGCTTTACCGAATACCAGAATTCCATTCCTGGATACTGGTGCGCATAGTCTTCACCTGCTGTGGGTACAACTTGTATGATCTCAGCTATTTTATTAGCCCATACCTCATAGAAGCCATCACCAGGACGAGCTAAGACCTTATCAGTCCATAAGAAGACATCTTTGACTACTACTAAATCTCCGACTGAGTATTTTGGTGTATTTTCCATAGCGGCCCCACCAGGACTCGAACCTGGGACAAAGGTTTAGGAAACCTCCGTTATATCCATCTTAACTATGAGGCCATTGTGGGGCTAGTGCCCCGTGTTGTGGTGAGGGTCAGGACAGCGACAACGCACACCCTTATCCTCAGTCTTAGGCTTCTTTGACTCTTCGTAAGCAGCATTGGCACTAGCCAAAGTCTTAGGGTCAATCTTAGCCAAAGCCTTCTGCTTCTCGTGATCGATGGCAATGTAGAACATGATCTCATCTCTCACAAGAGAATCAATCATTAGAGGCTTGAGGGCCTCCATAATCACAGAGCCATTGATACGACTCTCAATCTCAGGACGCTTGGTTTCAGCAAAGGCTTTGGCCTCGGCAACAACCTTAGGGTCTAGAGTCTCAAGTAGCTGGTCCAATGTTTTGAGCATTGCGTAGTTCCTCTCGAACTTGCATGAGGGCCTTGCCAAGAAGGTTACGCCCAGCTTTGTCACACTTAGGCAAGCGACCACAGTAGCAGTCACCCCAGATATTATCGTGATGGTAGTTACCCTCAATAAGGATAGCATCACCGGTACCCAAGAGAATCTCTCTTAGGTCAGCATGTTGACTGAACTTAGCTCTTACAAGCTCAACCATAAGGTCGTACTTGATATCTTCCCAATCAGGCCTGAACGACTTAATGATCCCTCGGGGACCACCCATCCTCTTAGCCTTACCAGGTGTCTCAGCCAACATGATTTGAGCAAACTCTTTAGGGTCCGAAGATTTAAGAGCTTGGTACGGGTGCTCAAGGGTCTTACACTTCATGCCCCTGTAAGTAAACTCTCTTTCAAAGAAGTTACTAAAGCATTCGTACTTACCCGTGAACCTGTCTATTACTGCTACTGTAGCCATTATTACCTCTATTATTATATTACTGGCCCTGGAGGGATTCGAACCCTCAACCTCTCCCGGCATAAACCAGTGAGTGCTCTACCATTGAGCTACAGAACCAAGTGAGGCTGAATACACAGCCTGGCGCACATCCCTAGGTCTATCAGGAAACCACCTGTAAAGCGTTGGTCCAGGATTTAATTACCTGTTAGCTATTACGTCTGCTTCTCTTCTAGCCTTATGTTTGATGCTTTACCTCTGATCTTTGATCTCTTATCTTTCCTCGGCAACAAATCCCCCGAAAAGGTGGAGGAATACGTTAGATTGATAAATCCAAAATCAATGTAATGCTTCATAAGGTTGAAACGGACCTTCCCGAGTTCGAGATGTTCGTGCACCCAGCCTCAAAAGTTGTTTAGTTGAACTTTAGCAGTTCATCCGGAATCTCGATCTGAGTCGAGGTGTTAGCCTCAGACAGAACGAAGTCCAGAGTGGTCTCCAGCTCAACCTGCTCGTCAGTATAGTTCTTCACTACCTCACGAAGGTTGAGGGGATCGAGCAGAGCAGGCTGATACATGCTCTTGAGGTTCTTAGCCACAAGCTCGAGCTGTTCCTGCTTCACCTGTTGACCATTGCTGGCCAAGGCATTCTGCTGGTTCTCGATCTGCTGGTTCACCGCAAACTCAGCATTCTCGTATTCACGAGTAGCGAGACTGAGGCGCTGCTCCAGCTTGGTAAGTAGGGTTCTGCGGTTACCACGAACCTTGCAGTCCTTCAGACCAAGCGACTGACGGAGATACACAGCCTCAGCCAGAGTCATGACGGTACCACGAACGGTAACGTTAGTCTCCAAGTTAGCCTTCTGAATGGCGAACTTGAGCTGTGCACGACGAGCAATGAGGTCATTGACCTGTTGGAACTCAGCTTGGATGTCCTTAGCCTGCTCGTCAGCAGTCTTGTACTTCTTGGTGACAGGGGACTTTTGATCTCCGATGGTCAGTCCGATGAGCTGGAGGTTGGCAATGGCCTTCTCGATACGGTCATCGAGGCTCTTGGCTACGGTCATTGCGCGGGTGATTGATACTTTTGACATTGTTCTCTTCTTTTAGGTTTTAATAGACGTATACTGTCTCTGAATAGTTAAGTGGGCTAAGAGGGATTCGAACCCCCGACTCTCTGCTTAAGAGGCAGATACTCTACCAACTGAGTTATTAGCCCTAACCTAGACTAAATGATTAGTCCAAGCGCTTCAATACCATCAGCATGACCTTTGGCTGCATCATTGTATGCATCCCCAGCTAGGTGCTTGAACAACTTAGCATGGTAGGTCTCATCCTTCAGGATATTGATAAATGTTTCTCTGATGTCCCACGGAGCGGTTACATCATCAGCAATTACTTTGATACGCTCTAGACGCATCTCTTCAGCATGGGCAGCAATGCCACATGCTTCTTGGTAGGATAGCTCTGAGTTACCCAGAACAGCCTCCCAGTAACGATCAGAGCTAGCGCTCTCCGTAGGAACCGGAATCTGCCTGACAATCAGAAGATCCTTAATCCAGTCAGCATGAACATCTTCTTCATACATGACCCGCTCGATGGATTTCTGGTCGATGTAGTTAGGAGCATGTGCCAGAATGTACTGCTTGATGCGGTCAGAAGCTGACAACTCTCCAGAGTACTGCTGGGTGAGCCAGTGACGGAGAGCTGAGTTATCGCTCTTAACGCCATCCCACCACTGCTGTGAAGTCTTCTTTGGAATCATTGTGTGAACATTACCTCTACTTCTGAAGGCTTGAGGACCATACCGGCATCATCACCAGTAACAATCCAATACTTCCAGTCCTCACCGGACTCACTATCTGTCTCGTAAACTCTAATATCCTTGACTTCAAAGATCTTACCTACATAACTTGCTTTGAAGTAGGCCAGTTCTTCGTTATCAAACCAGGGATCACTAACATCTTTGACTACAACTAGGTCACCCTGGTTTATCATTACTTCTTCTTTTTGGTCTTAGGGGCAGGTTTCTCTTCTGCCTTCTTAGAGGTGATCTCGACGTAAGCCCCATCTACGAGCTTCTCGACCTTGATGGTCTGATTACCGAAGATGGTTCTAATGTTCTCCTTAAAGAAGCCATTCTCGTGAAGGAGAACCGTAGCTTCAGAACCAGCAGTGATGTGGTCCAGAGCAAACACTTCTACTTCCTGATTGAGACTGTCATCCAGGGGTTTGAAGTCCTTATCAAAGAACTTCTTAGTTACTCTGAACTGTTCCACTTACATCACCCATCCTATCGATAAGACAAACCTAACACCTTCGGTCACCAACGTAACCTCATGCTCATGGATGTCTGGCCTGAACACTTGCATGAAGGGCAAGTCTACTATCTTGGGTCCATAGCACTCAAAGTGGCCACCACGCTTGGCTTTCCACAAGAAGATATTACACCTATAGTGTTTCTCTCCTGGTTGGACTGTATCGACGTGCTTCTTAACAAAGCTACCGATAGGCCACTTAAGAAGGTACACATCTATAAACTTAATCTTACCTAGAGGCTTGCCCCTAAAGTACAGGAGCTTCTTGAGGTAGCCACTATTCTGTCTACCCGCTTCCCATTTAATCATACAACTCTTTCTATGAGGGACAGTGGGATTCGAACCACACTACAGCCTAGGCCGGTACCAGCCCTTGCTTACGTTTATTCACAACGCATACGGACACCATTCCGTAGAGGTCCCTCGGGAACTTACTTGACCCAGAACATCCACTTAGGGACTTTGGGCTTACTGAGTTCATGTGCTCTGACATTGTCCTGCAACTTAGTCACCAGGTCCCAGTCAGTATCGGATCTTGCTAGAAGAGCATCAACAGGCTTCTGTAACTCGGTGTGAGTATCCTTCCACTCTTTGAGGGCCTTAACACCGAACTTACGATCGATGAAGGACTTCACTGTGAAGAAGAGCATCGTGAAGAGACTTCCAAAGAACAGGACCTCGAATAAGATCAGTAAGCATCTCAGTAGCATTACTAGAAACATCTTACTTTCTCCTCTGGAAGATCAGCCAGTCGTTGTCTTTGAGACCCTTGAATTCCCAGCCGTCGTTACCATAACGTTCTATGGTAACCCACCACTGACCTTCATCAGTAGTACTGGATTGCACCCAGGAGGTCTCGAAGGTGGCCCCAAGCTGCACATGAGAATTACCTGTGGTAGCTCTATGAACAGATGTCGTGTCCTTAAGATGAACAACCAATATGGTTGAAAACACCATAGCAAGGACCAGTACTGAGATCATCAGGATCTTGTTCTTGGTGTAGGTGTTAAGATTGGAGATCCCCGAAAGGATCTCCTTTAGCTTACCCAACTACTCAGCCTTGGTAGCGCCCACGGTCTTACCGAGAGCACCAGCATCGATAATCGAACCACTGGGGACGATGATCAAATTGGCAGCGTTGATGATGGCGTTGGCCGTGATCTTGGCCTTCTCCAACTCGGTGTACTGAGTGGGCGACAGACCAATGGCCGAACGAGCGTTGGCCTCACCCTTGGCACGGATGAACTTGGCATCGGCTTCAGCCTTGGCCTCGATCTTGACCTTCTCAGCAGCCATCTTGGACTTCTCCAATTCCTGCTTGGCCGACAAGGTCTCCTGCTCGATCTGAGCCTTACGCTCCACCGCAGTCTTGATGGCCTCGGGTAAGTTGATGTCCGAGATGGCCACAGTTTCGACAATAGTGAAGTCGTCACCGATGCCGTCGATCTTGACGTCCTGGTTCTTAAGGCCGGCCTGCAAGATGCGGTTCATCTCGGCAGCAGCCTTAGCACCACGCGACTGATACAGGTCGATCACGCCGTACTTCGAGAACGAGTAGCCAGCGACCTGCTGAATCACAGGGATCCAACGAGTCTGAATCAGGCCGCTGTCGCCGCCGAAGGCCTTGCGGTACTTCTTGAACAACTCAGCGGGGCGGGTGCTCGACTCACCGAAATCGGTCCTGTACTGGACTCGAACGTCAACGGTCAGCTCTTGACCTTCACGAGTGTTGACTCGGAAGTTGTCGAGGTTGATGTTGTCGACGACACCGGCAGGGTACTCGTAGACATTCTTGAAGAAACCGACGAGGTGCATGCCAGGAGGCAGGGGCTTCTCATCGATGTGACCACTGACAGTATCAGTCACCACACCCACAGAACCAGGTTCGATGGAGGCACAGCCCTGAACAACAGGCATCACCGCCAAGGCCAAAACAGCCAAAGCACTCACTAGAAGTCGCTTGAGATTCACTAAGGATTCCTTTCTTGTACCAGCGTAACTAAAAGCTGGATCAGGCAACTGATAAGAGCCAGTGTAAGCACGGCTCCACCAATCAGTACCAGGTAGGGAGTACACGGATCTGACGCTAAGAATGTCCCAATAGAGGGGCTCTCGAAGAATGCAGCATTCATAGGATTAAAGCTTCATCTTAATGGTTTGGATAAACAAAGTAATCATCTGCCAGATCTTTCTCTCAAGATCCTTTATAAAGGCATGTTTCTGAGCCTTGAACTCTTCTTGTTCTTTCTCGATCACAGCCTTACCGGCTAGTTCAACTTCTCTAAATACTTCACGAGCCTGACCGACAGCATCTTTAGTCTGTTCGGTAATCTTCTCTGCCTGAGCTTTACGTTGGAGCAGAGCTTCGTGCTGCTCGATAATACCTTTTTCGTCTAACAACGTTATAACCTTTCGAATGTGTAATAACTAAGTGGAGATGACGGGAATTGAACCCGTGTGCGTACAAGTTCCACTGTGGGCTTTAATGTACGACGAAACCAACCATCCCCAAATTTATCATGAGTGACAGTTTTTACACTTCACTCGACCATTATATGTGTCTGTAACATGCTTCCAGGTAACACTATCTGTAATCTTTCCACAGAAGGTCATGTTAGAGATGCCACTCTTGGCTATGTGAACTATTTTAGTTCCAGGCTCTAGAATGGCACTCTGACAGACTCTGTATTTCTTTGGCTTCTTCTTACTCATAGACCAAGAAGTTCTCATCAGCAAGTATCTGCTGACAATCTCTTTTATGTTGCAGATACCTGTCTAGGACACCTTGAATGTTCTTAGCACCAACAGGGTTAGCGCTGTGAACGTTGAAGCTGAAGTTATCAGGGAACGTATGGGTACCGTTAAGATCCTGCTCGATTAGCCAGTTAGCAAAGTAGTGCCCAGTCTTGATCTCACCCAGGTCATGGTCAAAACCAATAAAGTCAGGCATACCGTTAGTAAGCACAAACATCTCTGCCTGATCTGAGTTGCGAGCAACAAGCATCATACTACCCAGTTCTTGACCATAGGTCTTGATAGGGTCTCGTTCATCATCTAGAAACAGATTCCAACTCATTGGTTATCCTTCAGCATGTTAATAAACATAGCACCCTGCTCGATAGCATCGTCTAGGGCCTTATGTGTATGGGGCAACGGATCAAACCACTTCTTAGGGAAGTTACGTTTAGTACTATCACGATAGGGTTTCTTGAGCATGGCACTAGCATAAGACTTGATGTCCAGAGCTGAGTGAGAGAACTGACTCTTACCTGTAAACTTTATTAGATACCAGTAGACAAACATGAAGTCAAAGCCTGCTGGGTAAGCCACGAAGACCGGTTTACCTGGTAAAAGGTCCAACCACTCACTGAAATCTTTCATGGCCTTCTCGGGGCTCACAGGGGCCTTAGTTGCATACTCATACGCTTCAGGCTGTGTCAGCCACCAGGCCATAGTATCAGGATGTCCTACAGCGCCTTCCAGAGGACTAAGATTAACTTCAAATGTTGATACAAGTTTCTTATCTTTTGTGTACGCAGCAGCACCAAGTGAAAGCATAGAATGCGGTCCAGGTATTGGACCATCTGTCTCAACGTCACAACTTACGTATATTTCTTGTTTAGCCACTAATCATCTCTTAAGTCTTTTGAACGTGAACGTAGCTTCATAGCTCTCGTTATAGGCAGGCTTATCGTATTCTACTACCCAGCCTGCCTTACGATAGACGCCCTCGATATCGAGGTAACCCTTATCAAAAATACTCTGCCTAGGATACAGGAGAACATCAACCAAAGCATTTACGGCTTCATTCTGTTTAACCACTGATTTACCATTACGATAGTTCTTGGTGATTAGTTCGTTCCATACTGCCAGTACTGTATCGGGTAAGGTCTGAGACTCTTCGACTTCTTCGGGTGTAATTGGTTTAATGTTCTTCAT